CGCTAGTCAAGAGCTCCACAGCAGATTTTATTGAGGAAGGAACGCTTCCTTTAAAATAAATGGCGACGACATTAACCAAAAAATCACGAAAATCTAAATCACCAAAGTTCGGGTCCGGAATTTCCCCGGGGAAAAGAAGCTCTGTAACTGTTTGATATAAAAATTCCCCACGAGTGGATTTGAAATATGCGTCAGTCTGTATTTGATCAAGAGACAAACGAACTCGAGCAAGTTCTATAGCTATCGCTTTAAGTTCGCGCGCGTATGAAGGCCCATCTATTTTGGATAAATAATAACTAGAAAGAAGAAGAAGTAAAATCTGAAAGTTTCTATTTGCTTCATCGTTTAAAAGATTTTCATACTGTTCTCCGGAGTTATATTCATTGAAATTAACTCTGACGATGCTCATTGAGCCCTCCTAAAGGTCAACGTGAGATCCCCAGGGGTCAGGTATTCAACACTAGAAATAACAATATCTTTGTCTCCGGAGTCATTCTCAACCACGTAAGTTGCTGAGAATGTATGCAAAGACGGTTCATCTGGCGGACTCGAACCTGAATTCAAGGAAACAACAATATGATTTGCGGTTAATTGAAGACGAGCATTTGCTATATCTTCAGGAGTCGTGTAAGTCAAAGATAAAGTTGCATCGTCTGAATAACCCGGAATTGAAGCTCCTGAAGCTCCAATTATGAACGAATTATTTACAATAGTCCCAATAGACTCTAGAATTGTAGCTCCCGACATTATCAAATCGTCTTTAAACACACCATGGAACGTATTTAAAGGACCACCACCATCAATGGTATTGAATGGAAGAGGTTGTATTAAGATATATACTGCATTCGTAAACATACTTAATGACGGAAGAAAAACTGAGTTCGATGGGATTCCATCACGAATTCTCATAGCTCCGTCTTGAAGTGTCATCCTGGAAAATGGCTGAACAACAAAGTTCACTCCATTTGAATTATCAATGACTGAAATAACATCAGAAACGTGAATGTCTCCTCCAATTCCTTTATTGTCAGTAAGAACTGTATAAGAAGTTCTGATTTCACTGTCTACCGTTGCCTGATCAGCATTCGGATTAAGTTGAACAGTGGCTTCAATCTCCATCGGGTTTTCAACAGCTTGCTTGATTATGACGTCAGCAGTAATATGACGCATTTGTTGAACTTTAACATTCACTTGTTGTAAAACATCGTTTACGACGTAATCAATCTTGAAATTCTCATCATGTTCATAATCGACTGAGACTGTTGACCCGCTAACAATAGCTGAAGCGTTAGTTCTAATTAAACGAACTGGTGTTGTTTGTGATCCTCCAACAACTAAATAATCCGGACTTGTTGATGACGGGCCATTAAATTGATGAGATCTATCTTGACTATATACGACAATAGTAAAAATATTGATTCCAACTGAGTCCAATTGTTCTTCAAATTCTCCAATCATAACATGTTGTTCATCATTTATTGGTATTAATTGACCATTTGGTATGTTTCCAACTTGATTTATTTCTACATAATCAGTAGCTATGGTGCTATCACCTGTAAGAAGAGGATCTTCTAGTTTAAATAAAGTAAAACCTGAAGTTGAATCGAGCGGGCCGGAAATTTCTCCAGTAACAGATACAATTCTTCGTATCGGTTGAAGAGCAGCTGTAAATTTGTTATTCGATCGGAATCTATAGTCACCTTCTACGAAATCATCGAGTGAAGTTGGAGGTTGTGGTATCGAAGTATTTACACGAATAGTATTATAATCAAGAATAGAAACCCCAGTCAGGTCATAAGGAGTCGTAGGAAGATTTGAATGATTTCTAAGTCCAAGCCCTTGAGCCGGGTTATATAACATTTCAGATATTGGATTATCAACGGTAAGACGAGAGTCCCGCGCTCGGAAAACAAGGTTAATCGGGTCGATAACATCAAACCGGATATTTTTAGCTATTGAAAACTGAAACGCAAACGTTTCGGTTATAGTTCTTTCACTAAGACCCTTAATATAAATATCAACTTTCCCTCCAATATGCTTCATACGGACATCATCGTAATCTCTCATCATATATTGATCGCCAGATTTAATTATTTGAGTTTCAAGAACTCCAGGAACAGATATGGATGTTCTTCTATATCCTCCTTCAGTCCCTGTATCGAGAGAAGAAAGAGCACGCATCCCGTCTTCTGCCAACTCTAAATTACTCTGAATATCTCGACCAAAATCAGCAGCTATTTCATTTATAGTTTGAAACCCACTGGCTCCGGATATTACAGAGTTTAGAGTCCCGGCCGGGACGTTCCCAGACGTCCCAGGGGTGTCTGCCACCATCTGAGCTTTAATTTCATATCGTCTTGTTTCTTGATTAAAGAAAGCTTGAGCGCTAGCTGCTGGAAGAGTATACTGACTTTGAGTTCTAAATCGAGGAGCAAGGCCATTATTGGTGGAACCAATAATGGCATTTTGAGCTATATACAAATCTTTCGTGGGTTTAGAAGTAGTATAGAAAGTTTGATTGACTACGGCAGGGCGTCTACCAAGTCGTTGAACATTATAATTAGCGGCTAAGGAATCAAAAGCAGCATCGACTAGAGTTTGGACAGAAGCGTCATCCTCAAGGCTTAAAGATAATCTTAAAGCTTGTTTATACGGAGAATTTGCTACAGATATGCTTTTCCCGGTTAGACCAGGGTCATCTATTTGAAGTAAAGCTGTGAAGGACTGTGACCGATGGACGAAATCCATCAGGAAATACATTTTTTGACTCTCGTTAGCAAAAGGCTCTATATGAAGCTCTCGGATTGTAGAACCAGGTATTAACGAGAGAGTAGGTTGGGCTCTTTGAACTTCAGCGATATAGTCCTGAGTTACTTGACGTCTATCTCTAATATTGATACCGCGGGTAGTCCTATCAAGCGCAAGAGGACCCCCGGAAAGCTCCTGGGAATACCTACTCTCAATAAATGATCCGCTAGTTTTATCGAAAATCAGAGATGTTATGACATAATAAAGGGGATTTTCGTCAGAGACAGTAGAAAAAACATCGCTATTTAGTATTCCGAAAGCAACTGAAGCTGTTCTATCATGACTGAAAGTATAATTTTTTTGCTCATAGAGTCCAGACATAGTAATATCGTTACTAAACAAAGGAGTAGATACTAATGGGATCTCACTTTGGCTTATTCGTTTTAAAACCGCACCTGTCGTGGGGTCAATAATGTTTGTTATGACCTGAAGATTATTTTCTCCATTACCGATATCAACACCACTGATGGATGCGGAGAAAATAACATTTTTTGTTACAACGGTTGTTTTAGGAGAAGAAGCCGGGATCATACTACTATTGATACGAAGATATCCGGAACCAGTTCCTCCTGGACCAGTTGAAGCGTAAATATTATATCCACTAACCGGGCTATCACTTTGTCCAGTAAAAGAACCATTTGAAATGGTATCAGACCAGTTTATATCAACAGATTTTGCTTTTCTTTCTAAATTTATTCCAGTCGGTTGACTAGGTACTGAAAATAAATCATTGAATGAAACAACATTAATGCTGGCAATTGATGGAGAACTTACTGATCCACTTATATCTATGGCCCTTACCTGGATAATATTTAAACCTTTCTCAAGTTGAAGCCCTTGAGGATAGCTCAATAAATTCGGGATTGTAAAATTCGGAACGACCAGACCAACTAAACTAGGGTCTGAAGTAAATCCAGCACCGTTTATGTTGATTTGAACATCAATGATATTCGAATCAACTACTCCGGTTAAGATTAACCCGAATAGGTTAGTGGTAATAGTAAGATCCGTGGTGGTCCCGGACCCATCAAAATAGTTGAACTGAGGTGCCGTAGGCATTCTACCCTACGTTACGCAATTAAACTTTCGGGACTAATATATTATAAACTCCTCAACCCCTCAAGAGAAATTCAATAGGGTTTCCTGATAAGGTGAATGGACTCGGATTACCAACGACTCTAGTCAGCTCTATAGGTGAACGAGACCTACTAGTTATTTCGAAATTTACTATGGCTACTGTCGGATCGTCATCCGGAATAGTTACATCAATATTTGTCAGAGCATATGGGAACTCAGCGTCAGAAATTTGTTGGGATACGAGAGAATCTTGTTGAGATTTTATATTTTGATAAGTTCTAAAAGCCTGAGTTATATCGGTAGTAATAGACGCTGAGGCTCCTGGTCCGGTGTTTTTAGATCCAATCCTGTCTATGAGATTAGATCCAAGCCAGTTCCACTTAAAATGAGATCCTAATTTTGTAAATATGAATTTATCAGCTTCTTGGGCGAGAAGATCAGTATTTTGCACTATTTCATATGTATTGCTGACAACGTTATAATCAAATTCGATTCTTATTCCGCCGCATCTTCTACAATCTGCCGCGGATGTCACATAACTTAACAGTATGACCGGATTTTCATTTGGTATGGGGTAATTTAGTTTAATAATTGTTTCTTCCCCGAAGTTTACGCTCGGATCTTGAACCAGACTCCAACCTGGGAATAATCTGTAACCTACGACTGATCGACCAGGAATGATCCCAACTTGTTTAAAAAATCCTAAAATTCTTGCGGTTTCTGGAAGGGATTCGGTTCTATCAATCCATCTCGGATCAGGAAAAGAAAAAGCTACTCTTATAGTAGGGTTTTTAGCTGTGAAAATAACATGATCGTTTTCAACTCCAACGTTTAATTCAGGAATTTTATTACTGATATCTTTAGCTAAATCTTTTGCACTAACAGAAAATCCACTTATGACTTGTATAAATCTTATTGCTCCGTCTCCTATTTTTATGCAGAGAAGATCACTTTGATCTTTACGAATTGTATATGGGCCAGATCTTGAAAACGGTAACTTCGGGATAGATATGAATCCAGAACTTGGAATTTGCAACCCATCGACAAAAAGATTTACTTGACTACTAGAAGGAGGTTTTGCAAAGCGAATAGTATCATAAGTAGATTGATCCAAAGAAGAAGTTTGAAACAACGCTTCGTGACTGCAAATTCTTTGTAAAGCAAAATCGTAACTCATACAATGCCTCTTTGATGTGCAGCTTTTCCAGTCTCAATAGAACCATCCCTATCAACAGATCCGATCATTCCTATCTTCAAACCATGAGTGTCATCAATACTTCCTCGTACAACATTCATTTGTTTTGGAGAAGCGATTGCTTGTTCTATAGTGATGATTAAATCACTAACTGATTTGAGACCATTCCCAGACAAAATAGTGAGCTGAGAAATTTCATCGGCTATTTGATCTGAATAATCTAGACATCTTTTAATTTTAAATTCAAGATGTTCTCTCTTAAATTTAATCTGTTCTAACTGCCAACTTCTGAGTCTTTCAACTTTCAGTCCCATATCTTTGTCAAATCTGATTGAACCCCTATAAAGGCGACCATCTGAAAATTGTTCAGAGAACCCTCCAGAGATACTCCCATCCCTGTCTTTAGTTATTGGAGGACCTTCTGTTAAATAAACAGGTTTATCTATAGTTCTAAGAAGGAAATCATTTTCAGGAATACCACCAAGAATTCTATAGGCTTCAAGAAGTTTGGCCCCATAACTAGTTACGGGTAAACAAGAATATGAAACAGGCTGATGATTATTATCATATTGGGTTGAAAATATTCCTGTTTTATTTAATTCAGCTTTAAGCCAATTTTTCCTTTTCTCTAAATCAGTTTTCTGAATTAAAGAAAAGGACTTAAACGCTTCAAATTGGCCTTCAGTGAATGTTCCGAAAGAAATTGAATGCCATATTAGGCCACCTTGTCCTTTCTTGGGTGGATGCAAAAGCCTCTACCCAAAAACTTTGAATAATTACAGTTCCAACACATATTTGGATTGTTTTAACCAGAAAAGGGAAGTCCAACTATGAATTTTATGGCATTGATTGCGGCAACAAAACCCTGACCTGGACCCCCGGCTGTTAAAACCATTCCAGAGTGTAAACCAAATGGGGAAGCGGCCGGTTTATCTGTTGAAGATTGTAACTCCTGAACTAAAGAAGCAGCGCTACCGTTTGTTGAAGAAGTAGTTAAAACACTAACTCGAACGCTAATATTTAAAAGATCAATTATCGCTAAAATAGTTTTAATTGCTTGTTCAAGAATTCTTATTCTTTGAAGAATAGCTTGAATCACATCTTTAAGTTCTTTTAAAGCCCCCTCCACAGCTTTTAAAAGACCCTTTATCCAATTTTCAAAATCAAAAATATAAGGTACAAATGAAGGAAATAAATCACCAACAGTTACAGAATACCAGGATAAATACCCGATATCTCCAATTGGAATCAAAAGCGTATTTATAAATTCAGCCAGAATTTTCCTATCATCTACGCTGAAGGCTGAAAGAGGGGAAGGCCCGGCGACCATCAAAGGTGTGGAAGCGTTTATTCCAGACGGATAAGACTCTTCTTTCGACAAATAACTATTTATTTCTTCATTAGAATCACTATTTATTCCAGAAAATATTCCTATGAAACTCCAAGTAAGTTTAGCGTTCAAAACCTTTGATATGATATTATGGGCGCCTTCATTATATTTAATTCTCAAAATATGTTTTAATTCAGGTTTTGAATAAATTTCCGTTAAAGTAGAATTGGCTACTCTCCTAATTGCTGCCTTAACGAGAAAATTATTTTTCAACTCAGTAGAATTAGAACCAGTTTCCAGAACAGGACCTATGACTGGAATATCTGTTACAGATCCGGATTTAAATGACGCTAACTGAGCAGAAAGACGAGATAACGTTCCCCATCCTGTTTTTTGATTTATTCTTTCTTTAGTATCTAACGCATTAGCTACCGGAAAGTCAAAATTTAAAAGGATACCGGCCATGATCGAATTTTGAGCTGCTTCATAAACATTAAACTTGGCATCATCAGTATCAGCATCCAATGGAACAAATGCTTTTACGACACCACTGGGACGACCCATGGTAACGCCACTGCCATAATTTATGATCCACTGAGATCTGTCTTGTTTTATTAAACTAGTATTTTCAGCTATAACTTGAGGAAAATCGTTGCTCGGGTTCAAGTATTCAGTAGGAGTACCAAAATAGGCACGAACCCTATAATACCAAGTTTCTCCTGGAACTAAATCTTCTCCATCATCTAGGAATTTGTAAGTTCCAGTCAATCCACCACGAACTAAATCAGACCCGGACACGGGGATTCGTTTTGAAAAATGTTTATATAAAGTCCCAGATGATTCTTTAACAGATGTTTGATTATTAACTTGTATGCCAAAAAGAGCGGCTTGTCTATTGTCTATAGCTTTACCTATAGACTCAGTGTTAACTTTTTTAGTTACAGGAACTCCACCTGGTTTTTGGCTTCTTTCAACAATGAAATTTGGAAAAACAAAACTATCATAAACTGACATGATTTGATTTATAAAACCGGGAGCATTTCGAGCAGAAGCTCCTGTCGGCATAGACCATTCAACAGAAAGAGATTTACTTAACTCTGAATCAAACAAATTCTTGAATTGAGCTATAGAATCCCCTCCTTTAGTAACAGGAGAAACTTTAAGATTTACAGGAGCTGGAAGACCCGGGATTGGAGAAGGACCATTTATGAACGCAATCAGAGCTAAAAGCTGGCCGAGTAAATCGCCAGGTGAATCTGCTCCAATATAAAAAACAAGCATAGCAACAGAAGAACCGGGCGGATATTGAGGACGAAATATATCACTTGTATCAAAAAATTTCCCTATTACTTTATTTTCAAATTTAGGATAGGCTCCATTTACTGAATAAATGACAGCGGAAAAATCAGAAAGAGAAAAATCTGGATGAACAAGCAAAAAAGAAAAGCCTGAAGATCTTATTTGATTTATGATTGCTCGTATGGCCGCTAAAAGTAATTGAATGAGGGCTTTAATCGGATTCAATAAATCAAGTAAGAATGGCTGTATGAGAGCCAAAAGAGCTTCAAGTACGGCTTCTACGGCTTCTAACGCGGATAATATGGATTTAAGAGGAGGTTTTAAGTCCTCAAAAGGATCGAACTTTAAAGTGATTGAATTCCACGCAGCCATTACTTTTTACCGTAGTTGTTACTTATTTTTAGATAAGTATCAAGTTTCTCTTGTTCTTTGGATAAAGCAGCTCCCACAATATCTTTAAGATTTTCAAGAGCTGATCTTAAGTTCTCGTTACTTAAATTTCTGCCATGTTCCCAAGTAGGCCCTACGCGCTCAGGTTCTGAGTTATCAATAACATCTTTTGACTCGCTATCAGATTCAGAATTTTCTCTATTCTTAGTTTCTCCGCTTGAGATTTCCTTATTAAGGTCCCTATCTTCTTGTCCGTTCTCTGTAATATCCATAAATACCTTGTTTCGTAAAGCGTCCCACTATCTCCAAGAACACTACCTATACTTTGTATGAAATTATTGATATCGTTAAGTCTATTACTGATCTGTGATAAACGATTTGGTGCATTTAAAACAGCCACATTTGCAGACCAAATTAACGTGTCATTCAAAAACTGAAGAGTCTTTCTATAAAATTCAGATACTACCCCATATTGGTCAGGAATCAAAAACGACCATGTTAATATGAGAGAATAAGGAGTGGAACCAGAAGAAGGAAAGTCAACAAACGGATTAGATGTATCAATAATTATTACTGATCCGGTAGCAGACGCGACACTATACAATCCTTCATTTGGACCACTGTCTATATATAGTAGAGCAATCGAGTTTCCTATCAACAAGCCGAAATTCTGTCCTATGTCAGTAAAAGTTCCTGGAGCCGCCGTACCAGTTCCAGAAGCTACGATACTCCCATAGTTTCCAATAATTGACTGGATACTCTTAATTTCGGAGGCGACAGAACCGATAGTCGGAACAATCGGCGGGGGTCCGACAATATTAAGAGAAGCGTTATTATCTCTTATTACACCTACTTCTTCACTTAAAATTTGATATATGTTTTCATACCCAAAATTTGAAATTGAATAAGCAAAACTCCTCGGGTTTAGATCAGGAGTAACCAAAGAAGAATTTAAAACAAACGACAAACCGGTAACCGAAATAACTATTCTTGTTAAACCAGCGTTAGGACCTTCAGTAAACAGAAACGTTGCCCCTACAGGTAAGAAAATATTAGTAAACACAGTTGTTAAATCAGGTTGAAGAGTACCAATTTTTATATTTGATATAGCGAATGATTCTTGTCTTAAAAGACCAAAATATGTAGCATCATCACTTTCTGAGGTTCTTTTCATTATAGGTTCGGAAACTCGTTTATCATCACCAAGTTCTGAACCATCCAAAGCCGGAACTCTATTCGGAGCAGTATCGATATTTTGGAATACAATGGTTGTGTCGATTAATTCATTTCCAACTATTGGGACTTGAGAATTGTCGAACGGAGGCGGCAACTGAATAGTTATGTTAATTATTTGGCCGTTATTGTTGTCAACACCAATATCCCTCCCTGGTGTATAGAAATGATTTGATAATATAGCTGCATCAGAAGTATCAGCTAAAACAGATCCGTTTTGAACAAAAATCGGTTTATCTACAACTAGATTGAATGGACCTATACCCGTTATTGCTGATATCAATAACGGATTACTAGGATTAGTTAAAATATTTCCATTTTGATCATAAGCGTTTATCTGTTGTCCGACAACAAAAGCGGGAACTAAATTATCAGGGTCCCCATTCTTTTCTATTTGAATTATTTGACCAGCGGGAATAGCAAAAGTGGAGACTACGTTTATAGCCTTTATGGTTGATCTGGCTTTTGAAGAAGTAAACGTGCTTGCGGAAGTTATATTAGTGATATCCAAACTCCCGAAAGCTTCTCCAATGGGAGTTACCGGTGCTACTGCGTTTAACGCAGCAGTAACAATTCGTTTTGTCGGATAAATTCTAGATATGGAATTCGGGTTATACATGAACCCATAAACAGGAGTTTTTACAAAAGTAAAAGAGTCATTTATTGTTATTTTGTAATAAAGAATGACCTTATCATCAATGTCATTAGTTATATCAGAAAAATCATTTCTCGGAGGGTTATTTACGATTCCATCGAATCTAAAACGTCCGTATCTACCACCAACAACTCGACCATCCAGATTAGAAAGAATATCCTCATATTGATTTACAAGATCGTTATAATACTGAAGAAGACGAATTATAACAACGTCTAAATTAAAAAGATGAGTCTCATCATAACCTGGGCTAGGAGAACCCTGATCTTTATTTTGCAAAGACGTAGAATCAGAAGTATTGGGGCCAGACACTCCAGCTGATTGAGTACCTCTTTTAATATCTTCTTGAACTTCTGGGAGGAAAGTTTGAAATGTTTCTATACGATAGAAGAAAGCATCAGGTGCATATAAATCATAATTCGCATATAGCTTTTGACCAGATATTCCATTAGATTCATTTGGAGCTATTTGATGTGCATAATTTATCTTAAACTTTGTTCCAGCTGGTTGATCGACACGAGCTACATATAAAGCATGAAGTGAGTCTCCATAGATGATTTTTGTAGTTAAAGTTATATTTCCACCTTCAGAAACTGAATAGTCAACATCACGAATTAGAATTTTTCGAGTTTGACCCATTTTTATGAGTGTAAATGGGAAACTTGTAACATCGGCAAAGTTCAGTGTATTAAATTTAGAACTCGGAAGAAAAACCGGCCTTACGGTTCTTGTGACTACCGGAAGAATATAATTTCTGATTGCAGAAGAACCAAAATTAACTTTAGTTCTATTTATGTTCGAATCATAAGATGAAGAAACTACTAAATATGGGTCATCATCAAGAGTGATTATGGTTCCGTTTTGATAGACTGCAGATTTATCTTCATTAATGGAAATGAAGTTCGTATTAAAGGCAACAGCACTAACGATTGAAGTTTCTATTATTCTATACGATTGCGTGACAGATTCACTAAGAAGTATTCCTTCTCCAAAAAAATTGCTGGATAACGGTTTTTCGAGAACAACATTTGTAACGTCGTTTACAGAATCATAAGATGAAGATTGTACTAAAACTATTTCACTTGTACTTATTATTCGTATAGGAGAACCTGGAGAAAAATAATTCGTTTGATTTCCGTTAAAAGTCGTTGTGTTTGAATTTGAAACAAACGTTGGTTTATCTATATCAATCGGAGTATACAAAGTATTAAATGACGTTTCACCTCCTAAGCATTCATTCACATAATAATCAACTTTAACAATTTCAGTATTAGAAGTAATAGGAACGATTAAATCAATCCTATTCGGGGGTGTAAAAACAAAGGCGTTTTCTTCTTGAGTTACTCCGTCAATATAAGCAACTATTGGTCTAGTAGTATCAATGGGTCGATTATCAGGGTTAAATGCTATGGTTCTAGATCCAACAGTTGTTGTGGCTTTTTCAAGACGAATCTTACTCGATCCGATTTCAATAATATCTGTTGGAACTGTTGAAAGTCCTTGAGAATCTGGAGCTAAATGGATATAATTTATTCTATAAACATTTCCAGGTAAAGCTGGAGTCAAAATACTGACAATTCCAGCATCAGGTTGAACTGAGTATTCAGTATTTTCTAGTGTAACAAACGAACTAGTAGAATTTTCTGCTCTCTCAAGTTTAAATTTTTTGAAAGGAGGAAGAAAATTTATGAAAAATCTGTCTGCTATTGTTTCTTCTGATTGAACAACACTTGCTATCGTAGCACCGGAAGAAATGAAATCAGGAGAAACCCGAATTGTTGTTGGAGAGTCAAAACTCGTAATCGTGTAGATTCCAACATTTGGGCCATTTTCAATAAGAAGAAACTTTCCAACATTAGATCCAGAAAAAGTGTCCTGGCTTGCTATATAAATATTTGAAAGAGTTACAGAACCTACAATGTTGTTTATGTTGTTTGGATCATTTATTCCAATGGGTTGAGTAAACTCCAAAATACCGGAAACTTGATTAAAACTAAAATCAACTCCAGGAGTTATCGATACATCGTTTTTCTCAATCGACAACCCGGCACTTATAACTGATGAATCCGGAATCTTCACCATAGATGTTGATTTTGGGAGAGTAAATACTATATTTTTTCGTTGAGTAAAATTTAATTGCTTGTTGTCTAAATCAAGAAAATAACCGATACCAAGTTTCGTCGGATCTTTCCCATCCTTTAAAATTCCAGTGAATGTTCCGGATCCTGCTACAACTTCATATTTAAGATTACTATTTACAATCGGAATTGTCGGGAGCATTACAAATGGAGTTTGTAAAATCCCGTTTTGTATTAGCTGTCCTTGAGTTGCCGGAGGATCAGGGATTTCATATCTAATTTGAAAGTCACTTACTTGTGCAGTTTTTGTAGAGTTAGCACCACTCCTAAAAAACTGTACTGAAACTCCTCTTTCAACCAAAGCGATTGTGTTTATATATGAAATTGAATATCCATCATATGTAGAAATATCGGTAGAATTAAAATAAACGGAGCCAGTTATACTATCAATATAAACTGACCCAGAAGGAGGAGGACTTAAGCCAACAGTTGTTTTAACAATTATTATGGAAAAATAAATTCTCGGTTTATTTGTTTTTTCTGCTACCAACACATACTTAACCGGATCAACAAGACTGACAAAATTTGAAGTATTGAAAGTAGAAGAAGGAAAGGAAGAAGTAGATCCGGATATTGTTCCAGCAAGAGTTCTTAATAATTGGAAAGAACTAATATAAACGCCATCATAATATATGACTTCAGAAAGATTGTTAGTTATATCAGTTAAAGAGAAATTTAATTCACCAGTATCTAAAGCCCACTGAAAATTTCCAGACAGTTGAGAAGTGAAAGAAGTTTTACTCGGGACTTGAACCCCGTTCAAATAACTTTGATATCCAATTCTAATTTTCGGTATTTGACCACTTCCAGGTCTTGGATTGAGAAAAAGGGAGAAAGTTAAAAAAGCGGAAGAAGGAAAACTCCCTATTATTCCTTTATTCTTTTGACGATCAAAAAAACTCTGTCTTGTGTATAAGATAGACTGACCTGAATATTGACCTATATCGATTGAATTGAAATTCAATTCACCGGTGTTACTTTTAATTTCAACAGTCCCAATAGGTGGGGATCCAAAAGAATCAACTATTTGAGGGATGAAAGTAACAACTCTGATTGGAGAACCGATATAAATATCAAATGGAGAATCAGTTGATATTAAATCCGGAACTTGAACAATTAAACCATTCGCTATAGGCCCTAAATTTGTTGGGGAAGATCCGGGAAGAGGTGACCATCTTCTCCCAAAGTTATCATAATCAAACCTGTTTATGGCTATATTGTTTGGAGTTTCATTTTTTGTCCATAGAAAACGAAGATCTGGATCGGCAATTTCTAAACCATAAGTACTAGAACTTAAACTATCAGAAGTTACTAAATATTCAACCCGTCCTGTAGATGAATTGAAAGAAGTAGAATCAGTCACCCCGACTGTCGGGGGGAACGTATAAACGCTGTTACCAGTTGAAACTCTGGTATTTTCTAAGAAAAACCCTGTAGTATTAAGCGTCATATCTCATCAATACGGTACCCATAATAATACTAATTTATTTCTAATCCACAAAGATTCTAAAAAACTTTCCCAACTCCCACTCCAGCCGATGGTATCACGGATGGTGATCCGGCTATAACAACAGCTCCGACAGCCGATGTGAGCACAGAATCAAGTCCGATTGCAACAGCTCGAGCCAGATTTTGAGAAGCAACCCCAACAATCCCAGCAGCAGAAAAACCACCAATAAATGCAGGTATGGATATGGCAGGGTTCGGGACTAAGGAAACTATTCCTGCGCCAATCCCAACGGTTGGGCTAACAGTGATTATATTCGCTATAGCAAAAACTTGCATAAGTCCTAAAGATATTGCATTTATTAATGGTAAGGACATAGGGCCAGCTATTAAATTAGCAGGAAAAGTTCCAATAAAAGCAGCAGCTAAAGTAGAAGAAGGCAAAATAATACCAAATCCAATCCCAGCCCCGACCCCGAAAACCCCGGTATCAACAGATGTTGCAATTATGCCGCTTAAAGCGTAAGTAGATATGGCATTTGCTAAACCACTAGCAAGTTGTGGAGAAGATATGCCTAAAAATGCATTTGCAGTAAGCGTAGATAAAAATATTGGTAAAGCAGTCCCTTGATTTATAGCCATGATTAGCCCATCAATACTAAGGCAGACCCACGAATAGGGATGCCTGTTACATAATCAATATGGGGTCCAGGAGGGCCTGGAATGCCCGAGACGGCTCCTCCGACTGGAACTGCCCCTATCGTAACTAATGGAGCCGTGACGACAGTCGCGACCCCACCGGCTATTGTCGTGGTCAACGACGATGCAAATGTAGCAGCCCCAGCTGCTGTTGCTAAACTGATAGCACCAGCCCCAACAGCAATGGAAAGAGACCCAGCGCCCACAGATATTGAATAACTTCCAGCGCCCACAGATCCAACATAATTTCCAGCTCCAACAGTATCTACGATTCCAGCCCCGGCAGTAACCGTTCTTAATTTGGACCCAACTAAAACAGTTTCGCTATCAGCACCTGCAATAACAACTTTTGTATCATTAAGTGCAAAAGTTGATATTCTAGGAAGAGCGTAAGCTCGAGAAGTCTTTCCAGCTACTATCTCGAAAACATCTCCGGAGGATTTCATCCTCCTTCCACCAGGCCCGCAATTTTCATTTATTGACGTAGCTTCAACCGTTTTCGCTCCACCAACAAGTTCAGAAGAACTACCACCTACATTTTGAAATGCGTTAGCTGATACTGAATCAAAAGAAGATCCGCCAACAGTAGCTCCACGAGCAAGACCGTTGCTATCATTTCCTTCATATCTTAAAAATATCCCGCCCTTAAGAGTCATGTCGATAGAATTACCATCAGCCTGACCCTGACCGTCATTATTCATTCGACCGATGGTTCCTTTAATACCACCAGCCATATTAAAAAATAGACTAACTGAATCCGCCGGATCTGCCCCTAAAACAGCTCGAACTTTCCCAGCAGTGTTTAAATCAATTGATTTCCCTTTGTCTTCAGGAGAAATTTTTCCACTGCTAGCTGGGACATGAAGAAAAACACGACCTTCTTTTGAAACTCCGAACGTATATTTATTTGAATTTACTGGGCATTGAATTGTAAAAAGCCTAGCTAAAGCTCGACTATCGGTATCATCAGTATTTTTTTCTAAGGTATCAGCAGTCGAATATTTCGGGATTATTCCAGTCGTATACCCAGGTTCTGCATCATCAAACAACTGCATCGTAAGCACTTGTTTATATTCATCTGGAAATTTCGGATCATTTCCAACAATAGTTCCTTTCACATCTTCAATATATGGGGCGAAACTTTCTATTTGTACTCCGTCTCCTTCAGCAGTTACAGACATAACACCATCTGACGTATGGCGTATATCAGCTCGATCTTCTACATAACATTCATTAGTTTCAGAAAATCTAAAATTTCTTTCATCACGAACTATGAAACTTGCTCTTTGACCATCAGAAAGAACATCATATGGATAAAATAAGTTATTTGGATCATCAGCTAATATCTTAGTCCCATCTTTATTAATTAAACCGAGTTTCAGCATTGTCGTAAATGCTGGACTATCTTTTTTTACATTTCCTTTATCATCAACAGGTATATCCGGAAGAAAATTAAAAGCGTTCCTTTTAATGAGACCTCTTCGGTAATAACCGGCCGAATTTGAAACGAATTCATTTATTGTTTGAAGAATATATGACTGATCTGAATCTCGAAGCCTAATCTCATTCCCAGCCCGATTGGTAAACCAAACGTCGCGATCCATAACGGAATCCGCTCCGCTAGACGAAGAAACAACGTAATCACCAGGATAACCTTTAGGAGATTTAAGACGTATTGCTTTAAGATTTATGGCAGGATCATCAGCTAATGATGGGTCAGCATCTAAAGCTATTCTAGCTTGATCTGGAGAAACTGATTGAAATGGTGCGTAATCTCTACTTAAATAAGTCCCAGAAGTTAGAAATTGAACAATTTGAGGTTTAAACCCGCGAGATCCAACTTTAGACCAACCAACTAAAACTCTAGTTCCAGGTTCTGGGATCGATCCGGCCCATGATCTCGGACCAGAACCAGCCGGGGATGGGAGAAGAACATCGTTTCTAGACCAAGTTCCAGTTTCTCCTACAACCGAACAAACCATGCTTGCGGTATCAACATGGATTATTCGACCAGCCCCCAAGAATGACTTGGATTCACTAGTACCCTCAGATTCTTGTCTAGCTCCACCAAGATAATTTGGGTCAGGGATTCTTGGAGGATTCCATTTAGGTCCAGCCATATCAATACCATACGATTTTGGTAACGTGAATCGTGCCTTCTATAATTCAGACGACGACTATAGGCGGAACAATAATAGATAAAGCTAGATGGGAGATTAAAGACCAATCTTTAATCCGGGAAGGACACGGAATATACTTAGAATTTCCAATATCCGACGAAAAATTAATATCTTATATTTCAAATTTGAAATCAACAGATTGCAATATTGATAAAGAAGAAAAGATATATACAGTAGTTTTAAATTGTTTAGTTAAAAACATAAAGCATATGTTAAACACTCAAAGTGGAAATATGGAAACTATGATAATAATCATTCCATCGAATAGGGTGGTCGAAAGCGTTATGCTCTATATTTTAGATCCGAAAAAATGCGACCCGAAATTCATCAAACTTGTTACAAATCTTTAGTTTTGTTTTCAAGGAAAAAGACTAAAATCTAAAATGGACCATTTTCTCCAATTTTAGGAACAAAAACGTCGCCAGTTGCTGCACTGAATTTGGTTGAATTTAAAAGATCTCCGACCATTGGAGGATTCCCAGTCGGTTGCACCTGTGGAGGGGTTGTTCCTGTATTTACGTTATTTTGTAAAATAACCATCTGAGTTTGAATAGAAGAAACGTTATTTTTTGCTTTATTAACAGCGTTGCGTGCAAAAGCAGAGCCTGGATTTGAAGCTAAAAGTTGATTTGCTCTATTAAGTTGAGACGTAGCTCCACTAAGCTGAGTTTGAGCATCTTTCAAAGCTTGTTTTGAAGGACTATCAGTAGTTACGTTAATTGATGATTTTGTTCCACTTCCTGTTATATCGCTCAATGATGAATTAAGCTTGATTTTTGCTTCAGACAAACTATTATTGAAATCTTGAAGACCCTTTTTAGTTAAACCAAAATTAAGGTTAACATCATTTTGTAAAATCTTTAAAGCTTCCGGGTCACCCTGAGAAGCTCGGGCAAAAATTGGGTTGGCAGAATCAGGGAAAATATTATTTGAACTACCTGATATAGGAGGAACATCATAAAATTCAATAGCTCGTAAATTCGGTTGCAATGCAGGAGCTTGTAATGGTCGTGGTGTTATAGACCTGGAAGGAGCAATGACTGGGGTAGTCCCACTGACATCACGCATTTCTCTCTTTGCATTTATTTCGTAATTTTTAGAAATAATATTATTAGTTAAATAATTATTTAAAGTTTCAAAAAATCCAGCCGAATCTTTAAAAACTTGAGGATTATTTCCTTGAATTATTTTAGACAATACGGATTGAGGGAATATAGAGAGCCAATTTGTTTTATTAAGAACGCAGTTACAATTGACAGTCGCTTCAGAAAGAGCCCCGAGATCTAATGTCGGGCTTAATTCTGCCAAAGTCAAGGCTTTACGAGTAGCATCGGCTTCAATAAAAACAAGTTTTCCTTTATTTTGTTTCATATTTTCGGTATAAGTTTGTTGACTTGTAATATTTACTTCATCAATAGTAGCTTTATCTCCGGTCCTTGAACCGGAAAAAGAAGCTCCGGTTTGAAAATCATCAGGTCTCATTCTATCAAAAGTTTCAGAAAGAAACTGAAGCACCGGTCCTTGAACACCAGCAGTCATATTCATCGAATCTTGAAGAAAACCACCAGTTTGGGAGAACTGAATACCAAGTTGATTTGCTATGAGACCACTCTTATCTTTAACTTGAACTTTCCCAAGATCTATATAAGCTCCACGTCCGTACCGAGAATGACCGATAACTTCAAATCCAAATTCATCGGATACTGGTCTTATCATTACATTAAGATCTGTAAGCGACTGAGGACTACCAGAACCTTTTTGTATAGAGGACAATTCTGTTTTAGTATCATCTAAATTTTGACTTGCTATTGTAACGGTTTTTTGAGCAGCTTCAAGAGCTTGGCTGGATTCTGAGTTAGGCTCCTTAGATAGTTTTTCTTGAGCAGCTTTAAGAACTTCGTTAGCTGCAACGAAAGCGTCTTGTGCTGTTTTTAGTTTTGCAATAGTGATTGAAATTTGTTCATCTATTGCCTGTTGTTTATTTTTTACATCTTGTTCAGAACCACTATCAACGGTTCCTTTAGGAGGAATCGTTCCCGGCCCCCATTTGATGGAATTTGTCGGAATTATCGTAATTTCTTTAAAATCTCCTTTTGTATCCCAAGCATAATCATAAGCCCCAGCATTACTTATGGCAGCTTCATACCTGTGTGATCGAAGACGATTTATAACTTCTTGTTTTCTTGCCAGTTGAGTTATAGTTAAATTATCTTTGATCATATTATCATGATCATATTTTTGATTCATTGCTGTTTTTGTGGCTTTTTCTGCTCCTTGATGAGACGAAGAATAACCTGCTTGAGTTTGAACGTTGGTAAGCAGCTGGCCGTCTAACGCAGCACGAAAAACCATTACCGCATTAGGAAAACCTAAAATTTTTCCTGTCTTAGGATTACGAATGATTGCTCCTTCACTAAATTGAGCTTTTTGAGGGTCAGGGTCATTTACGATGCCCGAAGAATTTCCTGCATTATCGGGAAATTCTACAATATAAGTATCAACAGTTGTTTGTCTAACTTTTCCATCAACCGCTTCTTGTTCTAAAACACCGGTTCCAGCTGACCTTGTGATTTTTCCTATGTTCTTCGGAGCTATGAACTTACTTCTTTTAGCTGTAAGAGTAAGAGTGGTCGTGGCTTGCCCACCTATTGAAAAGTTATGGGAAACCGCTTGAACATAGAAAAAGGAGTCATACTTCGGGATCCAAACAGGAAAACCCATACGGATTTCCGGTCGCATTGGGATAGTTACAGTCCCATTTTGACGTTTTGCGTTTGTACGGTCTAAGAAATCGAGTAAGAAAAAATATAATTTTTTAGCATTAGCGGCCCATTCAACTTGTTTATCAAGCCTTCTCCAACCATAACGACGAAGTAAATGGTAGTCAATGGCACCAGTTCTTTGAGTAGTGATTTCATCACTAGCTCCAACGTCCATTAGTCCACCAAAAGCATTTCCACTCGACGTTATGTGAGTATAAACTTCAGCTTCAGAATCAGTTATACTATCCTCCATTATTTCAAAATCATTGATCCAAGAAACAGGTTTATTCGGGATAACGTTTAAATTATAAAATGGAGGTTTAAAAATGATATCTCCTGTTGTATCACAATAAAATTCAAACCCGACTTGATCTCGAGCATCAGTTGCTATCGATAATTTACTTCTTTGTTCTGCTTCAAACAAAACGAAATCCGGAGCTTTACTTAAATCAAATTTAGCTACTGCCACTTCGCTTGGTTGAGTCTTAAACATTTCAGTAGCTTTATTGAAATGAAGGATATCAGACTCTTGTTCAAATATTTTTTGTGATACATCATACGGAGAAACTTGAGACGGATCAGAAGTAAAGGTGTAGGCTTTCCCTGAAGTTCCATACACAACTAAATTATTCCATATATTGGCAAATTTTAATTGCCAGTAGGCCATTATGTCTTTTCCGTAGCCAGCGAGAACCGCTCCTTCAGGTCCTTGTTCTGGTAAAAACTGTTGAAAAGACCCGGTTTGATGGGAAAAATCTCCCATCGCATCACGAGCTAAGGCAATTATGACAGTTGTTGGATTTGCTCCAGCAAACTGATTCCCCCAAAATGATATTTGGCCAGTAGAACTACCAAAAGGGTTCATCCAAGCTGCGTTTATATTTACCTGTGTTAATTCCCACCAACGAAGTATGTCTTTACAAGAAATAGATACAGTTGTTACTCCATTGCTCCACGATTTTGTAACAGTAGAAACTAAACCCCAAAAAATTCTGTAATACTGAGGGAAACCGCCGATCGTATAATAACCTTTCGCATAAATCTCAACTTCCATCATTGGAATGATGAGAAGTTGATCGTCTACATAAAAATTATTTATGTCAGTATCAGGAATAGAAAGATTGAAACTGGCACTTCCAGGAGGAGAATCAACCGAAGCTTCAGTTGAAACACCTGTTAAATATTGATTTATATTGATTTCACGACGACACTCACCACACCCAATAACTGTAGTTTCTCCTTGAATAGAAACAAATGCGTCAGGAGCTAGCGTCACGAATGGACGAGCATTGGGAATGAAATTACCACGAAATGCAGAAACTCTAGGCATTTTTATAAACCTGAGATTGGTTGTCCAGTTTCAGAATCAACAACTTGTCCATTTGGCAAAGTTATAACACCAGAAGCCAAACTTCGTGGGTTTACCGATTTCGCAACTGTTGGCGATCCACCAGAAGTTGATGGGGGGAGTAAAACTGTTTTACCTGGGACATCAGAATGAACTTCAGCTTGAACTTGTTCAGTTGAAGTAGGAAGTTCTTGAGAATCTTCAGGAGGAACTCGAACAAAATCTGGAGTTAAGTCAACGTTAGATACTTTGGGAGGACGTTGAGAGATAGAACTAATAACACTAGGGATGCTTCCAGATCCATCATCAGATAAAACTGGAAAATCATAACGAACAGTAAATTTAAATGAATATTCTAGATTAAAAGGTTTATCTCCGCTGTCTGTTACTTCAAAATTATCGAAAGATCCTATATACATATGTTGATCATAATATATGTAAAGACTCATCGGAACAGTTGGTATACCTTGATTATAACTGGAACTCTCAGCTCCTGTGAAAGATAAACCATTATTTCTATAAGTAAGAACCAACGACATTAAATTTTGATAACTTAAACTGAATATTCTATTGTGGTGGTTAAGACCTCCATTTCCATTCGAAGGATTGACGACATATTGAGCTGCTGTAACTCCACTACTCGAAATCGATAACGGTCTTTCTAACCAAAGATGAGCAATATTTCTCTGCCTACCTTTATTCCCGTCATCTACTGATTTCTCATAAGTTCTGTTAAATTCTTTCGGGTTTATGAGAAGAATTAAAGGTGGCATGTCGCGGTATAATTTAAGTTGCTCTCTAAGAGCTCTAACCTGTGCGTCTACTACAGGCTTTCTTTTTTCTGAAGCTACTAAATTTCTTCCAAAATTAATGTTCGGATCTGTATCATTTTCAACAGTCAAACCGCCAGAAAAACTTGCTATAACATTTTCAACAACCGGCTCTTTGCCTGCTGTTGTATTCGGATTCCCTGTAGGAGCTTTTGGGTCTCCGACAGGAAGATTTCCAAATAAATTTTGATATGCTCCTAACTTCTCTTTCAATCTTCTTATATATTTTGCATTTATTTTAGGATCATGATAAGACCCAGGGGGATAACCGGGCATGATAGCCGCGTTATATTCTTCTGGAGTTTTAGCTGTAGCTACTCCAGGCCATTTGTTTAAAACTCTTTTAATAAAGAAATCGGTGCCTTCATTAATATTAGAAAAACCTTGATTATATATGGGTTCCCAACAACTATGTTGTTTTCCGGCGTCGCCACACTCAACATCCCCATTAGCTCCTCTGCATTTACCGCTGGTGCTTACGTAAGCACCAGCGGTAATGAAATACTTTCCAGCTTTAGGAGGAGTAGGAGGAGTTCCTATATTACCATTTAAAGGTGGTTGTGTTTGCCCGAAAGGACCTGAACCACACGGGTTATTTAATTTCCCTTGTTTTGTAGAAGCAAGAAGTTCTCCTATATTGTAATTAGGAACTAAAAATCGAGCCGGGCCCCTTTTATTCTTAGGAGTAAATCCTGTTTCGCACCCGACTTGAGACCACATTAAAGCTAAAGTTTCTTCACTAGGTTCTTGTGGCGGATCTGTCATTTTTTTATATGATTCATATAGAGCTTGTCTCATATCAGCTGCAGTAACAGTTTTATGTGCTTTTGTGATTTCTTCAGGAGGACCTAAAGTTAGTTTATTGGTTCCAATTTTGGTTGGATTGGAAACCGGAACCGGGGGTGGGGTAGTTAAAGACGGAGACGCGGGAGTGGTAGGAGGATTTTGTGGAGGAGTGGGAACTACAATCGATTCAGCTTTTTCTGTGGGTATGAAATTCAATAAATTCAAATCAGGAGGAAGAAATCCAATTATAAATGGTTTTGACGGTGTTTTTGCTCCTGATATTGAACCGAACAGTTCTGAATTATCAGAGGTGTAATTCAAATTCGTTTGACTATCGACTTGAGAAAGTTGTGGAATTATTGATTCCATAGCTTTCTGAAGTTTAGCAAAAATACCGGAAGTTGCCATTAGATTGGTTGTCCAGTTTCGGAGTCAACAACTTGTCCATTTGGCAAAGTTATAACACCAGAAGCCAAACTTCGTGGATTGGCAGATGGAGCAGGACTTCCGCCAGGAGCTCCTCCACCACCTCCAGACGTGGAAGATCCGTTAGGGGAAACCGGTTTTGATGCAGGTGTTTCTACAGCAGCAATCTGTCCTCCTCCAGTTTGTGCATTCCCCCCACCACCGGATGTAGCTTGTTTTACATCTCTTTCTGTCTGTGTAGTTTGGCTCTGAGCTTTAGCAATTGGCCTCGGAATTTTATCAATGGGAACGTTTGTACTGGAGGCCTTATTGAGAATGCTTGAAGATGGGAATTTATAAATAACTTTTTCTATTTTGAATTCCCAACTTAAATTCATAGTAAACGGCATTTCATCAGTTTCTGAAACAGTAAAAGTAGTAAAATATCCTTGAAATACACCCCTGTCATAAGTCATTAAAACCTGTCCGCGTAAAACAGGTTTTCCGGAACCATCATAAACATTTCCATTGTTATGGAATAAATCAAGTAGATCCTGATAACGTTCCCAAGCTATTGTTTTCTTAGCGTCTGGAGACGATTGGTCTGGGGACGAAAGACCGTCACTTCCTCTAACAAGACCATCAGGCCCTAAAAATGCACCAGTAGAATGATTGGCTGAAACTGAATCCAACTCATCAGGCCACATAAATTCAACAAATCCTCCGTAAGTCATGACTACATTTTTGCTTTTAGTCATACTTTCTGTAATGCTAGCCGGATTCGTATGCAAAGCTAGAAGATTATTAAATAATGGGTGTCCATTAGGACTATTGATCTGAAACAAAAACGGACGACCACGTTTTTGAGACCAAAGCCCAAACTCGTCCTTCTTAGGATTTGGATTATATGGGATCGTTACGTTTGCCATAACTTACTCAATGGGTGTGTTTCCTATGATATTCATCCATAGCAAAAAGTGTGGCGCGTTTCAATTGACTTTCATCCAAACTCGTTCCATTAATATTTATGGTGACATTCATGGGACCACCGCCGCCGGTAGTCCCTCCACTTCCACCTGGGGGGATAACACGTTCTCCTTGATGAAGATTATATAACCCAGTTTGATCTATATCACCTCCTGATTGAAAACTTCCTAATACATTATCTGATTTCCATTTTTCTAATTCTGCAGAACTAAGTTTACTAAAATCAGATAAAGTTCCACCGCTTGCTTGAATACTAGACCCGCTGGTGGCGAGAGATTGTTTGTACGAGGAGTTAGTCTCCATTTTTGCTTGGATCACAGCGAATTCAAGTAAAGCCGTTCTAAAAGAGTCTAAAGTTGCTGACTTTAGTGTGTTTTTAAATTCGTTCCCATTTAAAGCATCTGCAAACGCGTTTTCTTCAGTTTTTGCGAGTTTAGTTTTTACCCAATTAGCTCCATCTTCTGACACTGCTTCCTTGTCCGCTAAAGAACCAAAGATCAGTTTTCCCACACTAGTTAAGGAATCACCTAACACATCGGATTGATCTGAAATAGCTTTGACAGTAGGACTGGCAGCAGCTGCCGCGCTGACAGGACTAGCAGGACTAGCAGCCGCCGCGACGCTGGCAGGACTAGCAGCAGCCGCCCGCCCGCCCTCCGCCCGCGCCGCCACCGCGACGATTTTATCTGAAGCTCCACTTGCAGCATCTTCAAATTTTTCAGCCATAGATTCCCCTCCAGACTCCATAGCTTTTCGTCTTTCGTTTAGATTACTAACCCTGTCTTCCCCTTCTTTAGAAGGCATTTGATCTGGAGTAAAATGTGTATCTTTAAGTTTTGCACTTCTTTCATATTTTCTTGATTCACTAGCAGCTTTAGATATGCCAGTTAAATTACCGGCGGCATCTTTCTTGGTAGCGAGATTTTGAGAAAATTGCATTAAATTTTTGCTCAGAGCTTCGGGAGATAAATCATTCGTAAATTGATGAATAGATCCTTCCAAATTATAAATCATACTTGCCATTTTGTCTTTATTACCTGAAGAGGCAGCGTCTTCAAACTGTTTCTGTGCTGTAGCTAAATTAGCTTCTTTAGCACTATCAGTAAGACCGAATGCTCCTCCATTTTGTTTCACCAAACTAGCAAAAGCTTCACCCATGTTTTTTGCAGAATCAGGATTTATATCGACTGCATTAGACCTTAAAAATGATTTTGCTAAGTCTTCTTTTGTTTTCCCTGCCGAAACAGCTTTTGTTATAGCTTCTGAAGATAACTGAAACTGCGCTACCAATTCTGGACTTCCACCATAGTCACTTTGAAGTTTAGACGACATACTATTAATAGATTTTATTGTAGCTTTTTGATCTTGACCACCAATAGTCCAATTCCATATCGCATCTAAAGAGCCGAAAATTTTAAAAACAACGTCGTATATTTTTTCAAGCAAATAACCGATATAATTTTCAATTCTATCACCGATAGATAATGTGGCGTTAGTAGATGCAACAGCGTGATCTTCCATAGTTTGTGCGGATTCTTTATCCTTATTAGAATCTTCCATTGATTTTTTTATCTGTGTCTGGCTTGCTCCAGCCATTTCTTTTAAAGTTACTAAAGAAGGGTCTTTGCTCGTTCCATCCGGGTTCTTTAAATCCTTAGCTATTAATTTACGAAGAGCAGCGTCTGAAGTTTTGCTACCAGTTGTTCCATATTTACTGAGACTCGTTTGATACATGCTAATATTTCTTAAGTATTCATTCATTAATTTTAATTTACTGTCATCCATCCCCGGCATTTTTCTTGCAATTGCTTCTCCTATTCCAGTTATTTCACCCGTCTCAGAAAAAGCTTTACCTGTTTTATCTAAATTTTTTATTTCTTCAACAAAAGAATCAAGTTGTACAGACATACCACCAGATTTCATAGCTGAGGCCATTCGAGTTTTATCCCCAGATTTCAAATCTTGAGAACTTGAAAATAACTGACTCATATCACCTATTTGAGCTGCAGTAACTTTATTGCTAGCTCTAGCTTGTATCATAACATCTTGAAATTTTTTAAGATCGTTGGATTTAAAGGCATCCCTTAAATCGTCCCCAAGACCTACCTCTTTAAGACCATCAGCCATTGAGTCAATTTTTGACTCAAAATCAGCCGACAGCATGCTGCCCATTTTTTCTTCTCCGACAATTAACATGGTTCTAATTCGACTATCAAAATCTTGGTCACCAAATCCTTTGCCGAAAGATTCCATGAATTTTTGGACATGTTTAGGATCCATAGTAGAAGAAAGCATTTTTATTGTTCCTGTTAATTCTTCTAATCTATTTTGATAGAGCTCAACATCTGGTATGACAGCACTAAATATGCCCATAAATTTGCTCATGGGCATATTAGCTGTTCTAGCAGCTTGAACAACGTTGCTCATGAGTTCTTGAGTTTGTCCAGCTCCATATCCCATTTCACTTGTAAATTTGCCCATAGTTGCGGCTACATCTTTAGCCTCCATACCAAGGGCTTTTCCATAGATCGTAGCATTTTTAGCAAAAGTTGCAGCCCCAACGTCAAGATCTCCGCCTCCTAAATTTGCGAGTTGGTCTCTCGTTTTCATTAAAGAACCGGTCGCATTTTTCGAATATTCACTGATTATTTCTAAAGTTTGTTTTGAATTTACTCCAAGAGGTAAAAGAGACTTGGCAGCATTGATGGAAGCACCTCTAATATCATCAACCGCCCCCATATAGTCTTTAGCAGAAGAAGTAAAATCCTGAGCAAACCCTTGACCGTCCATTAGTGTTTTATTTAAACCAGTCATATGGTCTGAAGCTGCAGATATTAATTTGAATACGGCACTTATTCCGGCAAACGCTCCAGTAAGCGCTCCCATAGCAACAGTAATTTTCCCAAGAATATTCGGTAGAAAACTTAAACCTTTCCCCGCTTCCATCTGTCCAAGACCTTTACGGGATATCCCGCCAGCTATACCTCTACCAGCAGCCGAAACAGCCCCTCCAATTCCTTTTCTTCCCGATTTTAAATTCTCAAAAAAGTCTTTAGCAGCTTCCCCGGGCTTGACTTTATGGAATTTTTCAAACCCTTCTCTCATATTCTTTTGAGCTTCTGTTGTTTTATATATTTCTTTCCCATAAGCTTTTTGGTCTGCGAGTTGTTTTTTAATTTGAGAGTTTAAGCCACCAATTGATTTTATGACTTCATTTAATTTAGATTGAGCTTCCGCCTGTATCCCTGTATCTCCTTTTTTACCAGCTGAAGCCGCGATTTGCGATAAAGCCTCGGCGTCGGATTTAGCATCCTTTAATTGGTCAGAAAGATTTTTCAATCCTTCAACACTCTTCTTAGCTTCACTAGATAGTTTTCCAGTGAATTTCCCCATGACAGTGCTTAAATTATCTATTTCATCAATATGGACCTGGGAAAATTTAGAAGCTTGTTTCCAACCCTGGGATACTTTATTTGCTTCTTTATATAGGTGTTTTAGCTTTTTAACTGCTTCGTCTACGCCTTTGGCCCCGATATCAATTGTAGTATCAAATGAGGTTTTATTAGCCATTATGATTCCTTACCCTGTTGGGTCTCATCATAGCTTTCATTATTTCCCTCCATGGCTGGAATCATATTCCTACCCTTTTCTATACTTTCTAATCGAAGAGCTTGGATCCTAGCCAAATAGGCATCAGCTTCCAATTTCCCACCTAAAATTCTAGATCCAGGTTCTCTAAACTGTGGGGTTTGAGCATACAAAGACCTATGGTAGTCATGGATAGCTTGGGATCTTTCTTGGACTTTCCTTTGTTGAGATTCAACTACTAAATCATGATGATCTTTTTCGCCGGAAAGAGCAGCGGACAATTGATCTGCCAAATCTTCAACAGAATCTGCCCGAAAACGTTTTTCAACAACAACACGACGTCCATCGGGAAGAACTGTGATTTGAGGGGCATCTTTTTGTCCTTCTGTCTTATTTAAATAATTGTAAAGGACTTTTATTTTAAGATCGTCGAGTTCTTGTCTTTCCCGCTCTAAACGGGTTTTATCCCGCTCGTCTATGCTCCTGACGCCTTTTCCAGCAAAGCAAGAACCTATAAATTTAGCATTTCCCCAATCCCGTTCAATTTGATCTCGACGATCAATTATTTTATTCATCGCTACCCAAGCGGATTGGCAATGACTAATCCCTATTTCATCCGTTCCAGGTATGCCTGTGACTGATTGAGAATTTATTGCAAGATTCGAGTACTGCATCCATTTGAATCTAGAGCGATTTTCATGGACATAAACTTCAGTTAAAGGATAAAGTCTGGAAGCTTTAGAATTTAATGAAGCTAGATTATTAATTATTTTCTGTTGAAGATTTGTAGGTATTCTACTAATAAGTTTCATCAATTTTCTGAAATGACGGGGACGATCATGGAGAAAATTTTCCCCGTCAATCATAAAAACAGAGTGAGCTATGAAAGCCGTTCGAAACCGGTCTTTCGCCTCCGGAACAGAACTCCGGAAAGGTTTCATGAATTCTATATTTCGAATTTCCGTATGATTTAATGTTTTAAATATGAAAGTTTCTTTTAAAATTGAAGCTGAACTAGATAAAAATCCAGTAAAAAGATAGTTTTCTAACTCTTCCCAGACTTCCTCATTTACTTTCTTAAAGGCCTCTGGTACTTCTATCCGAATCTTATGATTCGACTCTTCTGCCGGAGGGGTTTCCTCAGCAGACATTTCGTCCATCTAATCCTCCTTTCAAATCCCCGGTGGATTGAATCTTGGATTTTTAGCGAATCTAACAGGGTCTATTATAACTGGATCTGTATTTGGTATGGAAGAAGGTTTGTCCAATATTTCATTTATGTTTGAGGGATTAGCTATGTGAGGAATAACCCCTGCTGGGACATTGATTTTCCCGAGACCTTCTATTTCTGCAAATTCTGAAGCTCTCTGGAGTATACTAGGATTTATATTAGATGGAACTGATTGGGTTCTAGATGGCTGGACGAAAACAGGTTCTGGAGCAACCTCTTCTCGGGCCGAAACGGGCCTTCGGACGGTCTTAAACGGGTCGAACGGGGGAGAGGCAGATTCAACCTTCTCCTGCTCCCTTGAGGCTTCCTCTTGTTCTTTCTCTTCCGCCTCCTCTATTTCTTCAGGAGAAACAGTTAGTTCTTTAGCCTCAACTAAAGGTGCCATACCTAGTTGCAATCGAATTTCGGTTGTTCGACTTTCAAGCTCAATCAGCTCTTCTCGAGGATCTTTAGAGTTTTCAAATTTAACTTCTTTAAGATTTTCTTTTTCATATGATGACATGACGTCAGAAAACACCCGGAAAGCGTCATCCATGAATTGAGCACCCCAAGCCCCCATTTTTATATATAAATATTTATCTTTAGTTACTTTAATTGATTTATCAGTTTTCGAATCATAAATTGGACCGAAAACCTTGTATTCTCTTAAATCAATATCATCAATTCCAACTATTGCGAAAGCTAAAGTAACTCTTTTAACTTCCGAGAGAACATGTATACCTAAAGTTTCATCAGACATGATCTCATTTATACGCATATTTTCAGTTTGAGAAGGAGAAATAAACCATATGATTCTTCCACCTATGGATCTTTTCCAAATTTGGTCATGACCAATATTTGAAAGTTTTGCGTCGAGTTCTTGTAATATATCTGAATCCATGAATTACACTACCAGATCAAGGACCCAACGTTTCTTCCCGAGATCCCAAATTCTAGAATATCCTTGGGCTTCTCGAAGTTGGTACTCAGTGAATCCTGAAATTTTTTCTTTTCCTTTTTTCCTAAGTCCTGATTTATGAAATCTTTTGCCATTTTTTACCCAATAATAATCTTGAGAAAGATTTCCATCATATTTAAATCCTATTTTTTCATAAACTTTCCCGGAAAATAATCTATTATCTGAAAAACTTACTATTGATTTCGGGGAATACTCAGAAATAAATTGTTTCAACAGTTTTGACCATATGCCATGAATCCTATACTCAGGATTTGAAGCCATTCTAATGAGTTCCCAAGGGTATTTTGAAGTTTGGCGGGTTGGTATCCCAAAAGAGATAGCTGACACTAATTCATTCTCAAAATAAACCCCATAGTGAATTTTTGCTTTACACTTACCAATATAATGATATTTTTCATAAAATCCATTAACTTCTGAACCAATCTTTCGAATTTCACACTGAGAAGGACGAAGTTTCTTTGAATTAGTTTTAATTAATTTATTTTTGAGCAAATTTTCAACTTTAGATTTATTGAGTAACCATTCATCTTCAAATATTGAAACAAACTCATATCTTTTAGATATTGCTAATTCATATTTTTCTAAATCACGACGTTTAGATTCAGGGTTACTATGCCATTTAAGACCATTATACTCAATCAAAAAATTTTTAGACGGGACAAAAATATCATACTTTAAGGCGCTAATTTTAAATTCTAAAGATACACAAAGATTAAGAGATTCCAAAAATTTAGCGATATTTCTTTGCGCTGAACTTATATGATTAGAAACACATCCGCAAGTTAAAGATGACCCTTTAACTATATTACCCCAAATCGGAAAATATACTGAATTACAAGCTCCACATAAAGCTTGAAAAGGCTTATCATATCCATATATTAATTCTAATGGGGTTATCCACCCTAAAGGGACTGTATATATTTGAATCGGGGTTTTGAGAGAACGAAGGTTTTCTTTATTTTCTTCATACCAGTCTGTTGCTCGAGAACGACAAAAATTGCATCGAACAATTTTTCCATTTGTAACTGAATAAACATCAGAAGTTGTAACTCCTCCACATTTACACGCCCATTCAACTTTTTTATTTGATCCAGGAGAAATATTAATTGGAGTTTTCATTCTTAAATAACCAAATTCGGCTTTCTCCCAATAGTTAGAAAAAAGAACACTGCATGAGCCACAGGATTTTGTGTTTCCTGACGTAACTGTTTTAACTGATTTAAGAGCTACTTTTCCACAATCACACGCCCATTCGACTATCTTATTTGACCCAGGATGAAAATCACCAGGTTTAATCATAATCAATTTTCCATACTTAATTCCCTCAAAGTCTTTATTTGTTAATTTATTACAACTTCCACAGGTTTTAACATGACCTCTGATAACATCATAGAATTTAATGAATTTCTTTTTTCCACAATCACAAATCCAAGATACTTTAGAACCAGAACCTCTTTGAGTATCTAAAGGAAACTCAATGGAAAGTTTTCCATACTTAATTTTTCTTAATTCATCAGCACTTAAAACATCACATTTTCCACATGTTTTAGTGTTTCCAGTTGTAACACTATAAACTCCAATTTTTGATTCATTTCCACAACTACAGATCCAAACAACTTTTTTATGAGAAAATTCTTCAACATATATGGGAGACTTCATATGAAGTCTCCCATATATGGTATTTTTCCAATGATCTGAAGATATAATTGTCATCAAAAACGCAAAAAGAATAAAAACTTAAGTCTTCTTGTAGAACAGTACACTCCAAAAACATTTTCGGGAGCTACCAAACGTTTGGTAGCTCCCGAAAAGCTCAAAAATTTTCTAGATTGTCTGACTATCCACCAAAAAGCCTAGAGCCTGACCCGGGCTTGGTGATGGGGTTGTTACCAGCCTCAAGGAGGTCACCGTATTCGTCAGGGCTTCCAGCAGATCCAGGCTGAGCATATGTGCTAGCGCCATCAGTGACGTCTGTACACTTACCGGCTGCGTCTTCCATAACTATAGCCGAGTCTGACGGGAAACTCACGCTATAACTCTCAAGCCAGCAAGCTTCGAAGAATGTGATTAGGGCTAGATTGACGTTATCAACAACCGTAACGCCTTTACCCTGAACACCAGGAGAAATGGCACCAATATCTTTGTTGGTCACGAGCTCACTGAAAACAAGCTCGGAACGAAGATCGAAAGGCCATTTGTGCTGGCGAAGTGAACGAACTAAACCGTCAACTCCTCCCCGATAGCCGAGTTCTTGCACGATACTGGCAGTATAGAGCAAAGTCCGGTTCAGAGTAATAGACATAGGCTCAGTCACGCCTGGGACAAGTTCTTGAATCTTGTCTCCGAACCCGACACCTCTGACTGGATCTATTGCCCGAGATTCACTGTAATCAAATGTAGAAAGAACTCCGATTTGTTTATCAGTCGGAGAACCATTAGTATACGGTCTAGAATATACTCGGTTTTTTTGACTTATCGCAACGCGCGTATTTGGGCTAGAGCCTCTGCGATAGATGTAGCTTTCCGCTGTATCTCTTGCCATCTTAACTTAAATAAGACAATAAAAATTCAATTAATGAACTCACGAAATGGCTCTCCGAAGCCATTTCGTGAGTTCATTAATCCTTGTCATATAAACAATCATGACAAAACAAAACAATTTTAACTAATTATAAATTAAAATTGTTTTGTTTTGTCATGATTGTTTAAGGTATTAGGATATGATATAATCATTATATTAGGATGAGGAATGAAGAAGAAAAAAAGAGAAGAAAAGAAAAGAACTTAATTCTAGATAAAGAATATGAAGAGTATTATTTAAAGAATCAAACAATAATAAACATTTGTAAAAAATGTAAAAATCAAAAACCACTATCTAGATTCATATCGAATCGCAATTTTAAAAATATATGTAAAATTTGCCATGGTAAAAAAATAAAATCTTGGAGGAATGAAAATCCAGAAATAGAAAAAAATATAAGAAAAAAATATTTTAAAAGATCCGCTGAGTATATAAAATCTTTCAAAGAAAATAAATCTTGTTCATTTTGTATGATACCCTATCCTCCACATGTTCTTGATTTCCATCATATTGAAGAAAAAATCTCATCGATATCAAAACTTTATGGTAAAAAACAAGAAAAAGTTGATGCAGAAATAAAAAAATGTATCCTTTTGTGTGCAAATTGTCATAGAAATGAAACTCATGATAACGAACATACGATTCCAACCTTAAAAAATAGAAATTTTTTCCCAAAAATAATGGACATAGGAATAACAGAAGGATGTGAAACAAAAAAATGTATGAAATGTGAAATTTTAAAAAATACTGAAAATTTCACATTGTTGAAAACAAGAAAAACCCATTCATACTGTAAAAAATGTATGAGAAAAGTAAACCACGAAGCCAACCAAAAAAGAACTGATAAGAGGCTTGCTCGAAAAAACATAATATCAATTAAAGATAACCAGAAATGTGCAGATTGTAAACACGTTTTTAGGTATTGGACGCTTGATTTCGATCATATAAAAGGGGAGAAAATTGGGAATATAAATATTCTTCATAATGGAAGTGTGGAGAAAGTTTTAGAAGAAACTTCTAAATGTGAACTTGTTTGTGTTAATTGTCATAGAATAAGAACATTTTTGAAAAAAAACCATTTAGGACAGCAAGAAGTCGGACAGCAAGAAGTACTTGAATCTTTAAAATCACTTGGGATGAATATTTCTTTAAATCATAAAATAAACGGTTGTGTATATGATATTTATTTACCAGACTCAAATTTATTAATTGAATTTTATGGTTTTAAATATCATAGTTTAACTCATTCAAGAAAACGAGACTTAATAAAATACAAATCAGCAATTTCTTCGAATTTTCAGTATCTAGCAATTTTTGAAGATGAATGGAAAAATAAAAAGGATTTTGTTATTAGTTTAATATTGAATAAAATAAATTTTAAAAAACCAAGTTTTAATTTAAGACCAAAACAATGTGAAATAAAATTAATAAACTTTAAAGAAGCTGATGAGTTCTACAACACAAATCATTATATAGGAGCTTGCAAACCTAGGATAAGTTATGGAGTTTTCTTTGAAAACAAATTAATTTCATGTTCTTCATTTAAACACCCGACAAGACAGTCTTCCCATGATTGGGAACTGGTCCGTATGGTTGCAGATCCTGAATATAGAGTTCATGGGATCTGGTCTAAAATTTTGAAACAATTTATTTCAGAGTACTCTCCTAAGTCTATAGTTTCTTTTTCTGATAATCGTCTTTTTGAAGGTAACGTTTATTCAAAAATAGGGTTTAAACATGACGGGGAAATCCCTCCTGATTATTATTGGATAAAAGAAAATAAGAGGTTTCATAAATCCGGTTTAAGAAAAAAGAAACTAGAAAAAGAAACAAATTTAACTGAGTATCAGCTCAGAGAAGCTCAGGGATTTATTAGAATTTGGGATTTGGGGAAAAAACGTTGGGTATTAGAGAATAGATATTAATTCATCCCAGGTAGTAGTGGGACCAAAATTCGAAGCTTGTTCCAGGATCCATAAAGCCTGATCCGGAGCCAATTCCGTAGTATTCTCCTGTAACGTCGCCTCATCGTCTTGCTCTACGTAAGTTCCCTTTATGATTTTTCCGTCACTTCTAGTTAATGATATATTATCGCCGTTTATTTCAACAGAAACATCTAAGGATGCTATTCTAAAAGCTATCCTATTCATATAACCGTTCCATTTGGGATCATATCTAATGTATCAAGTAATCCATAAAGAGCATTCTTAAAATCGGCATAGTGTGAAATATCGGAAGTTACTTTTGACATCATTGCACTGAATAATGCATTGGAACCGCCTGTAGATGAATCAATTTTTGTTTGTTTTTGTTCTACAGGGAAAAACACAGAACTCTCCATATATCCAATTGACCAAGAAACTTCTATTGAAATACCAGTCGGATTGTTGAGTGGCATAGTTAAAATAACATTATCAATAGTTACATGATCAATAGTTCGAGTTGATGTAACATCAACCCAAGCATTATTTATGCGAAGCGTTTGAGTAATACTTTTAGTCTCAGGTGTCGTGATAACATATGGCATTATTCACTCCCATCCAAAATCGAAATGAATAACGTGCGTGATGACTCCGCTTGTTCCAACAGTCCCAACATATTTTTTGGCTGTCGCAATAAATTCACCAGGATTCACATAAATAGGCTCAATGAAATTCGCATCAATAGTTTCCATTGTAGTATTTACAGCTTGATTTGCGACTATGGACTGGACACCAATTGCAATACGCCTTGGCGCTTTTGTAGTACCAGTTGCAAAGCTTGCACTTTCTGCTGTAGCCAAAGAAACTGCTGTATGACCAAAATTCAAAGTCCATATGGCATTTGATGGACCACCCGCTAAAACTGTTGAAACGAATGACTTGATACGAACCCCGTGAACACGGAGTCTTCGACCTTGGACGGTTGTGCTTCCAGCTGGAACCTGAAATGAACTGATGATCCCATCAACAGTTAGTGCAAGAGAAAACGTCTCCAAGAAGTTCCCGCCAAGACCGGCTCCAAGAGCAGCCGTAGTATTGGTTGGGACTGCAGCTGCTGGGTTTGTGTTGTTTGTGTACTGACCAAGTGTACCTACAGTATTTCCAGATAAACCTTGATAAGAACCAAAAACACGGTTACCCACCGCGCCCAAATTTTCCGCAACAGCCGGACCACGGAAACCAACCCGATAATCCCAAAGTCTTGCTTGAAGACCAGCTCCAGCTCCACCAGCAGAAATAGCATATCGAACTGAGAACGGAACGGCTGCGGAACGGAACGGTTGCGATTGAGCAACAGGATTTATAATAGAGCCAGCTAAAACATCGTTGATCCAAAAAGTAGTGATCATATTTGAAATTTGTATTGAATAACGATTAACGGAATCATTGGCATAAACAAATGTTCCCGTTCCTCCAGAAAGAGGAAAAACGGAAGTCGTAGTTTCTATTCCGTTATTGTTGACAATTCCTTGAAGTCCTCCGCTGTCTAAACGAAAATAAACACCATCAAGTGGAGCGAATGGGTTTGCGGCACCACGTTGAAATAGTCCAAAATCGAAAGTGACGTTTGATACAGGCTGTGCGTTAAATGAAACGCTCATTTCACAGAATAATGGGGCTGTTCCAACGAATAAAAACTGCGCTTGTGTACCGAACGTGCATCCTGTTGATGCGGTCGTAATAGCGCCGGAATTTAAAAGTAAACCGTTAGCACTGACTGTAGCAGTAAGAGTTGTGAATGCGAAGAAATGCTTACCGGTATTTTGTGCTGCATAGTTAAATAATTCAACATCAAGAAGCTGATCTTGACCAACACGAAGCCTATGATCAGTGTCAGCTTCAGGAGAAATATTATATCGAGTACCGGTCATGGCTCCGGTATCAAGACTAGTAGTGACTAGACCAAATCCAGCTTGAGATTCCGTACTCGGTTGATGAACTTCAAGCTGGAAATTACTATTTACGTTAACTTTCCCGACTTGATCATTACCAGTTTCAATAACAGCCATGTTCTTTTCCTTATCTACTTATGGTATATTGAACTACACGTTTTCCAGCGACAGATCCAGTTGTGCAAATAGCGTATAAAATAAAACTTCCATTTCCAGGATTAGCAGTAAATTGTATATGGTCCCATTGAGAATCACCGTCCGCTCTTCCAGTAGCAGTTTTCCCACTCAAAGTCGGGATGATTTTTGCTGAAGTGGTTGAAATATCGTCTGTTATTGTAAATAAAGCATCTGGTTTTGGGATGGTTCCAAAGTCGATTTCAATTTCCTTCACATATGGTGAAAATGTTACTCTATCAGCAATTATATTGCCTACCACACCGCCGCCCGTAGTAACTCTTGCTATGAAAATATTTTGATCATATGTCGGATATTCTACAGTGCTAATCTGCAATAACCCACCAGAATCTATTGATATGTAATTTGTTACGTTATCAGTTAAAGCAACAGATGCGATTCCAGCGTACGTACTATTCGTTCCATTTAAAATATATGAAAAAGAAGATATTGAAACGTTAAGTCCACTCACAGACAGAACTAAAGAGTATTGAGAATTGGAAGCTATAGCTTCCTGATCGATCTGAATCGTCGCCATTCATATATATAAAACAAAAGAAAGCTTAATACTTCTATATATTATATATAGAATTCTCTGAATATCATCAGTTAGTTTTATCTTTTTTTGGTTAAAAGTATCGAAATGATTTTTCTCAAATCACGAGAAATTAACTCTGGATTTGGATTTTTAGAAGCAAAAACCTCGGAAGATAATTTCTTTAAAGTGAAAGATAACTGGGTTGCTTCTTCCGACTCAGATTCTTCTTCAGGCTCAAGCCCGTCTTCGGACTCGGGTTCTGGCTCAGATTCTTCTGGCTCAGATTCTTCTGGCTCAGATTCTTCTGGCTCAGATTCTTCTGGCTCAGATTCTTCTGGCTCATCCGGCTCAGGTTCAGACTCTTGTTCTTCGGGTTCTTCCTCTGGTTCTTTTTCTTCAGATTCAGAACTCAAATCAAGTCTCTGCGCCCAAGATTGTCCATTGGGAGTTTCAAACACCACTGATTTATAACCATAAATAGTTAGTGTTCCGCTATATTCAGCTTCTCTTCGAACTTCAGGAGGAACTGGTTTAGCTTTCCAAGTCCCATCTTCATCAAGATGAAAGGCAACACCTGGAGAAAGCTTTGGATTTTGAGCTATTCGTGATGCTATGGAAGAAATTTTTTCTTCCATAGGATTTTCATCTAGAGGAGAAAATCTAGGTGTTCCATTATATTTCCGTTTTTTGGAAATTTCTTCAGTATTAGTAAGAAGTTTTTGTAAATCTGAAGATCCTTTTTTAATAAATTTGTCTGCTATAAATTGAATGAAATCTTTACATTCTTTGCGTTTACTTTTACATTCTATGCCAAAACCATCTTTACCCCAATTCATAACTTGACAACTATCGCCAAATTTTTGGCGTAGCACTTCATTTAATTCATCTTTTAAATTTCCATTTAAAAGATCCATAGTTTCTTGGATCTTCGAAGAATTTAAATCTGACCGAATAAAATATCTAATGATCTGTTTAGGTATTTCAGGTTTAGTATATGTCTTTGGTTTAGATATATCTTTTTTCCAACCTTTTGGATAAGAAAATCTTTTAGAAGCCCGTTTTAGAAACAACATATACCATCACGTAGGTTCTGAGTGATGACCTTTTCCGCGACGATCAAAATAGTATGTCTTATTGGCTGATTGATCACCATAGAGACCGTGGACGGCCTTCTCAATAGTCTCAAGAGGCTTGTCGAGATCTTCAACCGTATCAACTTCTGCAAAAACGCCAGCAACCTTCGTAACTATGTTAGCAATCTTAGGACGGAGTGCAGCGTTGGCGGGACGAGAAGCTGCGACAGCGGCGTTATTTAGACCTTCGAGGATTGAAAGAACTCGACGCCAATTGGAAGCGGGAACCATAGCCGCTGCTTTGAGGCGGGAGATCTGTTGACTTATAAAGTCAATATCGTTCTTCATAGAATCTTTAGGAAAACCCCCCGGTTGGGCGTCCGCAGCCTTGCTTCGGAGAAGCTCCGCGTTGGCCTGAAGGCCCTGAATGGTCCTTTGAACCGCATCATCCTGAGGGTCCATGCCCGCAAGACGGCCAGAAAGATCAACCAGACGGCTAACAACTTCGCTATGGTTCATTGGTTCTTCAGTCCTCTCTAGTTAAGTTTTATGAAGGGTCTATTGATTAGAGTTGTCTGACCCATCCCCATAAACGGCTTTTTTACCTATTGAGAAGTTCTTCAGTATTTGTTCAGCTGACCCTATGAGATCATCTGAACTAAATTGGATGGAATTATTCTGGCACCGACCAGCAGCCACTGATCGTATAACTACAGATTTTGCCAGATCTTTCATATATGCGCCGGTCAAACCATCAGTCATTCTAATAGCATTAGTCCATGCTTCATTAGTAATCGATTTATCTGGCTTTGCATGAAATTTCTTTAAAAATTCAGAAAGCATGCGAGCCCGGTCGTTTTCGTCGGGCAAAGGTATTTCTATTTTAACATCAAATCGCCCAGGGCGATTTATGAGAGCTTCGTCCATAGAATTAATATCATTGGTAGAAGCCATGACGACAACACCCATATTTTCTTGAACACCATCAAGACAGGCTAAGAATTCGTTTAGAACATGGCTCTCTTGACCATGTAAATCTCCTCGAGTTCGTCCAAATAAATCCATATCTTCAATAAAAATTATGCATGGAGCCAGAGTCCTAGCTGCCTGAAAAAGTGAAGTAACATCTTCCGGATAACTTATTGATTTTCCGGTGCACCAAATACAAGTAAATTTACCAACTGCTTCCATAGCAGTTGCACGGAAAATGGTAGTTTTTGCCATTCCTGGCGGAGATATTAGAATAATATTTCGGTTGGGGCACATACCTACACTTTGAAGCGCGTCTATATTTTCTAAAACTCCGACCGTATTATTATGGATTGAATCTATAATTTCTTGCTTTAAAATTATGTCTGACCAAGATGTTGGTGTGATTTGTATGAAATCAAGAGTCCCCCGATTGTATGATAAACACTTCTTGTAGTATATATCATTTTGAAGAACAGAAGTTTCAAAATCTCGAAGAAATTGTTCTGCATCAGCTTTATTCTCAGGCGAAGAATTAACTGAGATAGAACAAGTCGGATCATAAAAACAAAAATCAAAATTGACTAATAAATGAGTACTATTTGTCTTGTTTAAAACAAAGAAAAGACCGTGGACAGGAAGCGTTATGGCGTTCCCAAAATCAATATTTAACTGAGAAAGTTCTATTTTAAATTCAGCGTTCCCTTTAATGAAATCTTTCCATTCATATGTATCTAGAACCGGGATGATTTCATATTTCCCACCTTCAAACATCTTGGAAAAAGCCCAAGCATGTAAATTTCTTAAAAAGGGAGGATAAGCTTGATGAATACGAACACATTTATGAATTTCACATCCAAGCCAAGCCTCTTTCAAGGCTGCGGAAGGATCAGCCGGTATATTTGGGAGATTTTGATTATAAAAACGATTCCGTTCGTCTTGCTTTGAAAAGAAACTATCTAATGTGTAATTTATAATCCCAGCAATTTGTGGGTTTATTTGATAATCAGGGTCTTGGAGAGCAGGTAAATAGGAAGCCTCACGAGTAGACTTGACTATAGAAAAACCAGGATCTTTAGACACCTGATTGATAGCCTTACGGGTAGAACCGCTCATATAAATATCATACCACTAAGAGCCGAAAATTTGAAACCTTATCATGTATAAGAGTATATGAAGTATGATTTAAAATGGTCCAAGATAATTTCAAAATTCTATCGGATGAAATTATCCGATGATCTTAAAGAAATGACAGAAAGCTTTCCTTTTATAGATTTGAAAGAAATCCAAAGCGATAATATATACTTAGCTAAAGGAGGAGTTCAAATAGGAAACTTTCAAAGCCCTATTTCGGTTAGAGTTTGGCTCGATGAAAAGGAACCAAACATAACACTGATATCTCCAATGTTTTCTGAGAAAACTCTTGAGTTTAATCAAACTAATGTAAGTAAAATTTTTAGAGAAATTTCCTCTGAACTTTTAAACTAAACTATTTCTTTGATTCAACCCAGTTAATCATGGTTTTCAGAACTTTTCCTGCTCTGGATATTATTTCATCCCAATTATCCAAACCTAAATGTTTTTTCATATATTTTTCTAATTCTTGATTTTCTTCAGAAGTCCCTTTTCCCATACATTCTTTTAATTCTGGCAAATGTTTCTCAATCATTTTAATGAAGTCGTCTTCAGTCATAGAGCCATCTTCGTCAATTTGAGCAATAATTTTCTTTAAATCCCTCGCAACTAGATTTTTATCAGGATTCTTTGAAGCCTGAATTTTAGAAGCAATATGATTTAAAGCTTGAGCGATCTGAGAAGGCTTCATATTAATATAAATTAACTAAAAACCAAACACAGATGGTCCTCCAAGCGGGAAATATTGAACTAATAAGAATTCAATTGGAAGACATCCGGATTAAATTCGGATGTCTTCCAATATTGAATACTGAACAAACGTTTATAATCTAATACGAATAGAAAGTATAGATACTATATATTCTAGCGGGAAGACAGGAACGTAAATGGCTTCCGTTCGAGCAATCGTCGGATCCTGATCATCGACAGTTGCCGATATGCCCGAAACCTTGGCCACGATCTGATTATCGATCAGAGTCGAGAAAGCTCCGACCATGGCACTCTCAATTGACTTGAGAATTTGACCATTGAACTTCTGGCCGATGAACGGATCCAGGACCTTACGCATGGTCTGTTGAACATATTGAATGGTCAATATGACAGAAGGAGTACGCGTAATGACTGAGGCCAGGTTTGTCGTGAGACCGTGACGAACCCGAAGACCCGACTCAACTTGCTCAATGACGGTAACACCAGCAACAGCCGTCTGGTTGGCATCCGTTGGATCAAGAATACGACCCACGCGCTTGAGCCCTTGGATTTGTCTACGAGTCCAAGGAGTAGCCACGTCGATTGAAGGAGCGCATGCCGTTCCGGCCAAGGCCGCAGCACAATAAGTCCCATCAATCAAAAGATCGAGGTTTCCACCTGACGCCGTATCCGTGATTGTAACCACGTATGAATCAGGATAAACCACAATCATGAGCTCAGAAGCCAAGCCCTTAGCGATAGCTTGAACCCCGAGAGGGTTGGTTCCAACCGCAACACCAACAACTCCGATACGCTCACCTTCTTGACGAGGTGAACCCATGAAAGCACAGTGTTGGTTCAGGTAAGCAAATACCTGGGGGTCAGACGTGAGAGGAGTAATCACATCCGGTTTAATGTTCCCAGCAATCGGTTTCTGCTGATCATCAATCGCTTCGACATATGATTGCAGAGAAGCCTGGGAAGAATTCGGAGCCCGAAGAACCTGACGAATTCCAACGAGAACGGCACCGTTCAAAAGAGCCAAACGAGCAGCCAAACTCAGAGGGAATTCAGGCGTCGGAGGTCCGAAGTTCTGTTGAATCCTCTTGAGATCCCGGAAAAGAGCCGTAGAAATATCAGTCTTCGCGAACTGATATGAGATGTAGTAAACATCCCCGTTCCTAGGCTCATTGCCAGTCCTGAGGTATGTGGACAAGAACGCCGTAGTACCAGCGGCCATACCGTTCGTATTCAGAACCGTAGTCTCAATACCCGGAACTTGGCGAGTCGGAATTGACGCGTCGCAGGTGAAAGTCGATCCTATGAGGAGAGTGAAACTCCCACCGATCGCGTAATCTCCGCTCGTAGCAGGAAGAATGGTGAATCGAAGACCGGTACGGGCGTCCGTGTAAGTCTGGCCTGGGAAACCAGTTCCACTAGAACCGTTAATCAAGTCCGACGAAGTGACCGTGAAGCCCGAGTGAGTGGCTTCTCCAGTATCTCCGGAGATTCCTGGAGTAATTCCGATCCCAGTATCCGGAATGAACGCCGTGTTTGCAACAGAAGCAAACGAAATCGTTGACGTCGAACCGGCAGTATCCGAGTTAATCTGGAGGAACATTCCAAGACCAGCTACGGATATCGCCCATGCAATGCTCTTGGAACTAGTCCGAAGAACCGCAGGGAGAACCGGTACTGCTCCGAAGAATGTCGTATTCGCATCCAAAGCCGACGCGATATCCGAAGCCGTAGGCTGGTCACGGAAAGCGTCTACAAAACTCGAGAATCCAAGAACTGAGTTTGCCGTTCCGTCCTGAGTAGTCACAACCGACTGAACAGTATTGACGAAGGAACGGAGGAGGAGCTTACCTGCATACTGACCGGTCAACGTTCCTGCGAAGGCCGCAGGATTTGCAAAAAGCACATCCACTGCCGCAACAACGTTTACGGCGTCATCAGCCACGTGAACATTGACAGCACCGATAGTCTGAAGCCGATGACGATTAAACTCAGCCTTAATCTCATTGGCGAGAGTAATCGCTGTTCCAAGATTCGTTGCGTTAGACGCAAGAACAGCGTTTATCGTATCCGGAGCTGGATGGAAAGCGCCAGTAACCCGATGAGCGTTATGGCGCAGTCTTGCTTCATTCAAAAGCGTTATGGACGTCGTGAGATCTGTTGCAGCAGGAGACGTTATGGTATTAACGACGTCAGCAATCGTGTGGAAAACAACAGACGGTATGTGAAGGTTAAACTGAGTCTTGATATCGTTTGCAAGAGTAACGAGCGTAGCTGTAGCGGTTGCTATGTCGGCCGCTGAAGCTATGGTTCCGTTGATGGCGTTGGCGACTGCTGTAGTTGAAGTCGTTGATCCTGACGGAAGAATTGAAGTAAAATCAGTTCCGTCAATATTGAACCTAAACTGATCAGTAACCGATGCTGAAATATTGAATGGTCCGGCGTTTCCACTAACTTGGAATCCAGGCTGATTGATCGAGTTGTAAGACCCAGTGGCTTCCAAATTGGACTGGAGGCCGATTTTAGACGCCGCGTCAGTTTGGCCCGAAAGAACCGGGATCAAAACCTTGGTTCTAGAAAGATCATTCAATCCAGAAGGTGCTGCTGCTGGAGTCTTCGTGCTCTGAAGACCCAGAACCTGTTCGGTTCCGTAAGTGATAACTGTTGCCACTCCACCAGAATTGGGAGTGGAAACAACGTTCACTGTATCATCAATAACATGAACGTTTCCGTTCGTTGTATTGAACTGAACGCGATGAGAGTTAAATACGGTCTTCAGTTCATTAGCGAGTGTGACGGCAGTCGGAAGATCGACAGCTGCAGCCGCCGCCGATACGTTAATTATATCAGCGTTTGGATGGAAAACTACGCTGACTCTGTGGGCGTTGTAGTCACCCTGCATCTCGTTTATGAGAGTAATAGCAGATGCAAGTGAGGTTGCATCAGGAGATGTAACCGGGTTAGCGACGTCCGCTGCAAGATGATATGTCGTAGATGCAATATGAGAGTTATAATCCGCCTTCAGCTCATTTGCGAGATCGATAACAGTCTGTTCATTGACCGAGTTCGCAACAGCCGAGAGCGTAGTGAGAGCGCTCACATCGATTGGGCTGAGCGAAACACCATCAACTTCAAGAACGAGACGATCCGTCGCCGCGAAAACGAGAGTTGCCGGAGTAAACACCGGCTGACCGGCGAGAGTTGCCGGATAAGCCGTAGACATGTTCACGCTGATCGGAACACCGTCAATAATGACGCTCCCGAAAATGTTCGACCCTGGGGCAAACAGATCGTACGGCTCCGCGTTCGCATTGGTGAACGAAGCGTGAGTCGCCGGTTGCAACGTGAAAGTAATAGTCGCAGTTTCAGAAACCGGGTTCCCACCGAATTGAATCGCGTCGGGATTGAGTTCTGAACCACTCGGGAAATTAACCGATTGGGGAAGAGCCGTCTTCGTTCCGAATCTCATACTCAGAAGATTACGACCCTGAGCTTGGGATGCGACGTTATACGTACCAACACCAGTAGAACCAGCGTTGATGACCGTCAGGGTATAAGTGTCATCCTGAATACGATTGTACCAGAATGTTGCGTAAACTCTATAATCCGCTGGAACCGGATCTTTAAGAGTTATATTATTGGTCACAGAATCAACCGCAAGAACGGTGACCGGAGGACGCCCGAGAGCGTCGCGGACCGTTTTTCCAACATAAGCAGTAACCAGTTCAGGCTGATCGGTTGGAAGATCAATTCTGCCATTCGTTATGGCATTGAATACAGAAGTTGAAAGAGGCGTATCACGCCCATTTCCGGTCGTAGGCTGGAGCGGAAGCGTCCAAACATTCGTCTCGATCGAATTTGTAGTCGGATTAGTAAATCGAGCACACTCTATCGCAAATATGCGATCATCGACAAGTAACCCAAGAACTTGGGTTCCATCGAAAAACGTGGTTCCGGTTCTCGTTCCCGGCTGAACCTGGAAGGCGGTACCCCACTGAATTATGGACTGATCGCCTTGGTTTATGACGATGAAATCGGGGCCGTTCAGATAGTCCCGACGGCCAGGGGATATGCCGACATTCCCGGTCGAAACGATATTTGAATTCGGGAGATAATCGAAAGTATCTTGGTATGTGTTGAAGTAGTATTGAATAGTAACTATCGCTGCATTAAAAGGAGCAGACGAAAGAGTCACTAAACGATTGGCACCGTCCACCGCCGAAGCGAGAACCTGAGTGCCATTAACCATAACCACGACCTTCGAAGGATCAGTGGTCGTAATGCCACCATCAGACCCGTCAACGATCGGACCGTTGAATACTCGGAAACTACGATTTCTATTCGTATATGCGCCCGGATTGAGTCCGAAGGTTCCGTTGGCGTTTCCTGAACCAATCAGAACGTTTCCTTGAGCAACGAGCTGAACGTGATTCAAGGCCTGATTATCAACATGGACCGAGGCTGTGAGACCCGGAATGGCCGCTATATTAATAGCATTAGCCGCTGAAGCAGCGGTATATGTAGCCGCCGGGAAAACGATCGTCGAAGAACTGGCCGAATCATTGACATTAACGATTAATGTGTCGTTAACACCAGTAACTATGACATATGTCTCTACTCTCGGAACAATCAGAACGGCAGATCCGAGCGTCACCTGAATCGAGACGTCATCGGTGATTCTGGTATCTTTACGGTGGAAATAATAATTAACTGTAACAATATCAGTAGGCTCAGGAGCAATTAAAAGAGAGACGATGCCGTTAGTGCCATCAACACCAGAAACAGATACAGGTTGGCCATTGACAGAAACTGCAACGCGGTTAGCGTCAAAGGCAGTCCGCCCGATGCCAGTCCCATCTACGATCGGATAGTTCCGAACTCGGAACTTGAAAAGATCCCCGGTTTGGTTACCAAGGACCGGGTTGGTGTTAGTACCACTAACAACCCAGCGGGCAGCGACGTCTTCTCCGAAGATCGGAGTATCGGATACGCTGCTAGACCCACGGACAATTTCATAATTGTCCTGAGACATAGATTCTTGGCCTGTGCCAATTAGTACAGGTATACGAAGACCACCTAAAAGTTGACCGACGGCCGGTTCAACTAAGGTGCTCGTGTAAACTCCAGGAGGTGCGTATGTGGTGAAAGGTCCGATTCCCATTTTCCTGATTCCCTTCCTAATCTAGAAGGTCTACGTCTTGGTCTATGTACTAAAAAATCCGCAAAACAAATCTATGTATGAGTTTCTTGAGACCGGAAGGGCTCAAGAAACTCAAATCATAGAAGCCTCAACAATGAGACTAGGCTGATTTATTAATATCTAAGACTTTTTCGAAACTTCTCTTAAAGTTTCGAAAGCTTTTTGACGTACTGCCAATTTTTCAGGAGAAGTCGGCATCATTTTATTACCGATTTGAGTTATAGAATTGGTACCAGATTCTTTTCTTACTTTGTCTCGGGCAGCTTTTCTATCATTAATTTTTCCCCATTTTTTCTCAGAAGATCTTCCGACAGCCTTATCTAAGGTCGGATAATCCAAATCATGAGACCCTGAGTTTCCAGGTGTAGAGGACTTAAAAGTAAAATTCACTGCGGAAACTGGTTGTCTTTTCGCCCATTTATTGCAAACAGGACATTTATGCTTTTCGAAAAAATTTTTAATATCTTCTGAATTAACTAAAATTTCTTCGAAACCAACATCGCAATTTTTGCATGTGTATTCAAATACAGGCACGATAAACTATACTAAAGAGATCTAATGGAATCGAACTATGTCACAAAATTTCTAACGAGTTCGCTCATATCCGATATTCCGACCGATAATAGTATTCACCCCTGCAACTTCCACAGGAGAACCGATTTTCAATAAATCGTATGGGAATGTTCCATCCAAATAACCAGTTTCTTGTTCTGCTGATTTAGATGTCATACGGATAGCTTCGACTTCGATCGGGAGAGGAATGTATGACTCCCAGTCTACCCGAAGAGAAAGCGAGATTGTGCTATCATAAAAATAATCGTCAGTGGCTTCATTGTAAACTTCTTCGCTCTCACCCCCTGGGGAAATATCGAGAAGTTCTATGCCTAAAAATCCGAGATCATTTTGGCGCTCAAGCATTTTAATTATCACATAATCGCTCATTTTTTCTCGGTCTTCAGCGTCCCGAGTAAAAACTATAAGTTCAGTATTGATTTCAAATTTCCCGCCATAAATTGAGGCAGTATCAACTCTTTCGTCAGTCACAACAATAGATAACCGGTCTCCTTTTTGAGCCCGATCACCAAATGCTATAACGACTCCAGGAATTGAAGTAGCATCAAATTCTTCTGATTTAAAATCAAGTGGACCTTGATCCGGGATTATGAATCGATAATCAGCAGAAACTGAATACCCAGTAGGAGTTGGTTTTAAAAACGTTACATATCCGGTCGTATTTTCAACAATAAAGTCTACACCTTCTAGAAGAGCTATTCTTTGATCTAACCAAAGCCTAACGGACCCTGGATAGATATTTTCATGAGAAAGCTGGGCATCAAAATCACCTGAACTAGAAAAAACAATCAGTGGTTCATTAGTAATGGTCAAAAGAGGAGTTATAACAAATTTCCCAGGAATATTATGAGCTTCATCCGGAACTTCAGTTATTGATATATTATATACGCCAGGATGACTAGGAAAAATGTTCCTTTTTGGGGAAATCTTATAAAGCAAATCCGAATTTTCCCGAACCCACTCAATAGTAGTCCCAGGAAAATCCGTGTAATAAGCAAGCATACAAAATGAAGAAAGACAACCGATATAGTTATCTGCAGATAGTCTAACTCGATCTGCAGAAGTATTATTTAGTATAATCCCACGTTGAGGCCTTTCGGTAAAGGCGAATTTATTTTGAACGTTTTGAGCGTCACCCCGGTATCTGGGGTGACTCTCTAATATTGAACGAAGCTCATGTATGAGCTTCTTCTTAATAGGTGAACTGAGCCAAGAATATTGCACATCACGCCTTCGTTATCGACGACGACGCTTTGGAGAATCTGATGCATCAGATTCAGAAGCTTCCACAGGTTCAGAAGCTTCCACAGGTTCAGAAGCTTCCACAGCAGGAATTTCTTCCTGAGAACCCCCAGTATTTTGGGGAGGCTCTGGGGCTAAAGGGAGCGAAGGAGGATCGACTTGATTAGTCGGTTGACCTGAGGGAGAAAGTATACCAACAGAAGCGTTATGAGATATAACGTCTTCAACAGTCGTGATTATCTTTCCAACAGGAACGCCACGAAAATAATTATCCATATTAAGTATTCCGCATTAAACAGGTATCAATCAATCCATCTGACTCAATAATAACAGTCCGGTAGACACAGCTGTCATAGGGTCAGCAGCAGCCCTTATATCTGAAACTTGAAACGGGAACTTTCCTGAATGAAGTTTAAATCGTTCCTTAAATTTCTCCAAAAATCCATTAGCCAATGAAGTCCCGCCGGAAACTATTATAGGAACTGGTTTCGGTATGAAAAGCTCACTTTTTACATTATGAAAATGAGTAATGATATTATCTATAGTATAATCTATGAGAGTTTGAACGAACAAAGCTATAGCTTCTTCTTCCCGAGTTTCAGGTTTAGTTATGTCTACAGATTTAGACTTACCTTCTTTAATAGAACAAATTCGAGCAGCTGTAGTGCCAACAGCTTTAGCGGCTCCACGATCTATGTAATCCCCGCCTCTCCCTAAAGAGAACTCCATGGCACTCATGGCGTTATAGGCAAGACAAACATTAGTCATACCAGAACCATAGCTTATCCCAAGGCCAGAAAAATTTTCATTACCACACTCTGAAAATATGATGGCTAAAGCTTCATTAACATCTATGGCATCGTATCCAAGCTCAGTCAAAATTTTCTTTAAAACTGCTTTATGATATGTGATATCAGAATCATTAACATCAACAGCCGGGGCAGGGACTGAATAAGCACATTTTTCATTAGGGACTGTAGGATCTCCTAATATTTTTTTCATCATCAAACTGATAATTTGTTGAGAATCAAGTTCTCCTGAAGCCATCAATCCTCCAGACATTGGGCGGCGAGCTTCACGATTAAACAAATTAGCGGTTTCTAAAGCTTCGTCGCCCAAGACTAAAAGACGATCCCCGAGTTCTACGAAACTCGTGTTACTCAACTTAAGCATTCTCTTCTTATCAGGTTCTAAATCTATAAAAGCATTTCGAATTCGATTAGTGGATACTTTTTTCCCAGATCGACGAGCGGCCACCAAGTTCATGGTGCCAACGTCTATAGAGCAACCTGGAACGATTTCAGACTTTTCCATATGTGTTTCTTTCCTAGCCATTCCAGTATAACATTACTTCTTAGATCTTAACAAAGAACCAAGTTTTCTACTCACATCTTCAATATCTTCTTTCTGAATTTCATTAGATTTAATATTCATATTTGATTCAACTCCATCCGGGACTATCTTACTAGGTATGAATACCGGATCATCCGATTTTTTCATCGGAGACTGAGCAATCTGTCCAGATGAAGGCATTATTTGATTTACGATAGTTGTCGGAGTATTAGATTTTTCCGAAAGCATTTGAAGAATCATATCCATTTTTGAAGAAAGTTCTGAAATGGCTTTTGATTGATCATCGTGAATTATGATTTTGACGGGGTTCGGCTTTTGAGGGGGAATTATAGATTTTGGAACCGGAATATCCGGGGTGGATGTGAATGGCCAAATTTTAAGCACAGGAATTTGCTCTTGTCTAACTATTCCAGCCATACGAACCAAATCTTTAGACTTTGAGGCAATGTCAAAATCTACTATACGGGAATCACCTTTCCCACTCAATTTAACTCCTATATCCTCAATAATTATATCTGAAGATATCTGATTTATCAATTTAATTTTGAGAAGCATATTTAGATATCGCTTTTTCAAGTTCTGGAAGAAAATTCTTCTTAGTTATATCACTTAACTTATCAAGAAACTCTTTTATTATTCCTTCAGGGTCTCGTTTAGGATAAATGAATTCAGTATCAGTTTCTCTCGCTGTTCTTTTTAATTTAAGAGAAACTTTACCATTCCTTTTTACGGAAAGACCACGAGGAGCTACTAAAGCTATCTCATGTTCAACTAATCGGTCTTTCGAATTCTTTCTATTATCCGTCCGCGCGTCTATAGCTGGAGAACGAGCGTCTCGAACTCCAAGAACTCTGGCTGGCCCGGTTTTTACAATCCCGTAAGACCTAGAGGCTCTTTCAATCTTTTTTTCTTTTATTTTTTCAGCTTTTTCTTTTGCTTCTTCTGATTTTTCTTGTTCAATTTCGTCTATAGCTGATGTGTCGAGAAGAATTTCAAAAGTTATGGAGTGTCCGGTTACATGAGCATATACTTCATAATCTTTAAGATACTCAGAATCCGCAAAACCGGATGAATCTAATACTTTCTTTAAAAGAACAAGTCCATCTTTAGCTATATTATCTACTATATTATCTAGTATTCTATCGACTACCGTATTTAATTGAGTCGCATAATTTACGTTTTTTTTCTTTTGCATACTCATCGCCCTTAACGACGCTCATGAGATAGGATAATTTTCCGATTTAAATAAAGGAACTAGTACTGAGTATTTTGGAATGTAACGGTGGCCCCTCGAATCTCATGTTCATCCGGGATCCGTTGAGACTCCGTGACCATCGGAGTTGCGTTACCTTTTCCAGGAATAGTATAACGAGTTTGTGGAAAAACAAGAACTGTCGTATCAAGAACTGGAATTTTATATCTAATATCTTGTTCATCTAAGTGAGAAATAGTGAAAAATTGTTGGAGTTGCATACCCCGATTTGTCGGCATTCGAACAGGACCTATCCCATAACGATCGCCATTCAGTTTAACTACAAAATCCCTTTGAGAAAGAAGAGGACTCGGACTAGTCCAAGTCTCGTACGAGTGATCTAAATTTCTTCCACGATTTGCTTGTTTTATGGATTTGTCCGCGTCGTCCGGAGCTATTACTATATCATAAGGACCAGAATATCCACCAATAATCCCCGTTCCATAACAAACAACACAATCAGAAGAAGGTTGTTTGTATATGGAAGAGTTACAACCACAATTCGGTCCTACGACTCTTCTAATAAATAATTTGACTCGTTCTCCTCCCATTTGGAGAATCCAACGATTACGACGCACTGCTTCTTTCCAAATCCAATCGAGCTTCTCAACTTCTTGATTGTTCGTTTGCGAAGCTCGATCAAGAGGAGTTTCTATGAGTTGATTGCATTCAGGATCATATGCGACAGTGGTTAAACGATAGAATATCCTTTGGGCTAAATCTGTTGGAACAAATGATTTTACGTATTTGTAGGTAGCGAGAACAACATCGCTTGGATTCGTAGGTAAAACTGGTTGAATTTGTTCTTTATTACCAACATCAAAAGATGGATAGATACCTAAAGAAACCTCCCCTAAGGTTGAATCAATTTTTTCAACAAATGACTTTTTTCCATTAATAGTGACCTGGACATTTAAATTCGTCCAGTCAGACAATCCCGGAAATTGGTCTAAATGGATAGGACGTTGAATAGTCCTAAATACATATCGAGAACTAGGGTCTGAAGTTGGTCCTCTTAAAATGAAAGAATCGGATACGTTTTCTTGAACCGCCATCCGTATGTCAGATCTATCTCTATAAAATGTAGACCCGATAGGAACTTGGGTTAAACGAAAATATGGACCAAAGGCCGAGTCAAAACTCCGATAAACATTGACCCCTAAAATATTAAATGTGGTATTAGCCGCAATTTCTGCCGGATTCGTCCAGCGGATATCTACGACTCCTTTTTCGAAACCCGTAGAGGCTAGAACGTTCAACGGCGCTAACGGGATAGCCGGATAAATTTGTTCTAGAATTTCAGGGTATCGATCAGGAGGTGCGGGCATCCTATAACAGGATGGGAATCAACAACTTATTGTATGGTTGGGGCCGGAGGAGTCGGTTCTTCAACCGAATGTTGAGGAGCCTTTACCTGAACAAGGGCTGACCCATCCTGATTTATTTTCATTTGGACAACCATGTCTGGATTGAGTCCAGATTCTTTGGTTGCCGCTAAAACCGTAGATTTTTTAGCCTCATAAAAACCATCGAGCTCCATGAGCAGTGTCTGGGCTCGAAGAACTATCTGGCTGTGTTCAACCGAATGTTGCGCAATTGCGCTATCCAAACGGGCGATTTGGTCTAGAGTCTCAGGCTTGAGCTGAATTTTGACAACGTTGGGAGCTTGGTCCATCCCAAACATTACCAAGCGAATTTATTGAAGTAAATCTTCTTCGAGGAACGAGCTGAAATTCTGAGCAGATAAAATAGCGTCTGATGCTGCTTTTGCTTTTGCCGTTTTATCAAAAGAAGAAATCGGTCCGAACCAAACCAAATCAAAATCTCCTTCGTAAGAAACCTGAATACCAATATTTTGATCAAGATCTATTACTTGTGAAAATACAAGACCATACTGTTGATTAAGATTATCTAATCCACTTATTTCATCAAAGACTTCAGATTCAACGGAATCTGAATTATTAAGAGCGTTAAATAGTGTATTTTCGATGTCAGCCCAATCAATAGGCCCTTCTGCTATTTTAGATATAATTTTCTTTAAATCCCTCGCAACTAGATTCTTATCAGGATTTTTTGAAGCCTGAATAGCTGATGCAATACGACGAAGAGCTATAGCAACTTGTGAAGGCTTCATATTAGTTATGATCTAAAAAAAAATTTATGTATCTTCGTAATTAGGGTCATCAATTTCTGACCCGGCTTCACCAAGCTCGTCCATATCTTCGACCATGAATTGGTCACTAGTAGCAATTTCAAAAGCAATCGGCTTCACTAGAACATTTGAAGCTGAAATCTGAAAACTTCTTGAGACGGAAGTTACGGCTGAACCGAGGGACGCCATTATTTCCCGTTTAAGCGCCCGAGTAAGTTTGTCTTTAGATACATTTCCTTCAAAATCAACACTGAAAGATATTTCAGCCCGGCACGAATATTCAGTCTCAGGAGCCGTAATAGACTCCAAAATTCTAGGTTGGGAGACCCGAGCTGGTTTTTTAGATTTTAAACCGGTCTTCTTCGGTTTTTTCTTTTTCTTCTTCGCCGCTTCCAGATTCATGGAAGCTACCCGAATGGCAATATTATTCATATCCATAGGTTCAATGTTTATTTTTAATGAACGATTTAACCAAACACAATATTATGATCAAGGAGCTTCCAGGGTAACAATTACACCTTCATCCTCTGACTCCCAACCATCAGAGAATTTATCATAAAACCCGGGAGAAATTTCCATATTTCCAACAATTGTCCCAGGGCGATGATGGTCGATCATAAATTTCCCAGTTTTAAACCCATCTCTTTCAATTAGTTCTTTTGCTTTATTAATAGCGTTATCAAGTCCAATTTCTTGATCAAACATGATTCCAATCATCACTTCTTCAAATTCCGAGTCACCTTTGAATGGAAGTTCATCCATATCCATTCCTGCTATTTCAGCAATAATTTTCTTTAAATCCCTCGCGACGAGCCTCTTATCAGGATTCTTTGAAGCCTGAATTCCGGAAGCAATACGACGAAGGGCTATGGCAACTTGTGAAGGCTTCATATTAACTTAAAAGAAAAAAAAAATCCTATTATTTCAATTGTAAAATGGTAAATCTGCCAAAAGCAGAGAAACCCAAACAGGAGAAACTCGAAATGAAGAAATCCAAGATCGATAGTATGTCAATCCAACAACTCCAGGAGATAATAAATTCTAAACATTTAAAACTCCATAGTCTATCTTCCAAGCGACAGTCTATGGAGTCCGAACTCAATAAAATAACCGAAGAAATTCTTGCTTTGTCCGGAACAAAGCAAGAAGAATCGAAAAAACCGAAAACTGCTAAGAAAACTGCTAAGAAAATTACTAAGAAAATTACTAAGAAAATTGCTAAGAAAACTGCGCCGCAAGAAGAGAAATCTTCAGATAACCCCATCTACGAGCAGGCATGGGCCGCGGCGCATTCATTTAAAAAATTATCGAACGGTCGAATTATCAATTCAACCCCGATTCAAACCCTTATCCATAAGATTTTAAGCAAATCTGTAAATCCTATGAATGCAGAAGAAATTATAAAGGAGCTTAAAGCTTCAGGGTTTAAATCTTCCGCTAAGGACTGGAAGAAGATGCTTTCTTCTGCTTTCTACAATCATAAGAGATTGTTCAGTAGTCCGAAAAAGGGGTTATATACTATCAAGAAGTGAGAGCTGTCTCAACAGATCCAATATAATTTTGGTGGTACCAATGCCCACCATATTCAGTTTTAAAACGCTGGATACTGGATAGGGCATCTTCCGGGCTGAAATTAAATACAGTCCGCAAGATAGCATAAGCTGCAGCCGGAGAACGGCTACCGCCCATCTGGCAATGGACATAGACCTTAGAAGAAGGGTCTTTCAGTGCGACTTGGGCGAAATCTATCAGTGTCTTCCAATGCTGGACAGACGGTGCGGATCCATCATCTGGTGTTGGAAGATGACATAAAATTGCTTCAGGAACTTTGCCTGAATCCGAATGCTCGGATTCTACGGAGATTACTGATGTAACCCCGAATTTATTTTGCATATTTTCAAAATCATCAGAATTGTTAATCGATCCACCAACTAAAATTCGAGGATGTGCCCACCAGCGAACAGCCGGGTGGTCTATATACATTCTATTTATATAACGTTCAGCTAAAGCTTCAGAATCTAGATTATCCATTAAAGACTATACTTTCTTTCAATCTCATCATATGTAACTTTACGGGGTCCTCCATAAAACTTCGGGGGGAGCAATTAACTTCCCAAGTCATAGAAACTTGAGAAGGCTTCACGCCAATTTAAAAAAAACTTTATCTATATACTAGTTGCCTTCAGAATCGACTCCAGTAAGACCATCAATTTCACCAGTTAACATTCTCATAGATTCGTCAGAACTCATGTCACCGTGATTTTCAACTGAATTTAACGCGTCATCAATGGATTCGACTGAATCAAATCCAGTTTCAGACCATCTATTCATTAAATCCTCAGAATTTTCAAAAAAATATGCTGTTCCGTCTGAACCACGTTCTGTAGATGAATCATCTGAATTATAATTTTTCACAGCGTTCTTAAAATCGTTGATATTAATTGGTCCATAAATTTCCCATATTGCACTTCCAGCGTGGGATGTAAATAACAAATAAGGTTTGAGAAGGCCAAGAAGAGCCACTTTAGCTATGATCTTCTTTAGATCTCGAACTACAAGCCTTCGGTCAGGCTTCTTTGAAGCCTGAATTCCGACAGCGATACGACGTAGAGCTATGGCGACTTGAGAAGGCTTCATATTAAATTAAAAATCAAAAAAAAAAATCAAAAAAAAAATCTAAACTTGAGAATTCATACAATGCTCAAGAATTTCTTCAAGATCGAAACCCTCTAAATTTTCATCAACAGGACCCATATTATATGCATCTGGCTCAATTTGATCTGAAACATCTTCCCCATCTTTAAGAAGAACAAATCGAACGTCATTAGGATCAAATCTTCCATCAAAATCTATAATATGCCCGTTTGGAGTACTAAATTGAAAAACTCCATCGATAACTGGGTAAGGGGTGTCTCGTGTTAACGGTTTATGTTCTCTAATATTAACTTTTAAACACTTAATCCCATCCATATTATTCATGCCTGCTATTTTAGATATAATTTTCTTTAGATCTCGAGCAACTAGATTCTTGTCAGGATTTTTTGAAGCCTGAATTCCGGCAGCGATACGACGTAGAGCTATGGCGACTTGAGAAGGCTTCATATTAAATTAAAATCAAAAAAAAATTTAATCACGCAGCTTATAGACAAACTTCGTTTTAGCAGGAGTAATTCAACTAAACAATTCAACGAAAAAGCCTCTCGAGGCTTCACTGTTTTAATTTGAAGCCTCGAGAGGCTTAAAAACCAATAAATCTGCGCGGAGTTAGGGCACCCCTACCAACTGAAGGTCCAAAGCTGCTCCGTATGCCGATACCAAACTTTGACTGTTTTAACCCACGCATTATCAAAACAGTACTTTTCGCGGCTACGACGAATTCTTTAAATCGTTCATTTGCGTCACTAGCCATTGATTGATATTTCGATGATCTTTCAATAGAAAGAGACACTCCGCCTATCGAATAATCAAATTCATCTGCGACCCAATTTAAGGCAATAGCTTGAATAGCGTGTACCATAGCTCCAGTTAAAAGAAGCGTTCTCCAATTCCGATGTTGAGTCATCAATTGATCTAGAGTTTGATAAAATGTTTGAGGTGGATACATATTTACAGAATCATTAGATATAGTTAAAAACTCGAGGAGTTCAGCGTCTTCCCAAAGAAATCCAAAAACCCGATTGAACTGATTTATGCTTTCTTCTCCAGTCGGAGGAGAAAAATGATAATTTCGCCCAGGATTATTGTCCCGGAGCATGATTCTTAACCCACGGATCAAATCTACTTCTATAGGAGTTGCGCTTGGCAAATTTGACATTTGTGTGGCAGTATCAACTATATTGAATTCTTGAACAATTTGAACTTGAGGAGAATTTATAAATTCGCGGAAAAACCACCTTATACGATAACGTCCTAAATTAGCATCGGAAGGAACAATGAAACTCGCGTAGTATTCGCCAATCGAAGGATTTATTGGAGTCCTGTTTGCAGGCTGAAGGAGCACTTCAGTTGAAGTAGTAAAATCATATATACTATAAGAAATCTCGGCCGCGTTCTTAGGCGAACCATCGCGCGTTTTTAGAAATAAATCAAGACCATTTCTTCCTAGCTCTTGATATCTTCTAAATAAAACTGATGCCATTTAAACATATTACTTAATAAACTTGCATCACATGGTGTTAATCAAAATTCAAAAGATGCTTGTGGATCTGGAAACCAGTCTCCATGCTTTAAACTTTCTGATTCATTTCGAAAAGATTTAAAATCATATTTCTTTTGTTGTTTTCCTTCATTTAATCGGATTAAATCTCCAGGTTTTCCAGTGTTAACAATAAAAGAAATGGCACTAGGGATATCTATGAATTTATTACTTTTAGTTTTTAGATACATATCTAAATCAATCGGGCTTACGTCAGGATTTTTAGAAATATCTGAAACATCAAGTATTATAGACCCTGGATTTTTAACGATCAAATCCCACGAAAGAAAAAGTATATCTAAATCGCGAGCTTCGTTTGCCTTTAAAGGACGGATGACACTGGTTTTTCTAAGTTCAGAAAATATTCCTCCTCCACTTCCTTCAGAAGAATCCACATAAAATTCGGCGTTTCGTATAGGATGTTTTATATCTTTATATTTCAACTGATAACTAATATTTGGCCTATACCAACGTTTCATACTAGTTTTTGAAATTTCTAAATTATGTTTATCAAGAATTTTTAAAGTGTCACCTGGATTTTTAGCGTTCCCAAGATCAGAATTTATATTATTCATTTCTGAATCAGAAATTAAATTTTGTTGTTTTTCAATTATTCTATTTTGAGAAGCTTTCTTCTTCTTACCTTTCAGAGATTTAAACATTTCAACTTGTTGAAGACGTTTTTGAGCTTCACCTTTAGTAGGATAGCATCCTCCTGACCAATCAGGATTTTTTGGAGATTTAACACAATATCCCTTCCCAGGAGTTTTCTTTATATATGCCTGATGTTCAAAACCGGCAATTCGTATGGCTATGGATGCTAAAGAAAAAATATTCATAATTATTTCAAATAATTAAAAACATATTAACCACTCAAGTTATGGGCGTGGTTGTTCTGGCTATGACTATGCGCTGGATCCGTGACCACATGGGTATGCCCTGTGTCCGACACGCTGATACCAGTCGTGTGACTTGTAGCGGAAGCTCCGGTCGTGGCCGAGTTGATGGTGTGGGTATGCGACGCCTGCCCAACAGTCAGGGAGTAGGTGTACCAGACATCTACTCCATGGTTACCATGATGAGGACTAACGGCATCAAAAGTCCCATTCACGGTGTCCGCAAGAGCAAAACTATCGTTGACCCCATCTACGCTGACCTTGAGGAACGCTGTAACACCCTCTACGGGGATACCAAAACCATTGCCTAGTCCGATTGTAGCTGAGAACCCAGCTCCTACGACTAAGCTGTTTACGAAGTTGGTGAGTGAGAAGAATGGCTTAACCCCTACTGCCGTACCCCCGCCACCGGGTTTGGTGAAAGTCTCTGAAATAACGGCACCCCCACGACCAGTCCCGTTAACCGTGACCGTTCCGCCTGTCCACCCAGCGGGGAAGGAGACATCCATGCAACGTGGCACACCGGGTTGTGCAGTCGGAGCAGCGGAGGCGGCATTCTGTGCAAGGGTCCCTTGGCTTGTGCCATCAACCTCGGTGGTGTTCAGGGAGTACCACCCAGTGAGAGTGAGCGCATTATTCGTGGCAGTCGTGGCAACGGCTGTGTGGGTGTGTCCCGGATCTGTCAGGGCGTGAATGTGCCCAGGATCTGTGACTGAGGGAACGGCATTGCCTAAGTTAACAGTAAGCCCGGTCGTAGCCGAATTGTTCGTTGCTGTTGTTCCGACAACAGTTAAAGGATCTATTCCGCCTGTCTGGTGAGAAGTAGCATGAGGAGCCGGGGGTCCGCCTGAAGCGAACGAAATCCAGGTCACCCCGTCTGCCCAATTCGGAGCGTGCTCTGTTTCGTTCCAAATCATGCCTCCAGACGGATATTGGGCTGCACTTGGTCGAACCAGAGTGGTGAATTGCTCTGGAGTAAAAAACATTTGAGCGACAATGACGCCCGCGTCATGAAATTTACGAATCGTTCCTTGATCGAAAGAAAGAAGCGATCGACTCGAACCTGGAATATCAATATACCCACCGACCGGAACATAGCAATGGACTTTTCGAAGCTGATTCTCGTAACCTACATCAAGATCATTAATCAAAACGTTGTTTGTATTTGGGCGACCATTCGCCATCAGACCCGTGTGGGTCAGACGGATTAAAAGGACAGGTCTTGGAGAAGGGTTTGGGGTGGAAATTTGTTTACCTAAATCTCTTGAACATTAAGAACGTAAATCTGAAACCCGACTTCATATCAATATTTATGCAAATGACAGGAATTGATTCTGAAGGTTTTTGGGTTTACCCCTTTAAACCCGTTCGAGTCGATGAATCTATCTTTGACAAAATCGACAATTCTAAATATCTCCTCGAGCCGAAATTAGACGGTTTCCGAGTAATTATTATCGCTAATGGTTCAGTTAAACTCTGGACCCGAGAAAAGAAGCCGATTGAAATTCCGGATAATCTGGTTTCCCAGCTTCAGGCTTTGAACCTTAAGAAGGGAACTGTTCTGGACGGGGAAATCTGGACTCCGACAAAGAGAGGGAGCTGGAGACACAATAAGGGCGTCCAGTGCCTCATTTCCCTTTGGGACGTCATTCGAGACGGGGAAGTTAGTCTAGGTCGTCTCCCGATCGAAAAACGAAGGGAAATACTTTCCCGTGTCATCGGACCTGGTACGGAAGATATCTCGGTCGTCGATCAGTTCCCGATGAACAAGGAACGATTCGAAATCATCAAGAAATCAGCCGTCGAACATAGGTCGGTCACCGGCACTCGGTCCGGATTTGTTCATGGAGTGGTCCTGAAGCGTCTCGGATCTCCAAGACGGGATCATGCGACCCGTAGTACAGAGCACCCGGACTGGCTTAAGCTAGTACTCCCGAATATGGAGTCAGGCATTATTTATTAATTTTAGATTGTCTAAGAATATTTGATGGAAGAGGTCCTTGACCCATTGAATGTTCATATTTAACCCCTGGAGCCCCAGGATTAAATGGAATATTCAGTTTTTCTCGAACTTCGTTTTCAACTTGATCTCGAAGTTTTACTATTTCGTCTCCAGATAAATAATCTGTAAATACATATGAATGGTATCCGCCACTCGGGTCTCCTTTATAATAATCAGCAACAGCAGTATAATCTACATCATAACTATGAAGTTTATCTCCGTTTTTGGCCGTATATGTCCAAACATCAGGCAACTCCGGATGTTCTAAAGCTTCATCATAATACGGAGTGCCTGGATAAGTTGTGATAGTCGTTACATCAAAATCTGCGGGATGAACTTGAAGCAGCCAATCTCGCACGTCCATTATGGATTTTTCTGACTCTCCAGCGTGACCAACACTCATCAAAGCTTTTACTTTAAGATCGTGACGAGCTGCGATCTCCATCACTCGATTATTATCTGCTAAATCGGCTCGTTTGTTTATATTTTCAAGTATCCGATCATTAGCAGCTTCAAATCCGCAAAGAAGCCACCGAAATCCAGCTCTTCGCATAGCTTGAGCCTGCTCGTCAGTAAACAACTGACTCTTAATGAAACCTCGTAATCTAAACTCAACTCCAAGTTTCTCTTGTAAATCCGCAATAGAGTTCATAAGCTCAATAATTGTTTTTGATACATTAAGTTCGTCGTCATAAAGCATAAACCCAGTATAGCCGTAATTTTTATGAAGATGCTCAATTTCTCCAACAATGCTTTCGGTGGATCTCGTACGAATCCTCCGGAGCATATTACTGTTTCTTCCTCCGCAAAATGTGCAACCAAACGGACACCCAAGTTGAGCTATTAAACTAGTTGCTGGAAAACCTTCAATTGTGTATTTATATGATTTTATATCAATCAAATGACGAGCGGGCCAAGGAGTAGATCCATAAACTTCATTCGTCATAAACAGACCGTTTTTAGGGTCATCAGCATCAATTACTTTAGAAGCATTTTCACTAATAGCTTGAAAAATAGAATTTTCACCATCACCACTCACAAGAACATTGAAAATTTCTTCAAGTTTCGTTAAGGCTCGGTGAGCTCGACCGATTCGACCGGCTTTTCTCTCAAGTTTAACTGCAGAATGAACTAGAGTAACATGTGGACCACCTGCCACAATTTTCATGTCAGGACGAGCGTTGCGAATAGACTTAACTATTTTTACGGCCGCAGGGAGTTGAGGAGTTGTGATAGTTAAACAAGCTATGTTTGAAGAAGAATTTTTAGCCTGAATCGCAGAAACTTCTTCAAAATTATCAATCCCTGATAAATCTAAAACTTCAACAGAATGCCCGGCCGCTTCAAGACTCGCGGCTACTTTCAAAATTCCTAAAGATATGAATACACGTTCATCAAGTAAAAAAATAGACGGCGGCACTATAAGAAGTACCGGAATCTTTTCTATTTGAGAGCGGGCGTGACGGGTTAAATGAGAGGCTGGGAACATCTTTTTAACTCTAACTTATTCATAATCAAACTCTCAAGATCAGAAGAAAGTTTTTCCCATTTATGTTTATGGGCAAGACTTTTTGCTTTAAATATGACACTATTCCGGAATTTTTCATCATTAAGAGAACGAGATATTATATCAGCAAATTCATTTAATCTATTCTTCACCGGGGCTTCAACAGTTGGTATAAATGATCCATATATTTGACCTAAAGCATCAACGGAAGAAATGACTGGAACAGCTCCAGCAGCGCAAGCCTCCATCGTTGTTACAGAAAATCCTTCTGTAAAACGGGCAGTATCACATGGGTATGCCAGAACTTCAGCTTCTGACATTTCTTGAGCTATTTCTTCTCGACTAACTGACCCAACTCTTTCTACGCCTAAATCAGCAAATCTTTTAAAAGCTAAATCTATATACCTAGCTCTATACCCATATTCCATTGAATCAGGGTATATAGAGTGTTCTTGACCAACAAAAACAGACAACCAGTAATCCATGTTATAAAATATTTTCAAATGAGCATGGGGAGCATTTTTCTTAATACGAGGCCAAGCCTGCATCAAAAGATGAAGTCCTCTGTCAGGAGAGGAGGCATAAATAACTCTTCCAGGAACTTTTTTCCCGGCTGAGTATTGACTCGGATCACAACCGTTAGGAATAACTGCCCATTTATTGGGCGACGGTGTTTGAGGTTTAAGAAACTCCATATGAGTTTGTGAAGGACTTGTATAAACATCAACAGATTCGTCATACCCAGGTTGACAATAAGCAAAATCATTAAGTTGCTGATTCATCATCCGCAAATTAGCGTTTACTTGACGAAGAAGATCTGGTTCATTCCAAGAATAGGCGACATCCCAAGTTGGATCAATAGATGATATCTCCGATATATCGCGAATTTTAACTCCTTCCCATTCTCCTGACCCGCCGCCTATGAATAATGAAGTGTTATGACCTTTCTTAGCCATTTCTTTTGCAAACATAAAACAAGAAAGTTCCGAGCCAGTAAGACCCCGTTTAGATGTAAATAATTCATTGACATTAATGGGACGATTCCCCAAACACCAGTTTCCATAAATAAAAGCAATTTTTAAATTCATTATGTCACCAATCAACAAGAGGAAGGCCCTCTTGACCCTTAGTCAAGAGGCACTTTTCCAATCCTTTAGCGAGAACTGACCACTCAAACTTCTTAGCATGATCAACGCATTTTTTAGATAGATTGTCCCTATATGCGTCATCAGTCAAACATTTGATTAATTTTTCTAAATATTCATTTTTATGATCTTTAAACGGGGGAGGAACTGATTCAGCAACTTCTCCCCAAAGCTCACCGAACGCATCGCCAAGACATAGAACGGGAATAGTCCCTGAAGCACACGCTTCTAAAACAACGACACCGAAAGTTTCAGTAAAATAAATAGAATCTAAAGGATAGGCCAAGATAGAAGAAGTTTTCATTTCTTGTTCTATTCTGGAACGACTAACTGATTTATGGACATGAACACCTTTTCCTTCAAGTTTTTGAAGAGCACGCAAAATATAACGAGCCCGGTTCCCAAGTTCAAAGTGTTCATTCGTGAAATACGGCTGCCCGCCAGGATAATAGACCTCAGCCGCGTGTTCTATTGAATGGAAATCATAGAAGACGTGAAGTTCCGTGTTAGGAGCTTTTCTTTTGATATAAGGAAAAGATTCTAATAACCAATGAAGTCCTCTATCTAAAGAGGAAGCCCAAATCAATTTTCCAGACTCTTTATTTTCAGGATAAAATTTAGAACAATCAACGCCATTGTAGAGAATTCTCCATTTATCCTTAGAAAATGACGTATCTTTAGATAAAGCTCTAGCGTGAGTATGAGAAAGAGGCGCTATTATATCAACATATTTTTCCCAACCAGAAAGACTGACGCTAAATCCGTTGCATTGATGATTCAAAAATCTAAATATTCCAGGACCAACTAAAGAAAGAGGGTCCGCAACCGTCCAACAACAAGCTGCGTCCCAACTCTGTTTAGAATAAATGCTTTCCCATTGATCATAAGGAATGCAATAAGGTCCGTTTCCACCCAACGGGTCGGAAGTAGTAAATTTGGTAAATAAATTTACGTCATGACCGAGTTTGGTTAGTTCTTCTGCGTATTTAAAAAAAGCAATCTCAGATCCTGTTAAACCTCTAGAAGAGGTCCAAACATCAACAGGATTAACAGGGTCTCTGACCCCAATAGGATGATTTAAGAAAGCAATTCTCATTAGACACCATTGATAACGTCAGAAGCTGAAGCAGAGCTTGGATAAATTTTATTAGAAACGACAGAATCAACGTTCGTATCAGAAATTAGAACGTCACATTTGATATCAAATAGTTTTGAGTCAAATATATGATCAACAAAATTCGATATCTTTTCTTCATCCCAAGGTCCGAAATGGCGAACTCTATTACCGAGAAGAGCTAAAGATTCAGCCAATTCAAAATTAGACCCCAAAACTACAATATCTAAACCCGGCCAAACAGGTGGAGGGTTAACGAAAGCTTCCACACACACATTTCCTTGACCAGGAACGTCCCCATAAGACTGTATAACAACCTCAGAGGATTTAACCCACCATTTAGATTTTCGAAAATGATCCGCAACAGACCAAACAGTTGGCGCTACTAAATGAGCTCTTGGTTCTGGTTTTAACCAGGAAGAACCACTCTTATACCAAGACCAAGGATGGGCCCAAGAAAGAAATTTACCACGAAACCAGGCTCCATGAGGAGTAACTAAAAGCATTCTTCCATGGCCAGAAAGACATTTTCTGGCCGGTTCTAGTAAATCAACAATAGGGTCGATAAGATGTTCATATGTATCACTACAGGTAGCGACATCAAAAGAATTTTGTATGATATGGTTCGGAATGTTCTTAAAATAAGAGCATATATGCTTAGCTCCAGTATTAAACTGAATAGCTTTCTTGTTTGCTATAGATATTGAATTCATACTCAGATCAACACCGGTTACTTTAAATCCTGACATCCCCCAACGGTTTGTCATAGATCCGTCAATACAACCGAAATCTATAAGACTGCAACCAGGAGTTAATCTATTGGTAATCCAAGTAGACCTTCCTTCAAGTTGTCCTGTTAGAGGATCCGGAAGAATGTTGCCAACTTCTATTGTGAATGGAACCCCGTTTGGATCACGGGGAGTATTTATAGTTTGACTTTTAGAATGATCAAACATCCACTCAATAGATTTTTTAGTTATGTTTAAGGCGCGAGTGGTTGCTTCAGTATGGCGAACTCTATATGGTGCGTTTTCAAGAAATGAAATTGCAGATAAAACTTCATCATTAAGAATGAATTCTCTCCAAATGGTAAGAACCATGGATTGTAATTGATTATCAGTCATTCGAAGAGGAAGTTCTTCGATAAAAAATTCTTCAGGTATGCCCCAAGCTTGAGAATGAGGGGTATTTACAGCAACAGGAAAATCTGTTTCTGAGGGTCCATTAGGACCGATATTTTTACGAGATTCCCAATTCATTTTCTACTCCGAGATTCAGAAGTAAACCACTTCACAGTTTTCGATATGCCTTCTTCATAAGAAACAACAGGTTCCCAATCAAGAAGAAGTTTAGCTTTTGTGATGTCAGGACACCGTTGTTTAGGATCATCTGACGGGAGAGGCTCATGAACCGTACGCAGGGAAGTGTTTATTGATTTAATTATATCGTTAGCAACTGAAAGAATAGTTCTTTCATCCGGGTTCCCGATATTTATGACAGGAACTTTATCTGATTGGTCTACGTTCATTAATTTTATTAGTCCACGAACTGTGTCCGATACATAACAAAAACTTCTAGTTTGAGATCCGTCTCCATAAACTGTAAGAGGGTTTCCTTCAATAGCTTGAAGGATAAAATTCGGGATTAAACGACCGTCATTAAACGCCATGTGAGGCCCGTAAGTATTAAAAAGACGAGCTATTCTAACATCAGTTTTGTATTGTTTTGACCAAGAAACAGCTAAACTTTCTCCGACTCTTTTCCCTTCATCATAACAGCTTCTATCACCAATTGGGTTAACATTTCCAAAATAGTCTTCTGATTGAGGATGAATAATCGGATCCCCATAAACTTCAGAAGTCGATGTGATAACTAGGCGAGCATTAGTATCGCGAGCGCATTCAAGAGCGTTTAAAGTCCCGATCATAGCAGTTTTAATAGTTCTTACCGGGTTTTTTTGATAATGAACTGGACTCGCAGGACAAGCTAAATGGTATATTTGGTCAGCTTCTATATGCCATGGATCACAAACGTCATGTCTCATCAATTCAAAATTTGAGAAAGATGTGAGATTAGAAATAGTTTCTTTACGAGATGTAAAAAAGTTATCAATGCATATGACTTCGTGTCCAAGTTCTAACAAACTCAGAGAAAGATGTGAACCGATAAATCCAGCCCCACCTGTTACAATGACTCTCACAAGTACCCCTTATAAGGAGGAATCATATTTGTTGAGACTTCTTCAATGACTGATTCAAACATCTTTTCCCAGTCGTTTGCTAACGAGTCCCAACCAAAATTTTCTTCTGCATATTTCTTTAAAATTTCACGATCAGAATCGTCAGTTTTATTCATCGCTTCTACAACAGCATCAACAAATTTATTTTGATAATCAGGAGATAGCCAATCACCAGGGATCATGACTCCTCGAGGCCCGACGGTTTCATTTAGAGCAGCAATAGGAGAAGTGACAATTCTAAGGCCAGCGGCTTGGGCTTCCATAGCGGTTATACAACTTGTCTCGGTAAACCAAGTACTATATGGCCAAACACCACTCGATAAAAAGTGATTCGCAAGTTCCTCTTGGTTAACTCTCCCATGAAAAATAACCCCGTGTTCCTCATGTTCCTTAAGAACATTTTTCAAATGTTTAATTAAATTAGTTTGACCCGGGTCATTGACAGCTGAGACTTCCCAAGTTTGAAAACCATAAAACACATGAAGTTCCGCGTCAGGTATTTTTTCCCGTACTCGCGGCCAAATACGAACCGCAACTTCCATCCCACGATCTGGACTTGAGCTATAAACAGCTTTATGAGGATTTCTTTGAACAGATTTTTTGAATTTATTCAAATCAATACCATTTCTAGTAACAATAACTTGGTCGGGATGAACAGAAACATGAGAACTTAAAAAGTTGTTTTTATGCCACTGACTCAAAGTCAAAAACTTATCTGTTCGAATAGTCCTTGCATGAGTAAGAGCCCCACCACAACTAACATCATGGACCCAACAAAACGTAACTCTAGATTTAACATTATTAGTATCGTCTACAGCGTTTGGCCTTCTTGATGTTATTAGTATATCACATGATTGATTTTGATATTTTGTGTGATCAAAATATGAAACACCATCATATACACCTTCAGAATTCGGACAATCTCCATAAACTCGAATAGTATGACCAAGTTTAGCTAATCTTCGACCCATTTCTATTACAGCAGTTTCAGACCCACCAATCCCAATCTTATTAGCAGTATTTGGGGTCCAAGATTCGGGACCTGGACCGACATAAAACACGATTTCGTATTTCGTATTTATTACTGATTTAAGGTCATTAAGAGGTCGTATAACTTCTTCGGTTCCAAGTGTGGACTCTTTTTTAATTTCTAAGGTGATTTCCGATTTAATTTCTTGTTTATTTTCAACATTCGATTTAGTTAATTTAGTTAATTTTCCTGAAAGAACATCTATGATCAATTGATTTTGGTCGGTAGACAATACTCCCATATTATGAAGAATAGATAAATTTTTATCTATCGTCTTGCGAGCTAAATCATTTTCATAAATTTTTTTATTTCCAATAAGACCATCATCATCAGGTCTCATTTGAAGTGCTTGATTTACACTTTCCAAAGCTTTTTCAGTTTGACCTACATTATGTAAAGCTAAATTATAATATCTATGAACATCATAATTTCTTTCTGTCGGATTAACAAAAAGAATAGTTTTGGTCGGTGGTAAAGAAAGCCCTAATGAAAAGAAATGAACACTTCTTTCCCAATTTCTATATGAATCTTTTCCGCCCTTTTGGGCCATGAAATAAAAACTTCTCCCTAAAGAGAAATAAGCTTCACACCAACCCTCTCTAACTATGAGAGCTTTTGAAGCCCAATCAACAGAACTATCATAATCACCCATTGATTGATAATGTTCAGATACCTTCAAACAAGCGAGGAACCTCTCATCATCCCAGCCTGAAAGTTCAACATACCGTTTATGAAATTTTATAGCATTTCCTAGATCACCAACGTTTCCATACTCGAGACCAAGGTAGTATAGATGACGAATATCAGATTCGCCATGCTTTTCATAATGAGATTTTAGGATACGAAGATTCCGATTTTGCTCAAATGGTTTATTTACAAGATGTCGTTTATGTACAACGCGAACTTTTTCATCCTGGACCATGACGGTCCCAGGACCATTTGGTGTACAAATTTCATGTATAGGACTAACCCAATGGCATGCAGTTTTTGGAGTGATTAATCTTTCTCTATAATGAAGACATGTGACATTTCCTTTTTCATCAAATGAATAATCATATGGTATGATCACCATTACAGGTGATCCATTTCTCAGTTTATCATATTTTGTAGTTAATTCAAGTAAATATTCGGCCCCTTGAACCTCATCATCACCATCTATCCAAAAAAGCCAAGGTTTAGTAGCTAAATCAAAACTTCTTTGTCTTGCTAAAGAAAAAGATTCAATCCGTCCTTCTGAGTCATTGCATCCTGTAAAAACTTCAAATATATCAGCATATTTTTTAACTATTTCCGGAGTTCCATCAGTGGAACCAGTATCTACTACTACTATTTCTTCTACATATGGACGTATAGACTTAAGACAATTTTCGATTTGTCCAATTTCATTTTTAACTATAAGACAGGCCGATATGGGGGCTTTCACGAATAAACTATACAGAAAAAAAAATTAAATTAAATTACATGCATCATCATACCCGATTTTTTCCATTCTAATGATATTCTTTTGTTCGAAATCCAAAGAGTCCCCTAAATCAACAGAGGGTTTTAGAAGACGACGAATATGGACTTTCCGGTATTTGGAATCTAGTTCGGCCAGGTCGTTCTTGAGACCACAGATTTTCAAGTCCGCCCTCATGATCTCGTCAGACATTATGTCGATGGCTCGCATGGTGAGGCTGGGGAAAGCTCCCTTGCCTTTCGATGCAAACGGACTCTTGGCATAAGGGTCCGAGCACATGATCACGTCAATCTCGGTTGCTCCAGCACGGATGGCCTCCCCGAGTGGAGTGACGCTTCTTAGGCCGCCGTCCGTCCAGAGCTGACCGTCTATACGGATGGGGCTCAACATGACAGGAAAAGCTGAACTTGCGATGACCCAATCGGCAAGCTGAGAGTCATCCTGAGAGATAACTCTGGCCTCCCCGGTGTCCCACGAGACCGTTACGATCCGAAGGAGTTTCCCGGAAGCCAAGACCTTCTCGGTGTCAAGACCACCCCGAACCCACTTCTGGAGAGGCTCCGAGTTGTACACAGAGGGCTTCCAGAGAGCTTCGAGTTGGCAGAAGGGGAACCAGTTCTTCTTAACCTTGCGAGGAGTCACAGTGTCCCACAGATCCTTGAGGGCTTGGTAGCCTTGCTTGCCCTGTCCTACAGGATACTGGCTGAGGTAGGTGGTGTTGATGGCTCCTACCGAAATACCCGTCAGAATCTCGTAGTCTGCTCCTTCCTCAAACACCCACCGCTTCAGCGCGCCGACCTGATACGCGCCCTTGCTCCCGCCCCCGCTGAGAACCAACGCTCTCATACGATTGATCCAGCCGGGATGTGGCCCAATGCAACGAGAAGCTCGTATAGCGCAGCCTTGTGATCACCATAGTGGGTGGCCCCTGGAATCACCGGCTCGACCATCTTGGTCAGCAACGCTTCACCGGCCAGCTCGGCACTGCCCCGCTCGGTCGGGAAGAATACGACTCCGTCCATGTAGCCGATACTCCACTTGACTGTCATGGAGACGCCGGTCGGGTTGTTGATCGGCATACTGGTGATGATGTGCTCGATGTTCACGCGGTCGATGGTCCGGACGGCACTCACCTCTACAACGTCGTCGTTGGTTGGGTTCGTGATCACGTACTTCTGTGTGATCGTCTTGGTCTCTGGGGCTGTGATGATGAAAGGCATGACTTCTCCTACGTGACGTAACCGTATTCTTGCACAAGGATGGCGCCGACCGTGCCGACACCACCGGCTCGATTCGTGACGTTGCCGCTGCTGCCACCGGAACCGCCTGAGCCGTTGCCAGTTCCGGCCGAACCTGCGCCACCGTTTCCACTGACGTTCGTGTTCTGCCCCCCGGCACCAAAAGGACCGCTGCCACCTTCACCGGCCCGACGAATCGAGCCAGACAACCGAACCCCATCACCGCCGTTGTCCCCTGAAGCGTTCACGTCACCGTTGGAGCCGACGACACCCCCGGCCCCGCCCTTGGTGATCAACGAGGTCGTGCCGTTCGCCATACCGACACCTCCGGTGCCTCCCTTGGCCGTGACGGTCGTGGCCCCCACCGCGAAGGTCGTGTCGCCTCCGTTGCCTCCAGTACCGGCCGCTGCCGCTCCAGCCGTTCCAGCCGCTCCAATCGCGTAGGTGTAGCCGGTGCTGGGCACCACGTCGAAGACCTTGCAGCCGTATCCACCGGCTCCACCACCGGCTCCCGCCCCGGCTTGAGAGCCAGTTCCAGAGGCACCACCGCCACCACCACCGCCGCCGACCAGCTCGATGAAGATCCTGTGCGTATTGCTGCTGACCGTGTGGGTCGTGCCCGTCGTCAGGTAGGTCTCGCTGAGTAGAACGAGCTTGGCCTGCTGGATCATGCCGTGGCCTCGTATTCGGTCACGAGGATCGCCCCCACCGTTCCGGCACCACCTGCAACCGAGGCACCGCCGTTGAGTGAAAGGCCACCCGAGCCTCCCGAGCCGTTACCGGTTCCGGCCGTGCCTGCGCCCTGAGCAACAGTTCCTAGAGCCCCGGCCCCAAACCGTCCGCTTCCTCCGTTACCGCTGGCTGCAATCGTTGCCGAGAGTCGAGTCGAGGCCCCACCGCCCTGACCAGGAGCGTTGACGTCACCGTTGGTTCCAACGGTAGCACCAGCACCACCGGCCAAGATCAGGACAGTTGTGGCAGCGACGCCGCCGCCAGCACCGCCGGTCCCACCGTTGGCAGTAACGGTCACGGCTCCCACTGCAAACGTAGTGTTGCCACCATTTCCGCCAGCGTTGTTCCCGGCGGTCGCCGCTGTTCCGGCAGCACCGATCGCGTAGGTGTAGTTCGTGTTGGGGGTTACATCGAAGATCTTGATGGCGTAGCCACCAGCGCCACCACCGGGAGCCGCCGATGTTGCCGTCACACCAGTGACACCACCTCCACCTCCACCGCCACCGCCGACCTGTTCGACCTTGATTCGGGTTGTGGTCGGACCTGTCGTGAAGGTCGTGCCTGAGACCAGGAACGTCTCGCTGATGATAGCCTGAGATGGAGTTGAGACGGGCATCACGTCATCTCGGTGATTCGAGCGTTACCATTCGCAGATGCCCAGATCGCGTCGATACGACCCGTGTACCCATAGGGCACCTCCAGCGTCGAGTTCGACGTGAGGCGATAAGCAAAGCTCGTACTTGATGCGGTCGTGCCGAACTTCACGAAGCATACTTGCGTCGAATCGTTGAAGATGATCGCACCCATGCGAGCTGTATTCGCCGCAAGTAGCTGCGCGCTTGTTGCGCTTGATGCAACGCTTGTCTGCGTACCGGTTGCTGACGCACGGGGTGCAACTACGATCCCGGTGTCTGCCGCTACTGCTGTGACGCTAGCCGCCTTGATCGTGGCGTTGTTCGTCCCATCGGTCTGACGAACGAAGAGCGCCCTGGCGATTGCATCACCGGTCGGCATCGAATTCGTGCCGTCCGTGATTGTGACGAACCCACGACGACCCACCGTGTCCAGGGTGGGCATCGTGTTGGTGCCATCGGTCACACGAACCGGCCAGTATCCTGCCAGAGCCGCAGCCGTGCCCTGACCGGCAGTGACAGTTCCAGAGACCGGAACCGCACCTTGATCAGAAGCGATAACTACCGGGAGAGAATTCGCTGAAGTCTTGGACCCCACCGTGGGAGCCGTAGAACCGAGCCAGGCCCCGACATTCTCGTCTAGGCGACCGCCTACGAGTGCAGCGGGGAGCTGCCCGGTCTTGGCTGCATCGTAGAACGCGGCACCATCACTGAGTCGTGTCGCCCACGGTGCCGCCGCACCAGCAGCCGTGCTCTGAATCGCATTGACGTTGAGCTTGCCTGTAGAGTCTCCACTTGCCGACTGAACCAGCGTGCCGTCATCCACCATCATCAAGGTGCCGGTAGCAGTCCCACGAGCAGCACCGTCCGCGTACTGCGTACCACCACCGAACGTGTCTACGAATGACCCAGTTGAGTTAACGACCTGGACATACCCAGCACCGTAGTTGGTTCCTCTCTGAGAAACCCAGTCACCATCAGTTCCCGTGATCGTTGCCGGTGTATCAGCACGAACCAGTACCTTGGAAGTTCCAGTAGGATCGGCTGGAGCAGCAACATCCTCCGTGTACTGGGTTCCACCGCCAAAGCTCGTGATCTGATTGCCTGTGGCGTCGTAGATCGCAACATCGAGGGGCTGGTGATTCGCCCCAGATGCAGAGCTAGTCACCAGAGCTGCTGCTGATGAGCCCTTGAGTCCGCTCCTCAGAGTGGTCGTGGCGTTCAGCTTAGTCTCATCACTCTGACCAACAGTGGATCTTGTGTCACCTACAGGGGAGGTATCCCATAGGGTCGTAATAAACACACTGCCCGCACCCGTTATCTGTGTGGTGAGTTGTGCCCGGAGGCCAAAGAACCCGGCACAACTCACCTTCCACATAATGTCTGCTACGCCAGATAGCAGAATGGAGTTCTCGGTCGTGAATGATTCGGTACGAGTTGCTTTTACCGGGAACCAAACACCACCAGTTGCGTCCGAACCCTGAAACGAAATCTCGCCTGCTGTAATTGTCCCGGTACGTGTCAGTGAGATACTGACAGTGCAGGCATTACCAGCAACAGTGGGTGGAATAGCCTCAACATCAACACTGAGGTTCGTAGTATTATCCCAAGTTGCAGACTCTCCTTGACCATTATCGTAATAGGCTACAGCAACATCGTTGGAGTTTGGACTAATAGCAACGACCAGAGCTGTATCGGCAGCAACAGCCGCCGTGCTCGCTGCCTTCACCGCAGCCGCGTCTGTACCAGTTGAATTATAAATGATTACAGCGGGTGTATCACTCATTGTAATCACCAAAGTTTAATAAAGTCATATTGATCTAATCCTTGAAATTTCGAAAATCCCTGTATAAACAATTCTGTCACCAATTGTTTGAACTATCGGTGTTCCCCCAACTCCATACATATTCCATGTTATGCCTGTGGGGGCTATTAATGGAAGAGAAATTAACTTTTCAACTATTTTAGCAGTCTTATTTGAACTTTCATACCAGGTTATGGCTGTTGGGAATGGAACACCAGAAACTTCTCTATAAGCTCCGGAAGCAAAACCAAAACCGGGACCATCATCAATAAAATGAATCAGTTGTCTTAATTGTTCATGAGCACTCGTATTTAGTCCAGTTGGTCCCTGAGGTCCAGTTGGTCCCTGAGGTCCAGTTGGCCCGGGTGAGCCCTGAGGCCCATTTGTACCTGTTGGTCCCTGAGGTCCAGTTGGTCCGGGGGGACCGATGGGACCAGTAGGGCCTGGTGAACCACCCCCCATGGACAACCATATAGCTGATCCGATTGGCGTTGGCGAAATATTAACAAATGCTCTGCCGCCTGGTTGATCAACCCATATTTGCCCTGTGGTGTTTTCTTCTGAGAAATCATCAGCAAATGTTGGTGCACCAGTGTGTCCATAGAGAACCTGACCAGAAAACTGAGCGCCAGAATGTACTGCGACAACACCATCAAGCGTAGTTTGCTCTCCAACAGAAAGAGCTGATTGGAAGAATATATCGCAAAACCCATTCTCAGTATCAATATGATCAAGGACAGGTACTATCGCAGTGGCTATAATTTCAAGAGTGAGTCGATCCGAGTTGACTAAATTGTTTGGAAAATCAGTCGCGATCGTGTATGTATATTGACTAAGAGGCATATTAGGCTACCTTGAGAATCATAAGACTTCGTTGATACATGCTACCGGTTCCAGCATCAACTCTCCAACGACCTTCAATTGCTTGAGAACCATTAACTGTGACTCTTGCTGCACAATCAAATGCAGAAGCTACGTTTCCTTGAGAACCACCACGTCGAAAGTTTCTTTCGGAAGAAGCTACCTGTGCGCCATTCGAATAAATTGATGTAAAAATCGAGCTGTTAGTAGTACTATTATCAACTGATCCTGTAAACCATACGAGATATGTACCAGAGGTTGGTGTTACAGTCATTGACGTAGCAAGCGTGTCAGTAGTCGATGTGGTTGTGATAGTTCCAGTGGCCTCAATGATCTGAGACGATGGAGTTGCTTCAGGACCGGTAGGGCCTGGACTACCTGGTGAACCTTGTGTTCCTAAAGGTCCTAAAGGTCCAGTGGGGCCAGGTGATCCTGGAGACCCCAACGGTCCAGTAGGACCAGGACTCCCAGGACTCCCAGGACTCCCAGGAAAACCTAGAGGTCCAGTAGGACCGGGCGATCCAGGACTACCTGGGGACCCTGGGGACCCTTGTGGTCCAGTTGGACCTGGAGAACCTTGAGGGCCAGTAGGACCATCGATTCCAGTGGGGCCGGGGGATCCAGGAGATCCTTGAGGTCCAGTGGGGCCGGGGGATCCAGGAGAACCTTGTGGACCAGTTGGACCAGTTGGACCAGGTGATCCTTGTGGTCCGGTAGGACCAGGTGAACCCTGAGAACCCTGGGGGCCAGTTGGGCCAGGAGAACCAGGAGATCCCTGGGGGCCAGTTGGACCAGGAGATCCAGGTAAACCCTGAGGTCCGGTAGGACCTGGACTACCAGGAGAACCCTGAGGACCAGTTGGACCAGGTGAACCAGGTGAACCAGGAGATCCAACTGGACCGGGACTTCCCTGAGGGCCCGTAGCCCCTGTAACGCCTGTGGGCCCTGCTGCACCGGTTGGACCCGGACTGCCCGGACTACCCTGAGGTCCGGTTGGTCCTGGTCCTCCCGGCGATCCCTGAGGACCTGTAGGTCCTGGACTACCTTGAGGTCCAGTGGCTCCAGTTACCCCCGTTGGTCCTGCTGCTCCGGTTGGGCCGGGAGATCCTGGACTACCTTGAGGGCCTGTGGCACCGGTAACACCAGTAGGGCCAGCTGCTCCTGTAGGACCAGGACTTCCTGGTGATCCTTGAGGGCCAGTTGGACCTGGAGAACCAGGGCTACCTTGTGGCCCTGTGGGACCCAGGCTACCCTGAGGCCCAGTGGGGCCAAGTGAACCTGGAGAACCTTGAGGTCCGGTTGGACCCGGAGAACCCTGAGGTCCAGTGGCTCCAGTGACACCTGTGGCTCCAGCAGCTCCCGTTGGTCCAGGGGATCCAAGGGAACCTTGCGGACCGGTTGGTCCAGGGCTACCAGGTGATCCCTGAGGACCAGTCGGACCTGGGGACCCAGGTGACCCTTGAGGTCCAGTTGCTCCTGTGACACCAGTGGGGCCAGCTATACCAGTTGGTCCTGGTGATCCCTGAGGCCCAGTTGGTCCTGGGGATCCAAGAGATCCTTGTGGCCCTGTTGAACCTTGCGGTCCAGTTGCTCCTTGAGGTCCGGTTGGTCCTGGCGAACCCTGAGGCCCCGCTGATCCCGGACTACCCTGAGGACCGGTTGGACCAGGACTACCTAGTGAACCTTGTGGACCAGTAGGTCCTGGAGAGCCCTGTGGACCAGTAGCGCCTGTAACACCAGTAAGTCCAGCAGCACCCGTTGGTCCAGGGCTACCTGGACTTCCCTGTGGACCAGTAGGTCCTGGAGAGCCCTGTGGACCAGTAGGACCAGGCGAGCCTGGGGATCCCTGTGTTCCTGGGCTACCTAAGGGGCCTGTGGGGCCAGGTGATCCCTGAGGACCAGTAGGACCGGGGGAGCCTTGAGGACCAGTGGCTCCAATAGCTCCAATAGCTCCAGTGGGACCAGGCGAGCCTGGTGAGCCCTGAGGCCCAGTGGGACCAGGGCTACCTTGAGTTCCCTGAGGTCCTTGTGGCCCAGGTGAGCCTTGAGGCCCAGTCGCACCAGTGACACCTGTGGGGCCAGCTGCTCCAGTGGGGCCTGGACTTCCAGGAGACCCTTGTGGACCCGCAGCACCAGTGGGGCCAGGTGATCCAGGAGACCCTTGAGGTCCAATGGGACCTGGAGATCCAAGAGGACCAGTAGGACCGGGGGAGCCTTGAGGACCAGTAGCTCCAGTTGCACCAATAGGCCCGGCCACTCCAGTTACACCTGGACTACCAGGAGATCCCTGGGGACCTGTTGGGCCCGGAGAACCAAGTGAGCCTTGTGGTCCTGTTGGACCAGGACTACCTTGTGGCCCCGTAGGGCCAGGCGATCCCGGACTGCCTGGTGAGCCTTGAGGTCCAGTCGGGCCAGGCAAGCCTGGGGAGCCTTGAGGTCCAGTAGGTCCTGGCGATCCAGGTGATCCTTGAGGTCCAGTAGCCCCAGGACTTCCTGGACTACCCTGAGGACCAGTTGCACCAGTGACACCTGCGGGGCCAGCTGCTCCCGTTACTCCAGTAGATCCAGCAGGACCCGTTGGACCTGGGGAGCCTGGACTTCCTTGAGGACCTGTAAGACCGGGTGAGCCCTGCGGTCCCGTAAGTCCAGGACTACCTTGAGGCCCAGTGGCTCCAATAACTCCGGTTGGACCTGCTGCTCCCGTGGGTCCAGGACTTCCTGGAGAACCCTGTGGGCCAGTCGGACCAGGAGAACCTTGAGGCCCCGTAACGCCAGTAGGCCCTGCCGGACCGGTGGGACCAGGTGAACCCTGAGGTCCAGTAACCCCAGTAAAACCTGCTGCACCAGTTGGACCTGGTGAGCCTTGTGGACCAGTTACACCCGTGAGACCTTGGGGACCTGTCGGTCCAGGGGAGCCTTGAGGTCCCGTTGGGCCTGGGGAGCCAAGTGAACCTTGAGTTCCTTGAGTTCCTTGAGGACCGATGGAACCTGTTGGACCTGTTGGACCTGCTGCTCCTGTAGGCCCTGGGGATCCGGAGCTTCCTTGAGCGCCAGTAGCACCAGCTTGGCCTGTGGGGCCAGGTGAGCCTTGAGGGCCTGTGGGGCCAGGAGACCCAGGTGAACCTTGAGGCCCAGTCGCACCTGTAACACCGGTAGGCCCAGCTGCGCCAGTTGGCCCTGGAGAACCTGGACTTCCTTGGGGGCCAGCGGCGCCAGTTGGACCTGGTGAGCCTGGGAAACCTTGAGGACCAATCGGACCTGGAGACCCAGGGGAACCCTGAGGTCCAGTGGGGCCAGGTGAGCCAGGGGAACCCTGAGGACCTGTTGGTCCTGTACTACCGGGTGAACCCTGAGGACCAGTCGGACCGGGTGAACCTTGAGGTCCAGTAACCCCGGTCTGACCCGGTGCGCCAGTTGGCCCTGGAGAACCAGGTGAACCCTGTGGCCCTGTGGCCCCAGTTACTCCAGTCGGACCCACTGGGCCTGTAGGACCTGGAGAGCCCTGAGGACCCGTGGCTCCAGTGGCTCCAGCAGGACCAGTCGGACCTGGAGACCCAGGGGAACCCTGAGGACCTGTTGGTCCTGGAGACCCCGGTGAGCCTTGGGGCCCAGTAACACCAGTGGACCCAGCAGGACCAGTCGGACCTGGAGACCCAGGGGAACCCTGAGGTCCAGTGGGGCCAGGTGAGCCAGGGGAACCCTGAGGACCTGTGGAACCTGCTGCGCCAGTCGATCCTGGAGAACCAGGGGAACCTTGTGGTCCGGTTGAACCTGGTGATCCTTGAGGTCCAGTCGGACCGGGAGAACCCTGAGGACCGGTTGGACCAGTAGGACCCGGTGAGCCAGGGTTTCCCTGCGGTCCTGTAACACCCGTAGACCCTGCAGCACCAGTTGATCCTGGAGAACCTTGCGGACCGGTTGGCCCTGGAGAACCCTGAGTTCCTTGTGGACCGATAGGACCTGTCGATCCAGTTGCACCCTGGACACCAGTTGCACCCTGGGCACCAGTTGCACCCTGGGCACCAGTTGGACCAGGTGGCCCGGGTGATCCTTGGGAACCAATCGAGCCTTGAGGACCTGTCGATCCAGTTACGCCTTGGACACCTGTTGCTCCTTGAGTTCCTGTTGTTCCTTGAGTTCCTTGAGGACCGATAGGACCAGTTTCACCTGCTAAACCAGTTGCACCTTGAGGACCTGTCGGGCCTGGAGAACCAATCGGTCCTGTCGGTCCGACCAGTCCTGTTGCACCTTGAGGTCCAATAGGACCAGGAGAACCTTGGAATCCTTGAGAACCTATTAATCCTTGGGAACCGGTTGCACCTGCGGGACCGGTTGGCCCTTGTGGGCCAGTCGCTCCTTGAACCCCTTGATTGGAGAAAGCTACGAGAGAGCCATTCTCCAAAACCATAACTCGATTACCAGCCGAGCGACGCCACTCTCCCCATAAAGTGTGAACGCCAGCAGGACGACGAAGAACATAAGCCGCCGAAGAATTTTCAGGTTGAGCGTTTGCGTTGAATAATTGAAATTCGGGTCCAGGTATGTTATCGATAACAATTCTTATTATTGGAGTGTTGTTTACCGATCCACCAGAAGAATCAATAGCAACATTTAAGAAAGAAATAATATCAGCTTCAGAATTTAAATTTAAAGATATATAAGAGCTAGGAATTGAAGTGAATATTGAATGTGTAGCCTGAAAACCAGAAAAGACAGCTGTACTAACAGGAGCAGGATAAAAAGAAGGTACAGGACCAATTGGTCCTGTTGGTCCTGTTGGGCCAGGAGAACCCTGAGGGCCTTGAGGTCCAGTTAATCCAGGTGAACCAACCGGCCCTTGTAGACCGGCGGGACCTGGGGATCCAAGAGAACCTTGAGGACCGGTTGGACCAGGGGATCCTATCGGGCCTTGCAGACCAGTAGGACCGGGACTACCAGGAGAACCCTGAGGCCCCGTTGGTCCAACTGGCCCCGTTGGTCCAGTGGGGCCACGCGCTCCGGTTGGACCGGTAGCTCCAGTAACCCCACGCAGGCCAGGAGAACCCTGGGGTCCAGTGGGGCCAGGTGATCCCTGGGGTCCAGTAGGACCAGTTGGGCCAGGAGAACCTGGAGAACCCTGAGGGCCTGTAGGGCCAGGAGAACCCTGGGGTCCAGTTGGTCCAGTTGGTCCAGGAGAACCAGGTGAACCCTGGGTTCCTTGAAGCCCTGTGGGGCCAGGAGAACCCTGGGGTCCAGTGGGGCCGGGAGAACCAGGTGAACCGGGAGAACCAGGTGAACCGGGAGAACCACGTGGGCCAGTTGGGCCAGGTGATCCAGGTGAACCAGGTGAACCAGGTGAACCTTGTGGTCCAGTTGGACCAGGACTACCCGGCGATCCTTGAGGTCCAGTGGGGCCAGGAGAACCCTGGGGTCCAGTGGGGCCGGGGGAACCAGGAGAGCCCTGAGGCCCTGTTACACCAGTGGGGCCGGGGGAACCAGGAGACCCCTGTGGTCCTGTTGGACCAGGTGACCCTTGAGTTCCTCGAGGTCCAGTGGGGCCAGGTGATCCAGGTGATCCCTGAGGTCCTGTGGGGCCAGGGGAACCAGGGGAACCAGGGGAACCTTGAGGACCCGTTGCTCCGGTTAAACCGGTTACACCGGGAGAACCTTGAGGCCCTGTGGGACCAGGTGAACCAGGAGACCCCTGAGGTCCAATCAATCCAGTGGAACCAGGTGAACCAGGTGAACCCTGCGGACCTGTCGGACCTGTCGGACCTATCGGGCCTGTGGGGCCTGGAGATCCTTGAGGCCCAGTAACACCTTGAGTACCAATAGGACCAATAGCACCAGTTGGACCAGTTGGACCAGGAGCACCCGGAGAGCCTTGAGTACCGACAGGCCCAATAGCGCCCGTTGGACCTGTCGATCCAGCCGGGCCTGTCGGTCCGATAAAGCCTCTTGCACCTCTTGGGTTGTCTACTGACAAAAATTAATCCGAAGAGGCTGTTAAAGTTATTGCAGTAGTTCCCGGTGATCCCGGTTTTCCTTTTTCAGCTGCTAAAACTCTTACTGTCTTAGGTCCTCCGGGAACGCTGACTTCAATCATAAAATTAACTGAAGAGTTAGACTGAGGTATAGGACCTTCTAGATCTTGTAAGAACATGGCTTGAGAAGCATTTTGATCATCTCCAACTACGAAGGTATCAATCAAAGTTTCTTGAGTTTCTTCTGTTCCATTCCCCCACATGATTCTATAAGTTGCAAAACCGCCAACAACACCACGTGTATAATTGATATAAAAACAAATTTTTCTAACACCAGAAGGGATTATGTACGATGGTTGATTCGTGTATCCACCGCCCGATGGTAAAGCTTGAGAAGCGAGATGAACAACTCTCGGGATCTCAAAATCACAACAATTTGAAGGACCTGGCATAGGAATAGGAATCGTTGCAAAAATTGGAGAAGGACAAGGACAAGGAGCCATCGGTGTTGGACAAACACGGACCTGATCACAACACGCAACAAGAACGCCAGGAACAACTATCGGATTAAGAGCGCAATCAGGAGTAATAACATTGCATGGTACTAAAATCATAACTGCGTATGGAAGCGGCGGATTTATGACAGAAAAATCAATACAAGATGAAGTTTGAGGAGAATCAGAAGTTTCTTGCCAATCCCACTTTATCCTATAATCCCCACTTTGAACAGCAACAAACCAACTTGCAAAATATTCCCCTATTGTCGCACGATCAGCAATCGTTCGTGGGTTGATAGGACGACCTGCTGCATTCAAAATGGTCCAAAAAACCATGAAAGCATCAGCAGGTAAACCGGCACTGTTTTTCAAATAAAGAGGAAGATCGTTCCTTCCTAAAAGAGAACCGGTTAAGAAAGCATACCCGCCTTTTTCTGGGAAACCAGTATCACAAACACGACAAGGATTACAATTATAGCTTGAAGGATCAACAATAAAGAAATTTTGCTCTGCACATTTTACAGATTCACAATGATTTTCTTGATATTCCCATTTAATTATATAGTTTCCGTTTTTAACGTTAGACTGCCATGGAGCATAATAAGTTCCCGTATCTTGTTTTATGGCGGGAAGTTTTGAACCTGATACGGGTTCTCCATTAAATGTAGTTATTGACCAACGTACGTCTATCCCATCTTGGAGATAACCAAGATCGTTGTGGAGTTTGATCTGTAAATCTCCACGAGTTAAAGTTGATCCGACAAGAAAAATTGCCATTTTTTAGCAAGTTGAATTGTTGAGAAAAGAAGCAGTTAAACCACCAGTTGAAGCACTTGGGGTAAAGGCTCCAGCCGGGATTATATCATAGTCTGCAGAAAATTCAGTGCTATATGCAGCGAAATTCAGTACCAACCTCCAAAAGCCCATTCGGTCCGGTAAGAACCGAATGGAATAAAAACCAGGATTTCCGGAAATTTCATTAAAATAAATTTTTCCAGAAAGAATCTGACCGCTTTGAATTGCTGTCCCGTCAGCAATTGGCCAATTCAATGGGTTATTATTTACAAAATTTGTCGATATGACTGAAGAATAGGTTAAACCGGAAACCCGATTCACAGTATTAACGGGAAAAAATACTTCCGTTATATCATACACGACTGTGCCTGCTGGTAAAAGACGGCTCATACATTTAAACGATGATAAAGAGCTAACCAGAAATGGTACTCCAAGCCGATAAAGCTTGGATTTTATCTTCAACCGAATATTTTGGGTCCATGACTTCCACCAATAAAATAGCTTTAGGCCATTTCGTCTCAATAGCCCGAACCCAAGGGCCTATGTCATAACCAGTCAAACTATGGTCCATAGTAGAATCCATTGTATGAACATGAACAGAAGCAATCGGTAATTGTAGAAATTCTTGAAATATTTGTTCTGATTCTCCGATATTCCCACGAGAATAACAACTATATAAAATATGCCCTAAATCCAAACAAATTTCATGACCTGCGTCTACAATAGGTGAAAAATCTGAAGCTCGACACCAACCAGCATCTGTCGGGTGCCAATCTTGATTATGATTTTCAAATAGTATACGCTTACCTGGTTCTAAGTACTTTTTCCATTCAGCGAAGGGGGTATACTTAGTCACATGAGCTACAAAATAATCAATTCTTCCATCATCAAAAGCTACTTCTTGAGCAATTTGAGAACTAGGAAGAAACGATGGTAGATGAGCACTGATACTTTTAAATCGGCCATATAAACTATCGAGAATTGTTTTTCTAGTGTTTATATTCCCAGAATGAAGACAGAACTCGGTCGCGTCTATTGGCGGACCGTCATACGATTCATAAATAGATACTCCGTGCATCATAAACCTTATTAAGAAAATTAATCTTAGAGGGTAAATACTGAACAAACGTTTAGCTGAAGCACATCTGCTTCACAGCCACTATCTGTTGCGCATATTGATGTGGTTTAACAGAAGTTTGATTTGAATAATAAGCCGTTTGGAGATCTTTAATAGAGCCGGCCGGATTTTTAAAAATGAAATATTTACGAGCACCCTGCATACGTTGTCTGACTAAAACACAACCGGAAATCAGCAAATAAGCTGATAAATAAATATCATGAGTCTCAAGTTCTTCGTCTAGTATGTCTGACATCTTATCTATAAGACTATACTAAACAGAAGTCTAATACAGATGAACCCTCCAAATGGAGGGTTCATCTTGGGTTCATACAGAACCAAATCCATATTGGACTAAACAGTATATACTGTCACGCCATCATTCTGAACCACGGCAGCTGCGATTCCAGCTGGAAGTCCAGAACGAGTTCCACCAGGCTGGAAAGTAGCCGAGCGAAGTTTCGAAATCACACCGTAAACGAACGAAAGAAGAACAGGACCAGACTCCACAAGCTGCGGAGCTATCGTGTTCGCAATTCCATTCACCAAATTCGTTTGCTTCGTCGCGCTAAGCAACACGAACGTTGAAAGGGCCGTAATAGCGGCAGTACTCACGTTGATCGTGACTGACGTTGGGTAAACGGTGGCGATCAAAGTGGCAGCCGAAATACCAGAAACGATCGTAACGCCAACCGGGAACCCGACTGCCGTGTTAAGAGTTGATCCGTTAGCAACGGAATCAATCTCCATACGAGCAGTCGGACCAGCATTCGTACCGGCCGTATCTATCTGCAATTTATTCGGTGCAGTAATCGAAGCCACAAATGGAAGCCCGAGATTTATGAAGGAGAGATTCAAAGAATCTCGGATATCCGTCTTAGCCGTAGCAACGCCGGCAGGAACAGCAATGATCGAAAATGCGTCAGCGGCAAGCTTCCGAATTCGAAGCGTATTGTTAACTGACGTATCGACAGTTGCCGCCACATCTGTTGCAAGAACAGATAGGAAAGCGTACGTGTTCAGAGTCGTAGTGATCTCTGCACTTGTCGGCTGATGGAAATAACGGCTTTGCCCAGCCGGTTCCATCGAAAAAGCTCGTTGAGAGCGATTTTCAATGTCGTTCAAGTAAAGATGACTAATGTCTGATCGAACAAATCCTACGCGCATTTTCCTTACCTCATTACCTTGGGGTTAGATTCTAAAGGCACCCAGACGATCCTATAAAGGACTACACAAGAGTGAAAGTATTGCTAAACTTCGAATTAGCAAACACTTTAGCTGTCCATCCGGCTGCGGGGACGCCAATAGTCGATGTGGCATCAAGGAAAGTAATCGTAGTTGCATTAAGAACTGTAAAGCTTGTCTGAGGAATAGTTTGAGATACTGCAACAAGATTAGTCAGGGTTATATAAGTTATATCAGGAGCGAGAGAGACGAAAGTCGTACCGGTTACAGTTGTACTTGCGCCGGCGAGAGCGTCTCCAGTTATTACTGGGGTTGCAATCAAAGAAGAGGCAAATACGGCCAAAGAAACCCGACCAGCAGTAGTTAAACCGGCAATAGTTCCATTATTTGCTGAAAGAAGGACTCGATCAGAAGGAACGAAATCCGTATAACCTTTAACGGCAGTATTTAGGGGATTAACATAAGGAATATACACCCTCTGCTTCGCCCTCTGAGCATACCCAGGGGAGTTAGACTGACCATCATCACACTTATCTATCAATATAGATCGGTTTAAAGTTTGTTGATTCGTGACTCTAAAGAGGGTGATCGACATCGCTATCTCCTGATGTAACTGTGTAATAAAAATCGAATCAAGTGGTTGGGTTATTTCTGATCGATGCTAGAACGTTAATGGGTACGACCCCACCTGCTCCAGATATGAATAATTGACTAGCGTTAGGATATATTGAAGGATATATGGAACTAGTAGTAGCCAAAGGTCCAATTTCATATACAGGACCGGTCGGTTCAAAAGAAACGTTAAGTACGTTGGCAGGGTCTAAATTTGTAAATATCATATTATGGACAAGCATTGGGAGTTGAATTTCAAGAGGGCCTGGAGTAGGAGCATTTCCATTCAAAACCAAAGCTCGATTCGGCTCCGGGCTGTATGGAAGAATTAACTGCATGGCCTCGTCAGCCCCGATGACTCCAGCAAAATCTACCGGGGCTAACTTTATATACATTGGTTTGGTATCATCCAACCCAGAAGCTGTATAATCATCTGGATTAAATAAAAATCTCGTTTTACCACGAAATTGATTATCAGTATAACCGTTATTTAGGACGGTTAAAGATTGTTTTCCATTTAAGGAAACGGTCTCAAATAAAGCAAATACCCCGTCAAAATTACCAGCAAATTTCATTCGATAGCTAGCAACACCCGGCCGATAAGGCCAATTCAAGTCAACTAACTTATTTTTACGCCTGTAAACACTAAAAATTCTAGCCATCTCGGATAAAACAGGATATTAAAAATCAAACTCTCTTGTCTTTTTTGATGATTTTATCGTAAGTGGCCGCGGATTGAGCCCCGCGTTCCTTCATGGCTATATTTTTAGCCTCTCTCCAAGACTCAGTTTCTTTACCTTCAAAATTTGGTATAGCTTTTTGACCCTCACCATAACGATCCCGTTGGCGACGGATCATTTGATCGTTCTTTTTATTCATTTGTCCTTTAATCCTATTACCTTTAGATGGCCAAGATCCGGACGGCCCATCTTTTAAAACAAATTGTATGCCAGATGGATTAAATTGATAATTACATGAAGATTTACATTTATTACATTTAGGATGGAAATCCTTAAAATCCTTTACAGAACAACTTTCTTCTTGGACGTTTTTGCATTTTGAACAAGCGTAATCGTATTGCACAATGACCTCTTAGAATACTTTACTTTTTCAATTCCTCCTCAGGTTCCTCCTCAACCTCGGGTTCCTCCTCTGGTTCCTCCTCCTCAATTTTAACTTCTATCTCTGGGTTTTCTTCTTCTAGTTCTTCTGAAGTCTCTTCAGAAACTGCAATTAATCTATCCCATTCTTCGTCTATTTCTCTAAGAAGATCATCATCGTCCAAACCCCAGTTTTCATCAACTATCTGTTGGACGAAAGTGTCTAAACGTTTTAAAACAGCAAAAGTATGCTTACAGAGCCAAAACTCCCGATCAGGATCACGAACATTCGGAGGAGAAGCCTTTCCGTTAGGTTTTCCTAGCAAAAATTTATTTGATTTAGCATTAAATTCGGGTCCGTTCCATCTCCAGAACGGACAAGAACAAGTCATAGCAACTTCATTTAAACTAGTTAAAGAAGCTCGGACATTTTTCGGTTTATTCCCGCAATCAACTTTAAAAGAAAAAATCCGACCACGCTTATCATATGATACTAAACTAACAGAACAAACTTCCGCATTTTCTTTGATTTTCTTCGGGACTTCAGTAATTAGCCTCTCAGGTTTAAGAGACAATTTGAAGAATGCTACTTGCCGTAATGAAGAATGACGAGGTTTTTCTTCAGATCTATAAGGGTAAGACCAATAATTGGTGATATCAATGTCAGACATGTAACTTGTGTCTGACGGGACTTGCCAATTTTCGTCCGTCCCATCATCTTGATGGGTCTTTCCCCAATATCCATCAATATCAAACATAGATCCGGGGTCGGAATCCGTTACGGTTGGCTCCGGATCATTTTCAACAACAAAAGTTTTGGTCCCAAACAAATCAGCCGAATCTGTTTCATATCCGGCCCCACTATCATCAAATGCAACACGAGAAGCCACCGATGCAATCGACATCGGTTCAACCGTAACTGGGACTAAAAATAACTGTTTTAAATGATCGGGAATTGCAACAGCAAAACTCAATAAATCAGGATATACTTCTTGACACTCAAACGCATACATTGCCGCATCAGATAATATAAAACCACGAGGAGAATTACTGGACATCTAAATAAATTCTCAATTAAACCGAGAAAATATAAATTTTGTTTTTAACTTTCCATATACTTTCTTATATCCATACTCTGATGAGTACCCTTTTTCATTTTTCCCCATTTTAACCGCATGATTATAAAGAGTTTTTTTATGCAATATCCAACCGCCATCATTTATGTAATGATAATCTGGCTTAGTATTTCCAATTTCTTTCCAATTTGCGGCTTTATATATGACCCCGGAGTGTCCATAGGTCGAATCAGCGAATGATACTAAATGATTGATCTTTAAGTATTTCTCAAAAACCATTTTCATACACTTCGAAATAAACCAAGAGGCGAAGTTTTTCTTTTGATACTCCGGATGTATGCAAAAACGATCGAGTTCTAAAACTTCCGAGTAAGAATAATTTAAAGAAGTTGCAACTTCTTTTCTTATAGGAGTAGAAAATTTACAAACAGAAATTAATTTCTCTTTCAAAAAAGCTCCATATATTACCTTGGATGACCTACCGAACTGAGCATAATGGAATGAGTCTAAAAATTCTTTCGGTAAGGAATTGTGTGATTTATTCTTTATCTTAGGGTCCAACTCCTTCAGTATTACTTCAGAAAAAGAAAAATCAACGATATCAACTTTAATTTTAATTTTCAGTATTTCTTCTATTTTTTTCTCTACAATCTTCGGATTTAAAAAATCTCGTTCATGCAAATATAAAATTTTAGAATTAGGACGAGATTTTTCAAAGTAAGAAAACTTAGAAGCGTCTTTAGACGAAGCCTTTTTGATTGAGTGCCAGTATTCACCTTGACATTCTATGAAAGTATCATGTTCTGGTAAGAAAAAATCAAAAATATAAGGGCCTAAAGGTTTTTGCTCTTCAAAACGAACATGCATGGACTCAAGTATATTATGCGTAACTATTTCCAGTGATGACTTGTAACCCTTAATGAAAACTTTTGATAAAGAACTAGAAACTCTATTTTGATAGTCAGAGTTTTCCCATAGTTTCTTCATAGATTTGGATTGTTTTTCAATCCAAATCGGATCGTTTCTTATCTTTAGTTGATTTGTTCTGAAATCATCATTGTCCCATAGTTTTTTTGATCGTTCAGAAGTCTCTTTAATATAGTCGGAACTCGTATGGATATTTTTTTGATTTTCCCTGTATTCAGAATTTTCCCACATTAACTTGGATTTTTTAGATATTTTTTGTTTTAACAGTGTTTTATCAAGCGATTTAAGAGAATCATTAACCCTAATTCTATAATCAGGGTTTTCCCAGAGTTTTTTGATTGAACAACTTCTACAAATATTTGATCTATTAATTTTCTTATTGTGTTTTAACTGTTTAAACGAAATAAGAAACAATTTTCCACATATACAGTTAATACTAATCTTTGATTTGTTATCCAATCCTTTCTCGTTCACACCACAAACATACACTAAGTTCAATCCTCGTTAAATTTCATTTTATCCCCAGTTCTCCGGGGTATATTTATTCTTATATCATCTAAAACTCTTTCAAGTTCATCGACTTTTTCGGGACGAAGAATTTGGCGCAACTCTTCATAATCCATTTTATTTACAGCCATAGCCGTAGCCTCGAGAGCTCTCTCCAGTTTAAGCAAAGCTTCTGGAGCAGCATGAACGAGATCTCCGGCTACGGCATATATATGATCCTTCTTATCGCTAGAATGAATTAGATTTATGGCTTTAACAATATAAGACTTGAGTTCATCACAACGCAAACGAGCGTCGGAAAGTTCCTCTTGTATATATATCGTTATGCCAGCAGTTTTATTATGGCTCATCGTTCAGACGAGCCGATAAATGGTTTACTTAGGAAATTGTTTTGAATATTCAGTATGGAGAACTTTCCTAAAATTATCGCCTTCGGCCGCATAAAGAGCCTCGAGGAAAAGAGGAGAAAGTGAGTCATAGTTCTTCACACGTTCAAGTCTCTCCGCCATTTTCCCTTCAAAGGGCCAACTGGCCGGGAAACTGGGGTCTATGTGTCTAGCAATTCTAACCCTTGCAGGGATTTTCGTATTTATTACCAGATCCGTTGTTTCATTTCTATACGATTCTACTTTTTGAGATTTCTTATCGGCTTTCCGATGAGTTCCACTAGTATCCTCTATATCAATACCTTCGCTTGATGCTCTAGAGGTATGACGGACTGAGGCAACGGTTACCCCTTCATCTCCGATATCTTCCGTAATTGTTCGGTCGACTCTCCCGACATTAGTAGTTATTTCAACACCTTCTCTAGTAATTTTATTTATTTTAGCCTTACCTATTGCATCAGGCTCATTCAACTTCCTCATCGTATTGCTATACGCAGTATCTTTTGAAACATCAAAAGAAGCTTTTGCCGCTGATCTGATACGACCAACAGGGGCCCCATCTTGAGAATCATCAGCACTATTTTGTACTTCCATGCCCCTAACAGAACGACGATCCGAGGATGTCAAAATTTTCCGGTCCCCGTGCCTAGTCCCATTATCACGCCCGCGATCATCAACTCGAAGAACAGTCTCTTCATCAAGAGAATCCGTCTCCATAACCCTCGGAACTCCACGCTGGACTCGGGAAAGATCAGTATTAACTGTTTGAGCTTTAGCTATGTTCCTACTTGGGTTAGTAGTAGCTATATGGACGCCTTGTTGATCGGAAGCGGAAGAAAGCCATCCAGCCTTCACCGCCCCACGAAGTGAAGGTTGGGGAACCTCTGCTCCAGCATAGCGGAGCATAGTCCCATCATATTCAAGTTCGTCTCCAGCTTCAATAGCAACAAGATTATGAGTATTAGCGCCAATACGCACTTTCATATTGGCGTAAAACTTTTGATAATCACCACGTTTCCAAATAATAGCTTCCATCTATCAGACCTCCTTATTGGCCTGATAAATTGTACTGTAATGATGGAACGTCGGTTATAAAAGCTTTAAAATATTATTTAGCGGAAGTAAAAACTTCAGATTCTCCCTCAGGTTCTTCACCACTCTTAATAGCACTTATAAATTTATCTATTTGGCGCTTAAGAAATTTCAACTTAGACTCGAGTTTTTCCTCGTTTGAAGTTTCTTTACGAGCGTCTTCCCATTTATCTTCAGTTCGCTCGCCTTCTTCTAAATCCCAAGGACCAAGTTCCTCGTCTTCTGCAAGACGCATCATCAAGCCAGCTATTCTGCGACAGGTTTCTTCCGCAGATTTTTTAGAAGAACGAACAGTGAAAGAAGCGGGGGGCCCACTTACCCTCCAAGCGGCTTTCCTTATCTGAATAGGGGAAGCGCTAATCTCAGAAATAACTTTAGATATATCTTGAGCCACCAAAGAAACTTGAGGCTTCTTCGATTTCTCAATCCCATCAGCAATTTGGAGAAGAGCCTTGGCAACTTGATCGGGTGTCATCAGATACAAAAGATTATCAAAAGTCCATGTAAATCAAATCTATTCAAGAGTAAAATATTTTATGAAAAATTATAAATTAATCGAAATCACTAGACTGCAGCCGAAAGGACCTCATTCCAATGGGATATATAATATTCTCCTAACGGACGCGTCTTCAAACGAAATATCTATAGAGTGTCCAGACGATCTCATAGAGACAATGGAATACCTGAGATCGTTCTCCGGGCGTCTCCTTACGGATGATATCTCAGTCCCCATGATTTGGGATGGATCTAGGATAAGTATAGACTGGGAGAGTGAGTTTCCACTAAAGGAAATTCTTCTGACCAGAGAAATGCTTGAAGCATAAAATTCTTGTAAATTGTGGTTTTCATGGGAAGAATTGCTGCACTCAGCCACGATTTACAAGACTATCTTCAAAAAGAATTTGGAACCAAATTAATAGAAGGAGCTATATACGACGCTTTAGATTCATTAAATGAAACATTAGTCAATTTAATATTTCAAAATATAACTCAAGGTATGCCAGCAAAAAGTCAAAAAGACCCGGTTAAAATTCGTCAAGATGCGGAAAGAATACTAGATGACGAAATTAGTAATTCAATAGTTAAAGATATTTTTATTAGACCAAAAGATTCTACTTTAAAATTGATGGTAAGAAAACTGCAAGGTGATCTCGATTACGCACTTGCAGCAAAACCAGTTCCACCAAGTGAAATACCTTTTTCAGAACAAGAAGATGACCCATATCTTGAAAAAATCGTAAAGAAGTATATAACAACAGATCTGATAGGATCAGTTGCGAAAGAAATAATAAACGATATGGGGAGAACAGGTTCTATAAAGAAAATTGCTTTAATCCACGAAGTTCAAGAAAAAATTCGGGTCATAGCAGCAAAAATTGCAGCTTCGTGATGTACTTTCTCATGTGAAAAAACTGATCAAGTTTTCAATATTCCTATTCATAATAATATCAATCGCTTTAATTTGGTTTAATTCTTTTGCTCATACAAAAATTAAAGCAAAAGCTCAAGAATTTGATTTAGAAGTAAAGATGGGGTGGGCTTGGCCGTCTCTGCATGAAGTGAAAATATCAGATGTTCAAGTATTTGATAAAAATAAAAATAACGCTAAATTCAAACTATTAAAGATTAATTTTACAAGTCAAAATATAGAGACAGGAGCAGGAGAGGTTATTTATACTGATAAGAGAGGAAAATTCATAACTAATGTTCGGAATATAAAGAAAATTGGAGAACAAATATTCATAGATATGGAAAGAATTTTATTTGAGAATGAGTCTTTCGTTATAAATTCAAAAAATACAAAAATAGAATTGAATCAAAAACAAATAAAATCTATAAATTCCAAAGAGTTATCAATAAAAACTAAGAAAAAAGAAAAATCAGAAGAACCGAGAAATTTAGAAAAACTTTTTAGAATTTATGAAAAAGTATCTAAATTCAAAACAGAAATTGAATCTTTCTCCATAAATTCTTATGGACCAGCAAAAATATCAATAAATCCGAATGAGTCTGGGATCTCTTTTAAACTATTGAAAGAATGTTCAAAAGAAAATCCTCCCAAACTTGTGGATTTAGAATGTACATCTATAGATTCTAACATATTTTTAAAATTAGATGAAGGAGAAAAAATAGAATTCAAAACAAATGCGGAAATTGGTCCGATCAAGATAAACCATAGGGTTTTATCCAAAGAGACCATAGATATACCAAAATTTAAAATAGAAACAACAGGGCATATAAGTTTAGATGGAACAATATTACACACAGATAATATGTTAGAATTCATGAAAATTAAAACACCGATATCTTTCAGCAAGGATAAATATTTAATTCTTTTCGAAATTGATTTACCCGAAACTCCTTGTCAAAATTTGCTAGACTCAATTCCCGATGGAATGAACGAAAAAATTAAAGGGATTGAATCTGATGGAAAAATAAAAGGAAAAATAAAAATATTATATGATTACAAGAATTTTGGAAGATTAAGCAAATCAGACGCTTGGATTCAACAAAAAATAGACTGCAGTATAACAAAAGTTCCAGAAGAACTTGATACGAAAAGATTTAGAAAGACATTTAAGCATAAGATATACTCTTCAGACGGGAAACCGAAAGAAGTTATTGTAGGTCCAGGGACATCTGACTGGACTCCAATATCCGAAATGTCTCCATATGTAGAATTAGGAGTTCGATTATTCGAAGATCCGGGGTTTCGAAAGCATGGCGGGATCATATTTCAAGCCTTAGAAGGTTCTTTAAGAGATAATTTAGTGTTCGGGAAATTTATACGAGGAGGAAGCACTATAACAATGCAATTAGCCAAAAATCTTTGGCTAGATAGAAATAAAAACATCGCGAGAAAATTACAAGAGCTTGTTTTAGCCAAATGGCTTGAACAGTCTTTATCTAAAGACCAAATTATAGAAACCTATCTAAACATAATCGAATATGGTCCGAATTTATACGGAATAGGACCAGCATCCTATTATTATTTTAAGAAAGAGCCTTATCAACTAAGTCTCAGCCAATCAATGTTTTTAGCGTCTATTCTCCCGAACCCGAAATCTGTTAAATTTGTGGAAGGATCTGAGTTATCGCAAGACAGAATGCTATTTTTAAGAATGAATATGGATGTTATGGGAAATCGAGGCTGGATAACCGAAGAAGAATTAATTAAGGGGAAAAAAGAGCAGCCTGTTTATGGAAAACCTGGAGTAAATGGGAAAGGGTCTGAAGATGATGACTTCATTCCATCAAGAGACATATCCCCATACGAGATAAATGACGAAGAGCAAGTCACCCCACTAGGAGGATTTGCTCAAGAAAAGTAAAGTTTTACGGAGGCCAACATGTCATTAGGTGATCACAACTTGTATATTCCTCAAACATCAACAAATATTTCTCAAACAACGATTACTATTGGGGATACCGCTATATATCCGAATATGAACGGAACTTGGATAATAGATCCGATGGGTCAACAAACTATCCCATATAATGGAATGCCTGGAGGGCAACATATAACTATTGGAAATACAAATTTCGGAAATTTTATTAATCCAAAATTTGCCCTTAATGAAGCAATGAAAGCAGCAATTAAATCGGGAATGGAAAAAGAAGAAATTGAGAAAATGATGAATGAAGCTTTATGCGAAGAAGTCGTTGACTCTTAGTCTTTGTAAATGAGAGATCGAAAATTGTATATTAGTATATGGTAAAGCAGTCGAAATCAATAGATAAAGAATTCCGAAGACTAACTTCCATAGCTGGGAAAAATGTTACGGACGAGAGTATAGGGGAAAGATTATTATATAAACTGTCAGACTCAACTTTATCTGACAGGGCCAACAAATATAGAAAAGAATCTGATACGAGCAGCCCTTACAATATTTTCTTAAGAGGCGTGAATTTTCAAGAAAAGGCAGAAGGACGAGAAATATTTTATCATAAATTTGGACGAGAAGTATTCTTTTTTTATGGTCCAGAAGAAGTTATTTTAGAAAAGCTCCGACGAGCCTCCGACGAAGAAACGACGATGGCTCTTCTTTCGGTTTAAAAACCGAAAGACAGTAAAGTACCGGGTGAAGATTTTAATAACTCTCAGAATAAAGAAAGAAGGAAAAGAACGTATTCAAGAACGTATTCTAGACATAGATAGTATCCCTGATTATGTTTCAAAAATGGACTGGGTAATTTCAGAATTCACCGCTGATGGGTATAAAGTTGAGCTTTTAGCTGAAAAAGAATTATTTGAAGGCTCCGAAGAACTTAATTAACTATTTAAGAGCTTATAAGTTTCAACTTCATCATTTGCTATGATAAGTTCCGATAAATCAAAATTAACCATACCTCCTATATCGTCACTCAAATCCATATTTCTATTTTGAACTAAACATTTAGCTTGCCCCGGAGGGCCTGAACGAATTATTTTTCCATAATAATTAAAATATTTAGATTTTTCGTTTATTACACGAAAATAATCTCCATTTTTCATACGAAAAATTACAGTTATTTAGCTTTAGTTAATATTTCCCTTTTGTCCGATTTAAGTTTATTCAAAACTGTCTTCATAGAAGAAGAAGCACCACTAAGTCCCATTTGCTCAAACAAATCAATAGAATCTTGAAAAATTATAATAAGTATCCTCAAAAATTTTTGAGAATCTTCTTGCTTTGCAGCATTCTGAAGTTTCTTAGCACCGTTAAGAAATGTCTCAGCCAAAGCCTGAGACATTTCCCAATTCAAACCCTCATCTTTCGCATAATAATTTTTCATTTATTATGATTTATCACCCAATTACGATTTTTGAAATAGTCAGTTACTTTTTGGTGTTCTGTTGCAAATGAAGATCCAGACCCTGCAGATAAAGCTTGAGCAAGATTATTTATTTGACTACCAAATACTTCAGTTTGTTTTTGACCTACAATCCACTGCAAGAGTGCTCTTGCACTAGTTGTCGGTGCTATTTGTTGTTGTTGTTTTTTTAAAACAACACCTTTATATTTAGTAGACTGAGAGCTGGGAGGAGGATTTGAAAGAACATCATTTACTATTCCATTAACACCAGCTTTAAACTTAGCTGGATCAACAATAATTGAATCGATTATATTTTCTTGATCATCAAGATCAATTATATATCCACCTAAATCTTTAGGAGAAGAATAACCACCTTCTAAAAGTTTATTATAGTATCCAGCTTTTGTACTAAATGTGACAGTCTGCAAACCCTTTGAATGTTTGAGCCCAGTGGGATATTTTCCAGAGTCATCAGATTCTGATTTATATAAGCTAGAGTCATATTCTAATTTAAATAGAATCCCTCCTATTAAATAGTTTGATGAAAAAGAGTCTGCTTTTATAGCAAAAGATACGAATCCTTTTTTACCATGAACGTCAAATCCTTTTCCTGCAGGATTTGTGTCATACAAGCCATTAGAAAGCTCCCCGGGTACTACCTGGGCAGCGTCAAAAACGAAAGCATCTCGAACAGAATTCGAAAGAGTTCTATCGCTTGATATTTTAAAAGCGATCTGTTTTATGAGAGAAGCAACGTTTGCACGCTTAATCGGATCTCTTGAATAATCCATGATCCACTGATCCTTTTTCCTTGAGTTTTCTTTATTTTTCCTTGATTTCCTTAAGTCTTCTTTATTTAAATCATATAAAAATTCCTGAACAAATTTATGAGATCTTTCGTCATCACCTTTAAAAAGTATGCTGTAATAAGGAGAAGTTCTAATTTTTTTAAGAAGAAAATTGAGCTCGAGTTGAGAAATAGTCCGAGGTTCAACATCCGATGATTTCAGATGTTCTTCCTCCAATTTGTCTAAATGATCTGATATTAATTCTTTAAGAAGAGTTTTTGCGGCTGCCGGTCCCGGCCCCTTTTTCTTCTCGGGATCGGCTGAAAATATTTTTCGAGCGATGTCAAAAAAGTTCACATATTTAAAACAGCATGAAAGAGTTAACGAAGAGGTTGCATTGGGAAAGGTTGAGAAGAATATCCAGGGTTTGATGCTTGCGATGCTTGGGGATTTTCCAAATCATCTATGATGGTTTCTTTACCTATAACTTCTGTTGTATGAGCAATGTCTAAAAGTTCCGGGACATCTTCTCGGGTTAATTTGTAATTAGAACTCTGTAAACAGTGAGAAATTTGAGAAATAGAACTGATCTCATCCCCAGGGAGGGAGAGAACTTGTATCAAAACATCATGGGAAAGAGATTGAAGATTCGGATTGTTGGCTAATAAGCACCCGATGGTATTAATGGTAAAATGTCGATGTTTTTCCAGAAATTGTTTATATAATTCAGGACTTCGAGAAATAACATCTGCCATGGATTCTGTGAATCCTAAGTTCCGATTATTTGACGATGCATATATTTGACGATATATATCTTTTTGTTCTTCAGACAAATCTTCAGGAGTGGGAATTTCTTCCGTTGCTAAACTTTGGTCTGACTCATATTTCTCATATGCACTTCTACGGGTCAGTCCGGAAAAACTTTTTAATTTCATTTAATTTCTTCTTTGTAGTTCGGAGACAAAATCTTTACCCCGGTAAAATTGAAGAAGGCACCGACCGTCTTGAATATAACTTCTTTAGAAGACTCAGACAGATTTTTCCAAGCTTCTTCTGTGAGATCTGAACAAACATCAACCTCAATCTTAGGAACAAATTTATCTGCAGAAATCTCAAAAGAAAACTTGGAGATCATCCCTAAGAGTCCTGACTCATTTTCAATTTTAATGGTAGGAACCATAGATTCCTTCCGTTTTTTAAGAATTATAAATATATCACCATCTTCAATTAAAATCGATCTCATACTACACTATACACTGAGAACTTCAAAAGTTTTGGCCTCTTCTTCAGAAATAAGTATGGCTTTTTTCCCTCTAATATAAATAACTACTTCTTTAGAGTCGTCGTTGACATCTCATGATTAACTGTTGTTCCATGATAAAGAAAAAAGCTGCCTTTAATGTGCATCTATTTATGATAAAATTTCTCTTTTCTCCATTAGATCCTGGTTCGGTCGGACCAGGATCTATATTTATAATATAATCACATTCCATTTAATATAAAATACAACTAAGCCCCGGTGAACTAAAGTCCGCCGGGGCTTAGTTGAGAGAGCCCTTTCGGGCTCATCTTCAGCGGGTGATGATCAGACGAACGAGACCGCGGGGATTGAATGCTCCAATCCCAAGGTTCTCAAACATCGAGAATCCGATTGTCCGGTCTTCGGGATTGTCCGCCGAGAGAACCGTAAGCTCCGTACGGACCGGGATTCGACCGAAGTTCTCGGGCTCGCAGCAACAATACACGACACCTGCGGGAACGAGACGCGACACGATGAACTGGGCGTTCCACCCAGTTGCCATCATACCGGTCTTCCAGAGGGACGCCTGGGACTCAATGTCCAGGACGTCGCGACCGAACTTACGGATATCAGCATAATCCGTAGCGTTCAGGTAAACGCGGGCCACCCGGAGATCGTGACGCTCGATCTCGGCGTACGCGTCCGCGAGGACGGCCGGCGAGAGCGGAGCCACAACCGGGATATCCGGGTTCGTCCCGCCCGGAAGCGAGTCGAATCCGTTAACCGCGATCGCATCGAGAATCGAGAAAACTCGATCGTCTTCTGCGGCCTGGATCTGAGCCTTACCAAGATCCTGCATACGCTTGAGAAGGTCGTAGCGACGCTCCTTAACCTGCGTAAGTGGGGCCTTGGGGAGGGCCGCGATCTCGAAAAGCGGGAAAATCACACGGCGTGGCTTAGCCACGGCGGTGATCGACTCGCCTTCCTCACCGATCACGTAAGCGACCACATCGGGGTCCTTATCGTAAATCGGGAGAGCGCCATCCGGAAGCTGTTCAACCAAAAAGGTCTTACGGCCAACGGACGAGTAGTCCCTCCGCTCACGGAGCGGCTGGACCATGGAAGCCGCAAGACGCTTACGTCCTGACGGGCTACCAATGAATTTGTCAACGACTGACTCCTTAACGGAGTTATCAACTGCTTGAACGCCGAACATTTGGTATGCTTTCTCCTTCTATCTATTAGAGATAGAGAGCTATGAAAATTTCGGTGCTGTTAGCATCCGGGGGCGAAATGACAACACCAACACGAGTTACGTCCGGCTCAATGGCCGCGCCAGCCGCGCCAGAACCAGTTGTCGCAACGGTAATCCATTGCGTCTCGTATGAGTCCTGCCAGCGATTGGTGGCAAATCCATTTACGCTAGCGTAAAGGATATCACCGACGTTATAAACTAACGCCGTACCAACAACGCCGCCACCGACAGTCGTCTGGACCTGGGTCTCATAGACCTTCAATCCAATCGAGCCACCGCGAAGGAATGGACCCTTACCGGATGCCACGCCTGGTGTATTCTCATAGGCATTACCCAGAGAATCGTTGATGAACAGACCGAGAGGGCGAGTACGTGCAAAGAATGCACCACCACCCGTAACGGCCGCACCACCAACGGTGTTCGAGCCAATGTCTGGGCGAACAAACGCAATCGACCCACCGAGAACGCCCCGCTTTACGTTAGCAGGAAGCGTCGTCGAACGAGCTGAAGGCGTGATCACCACAGACGGGTTTGCCTGAGTAAACGCATCCGTCGCAAGAACTTCAATTGAGTCCTTTATGAGCGAATACAGAATACGCAGGGCACTTGTTGAGAGGCGAAAATCGCCCGATGCCTGTCCACCAATCGTTCCCATTTTAACCCAGTCTCCTTCGGTCCAAGCTAGAACATACTTTCAATTCTTCCAAAACAACGAATTCAGTCCAACCTAGTTGCGAATTCTATTATTTCTTCTGAACCTTCCAGTTATCCCGCTAAGACCTCCGTCGCTGTTAGAATTATCTACGTTTGAGTATTCAATCTCGCCAGTCTGTCCTTCACTTCCTTTCGGATCATGAAGGACAGACCAGAATTTCACGCGCCTGGGCGCTCCCAGAGATTCTCGAGCGCCGTATCAATGCTCGAGGCCTTGGGCTTAGTGACTTGACCAAGCTTTTTTGCGCCCTTAGCAGAGGCAGTACGACTGATCGAGTATCCACCTTGCTCACGAGCCCGTTGCTCCTGAGAAGCGGCAACGATTTCACGTTGAGCCTGGACCTCAGGATCGTCATTGAACAAAACGTCAAGTGACGATATATGAGGGAGACCTTCTGAGCCGTCATCATCTCCGTCAAAGGAGATGGAGAAATCGCTGGCCATCGCTGGCATGGCCGGTGGAGAAACTTCAGCTCCCGGAGCTTCTTGACCCATTCCCGGAGCTTCTTGACCCATTCCCGGGTTGAGCATTTGGTCCAGCATGGACATCTCTTCAGACGTCAAACCAGTAGCGCATTCTTCATTTTGCGCTTGCTGTTCTTGCTGTTCCTCTTGCTCTTCATCCTGGCCCTGTTGCTCCTGCTGGCCCTGTTGCTCCTGCTGGCCCTGTTGCTCCTGCTGCTGCTCTTCATCCTGGCCCTGCTGCTCCTGCTGGCCCTGTTGCTCCTGTTGCTCCTCTTGTTCATCCTGCTCAGCAAAACGAACCGAGGCAACAACCCGAACCATGGACTTCAGAGTCGGGTCATCAATATTCATGAACAACGTGGCAAGCTTCTCAACGAGATTCTCCGGAGCTTCGTCTCCGAGCATCTTAGCTGAAAGCTTAGTGCAAGCCAATGCACGATTGTAACGATTCGCGGGGGCAAGCGCTGCAGGAGAAGTCTCCTGAATCCGCTTGATCGTCGCCGTTACAACGTTAGGAGGAAGGCACATGAAATCAAGAGCCTGATCTTCAATCAGCTTAGGATTGGCAGTCTTAAGAAGACCACGCGCCAATTTCTCACAAGCCTGAGCCTTACGCTCGGAAGCACTACGATGGTTATCGTACTTGCCTTTGCCGTTCCACTTATCGGCATCTTTGTGATCCCACGTATCATCGCGGAATTCAGCAAAGTTAAGCTCATTACGCTTAACATGGCCGCCTTCGTATTCTTTTTCAATATGAGAATACGGAGCAAGAGATTCTGCCCATGAGTCCGGACTTCCGTTCTCGTATTCAACAGGAGACGGCTGTGGATGCTCCTGGTTCATATTGTAGATATCCGCACGACGCCCTTTCCCTTTCGGGGCAGTGGGTAGTGCATTTGCTGATCGGATCCAAGTTGAACGCTGGCGCATGTTCAGTTCGCCTCCTGAGAGACCGAGTTTATCAATGTCTTAAAACTATTCACGGTTTTGCCTGATAATTTCGAAATTGTCAGAAACCGCTGCTTATCAAATTTCATCATGAAAAGTCCATCAATTGGAAATTGCAAAAGACGCAATTTTCCCCTTCCAAATAAGAAACTTAGACTCTTTATTAGAGACGTTTCTTCCAATCCTAACTCTGCAAGCTGCCAAATAAGATTTTGGGCTTGGATACTTGATGATCGGCCCGGCAGACATGACTGCTTTATATAAAATTGGACTATAAACTTTATTGTTTATTCGGTCTTCAATCCAAGAAAGTGCGACTAAATCACGTGGATTCATTTTGTTTGCACGAATGGATTTTACTCCACCTTCATGTACAATTTTATAAGCTCGAGTCGCCCATTTAACCAACTTAACATTTTTCGGGAAAGCCTTCTGAAGCTTTCGATTAAAATCTATTGAAGATCTGACTAGATTGTCGTTTTCGTTAGTTAAATCAATAGGAGCTTGTACAAATCCGACATCTTCCGGCTTTGGACCGAGTTTATCAGTTAAGGATTTAACAATTCCCTCAAGCAAAAGCTCTTGAGTTTTGTTTACAAGTTCATCAATCTTAGATTCAGCCCCGGAGTCTGATGATTCATCACCCTGATCTTGAGATTGATCTTGAGAATCCGAATCATCTTGGGCGGAATCATCTTGGGCGGAATCATCTTCTTGCCCTTCTGCAAATCTAACTGAAGCCGCTTTCTTCAAACCGTCAGGTAATGGTTGAGATGAACGTATTTCATAAACTTGAGAAGCAACATCAAGTTTAGCCGCAATTTGATCCGTGTTGGGATTTAATATATTTCGACGAACAGCTCCACGGAAGGCAGGGTTACGAACCCAAGAAGCTTCAATAAATTGATTAGAATTTGGCGAACTCACATGTCCGACAAGTTCAGCAATTTTACTGTCCATCCCATTTTCATCTTTGAAAATGGTTCCTTTTCCTTCATATTGAATACACGGACAAAGTTGAGTGTCGTCAGCAGCTACGTTCCCACATTTCGTACAAATAGTAAAAAGAGAGACACAACCCATTGAAAGACCAGAAATATCCCCAGATAAAATATCATTAACTAATTTTTGATGTTTCCTATCAGTAGCGACTAATATATCTATATAGCAAGTATGACCTAAATCACGGGCAATAGCGTCAACAATAAATCCCTTTGAGAGCTCTGGAACTTGTATATGCTCTAAATAATTTTGAGCACCTATGAAGGTTCGATACGTAGAAAGAAGCAAAGAACGATCCCAGGCATCTCCATTATTATTGATTAATTCTTGACATTCTTTATTGATCCGGAAATTCGGATATCTGACATCAATTTGGATTCCCTGGGCCATTTGACGCCCAGTCTTAGCATTTTTCGGAGTAAAAGTATCAACTGATGCGACTATAGTCGCATGACTTAAAAGAAACTGCTTCGGGTCAGCCTTACGTAAAACTGTTTTAGCTACTCGAGTTATTTGAGATTCAGGTACGGCCCCCTCGTTATTACGACGGAGTTCATCCATCCACTCATCAAACTGAATATTATTATGAGTAACTATAGCTTTAGCGGTCTTTTTCCAGGCCATGTTCCTGGAAAAACCATACTATTAAGAATTGAAATTCAAGGCTAAATTGATTATGGGTATGAGCTTCTTCCTCAAAGAAGGGTCTTCAGAAGCTTTTCTAGAAAGTTGTTTTATGATGGAAGAAGTAGTAGAAGCCTGTTTTTCTTCTTTGATCATGGGTCCGACAGCTTTAAAGAATTCTCTTAAAGACTGGATGGTTTTATCTTCGTCTCCGAGATTTTCCCGGAGCATATCAGAATAATGCTCAACAGTTTTCTTGAGATTTTTCGGCTTGGCATCGGACTTCTCCTCATCACGAGGGAGCCAAGCCCCGGGTTCTTTTAGGTGATCACGGAAACCTTTTACGAACTTCTCTCCACGCTTAATTAGGCCTTTGGACTTTTCGAAAAGTTTTTCAAGATTTTTCCTGACAGGCTTACCTTTTTCTGTCTCTTTAAACTCTTTTAGGAAATTATCAATTTCACCTAGTAACTCATTCTTTTCACGGGATTCCGCTTCTATGTAAGCAGAAGCATCGCCCCAATCATCTTTGCCTTCAACAAAATCATCCATCCGACTCTCATCCATTTGATAGGACGGAGCCATAGATTCAGATTCTTCTGATTTTGGTTCGGCTTTTGGCTTTTTCTTGAACTTGTTCTTAACCCAGTCTTTAATACCGGCAGTATCTTCTATTTCAGCTATACGGGAAGCAATACTGCTAAATTTAGAAACTTCTATTCTTTCAGCCGCTTCATCTAATTCATTAATTTTATCAAGTTCTTTAGTAAACCATTCATCAATTTCTTCAACGTCTAAATTATCAAGAGCCTTCTTGATATCTTTATTGACTGATTTTAGAGAATTTACGAGAGTCTGAAGACGCTCTTCAAATTTTTGAACGTCAGGGTTTACGACAGAAATCTTCTTAAATTTAGTTATATTAATAAGATTCTTTCTCAGAGATTCCCCGAGAACAGGGTCAATCTCATTCGAAATCTTAAGAAGATTTTGCAAATTCTGATTCACATACTAAACACAAATCAAAGTTCTATTAAGTTTTCTTATTTTATTACATATTTTACACACTTTTGAGATATTTTTGATTCTAATATTTGAGATTTTTTAAAAGCTAGTTTAAGACTATTTAAACCTTTAGACCTAAATTCCGGATTTTTCCACAATTCTTTACTAATGACAGATTCCAACGCTTCTCCATAGTTTGAGAAGTAAGCCCTATGTATTTACGGCCTGATTCAATATGAGTATGACAATAAACTGTCCAGATTTTCACACTTGAACGGTGTCATAAAACTTCTATTTTACAAGATCACCGGGATGTATGGAAAATCCGCAGTTTCTACACTGAAGAACACGTTTTCCCTGACGGTAAACTCTTGGCTTAATGGAGCCTGGAGTCCTACATCGAGGGCATTTCAAGTCTCCTGAATTTTTTTCTTTTTGAGTTACTTTATATTTTCTTTTATTATTCTTATAGTATATGGAAAGCCTGCGACTATGTTCGTATAAATTTGAGACAGTTAAACGAACCGTGTCGGTCCCGAATTGATCTCCGAAAATAGAATGGAGACTCGTAAAAGCTTGTATTTCGTTCTTCCCTTGACGCCAAGCTTTACAGGCAGAACGCCAAATAGGGCCAGTAGCTTCCTCAAAACGAGAAGCCACTCGAGAAGCTAGAGACTTACGCCACTTGTCATCTTCTTTTAAAGTCTGTTTATCATCAATGTTTCTCGCTCCTTCCCAGGAGGAGTAACTTTGATCAATTAGCATTGGAGGGAAGAACTCCAATAATTCCATATTGAGCCGAACAAGCTGGGACGGAGAGTCTTGTTCGGCCCCCCATGGCCATTGGACAGAAACTTTGCCTGTATCTGGGTTTGAATAAAGAACCCGTCCAGCATAAGGAGACAAAAGTAGATCGTGGAGATCTGAATGACGAACAAAATCACCCGTGTGAAATTCACGGGCTAAAAGTTGATCGTCAACAAAGGCTCTCCGGAACATATTTTGCTTCCCTTGATGGGATGATCAGGGGGCCCAAGTTTTAGACGAACCCTGACGCGTGCTCTTCCCGGACGAACCGTGCTCCCAAGAAGGTTGCTTCTTGGTCTTATCGGTCCATTCGCTCAGATCACGAACATCATATTCATTCCGGTTCTCTACCACAGATGAACGGTCCGTGTCATAAGTGTTAATTTCCTTCGAATTAAAAGAAGGACCGATCTTCTTCATGTACGGCTCATCAGGCTCTGTCTGAAGAGGACCGACAGTGTTTTCAAAAGCCTTCATGTATGGCTCATCGTTATCCTGCTGGATAACCTTCGCCTTGCGAGATGCGAGATTCTTCGCACCAAAAGCCGTAACCTCAAACTTATCCGCAAAAGAATCGATATTCTTGATAACCTGAGCGGCTACCTTCGGATCAATCTTCTTGGATTTTATGAGGGTCTGGATCTCGTCAGCAGTGCGATCGAGAGCAGTTAAAATTTTGTTGGCCGTAGTCTTGTCCATTGAAATCTCCGTCCTATTTGGCTTCAGCATAGAAGCCCCATCAATCACCAGTTTCCGTCTTCCTTCGTAAGGATAACCGAAGAAACCTTCTTCTTCTTTTTCTTCTTAGAAGTTTTCGGCTTATTCTTGTCCTCTTCCTTCTTATCTTTCTTGCCTTTCAAGAAAGCTGGAGGAACGGGCTTCTTTTTCTTACTGGGTTTCTTTTTCGCTGCCAAGATGACAGGAAGAAGAACCCGACGAATCCCTGGATTATTATGGGCTAGACGTATTAAAACGCCAACCCCAACAGTTGCTTCCGAAGCCTCTTTTGAAGAGGGTTTAACATCTTTACTGAGTTGGTCTATCATGTCTTTTATCAACTTTTCAATGTCTTCCGAGTCAATATCCTTCGGATCATCAATGTCATCTTTAAGAACCTTCTGCATGTTCTTAAAGGCCTTCTCTATTTCATCTTCAGATATATCTTCTAAGCCTTCTAGGGCTTCCATTATAGCAATTTTGTGATTAACAGAAGCCTCTTTTTTACCTTTATTTTTTTTCAAAAAATCAGCAAGACTTCCTAATTCTTCAAAAGCCGAAACAAAATCGTCAATATCTAAACTATCTAAAGCTTCCTTAAGATCGTTTATGGTCTTTTGAGGATTATGCTCTCCACCTTTAAAAACATTTTGTTCTGTTTCATCAAGTATTTCTTCATCCTCCCTATTAAACCCAGAATCTTTTTTATCTTTTATATTCTTCCCACCCTGCTGCTCTTGCTGCTGGCCTTGCTGCTCCTGTTGCTGACCTTGCTGCTGGTCCTCAGCAGTTCTTCCAACTAAAGAACGCAGATTCTTTACGATCTCGAAGGCAGCCTTCGGATTATCATTACGTATATCACTGGCTATGCGAAGTATGTTCTTGATCTGATTTTGCATGATCGATGCGCTCCGTCTGGAACCTTTTTCCACAGGGAAAACAGTTTCTGAAAATGAATCGTGACCCCACCCAGCAAGTCTGTTCAATAACATATCATATGTTTCTGCGTCTATCTTACTCTGATATAAATTATCATCGCCGGTCTGAATGGATATATCTAAAGCTGCCCTCTGCTGGGCATCAATAGAACCATCATCCCATCCATATTTAAACCAATCCTCATCTAATAATTCCTTAGCAAATTTAAGTATAGATTCATATTGAGGTTTACCGAAATATCTCTTATGATAAGATTTATATCCAGTATTAGTTGGACCAGAAGGATGGCCCTGTTCAACCAATCCATGGAAAGTTGCCGTCTTAACAGACATTGGTCCTGAAACAGAAGCTTTATTAGAAGCTTGTTTACTCTTTCTCATTAATCCGTTATACATATTTTCTGCTTCTTTAGGTAGTTTACCATATTTTTTAGTAATTTTATCTCTAAAGTTTTCCATCAACAGAAAGGGATCAACTTCAGATTTTTTCTCTTCATTCTTAAGATTAAATAAACTCTCAACACTTTTTAATAATTTACCATGACCATCATCCCATTTCCATCCTTCTTTCCCTTCATGGGTTTTAAATTGTTCAGCAGCTTGATCCCAAGCTTTCATGAAAGCTTGGGTATCAGAAATCAATTCTGATTCTGACTCTATTTGTTTTCTTACAACATCAATATCCTTTTTAAGGGAAAGATTTTTAGCATCAACATTAGGATTTTTACTTAATTTTTGGAAGAGGGATGCTATGGTTGCAAATATTAATAAATCTCCGGGTCTAATTTTATTGAAGGAATCAGACCCGTGTTCAGAATTTTCAATTATTTTATTATGTAATTCTTCAACATCCGGGCTAGTTTTGAAAAAAGAAGCGTATAACCAAGTTGGTATAGAATCCCCCATATCTTCAATACGATCATTTAAAGCGTTTAAAATATTATATTTAATACCAAATGAAAGAGAAGAACCCTCTGGCCATCTTCTCTCAACTAATGATAGGATTTCTCCAACATCATTTGTTTTAGATAATTTATTACGAAGCTTACCATCTAAAGCGTCAGACTTTATTTCATCTAATTTTTCTTCATTGAGTTCGGTATTTTCAAATTCTTCAGCGAGTTTTGGAGAAACTCTCTTAAATTTAAAAAATAGATCTTTTTTCTTCTTACTTATATCTTTCTTATTTTCTACTTTCTCTTCAAGGATTTCTTCCGGGCTTTTCTTGCTTTTTTCTTCTTTTTTAATATAACTTAAAGCCTTACCTAATTCAAAATCAATTATGTCCCATTTCTTTTCTTTAATATATTTACCAAATGGTATATCGTATGTATTTTTAAATAATTTTAATTTTTCAGGGTCAAGTTTTTCTAATTTGTCTACTACATATTTATATTTATATTCAAAGGATTCATTATCATGAATCCTTCCAGGGTATTTAAGAATGTCTTCAAATTTATCAGGTTCATCAGCAGCTATTGTAGTAGAAATGAAAACTCTTAAGGCCAAATCGGCTAAAGAGGAATTTTTCATAGATAGATCTTTATCCCCAGATTTAGTATCTGAGTCGTCAGTTTTCATCCTTTTTCTTCTATTATCAAATTTAGGACCTTTTCTCGGGGCAGATTTTCTACTTGGAGCAGGCTTCCGTCCTATCAGTCTTTCGACTTCTTTTTCTTCCTTTTCGCTCGGACTCAATGAAGAATCGGATTGTAAAAATCGCATGCCGGTACATAATCAATATTTCACAACAAGCTTAATTCTAGCCCTCCTCCTTTTCAGCAAACCGATCTCCTTTTTTAGTTACCGTTTTTAGTCCCATATTTTTGATAAGTCTCTCTTTAACATCAGTTTCTTTAGCTATTTCTTCACCAACCGATTCAAGAATTTTCGTTATCAAATCATTAAACTTAGAATCATTCGGGGTAAACATATCTTTCTTGAGTTGAGCAGAAGCTTCATCAGAATCAATATTGAGGAGATCAAGAATAAAAGAAATAGGTAAAGACCCTTTTTGATAAAGATTAAACATGAAATCCTGAAGTTCAGTATTGTCGCGGAGAGCTAAACGAGTAAATTGTAATTTAGGATATAGAAGATTCCTATTTCCATATTCATCCTCTTCAAAGAAACCCTTCTTTTCAGCCACCGGGGCAAATAAATATTGCTCAACAAATTCACATATAGTTTCACGATATAGCAGATACATAGTGTTCATAACATCTAAATGAATTCTTTCTCCAGAATATGAAGACTCCCCGGTGAGCATAGGTTCAGTGACTCTAAGCCCAATCATGAGAAGTTTGTTGTTTATTTCATACTCCGTCCCGAGATCGAGAAGACGGTCTCTGGATCCTATCTCGTCCCAATGGACTTCAAAGTTCGTTATGATGCTAAAATCAGGATCTATTAGGGCTTGGTCTACTTGGTCTCTTAAGTCATCAACGTCTGTAGAGCTCATCTTATCCGCCCAAACAACACGTTTGGGCGTCATAGCACGACTCGCTATACTCGTCTGAGACTGACGAAGTTTATCACTATATAGGAGAGTTCTTAAGCATCTCTCGAGAATTGAAATACCACGATCATCATATGGACTTTTCTTATGCGCTAAATGATAACAAAAAGAAGAACAGAAAAAGTCATCATAAGGACTGGAGTTTAACGGTATTGGCTGACCGTTAAGAAGATTTTCCCTGATCTGTTCAGGGATATCATCTGCGATACGAGCAGCCTCCTCATCATGCTGTTCTTGGGCTCTTAAGACAACTAAACGATCTTTTTCAGATGGTATGAGCTCCATCTTAACTTTGTTCGTATATTGAAACACCTCAAGTTTAACTTGTTCCGGGGGTAAAATTTGAAGACGTTGCCATCCTTCATAATGTTTTGCAACATAATCTTTGATAGCTGAAATTTGTTCAGATTGAGATTTTGGTTCTCTTACTACTTCAATACGTTTTTGAGGCCTCCCGGCATAATCGACTTCTCCGACCTCTTCCTGTTTTACGTCAACAAGCATTTCTTCAGGAATATCAACTTCCTGATCTTCACAAAAAACAAACACATTCCCGTGTAGCCAGTATTCATGAGTAGCATCATATAAAGTCTGAAAAAGCCTCAGACGTTTACACATGTTCTCGTAAAAATGTTGAATCTGACGATTTCTTTTCATGTCTTTCCCTTTAGGAAGGGAAAGACGAACCTTGCTCATAGGAACATCTGTATGAAAATCTATGGCTGCTCCAACTATAGGGTGGGTATTGTACCAAAAACGAAAAAGTTCTCTTTTTTCACGTTCTGATTGGGGGAGTTCAAGGAAATCTGTAGATAACTGCGGGCTATAAAAAGAAAAATCAGCATTGGTTATGGAAGAACTTCCAGCGTTCCCGAAATTCCCATTCCCACCACCACCAGTTGCTAAACGAATAGACTGAGACATCTCACGACGAGCTTGTTTCTCTAAACGAGTCAAGCGCCTTTTCGGCACTTCCTGTTCATCAACGTGTTTAATGACTCTTCCGCCACTAGTTGTTTGAGCAGCAGGGTTAACCCCTATTTTTTTCTTACTTGCCATTATTCAAATACCGATTCTTCAGGTATCCACGAAGAATCCTTATGAGAAGCGCAAACCTTTTCCATATCTTTAGAGGTCTTGGAAAGCTGGGATTTCATAGATTGTATAGATTTTAGAAAAGTATCTAAATGAATTCTTTTATCAAACCTAAACCGTCTTAGATTCCGGTCCGATTTAATAGTTCTTTCCAACCTTGAAAGATTAATCATAATATTATTTAATGAGGAGTCTTGGTGATCAATATCAGATTGAACACTTTTAAGTGCTGAGAGTATTTCTTCGACTTTTTCTTGGATTTCGAGGTTATTAGCGAGATTATTCTTAACCACGGACAACCTTACCAATTTAGAAATTCTTTAAGGTCAGACGGGTCATCCGATTTAGATCTTTCTTTCATAAAAGAGTCTATAGAATTCTCAAGAGCTTTAACGCTATCCATATCCCCGTCCATAAGAGCTTGCCAAGAGCCGCCATTTTTCACAAAGTTAACACACAACTCTAAAAATTCTTCATCGTCAAATTCTTCATCACCCCAAGTATGATCTACTACTTGACGAATTATCCGCCAAGCAATAGTATCCTTAAGACCTAAATCATCCATCAACAGTAATGGAGCATAAGCAATTCAGCGACGTCGCTGAATTCTAGGAGGAATTCTTTCCCGGACAACTCCATGCATCCTGTTCCTCATTTTCAAATATTGATGATAACCGGTAGACGGCCCGCCTGGGGGTAAATTTGACATAGTGACGTTATGTTCCAATATACCAGGGTTAGCTTTAATATACTCCGAAGCTAAAAGAACACTTCGAGCTATAGAGTCAGACTGATCATCGTGTTTTCCAGGAACCTTCGGAGCTTCTACTATAATTATATTTTTACCTTCAGAAGAAGCCTGAAGTTCAAGAATTTCTGAGATTAACGGAGAATGACGAAATACGGAAGCACTAGCATCAAATGATATAGCTTCAGGAACAGGCCAGTCATATAGTGCTAATTGTTTATTGTACATAAACATTTTGAATGTCTGATACATATTAGAAGAATCAGTTGGAAAGAAATTTCGTTGTTCAAACTGAGTCAGACCATTTTTATGTAACGCCTGCTCAAAAACGGGACCTGCCCATTGATCAAAAATTCCTTTATAAATAAAGAAATTTTTAGCAAGAATCTTTAGCCACTCAGATATGGCATCGAGGTCTAATCGGTTTCTGTCTTGAAGAGTTAACGCATAATCTACAAGAGGATGCTCTAGATGTGGGTTTGATTCTTTCCATTTCTTTTTTGCATACCAAACTTCATGATATGCAAGTTCAATTTTCCCATTATTTAAATGAGTTATAGATACACTAGTTCCGTCGTTAACTATTCCAAAGTCTACCCCGGCAAAGTGAGGCTTTCTCGGAATCCCACGAGTTTTAGGACGAAGGTCAGGAATTATGCAATCGGTTAAATCTTTAGAATCTTCTATCCAACCACGAACACGGTCAGAGAACTCAGACCCAAATTCAGTTCCAAATTTCTTCGGATCTTTACTATATTCAACTTCATAATAATCACTGGAAATAGTTGGATTCACTTCCCAAGTCGGAGCTTGAATCATAAGCATATTTCTAGAGGCCGGAGAGTTTTCCATAGAGGTTTGATATAATTTATAAAAAAACCCTTCTTTAGCATCGGGAGATGAAATAGAAACAACTTTTCCGTCAGATGGGCCTAGTGGAATATGTCTATTAATCGGGTCTTTAGGAGAAAATGCAGCAGTAGAAGGAACAATCGCTCGGTAAACTTTTTCTCCGGAAGAGTTACCCTTATCAACAAAGAATGCAAGCTCGTCTAAAATTAAAAGAATAGTTCCGCGACCACGGAGGCCTTTAGCAATAGAACTCTTGAAAGTAGCTTTTAAAGTAGCTTTTCCACGTTCTCCGAATTTTTGTCTATCAGCATCAGTTCTAAATCTAATATATGTTTGAGTAAAATTAGCTCGAGCAAATTTAAAGAAATCCATCTGCTCAATATGACCACTCATTTCGTTATATACGATAGAGGCTTGATCTTTATCGTTAGCAACACAAAAAAGCAATATTTCGTTACCAGCAGGAAGACCGTAATAAGCTTGAGGGTTTCCCCGACAAAGAAGCTTATACATTTCGTAAACTGCAAAAAGAGCACTTAAAGTACTTTTACCGGAACGCCTTCCGAGAACTAAAATTAACTCATTTCGAATTCGTTCATCTTGTTCTTTAATATTGCAACGACCTTGGTCGTGTAAATAATGAAGATACTCAACTTCAGTCAAATTATAGAGAGTTTTAGTATTAAATCTATCAGTTATTTTAATAGTTTTTTCTTTATCTTCTAAGGGAATACTATAATATAATTTGACTAAAAATTTTTGAACCGGAAAAAGTCCATAAGGTAGGAGTTTAAACCTTTCAATGAAATCAATAATATTTAGAAAATTTGAATCTTGTTCGGTTCGAGCTCGAGAAGATCGTTTTTTATCCAAGAAACCAGATATGGTTCCCGTTAAAACGCTTTGTTCGATCTTCTCTACACTAGGCATGATAAATTTTCCATTTTATATTTCTTCATAGAATTGGAAATTTTTAATCGCGTTTCAATAGAGATCGATTTTCCAGTATTTATTTTCGATAAATTCAATTTAGTTTCAAAACTCAAAATCCTGCCTTTAGTCGCTTTTGATCTCTTAACCTTAGAATCTGATGTTGCCGCAATAGATTTTTGAATATTAGACATTCTTAATTTCGATTCTACAGTATGAAATTTTCCAGTATTTGATACTGCGATTTTTTTCCTGATTTCAGAGTTTAATATTTTTCCTTTACCAGCGATAGATATTTTTTTCTTCGTATCTTCATTCATAACGTGGCCCATTAAAGAAGCGGATATTTTAGCTTTTGTTTTTGGGGTTTTACGAAGTAATGGTAACATCTTCGCTCTATACTCTGGTCTATCCCAAGGATTTTTTATTTTATTTGATTGATAAAATCCGCCTCCTTTCATTATATTAAAACCCTTTTCTGGGTTTCTAGTATCAAATTCTAAAATTTTCTCTTTTTCTAATTCATTAGCTTCTTCCAAAGTTAAATTTTTTCCTAAAATTTCATGGGAAAATGCATCCTTTCCATATTTTCTAATTGCATTCGAAAAATGACTAGTTATATAAAATTTCCCATTCTTTATCTTATTTGCGGAATAAACATGTCTGTTCCACGTTGAAAAGGTGGAATGTTTAGTTAAACCAATATAACGTCTGTTTGATTCAACGTGAATATGACAATAAACTATCAATGGATTCACCTTGGTAGTAGCATTAAGACTTCATTTGAAGCTCCCAATCCACCATATCTGCCTTCATTTGATTGAAAACTAAATCTATGATTTTTTCGTCTACACCAACTTTAACCATAGAGTCATAGAAGAAATTCATCCAAATTTCAAATACTTTTTGGAATTTGGGGGATTTTAAATTAAAATCATCATTTAAATTAATTTCTTTTCTTTTAATCAAAATTTCAGATAATTGTTTAAGACTAGCTATTCTAGCTATAGTATGATTTATGGTTGATTTCCCATTCAGAGCTGATTGTTTTCTCTCCCATTTTAGATGGGATAATTCTTCTGATATTTCTAATAAAACAATATCAATTAAGTCGGAGGTTGAAGATTTATTGATGACAGCTTGAACTATTTGTTCATCTTGGACAAATATCTCACGTTCTCTATAATCTTTACTAGCGTCAGTTGGATCAACGATTTCGGACAAAGGCATGTCCCCGCCTTGCCCAACGACATATTCTGCCCCTATATCTGAAGAATTTACCTCCGATCCGCCAGGTAATCTTAAGATTTTTCCATTATTACGGTTCGAAACATTACCCATATTTTAAAACTATACTATAAACTTATATGTTTTGCAATTCAGGATGCGAAATATTTATATCTAAAACAGATTTCGAACTACCCGAAACATCGAAATTCATGCCATCATCAAGTTGATATTTTTCAACCGGATTTTCAACAGCGGCATGAATTACCGGTAGGGACTTTTTCTTAAAATCAGCTTTTACTGACTCCGGCACCTGCCGGATCATTTCTTTAGCATATTTAGAGCACCATCCAGGAGATGTTTGAAGAACACACCCGGTGCAAGAAGAACTAGCTAATATATATTTAGCTCCGCGCTTCCTAAATTGAGAAGAACCCGCTGTACAACCATGACCGTAATCGTTATAAGCAGTAGGATCTATATAATAGAAACCTTGAATTCCATTGTTTTCAGCCGCTGAACGGACTGCCGTAGGATTTTCAGATAAATTTGATTTAGTATAGCGACTAAGGACTGCAGAAGTCAAACTCTGACCACGCATTCCGGTATTCATAAGATGAGATATAAATCTCCGAATTTCTTCAGGGTCTATATCGACAGAAGTATTTTCAGAACTGGTGCTCCCATGGAAGAAAGAAACGCTGCCCTTTTCATATATAGGGGTTTCTTTATTCCCAGGCTTAAAAAGGTTGATGGTAGCAGTTAAACGACCCCAATTATTAGAGTCAGATTTAATTGAAGAAACAATAGAAGATGCTAATTTAGTAGTTAAACGATTCTCAAGAACTGCTCGTTCAACAGCGCCTAAAAACGCAACCTTCCCTACAGTAGGGGTATTGGAAACGATTCTTGACGAATGGCAGAGTTGGGCACAACCACCGTCAGGAAGCCCCTTACATATTTCACAAACAGCTCTTCTGCGAATAATAAAATCCGGAGACCCATATTTTTTAACAAAAGCAACGGTATTCCGACATCCTCCAAGAACATCCATATCTAGATACGTATGTCCTAATATTCCATATAAACCAGCAAGCTTCCGAAGATCAGGGTCGGGGGAACCGGTTAAAATCTTAGTATCATTAGCTCCTGCCATCATCCGGCGGGCATAAGCCATATAAGACGGGCTTGGAAGAGGTTCTACCTTCGTTGAAGGGGTCGCCGCACGCTCCAAATAGGCTTTGACGGATGCTTCAGATGCTTGAACGGGTTTAGGATGGTGTTGTTCTTGGACCCTAAGGACAGGCTCAGAAGACACTCTTCTTGGATTATCCAAGAAGGCCATACGAAGACGAACCTTCGCATTACCATCCTTAGAAATAGTCTTCCCTTCGGAAGCTAATTTTGGAGAATAATAGGAAAGAGTCTTATCATCATATGGTATGGAACTAGTGATTCTCTTCTTAAATACCGAACAAGTACCGCCTCGAGCACATACGCACCCAGCACACTCATCTTTTGCAAGAATAAAAAGAGCTTCCTTAGCGTGAGAAGCTACGAATTTTTTATCTTCTGAGTAACCTTGAGAACAACGAGGAAAATGAGCAGAATTTATATAAACGTTTCCCAGAAGACCTCTCTCCTGGATAACCTCCTTGATCAAGGAGCCGGCTAGCTGAATTTGTTTATTAGAAAATTCAAGAGAAAGCTTCTCTTGAATTTCAGACGGCTTATGTCCGGCCATAACAAGGCGGGAAACCCGATCACGAACAGGAGAGGTTGTATCCCGAGGAGGACTCCATCCAAGACTCGGTTGTTGATTTACAATAACATTAGGACGTATAGGAATTACAAACGGGACATTGCTACCCGGCTCTCTAGTCAAGGCATGAGAAAGCTCAGGAATCATATCAAGATTCTGCTTAGGAAGAGTTTCCAAAGCTCTATAGTCAGCTTCACTGACATTCAACCAGGAAAGATCCGCAACACCCTGATCATTCAGGATGTCCGTTATATCACCAATTCCGGTTGATACGTCTATTTTCTTAGCCATTTTGACTCTCGGACTTTTCAGCCAAAGCCATTGATTTGGCTATCCTGGCAGAGCACTCTAAAAGAATTTCGGAAGCTTCAGGGATATGAGAATGAGCAACATGAAGATTCACGAGCTGTGCGTGAATACCTCTTAAACTATTCTCACTAGCGTTTTTGGCGATTGGGAAGGTATCCATATTATCCTGTACGTAAACTTCATGCCGGTGTTTAAGACACCGTATAATATCACTGGCTAAAAACTGTTTATGACCGAGACCATTATTTTGGAGGTATTCAAGGATTTGACGACGAGTTAAATCCTTCTTCCCATATTCTTTCAAAACTTCAGAAGCAAGCTTACCTGAAGCTTCCAAATCAGTGGCTGTCTTAGACACTTTTAAATTTGATTTAACCTTGTCTGCACTATTCAAATAAATATCCAATTGATCTACAGTTTCTCCAAGAGAAATTTCATCTTTTGCGAAAGATGAAAGAACCGAGTTTAAATGAAACGGTTTAATGTTCGACAAAATCGTACCTCCAGAGTTCGGCTCGTTAGTCTGCTCGTAATATAAATCGGGAGCATTCGGAGCTCCAGTAAATTGACTTAAATCTTCAACCCCATAACCAGACCAAGCGTTTCCATAAGGTTCTAAAGTATTTCCATGAGAAAAATCGTTTTTATTAGGAGATGGGAGTGAATCGCATCCCTCTTTATCTTCTTGAGCATAAACCCCAGAGTTTTCTGAGGGCCATATATCATTTATACTTTGCCCGGGAGGATGTTTCCCATTTTGTCCAGTAGTCATATGATCATAATAATCTGATCTTGCTGAGGGTTCTAACCCGTCAGGAAGCTTGGATTGAGATAAATAAATTCCTCTTTTTCTGTCATCATGAGGACTAGAGGGCGGTCTATCATAGTCTCCAGGAATTAATGCAGATGAAGATCTAGGAGAACTATTGGATGGATAACTAATTAAAAGTTCGGGGGAGATAGCAGTTGATCCGCCACCATCTGGTAAAGATGTTTTCGGACCGTCCCGACCTTCATCGTCTTCCCCATGAAGTGAATCGGATAAAGAAGCATCATAAGGGCCAATTCCGAAATCCTTAACAGCTTTCGGAAGAGCACTTTCTGTAGGTAAACTAGAAGGCACGATTTATTCCTTTATCCCAAAATAGACTGGAAACTTCCCTATCTTTCCTCCGCTGCACAGCGTCAGGATCAATCTCTCCTAAATTGGGAGAATCATGGGCGCGCATCCATGCTACATCAATATCGGATAAACCTCTTTGATAATAATCCATACTCTTCTCGTTCCTGGAACCAGGAAGCCAAGAATATCCTTCAACTCTAGCAACTCTTTCCGCAGAAGTTTTTAATTTAGTCAGATCCCCGGTCGTTGGAGCATCGTACCCTGTAACGCCATCTCCATTAGCATCAGGACCTTCATATAAATACTGAGTTTCTTCAACTCCGCTAGACATACCATCGCCCATCGGATCATCGGATGGAGCATCACAAGGCGGATTATAACCGGATCCGAAGTCTCCAGTACCTGCTCCCGGGCCACGACGATCAAGAACAGGGTTCGGATATAGTCCGCCAGGGATTGATTGGATAGAATTGGCAATACGACGAATTATATGTTTTTTCTTGATGATTTCATCATAACTAGAAGTTGTATGCATCAGTTTTTCTACATCAGAAAGACCGACGCTTTGTTCTTTCTCATCAGTCGGCAAAGCCGATTGACTTAACTTTTTTTTTAATTCTTCGTCTTTTTCTCTTTTTGAAGAAGTCTGCGAAAATCCGGAGGAATCTTCATCCTCTTCGTCGTCTTCTTCTTCCTCATCCGACTCAACAGATGGATTATAATCATCCGGATCCGGATTCTTAATTTCTTCAGTATATTCGTTTTCTACAAATTGTTCAGGGTTTGCTTTAATATCTGCAGCGTCTTCAACAGCGTCCGAAACTTCTTCTGAAACTTCTTCTGAATCACCAGCTGTACGCCAGTGATCCGCGTTTATCTCGTCATGGACAGTATCAGTAAAAGAAGATAATATTTCAACAGAGCTTGCTAAATTCGCACGCAAATCTTTGATAGATTGTATATATCCACGACCGCCCATGAGACCATCAGGGCTGAACTGAGAGGATGGCATTTTAGAAAAAATTCTAAACGCCGACATGGCATAACTATGGGCTCTTTGAGACGCCCACAGGATTTTGGCTAGATTTCGGAGACTATCAGGAGTCCATTCATACCCATCAACACGGATGTCACGTCGAACCGGGCCTTGGTCTTTTTGGAATTGAATAACACCAGCGGTCCTAACTTGACCACTAGCGATCGCAACTCTGGAAGCTACTTTACGGATATCCATAGGCATGAGTTATCCTAATATCGGACCTAAATCGTCATCAACAAGTCTTTCTATGAAAAACCCGTTTTCGTCTTGACCTAATTTCCAAAAATCTTTTTGGGAAATACGAACTAAAGTGTCATCTTCTGCGACACGGAAACCACCAAGATCATTTAAACTGGCGATTCTGACCCGCCCACTGGCAGATCTTATGGTTGAAGAATCAGGAGATGGGAAATCATCGACTGAACTCGATGAAAACCGGAAATTCTCTATCTTGAGTACCATATTACCTAACCTATTAACACGGAAGACAACAAGCTTAGGATCAAATCGGACCAGTCACGATTAGATTGACTGGCACATCTATAGGATTGTTGGAAGCAGTAGAAGATTGCACCCGAAGTATATCAGAATATGTTCCGGGTATTCTCGGAACATTAGAATTCATAAGGGAAAGAGTTATGATGGAACTCTCTCCAGCGTTTAAAGGACCGCCTGTGGTGGGTATGATAGCCAACCAGGGGCTATTATTTTGTAGTTTAGCAGTAGTGAAATCCAAAACAGATCCGACAGGACCATCGTTGGTCACAGTGAGTTGTTGAGCACCATTTGAAGATTCAGTTATTAAACTAAAAAATAGATTAATAACTATTGGGGAAACCAAAATTTCCGGTCTTGGGAGAACTGTAACATTTACTAATATTGGAATAACAGTAGACAAATTTTGACTATTTTGGAGATTTACGCGACCGGTATATGGCGAATCTGTAAACAAAAGGATACCAGGGTTAATCTTTAAAGAAAACTGTCCCGATTGTCCACGCCCAAGCCCGCTTATGGCAGTCGGGTTAGAAAACAGCCAAGGAGAATCTGAAGAAGAAAGAGCTGTGAGGAAGGAACCGATGGCTCCAGAATTCTGAATTTGAGTAACCCCCACAATAACTTGGGGTCCGCCTTCAGTTACAATGACATTGAAAATAACCGGACCAATAACATCCAGATAAGAAGATAACTGTTGCATGACTTGTTCAATTGAACCAGCCATGGAAAGAACTACATTCCCTGGGAGAGGAATGGCCGCGTCTATGATTTTCCCATATGGAGTTAAAATATCAGTGACTGAATAAAATTGACCAGCACCTTGAATATTATCAGCCTGAACAGACCAGCGCCAAATACCCCCAGTAGAGGATAATGAGAACTGAAATGAACCGCCACCTACAACAGTCGAGGACATTATTCATCGGAACAGGCTAAAAGAAGCCCAAACATCAATTTATATCAAATGCTTTATTTTTTTGATTATTATTCATAATATCAGATGCTGCGTCTACCATTTCAGCAAATTCATCTTTAGTTATTCCCAAGGTACACTTTGGACCTGTATAAACTCGCTCAACTGATTTAGTGATAGGATTCATAAAATCTAATATAATACTATACTCATCTTTATTATCATAAACTCCAGGTTGGGCTTTTAAAACAAATACCAATCCATCCCCGAAGTCAATATATTTTATTCTTTTTGAGGATGGTATTTGTTTAGGATCAGTGTAAAGAGGCTCGTCGCTAACACCCAGATCACGGAACGGTTCCGTGATCTTTTTCCACGCTTCAACAAATTTTTTGTGAACTAATTCTCTAGGTTTGTTTAATAAAACCGAGATTATTTTCTTTAAATCCCGGGCCACAAGCTTTCGATCAGGATTCTTTGAAGCCTGAATAGCTGAAGCGATATGGCGTAGAGCCATAGCGACTTGTGAAGGCTTCATATTAATTTAAAATCAAAAAAAAATTTAATCGATCGGCAAAACCTGGGCGTCGCCGCGATCAGCAAATTGTGGAAATTTCACCTCATGTAAGAGGTTGAAATGTTTATCACTAATGGCAAAGAATACCCTATAATATCTAGCATATTTACTATTTACAATGCAATTATCAAGTTCAGTTTGAGCAGATTCAATGTACTCAGACGTCTTATTATGTTTTTTCAAGGCATCGAGATATGTTTGTTTTTCTCGAACTTCGCCAGCAATAAGATCTTTTATCTTTGCCAAAGACCTAAAAAACCGATGACGAACCCGACCTTGGGTTAAACCCATCTGTTTAGCAATTTCACTTTGACAAGTCGTTTCATACATCCGCCAAAGAATTTCTCGATCTTGATTATTAAAAACATGGCCTAAATCAACATCAAATTCTTCTTGATCAAGTTCCGGAATAGTCCTTAAAAATTGAATCCTCTTAATACCACGATGTAAACGATAAGAGACGGCGGCTTGAGTAATACTAAAAAGTCTTGCTATTTGTTCTTGCTTCATCTTATCTCGATGATATAACCGGATCAAATCGGCTTCTCTATCGGGAATTCTATCTAAGTATTTTGATACTGCATCAAATTCTAATTTTTTATAATCAATCTCCTCAATTTTTACGGTTAGGCTCCGATCAATAAGAGCCCCCATAGCGTCTTCAATGTTAGATTCTTCCTGCCCGAGCCCGTCCTGAGTACTAAATCTTGAGGACATATCACTAGGGTTCTGTATCAAAATGTGTGAGGACATGAATGCTCCAGTTGATCGGGGTTTCCGATCGTTGTGTAAATATTGGTCTGGGTTTCAGCCGAGCAGCTGATTTAATTCTCTGTATAGGTATCACGCTGAACTAGAGCAACAGCGTCGTTTTAACTCTACTGAAAAAACAATCTATTTGTTTAATTCTTCCAAAGCATCTTCATAAGGCCAGTAATCTTGAGATGGTCTTTCATCTCCTTTATAGTCCCATTTGTCTTTAGGAGTATATTTTAATTTTTCAGGATGCTCCCAATTGTCATCAAAAATAAGCTTCCATCCGTTTTTAACCAAAAGGGAGATGTTATAAATATCTTCAAATGTTGGTATTTCTATATCTCTCATATCAAATGTTACACTAAATCTAAAGACCCGAAGAAATCAGAGATTATGACTCTTCCCTCTGATTTTTTAAGAGAAGAAACATTAATATCCTTAATATTCAGATCTTTAGTTAATATTTTATTGGCTAAATCGTAATCAGATTTACCTTCTTGTTGATAAGAGGATAGATCAAATTCATCAAAAAATCCGACAAGTTCATAATTTAAACGAATTTTGTCTTCAAGTTCTTTGATTGAAGATTTTTCTTTAACAGAACACTCAGACATATTTGAAGAAAGTAAAGACTCCACAGTCTTATACTTCATACTTAAGTCAGCAGCAACTTTTTTACGGATTCTCGGTACCCCAGTTATATTATCGGATTTATCACCAATCAAACTCTTATATAATCTAACGAATTCTGGATAAACTCCAAATTCTTTAAAAATTCTTTCAGAATCATAAAATCTGCTACCAGGTGCATCAGGTCTATAAAGAATAGTTTTGTCATCAACTAATTGGTAAAAATCTTTATCAGAAGAAATTATGACATGATGTCCGGGGTTAGTTTTTACATATTTAGATATTAGATCATCAGCTTCTTCATCTGGATTAAAATAAATATCGATACCGACAAGTTTGAGTATATGAACTAAAACATCGCGCTCTGAATGACACTCTGTCCCATCACAAAGAGTTATTGGTCTATTTTCAAAAAGTTCAGAACTGTCTCGACCTTCTTTATACTGTTCGTATAAAGCCAAACGACGTGTCGGAGAGCCGTCAAGGAAAAAGACGACCTTTTCCCATTTAGGCATTTTTGAAATCCAAGAAAAAAGTATGGAGAGAGTTCCGTATGTGATACCAGTCGGATAGCCGAAATCATTAGTTAGTGGGTCTTCTTGTCTGTTTGTAACAAATACGTATTTAGAACGATGAAGAAGATTATTTCCATCAACTAAAATGCTTCTATTCAACTTCATGTTTTACCAAATATGAAACTGGAAAATCTAACAAAAGCTGTTTTGAGGACAATTTTACATAAACCTGAACGTGTTGGCCATCTTCATAAGACTGGATGACTTGAGCTATTAAATTTTTGTAGTTACCTCTAACTATTTTAACATTTTCATTTTCTTTAAAAACCCCGGACCCAACTTTTTTCATCCCGTCACGAGTTCTATCCAAATCTTTATCATCAAGTAAACAAAGAATTCTTTTACGAGCTGAATCGACAGGTCTAGATAGAACTGATCTGAAATACATAGTATCTTGAACTCTGGAATAATTCGTTCCTTCAGTATGTCTCACGAAAATATATCCTTCCAAATATGGCATGATATGAGATTCATCTCTAACTTTTTGAGAAACCGAAGGTATAAACACTTCCACTTTGCTCTTCAAAAGATGACGGATCGATTTGATTACTAAAGAAAGATTTTTTTCTTTTTCCCCGGTAGAAGTAAGTTCAACAATAGCCCATTTTATCGATTCAGAATTTGGATCAGGCGGTTTCGGGATTTCAGAATTTCTACGCGCTTTAATCTGCGGCTTCGGGACAGGTTCAGGTTTTTTAACCTTAGATTTCCCTTTACGAACCTTTAATTCTTTTGATAAGGCCACGAGCAAATTCTTTCTCCGGAATAGGTAGAAACCTACCATCATACTCTACAGAACTTAATTTTTCTTGCTCAATATGAATATTAGATTCTTTCTCGATTTTATGATCCAAACTAGTCAATGTTTCTTCCGAAGAATATATGACCCCATCTACTTCAACAGACTTTTTTTGTTTAAAATCAGATTTTCCATTAGAAACAGATTTCGGTATTCTATATGATATGGGAACAGAAACTGGAATAGGAGAGGAAGAGGTAGGAGTAATGGAGGGAACGAAAACTGGAGCGGAAGCAAGTTCAACTTTATTTAGTATAGAGAATAGAATTGAACTCAAATCATAAATGTTGAATTTATCTAAATCTGAAAGTTTCATAGCAAGAGTTGAAAGTTGATGGGATGAAAAATCAACTAAATCAGTTTTAGTATTAATTTTCGATTTAGCCCCGACTCGGACTCGAATTTCATTTACAACGATGGAAACAATAGTATCACGGATCCAAGTCACTCCTTCAGAGGCTTCCAGTTTATCTAGAGAAGAAAAAGACTTCGCGGGATCCAATTTCATAAAAGTGAGAGATCGAGATAAAGATTCATAATTTTCAGTCCTAAGAAAGGAACGAACTGCATCTACAGATATTGGGCCATATGAAGAAATAGTATCTATTGAATTTAAACAAACTCTTGGACAATTCTCTAAAAAATTCGGTAAAAGCTTGAGAGCCGGTAAGTCATATTTTATGGACTCTATATCGCAAACTCTAACCAAAAATGAAACTAGATCATCTGTATTAGGAGAGGATACACTATGTTCTTCAAGTCTTGAACGAACAGCAGGACGAATTTTATTCGGTTCAGTTGTGCATAAAATAATAACTAATCTCCTATCTTCTATAGGACGAAGAAGAGCATCTTGGGCTTGAGCAGAAAGTCTTTGAGCTTCGTCCAAAATACAAATTTTTGGTTTCCCATCAAGAGAAATATAATCAAGATCTTGAACAATAGATCGAATCTTATCCACAGTTCCTTGGGAGGCAGCATCAAATTCTTCAAAGCTGGAAGAACTCCCATCAATTATAGATTGGCAATATATACAAGAATTACAGGGTTCTCCTTCATTTAAATTTTCACAATATATAGCTCGACTAACTATTCGAGCGAGAGTTGTTTTCCCACAACCCTTTGGACCGCCAAACATTATAGAACGAGAACCAAGAGTTTTGTTTTTACTCCTAGTTAGAAGAAGTTTGACGATACCTAGATTGCCAACAACTTCTTTAAAAGATTTCGGACGATATTTAATATCAAGCATTATCTTAAATTACATCGAATTTTAATTTCAGTTCAAACTGAAAATGTTCAAAATTTCTTCAGTAGCCTTCCGAATGATAAAAAACTAAACTTTCCGATTAAAATAATTTTTAAATTTCGTATCTCCCCAATTTTTCCAAAGATCCCCAGGATCTTTCGAAGTTTCGTTGGCTTTAGGATACTTTATATCATTTATTTTAAATCGTCCACCGGTTTTTTCCATAAAACGATGGACGCCTTCTCTCCCAGCTTTATCGAGATCTAAACACATATTTATCGTATGAACAAAACGTTCTAAAAACCTAAACTGATTTGGGTTAACAGCGTTTGTAGTCAATGCCAAAACATTAGGAATAACTAATCTCTCCATAATCAACATATCTGCCGGGCCTTCAACAAGCCAGACTTCTTTCTTAGACCAAATAGACTCAATATTTGCGGCAATACCGAAAAAATAACCTTCCGGACGCCTTTTTACGGCAAAAGTGTCATATGACTTTTCAACAAGAGAACGAACTTGGAATCCAATGATCGTCCCAGAATAAGTTGTTAACGGGAAAACAACACAATTTTTGATACGACTACCTATTACTTTATGTCGAATCCCTTCTTGTAATTCCCAAGAAGAAGACCACCTATTATATTTACAACTATCGCATTCGGTTTCTTTATTTGATTCTGAGCATATGAAACTATGTTTTGAGTCTAAATCTGGATCAACTTCAAAATCACCAATTACATATCCAAGTTTATGTCTTTTCCACTGATCTTTCGATATGCCACGACCAAGAAGATATTCTTGGGCTTCCGGACTTTGAAGCAACCCTTCATAAGCCCAGTCAACAAATTTATCAACAAAACTCATTTAACAAACGAGATACCTTGTTTTATGTTGTGTAAAACAATAGAAGACAAGCCTCCCATAAATTGAGTATACATCCCAACGAAATCGGGACGAGAAAGAAAAATAGGAAAAGAAACTTTGCATTTATGTACGGAGCATATTTTATCATATTTTATTTTACTATCATTTATATCAAGTTTATCTTTTTTGAAAATTTTCTCTATCTTCTTCATGTTCCAGGAATCAGGAATTAAACAAACATGAGGTTGTATAGTCAACCCACTAGAATTTTGTACATATTTAAAAGCTGAATCAATGTCAGGAAAAATATTTAACCAGTTTTGTTTTACAGATAGATCATAAGCACATTTAAAAAGATCAGGAATAATATCGTCAATTTTATCTGAATCATATGTAAATATTCCAGATCTTATAAGTTTATCCTTCCCCATCTTTTCGATTACTATGAACTTTCCTCGAGTATTACTTATTACTGCTGGAAAATAAGACTCTTGAGCAGGAGACTCCGTTACCAAAGGTAAAGCAGTGTCTTTCTTTTTAATATGAAAGTCATAATGAAGAACATTATGGATTATCATTTTCTTCTTCCCATATATTTACATTAGAAGGGATAAGCTTTGGTTTAAATAATCGAAGCTTTACGGATTGGATCCAAAAAATGAATTTTTCAAATAAATTTAAACCAGATTTATGGATTCTATCGCCTAAAACCCACTGGAGGGTGGCGATATCTTTATAATTTTCATAGACATATTCGTCATCTGACATGATGCTGAGAAATTCTTCTCTAGCTTCATTTAATCTTTTCTTTGGATTAAAATATTTACAAGATTTCGAAATTTCATCTCGATCGCAAATAACACCATTCCAAGTTTCCGGATTTTCCGATCCATACATGCATAAACGAGTTGGAGTTTCCGGGTTAATAACTACTAAAGTGACGCTTGTCTTCGGGGCGCGATCTATCTCCATAAAATTGGAGTTATTATATATTCCATTCGGTTTATGTTCAAAATTAAAAGAACAATTTTCCGGTTTTCTTTCCTGAGAGAAAGAAATGAAACGCTTTGCGTACCTAACGCGAAGGTTTCTAAGTCTTTTTGAGATGTCAGATTTAGACTTCACGATGCCCCTCAGTTCTAATTTTCTTGAGTTTTAAACTATCGTCCTTTGTTCCTTCATAAGCAGTATGTGCTTGTTGAAGAAACTCAGGGTTATGAGTAACCATGAGAATATTTATCCCAGTCTGTTCAGAAAGACGTCGCATGAAAGAAGCTGCAAACGGAACATAATGATTAGCAAGAGCAACCATTGATTCATCTAAAATAAGAAGATCTTTCATACCTAGACGAGCCATGACAGCGAGACGTAAAACTAAAGAAACTATGACGGCCGCTCCACCACCAAATGAATCTAAAGGATCACCCTCGACACCCTCTTGTTCTAAAGAAAATTTCATTGATAAACGATTATATTTTATCTCTTGAGTAATTTTAAACTCTAAATTTTGATCATATATGATGTGGTGAAGACCATTTGTAGCCAAATCAGAAATAGAAGTTATATTCTTTTCAATAGATTCTTCAAGCCACGATTTAAATATTTCTGAACATTTTTGATAAAGATCAGCTTTATGTCTTAATTTAGACTCTTCAGCAGAAGCTAAATTAACTCGGTTTTGAAGAAATTCTCGATAATTTTTAAGTTTCTCGATATTGTGTATTATGCCGTCTAGTTTATCTTGAGCCAAGTTCATTTAGTCCTCATACTTTGTAGCATATGGACAGTCTCCATAGAGTTTTTACTTGTTTGAGAAATTTCAAACAAATTAGAAGAACTCGAATGAGAATATTTCATACGAACCGGTTCTTCACCCATGTGCCCAGATATTTTAATAAATACACTGGCCGGAAAATCCGCTTGAAACGATTCTCCGTTTTTAAACAAAATTGGAATACTTGATATAAGATCTGACCCATAGTAAGTATCCATTATACCATTCTCACCGGTCTGTTTTTTAAAATCTATGCTGATTTTATTAGTTCCTTCAATAGCAACTTTCGCCCAATCGAAACTATTCTTGAAGAATTCAGAGTTTACTTCAAGTTCATATTTAAATCCGCTTCTATCTAAAGATACAAATTGAGGACGACGAATTGAAACTCGACTGGTTGAAACAAATGACTTGTTTCCCGACAAGAAAATTTTCTTATCATCATGGATTATATTAATAGGACCTGAAGTCTTATCGCAAAAAGACTTAAAGATAGGAATATCAGAACTGACTAAAGAAAAATCATAAAGAAGCCCCGAATAATAAACGTGAGTTACATGGTATCTAGATTGAGAAGAAGCGCATAAATGTTCAGAAAAAAAGTGAACTTGGTTCACTTTCATATCTTCTTCAGTCTTCGTTTCACGTACTGAAGCAGAACAAGAAACATGTTGAAGTATTTCATTAAAAACACCTGAATCAATTGAAGGATATGGGCTGGAAGGACAAGAAATTAAAGAAAACTTTGACCCGACTCTTTTCTTTAATGTAGCTTTCTTAGATTGACCGTTCTCAATAGCGTTTACTTTGATGACATCAGAAACTGATATGGTTACAAAATCAGTGTCATGTTCAAATAATGACCTTCGTTCTAGTGGTAAAACGAAGAAATCCGATTCATAATCAGTCTCCGCATCAGTAGACGATGCGGAGACTGAACACTGAGCATATCTTCGTTTATCAGCAGAAGCTACAATCATATTTGACCCAAAAAACTTCAAATATAAATTTCCTTCTTCTGGTTTCACAGACCGAACAGTGACCAGAGAGTGTTTTAGTTCTTGGGCTTGAAAAGTATATTTAGGCATGTTCTATGAAATCTCTATTTTTCAATTTCTTGAATAAGAGGCTTCATGATCTGTTCCGTTTCTTTAATATCTGAAGAAAAAATATCCATTTTTGTTACAAGTATTTCTCGAGCCTTTCTGATTTCTTCTGGGAGATCATCAGGATTAAATCCTGCCTTTTTAGCTTCTTCCATCAAATCCTTCAGGGTTCGCTTACGAGAAGCAAGCTCAGCGTCAACTCTGAGCTTCCCCTGAACAAGGACTGAACGACGATTTACCAAATCTTTATACGTAGCTTCGAGATCTTCAATTGATTGTCCCATTTTGCCTCCTCAGACTGGATCTAAACCGAAAAAAGAGTCAACGTCAACTCGACCACCAGTTTCTACTTTTCTTGCCGCTAAAAATTTAGTTCCTTCTTCACATTTTGACGTATACCCGCACATACGACATCCTGAAGAAGGATTGGCTGGAAAGATACTTAAATGAATTTTCTTCACAATGCTAAAGGTCGTATCTATACTTTTTCTTATACTATCATCGTCATACTCGATCCATTTAACCGGGTCTTCCGGAAATTTGAAAAATATGAATCCAAGACGTGTTGGAGCCATATGGTATAATATGTAGTGTTGAACGGCGTACCATATCAATTGTTCAGAATCTACATAACGTTCTCTATACTTACTGCCTTTTCCGTCTAAAATCCAAGATTCTCCATCTTTATAATGGATGAAGTCTACTCGCCCTCCGAGACGAATTTTCATATCATATTTTGGGCTATAGTAATCAGTTGTTAAATCAATTTCAGATCGACTATTTGAAGTTAAAAAACCATGTGATTTAATAGTTTCGATAGTAGAAATTGTATAAGTATTAAGCTCTTCAATCAACTTTTTAACAAATTCAGGATCTGTTTGTCTAATATTGAACCCTTCCTGAACAGAAATTTCGTCTAAAGCCGGTTCTATAAGAGAAAGAATAGTGCTTTGAGGATAACTCCAAAGTTTTTTATTGTAGAACCACTCAAATATTTTTCCAATAACCGAACCGAACATGACGTCTTTAGGATTCGATTTAACTTTAAGTCTTTTAATATAGCAATATTCATATTTCTTTGGACAAAGAATATAAGAATAACGACCAGAATAACTCAAATAGTTATTCATCTACTATCGATCCGGATTCAGCAGCTTCAATAATTTCCATAGCCAAAGATTTTAAATCATCACTAAAAAGATTCCAATCAGTCCCATTCAATCTAGATTTCAAATCATTATCTTTACTCATGGCAGCATTAAGTCTAAATTGTTCAACGAAATCAGAGAGAGACTTCATTTCTCTATCGATTTGTTGTTTTCTTTCCAAATCGAAAATTTGGCTCGAATCTTCATGCGGAACTATATGCTCTTCAATAAAAAGACCTTGAGAGTTAACTTTAATTAAAGAAACCTTCGGTTTTCTTTCCAAATTTTCAAAAGTTAAAGCTCCACGAGAAACAGCGCCTAAATTAACGAATTTAACTCCGAGATGATCTACGATACCTTGATCTTTATGATAATGACCGAAAACATAAGCATCAGGACATCCTTCAAAAACTAAATCTCGATAATCAAAAATTGGTTCATTAAAAAATGACTGGATCTTCTCACTCGGAGCCATGGATGCTAGTGCATGGACAAAAGCGATAACATACCCATCATCCGGCAACTTACACACCTGTTGACGAAGGAAATCAGGATCTAAACCGGCCGTATAAGGGATCCCAACAACACGAACTTTTAGGGAGTCATCTTCGAATACTTCATCTCTCAGATTTTTAAAAACACCAGTGTTATACATAACCCCAAGAGGTTGACGAGAAATAGTCTCTAAATCACTATAGACTATATCGTGATTCCCAGCTAGAGCATAAGTTGGGCACGAATACTCTTGATGAATTCTAGCTGCAATCGAAACAGTAGAATGGGTCGTTTTATTCGCAGCCTTTATGTGAAAAAAGTCCCCACCCCTTAAAAGAGCGTTAGCTTGATATTTCCTGGCTAAAACACCCTGATAAACAAGTTTCTTGAAGATGGAAGCTCTATAATCGTCTTTTCGATATCCAGGGGGATTATCGGCTAAATGTTCATCAGAAGACGTAACAAATCTGATTTCCGACATCTAAACAAGTATACAGTTGAAAACACATACTTGTTCAAACACTTAAACTGTCCTCAATTAAATTTTTCAGATTCGTGTTTCTATCCATTTCACGATTGTTTTGAATAGCGAAACGAAACGCTTTCGGGTCACCGAATATGAAAACTTTCTTTCTAGCACGAGTAATCGCGGTATAAATTAAATTCTTATATAACATTGGGCCATAAGCCATGGTCATTGGCATGAGAACATAATCGAACTCTTGTCCTTGTGCTCTATGAGCCGTACAAGCATAAGCAACTTTCATTATATATCTAGCTTCTTCAATAGTGAATGTAAAAATTTTGTCAACATATCTTGAGACTTTTGACTCTTGATCAAACCAATTAAAAATCTTTACTTCAACTTCATCTGATTTGATTGAAATACGATGAACTTTTCCAACATCTCCATTAAAAATCATTCTACCGTAATCATTTTTGATGATCATGATGCGATCACCTTCATATAAACCGGTAGTACCATGTTTTAATTTAGAAAGGTTTTCATATCCAGGATTTAAAACACTCCGAAGTTTAATATTTAAGTTATCAACACCAAGTTCTCCGTCATAAACTGGGGATATGACTTGAAAATTCGAATTTTTAACTAACATAACAGAAGTCATCTTCTTAATTTCATCGACAACTTCATCAATATTGAAATTTAAGAACAAAAACTCATTTTTCTCATCAAATTTTGTGTTAACTAATTCTTCATTTAAAATTTTATGAGCAATATCAATAATTCCAGACTGATGTTCTTGTCGATAAATACGAGTTAAACTAACATGAGGAACTTTAGGACTGTTTAAGAAACTTTTTAAAACCTGTCCAGAACCGACAGAAGGAAGCTGAGCAGCGTCACCGACTAAAACCACTATAGTTGTGTCAGAAATGGAAGAAATCAAATGGTAGAAAGTTTGATTGTCTACCATCGAGCTTTCATCTAAAACGATTGCGTCAACAATATACTTATTACTACTATTAAATTCCCAATTTCCTTCTCTATCGCATCCAAGAGCTCTGTGAATAGTATAGGCTGATTTTCCGGTTAATTGAGACAAACGTTTTGCAGCAATACCAGTCGGAGCAAGAAGAGTATAATCAATATTATTTTTCTCAAATAAATGAACGAAAGCACTCATAAGAAGAGTTTTTCCAGTTCCAGGATATCCAGAAATAACACAAATACGACCATCCTTTAATAAAGAAAAAGCCTTTTTCTGATCTTCAGAAAGTTCTAAATTCTTTAGTTTTTCAAATTCAGAAAGAATAGAGTCAAAATCCCCAAGATTTCTCGGAGTGTTATTTACGATAGCAGATATGTATTTAGCTATTTCAGATTCATACTGCCAATTTGACATTAAATATAAGAAACCATTATATGAGTGGATCTCTTCCGAGGCTTCAAGTTCAATAAGTGACGGGTAAAAAGCAACGTCAGACACATAATCACCGTGAGAAAAAGATTCAATTCCTTGTCGCTTAAACATTCGATTTATATAATTTTTGATTTGATCGGAAGTGGCACAAGAGTGGCCTTCTATAGAAGAAAGATCCCTTAAGGCGGCAAGGATTAATGCGCGAACTCGACGAAGGTCATCGACTCCAACGTTCAATTTTCTAGCTATTTGGTCGGCAGTAATAAAACCTATTCCACGGAATTCACATATGGAATAAGGATCATCCGTTACTTCTTTTTTCGTATCTGCCCTGAATGCTGTGTAAATTAGTTTTATTTGATTGAAATTTAAACCGAGATCTCTTAAGAAGACTGAAGATGTTCTAGTTTCAGATGACTCTGACCACTCATCGATAATGGCTTCTATCTGCGTTTTAGTTAAAAATTTGAGATCACGTACTTTTTCAATATCTGTTTCTAAGATAGTAAGAAGTTCATCCCCAAAGTGTCCATAAAGTTTAGAAGCTGTTATAGGACCTATAGAAGGAACACAAGAAAGTAAATAAGAAACTACTCCGTTTTTTCCTTTTTCCGGTTTAATTTCGCAAGATGAAGCCTGAAGCTGACGTCCAAACTTAGCATGTTCAACAAATTCACCAGTAAAAGTGGCTTTGAGTCCAATATTCATAGAAACGCCAGGGAAATTACCCCTGACCGTAATCATTGATGATTTACCTTCAGGAACTGCTTTTAATATACAAAACCCCGTTTGTTTATTGGAAAAAACAATGCTGGAAATCTTGCAATTAAGTTGTTCCATCAATTCGTAGCCTCAATGAGCGAATAAAGATTGATCTCTGAAATAACCTGAGTCCCATGCTTCTTTGCGTTTTGCATCTTTGAAGAAGTCGTGTCTGGAACGTTGGTCACTAAGTGGGTTACACCTGAACCGACTGAACTTTTAACAGTTCCTCCAGCATCCATTATCAATTTTTCAATAGCTTTTCTAGGTTTTGAAAGAGGACCAGTTATACAGAATGATAAGTTAACAAGAGGACCGGATGTAGGAACGATTATATTTAGCACACTTTCTAATTCAAGAATAACTACTCTTTTTTCTTGAATACCATCATATATTTTTTGAGCAGTTAATTTTCCAACATTCGGAACTTTTTCAAGATCTTCAACAGAAACACTAAGAAGTGAACTAATAGTGCTTATTCCTGATGAAACTATGTCAGTAGCAGTAGATATACCTAAATTCGGAATATTTAAGGCAGAAATCAATAATTGTAAAGGAATTGACTTATTTAAATGTAGAACTTTATGGCATTTAGCAGCAAATTTGACTCCTGAACAACAGGAAGCAATATCTTCAATCGATAATCGATATAAATCAGATATGGAAGAAATCTTATTCTCACATAGTTTATCTATGAGAGTATCACCCCAATGAAGGAGCCCAAGACGTTCCACCCATACTCTTATTGCCCCGGAAAGCTTTCCAGGGCAAGTTTTGGACTTACAAAATAAAAATTGCCCGTCTATCGTTAAAAGACCGGAACAAACAGGACATATACTAGGTATTTGAAAATATTCAACAGTCGGTGTGACCATGCACCAACTTACAATTGAGATAATATCTACTGTTCTTCGTATTGAATCATTCGATCAGTATCCCAATCCATAGAAATTCCGTAAATTCGAGAAAGTTTCTTGAATTCATTTCTTAAATTAAGAGCAAATTTTCTCCATTTTTCTTCCTGTTCATCAGAAATAATTTCTTTCCATATATCAAATTTGCTCAAAGCATTCATGAGAAAATCAATTAAGATTTGAACATTCATTTCTATCACCCCCGGTCGATCCGGGCTAGTATTTATCTCACCATTCTCATATTTTTGTTTTGTTTTATATATAGCTGAATCTCTAATATTTTCTAAAGTAGAATTAGACATTGGAGCAGAAGAAATCATATCCAACAGTTTATCATTTTCTAAACGACTATTGTGTGAAAACCATATACTATTATCTATTGCATCATGACAATCTGCTTCATCAGGAAGAATGAAACGAAAGAGACGTTGAGTCATAACTTCTTCCATCATAGATTCTATCCCATGATGAGACGGAGAATCAGTTAATTTTGATTTATGGGCTTGGAGTCTTAAATCAAAATTAGGATCTAAAACAAGATGTTCAATTTCATGAAGAAAATTACTTGGGGTATCAAATAATTTTTTCTGAGAAATGAGAGAATCACCTGAAAATCCAGACTTTATCCAAGCATTGAATATAGATTCAATAATTTCACTACTGCTGCACTCCTCAGGCAATAAATAACTTATATTATCTACACGAATATATGGATTGTATCCCATTTCTTCCATTAAAAGAAGACTCTTGCCAGCAATTCTGCTGGCAATTCGAAATATATTGATCATTCCTCTTCCTCTTCCTCTTCTTCCTGACCCTGACCTTCATCCTCCTCTACAACCTCTACCTCTTCTTCCGATCCCGGGGCGGTTTCTTCCTCTTCGAAGATATCTATACCACCCGGTGCGCCCTCGGGCATTGGAGAACCTCCTCCGGGCATCCCAGCGCCACCACCGCCACCGCCACCGCCACCAAACGTGGTATCCGCAGGAAGCATATTAAACTGACCTTCATAGAAAGCCTTAGAAAATTTAGACATTGAAGAACCGAGAGAAAGAATCCTTTCAGATAATTCTTCTAATTGAACGAGTTCATCCCCAGTAAAATCGCTCTGAAGTCGGGCGAGTTTAGCATAAGTCATATGAACATCTTTCAAAATGTCCGCTATATAACTATTAACTCGATGCCATTCAGCGTCTCTTTCAGCTGCGGTTTTGATTCTAGTCCGAGACTGAATCATGACTGAAATTTCGGCCGCTATTTTTGAGAATGTAGGATGAGACATATTTCCTCTAAATTATAATTAACAAATAGCTTATGGATGTAAAATATTATCAAATGAACTCAGAAAGAATAGAAGAGTTATCTTTAAAGATCCGAGAAGCCAGAGAAGGTTATTATAATTTAAATACAATATTGTCGGACCAAGAATATGATGCATTAATTGATGAATTAAAATCTCTCGACCCTAATCATAAAGAACTAATTTTGGTCGGAGCAGCCCCAACTGAAATTTCTGTCTGGGAAAAAGTTCCGCACAAAATACCAATGGGATCCCTTAATAAAGTTAATTCTGAGGCAGAATTTTTAGAATGGGCAGAGAAATTAAACACAGGGTCTATCCATATAACCCATAAAATAGATGGATCCTCCATGGAGTTAGTATACCAAAAAGGCGTGTTAATATCGGCCGTTACTAGAGGGGATGGGATGATAGGAGAAGAAGTCCTATCAAATATGTCAAAGGTTCCAAGTATACCGAAAAAACTTCCAATAGAAATAGATGTCATAGTTCGCGGCGAAATAGTTATACTCAAGAAAGTTTTTGAAGAAAAATATTCAGAATCTTACGCTAATCCAAGAAATACTGCCGCAGGCAAAGTCCGGGACAAAAAAGGTGGAGGAAAGGATTGTGTTAATCTAAATTTTCTAGCATATTGGATGGTAAAAGAAATAGACCAACCATCGACATTATCATATGCTTTTAAGGAACTCAAGTCCTTAGGGTTTGAAGTCCCGGAGGCTGCCGCATGTACAGATAAAGAATATATAGTTAAAATATTCAAAGGTATAGATCGAGAAAGTGTTCCGTACGAAATCGATGGAATGGTTGTTTCCGTTAATAATTTAAATGATCTCCAAGAGTTAGGAGAATTAAATCTTCGTCCGAACGGTCAAGTGGCCTGGAAATTTGATCCTTCAATGAGAGAATCAAGAGTTATAGATGTGAAATGGCAGGTCGGATCTTCAGGTCGTGTAACCGGTGTAGCGGTTGTTGAACCCATAAATATAGGAGGAGTAACAATTACAAATGTTTCTCTCCATAATCTTTCAATGTTTAAAGATCTTAATTTACACAAGGGATGCAGAGTTTTAATATCTAGAAGAAACGACTGCATCCCATATTTGGAGAAAAATCTTAGTGATGATCAAGTTTAATTCTTAGGCTGATTTGCGAGAAGCTTTTCTAAAGCTTCCATGGATTCGAAAGAAATCATAGTTATACGAACCTTTTTCCCCATTAATGTTTGTAAAACAGCGTTGGGGTCAAAAACCTCTCCATCGTCATCTATGAGAACAAATTTATTTGTAGATAAATCCAAATGAACGACGCCATCTACAATTGTCCCGGCGTCATATCCATAAGCATATCTATCACGTTCATTATCTGACATAAAACAACATTACTTAAAACAATTGAAATTCATTTATTAGTTCATCCCAATTAGAAAATTTTCTCCAAAGAACATTGTCTCTCATGAAAGGACTACTGTCAGTATTCTTAAGTCCACCTCTTAAAATTATCAAATTTTCAATAGGTCCGCCTGTTGAACTAAAATACTCACCTGTAAAATCATCAATACTTCCAGCATAAATTGGTCCTTCTCCTATTGTTTTTTTCATTATTTGAATGTCAGATTTCATTAAATCTGATGTATAACCTCTCCCTTCCCAATCAACATAAAATGTTTCGGATTTCGGTTTGTTCAAAAGAATAGAAATAATCTTCTTTAAATCCCGAGCCACAAGCCTTCGGTCAGGATTCTTTGAAGCTTGGATGGCAGCAGCTATACGACGAAGGGACTGGACGACCTGAGAAGGGTTCATATTAACTAATAACAAAAAAAACCTAATCATATTAATTATGGAAATATAAACCTAACTACAGCCTGTTGTTATGCCGCAATTTGTACAAAGATGGCAAGATCCATTACGAATCGTAATGGATCCGCACCGTGTACACGGGGGAGAATCAAGATTCTTTTTAATCGGAGCAACAGGAATAGGAGTCGGGTATAAACTATCAACAGAATTTGGTGTTATAGACTCACTTTCTTCAGCAACAAGTTTCTTCAAATTTAAACCAGTATTTTCCCCATCGTAATACTTAAGATCAAGATACTTGAATAAATAATCATAAAAACTCTTAGCAAATCGAATATTCGGATTTTGAGTAAATCCAGCCGGTTCAAATTTCGTGTCGACAAAACTATGGATCAATTTCGGAAGAGGAACACCAAATTGAAGAGAAATACTGAGAAGCTTAGTAAAACCATCAATCAAACCGGCAACTGTCGATCCTGGTTTTCCAAGTCTTAGGAAGACTTCTCCCGGAGTTTTATCAGCATATTCGTTTACTATTATATAACCTTTATACCCATCAATGTGAAATACATGTCTGGTACCTTCTGCGTCATTCGGCATAGGACGACGTTTAGCACCGAACGATAGCTCAATGTCTTTCCTCGGTTCATCAACCATCTTAATATCATGCTGCTCATCAGAGCGTTCTTTGGTCGCAAGAGGTTGCGAAAGTTTACAACCATCTCGATAAAGAGCAACACATTTTAAACCAAGCTTCCAAGCTTCCATATAAACATTGCCAATATCCTCAGGAGTTACGGAATTAGGTAAATTAACAGTTTTACTTTGGGCGCACGTAATGAGCGGCTGAATCGCTGCCATCATCTTAATATGGGCCATAGGAGAAAGAGATCTCTTAGATCTACCAGAAGGCATGGCGCAGTCAAAAACTGGTAAATCTTCTTCTTTAAACCCGGGAGCTCCCTCAATACAATCATTGTCATGAATATACTGACATATCTCTTCAGTAGACTCTTGTGAATATCCGAGATTTACAAGAGCATCGCGGACAGCCCCATTAACAAGCTTCATGAAGCCGCCGCCGACCATAGTCTTATATGAAACAAGAGAAAATGCAGGTTCGATTCCGGTCGTATTCATTTCCATCAAGAAAGAGATAGTCCCAAGAGGAGCTTGGAGAGTGGCCTGAGAAACACTATATCCATATCTCAAGCCAAAATCTATAACGTCATCCCAAAGTTTGGAACTAGCAGAAACTACATCATCCGAAATCGGATCATTCTCTAAATTCCACCGAGAAAGAATGACTGAATCCGCTTCTTTATGCTTTCGCATAATTCGCATCATATCGTCTCGATTATCTTTAAATTCTTCAAAAGCTCCGACTCGAGCCGCAAGACGAGCAGAAGTCAAATAAGCATGACCGGTCATAAGGCTTGCCATACGAGCAGCAATAGCACGACCTTCATCAGAATCATAACCGTATCCGAATTTCATAAGTAACGCACCAAGATCCCCGTAATTTAAACCTATGGGGCGGTTCGTTATACTATTCTTAGTTATTTCATCAGTCGGATACTCAGCCTTAGCTATGATAGCGTTTTGTGAAGTAACGAACAAACGAACAGACTGTTCAAATCTTTCGTGATTAAATTTCTTTCCTTCGAAGAATTTAGTTAAATTAATAGCGCAAAGATTACAAGCCGTATTGTCGATATTCAAATACTCTGAGCATGGATTAGAGGCACGTATTTTTCCTGATTTTGGAGTAGTATGCCATTCATTCATAGTATCATTAAATTGAACACCAGGATCAGCACATTTCCAAGCTGCGATGGAAATTTCTTTCCAAACATCACGTGCTTTATATGTGTGAACTGGTTTGCCAGTTAAACGTTCTTTGGTTTGCCAAAGACCATCATCTATAACTGCTTGCATGAAGGAGTTAGTTATGCTGATCGAATTATTCGCATTTTGCAGTGGAACTATCTTATAGGCTGAATTCGGATCGTCGAAAGATCCGGTATACCCAGCTTTTTGAATCAAATCATGGGCAATTTGCTCGGCTGCTGACTTAGCCTTAATGAAACCAGGACGTCCATCCTTAGTCTCAAGGATATCAGGATGATCAATATCAAGAACAACCATTTTAGCGGCATTTCTAGTAGATCCGCCAGATTTCATAGCCCCGGCATAATCATCAAGACCTTTCATCCAAGAAAGAGGCCCGGATGTGTAAGAACCTGAAGAAAGTTTTTCATAAGACGAACGAATCTTAGATAAATTAGCACCTGATCCGGAGCCAAAAGCAAAAATTTTTAATTCAGAACATTGAAAATTCATGATACTATCAAGCGTATCTTCAACACTCGATATGAAACACGCAGAAGCTGCTTGTTTCCTATCTGGAACACCCAAATTAAACCAGACAGGAGAATTAAATGCTCCATATTGATGGAGTAAAGCAAAAATCAGCTCTTCTTCAAAAATTTGAGCATCTTTCTCAACATTAAAATATTCTTGTTCGGTTGCCCATTTACGGATCGTCGATGCTACGCGGGAAAAAATTTGCTTAACAGAATTTTCTCTAACTCCATTAATGACCCTCATATATTTATCAGCAACAATATTTATGGCGGACTGACCCCACCAAATAGGAACTTCTACTCCTTTTTGCTCAAAAACGACGTTTCCGCCCTTCCCTTCAATACGAGCGTCTACTATTTTCCATTCAATTTGTTCAAATGGATGTATGCCTTCTGCTGTAAAAACGCGAGGCCAGTGACCGGCTTCAAGCATAATGTTTGAAGAAATTTGATCAATTTGAGAACTATCAACCACTCTTAACATTTTTAATATCCTCCGCCATTCTCACGAGTTCAAACCCCAAACCTAAACGAGCTGACGGTTTTCCAGAACGAAAAAGACCGTCTAATTCACAAAATGTGTCTACACTACGAGATAAAGATTTCATTTTAAATGAAAGCTCTTTCGCAAAAAATGGGACTTTAGAATTTGGGAACTTTTTAAATTGAAGAGCTTGAGATACATGACGATGCATGTATGATAAAATCCATCCAATATCATTATTTTCTTCAAATTTGTCAAAATAAGCTAATGTTTTAGCAGAATTTCCTTCTAATATGGCTTCAAGCATTTGAATGGGTTTAAGATCAGCTGAAAAACATAAAACAGATTTCGCTTCTTCTTGAGTAACAACGCCTCCTTTTTGAGTTATCATTGAAATTTTCTCAATTTCCATGACGATTTTGCGGAGACAAGATCCGCAGCTCACAAAAAGAGCATGCGCGACTCGCGTTAGATCTATATTGAGCGTTTCCCCTTCTCTTAAAACCCATTGAAGAATTTCGTTTTCATTTTTTGGAGAACGAATTGTTACAATTTTATGTTTAGTTGCGTCTAGTTTCTGTCCAATTTTTGTAAAAATCAATAGATCGTCATTTTTAATATCAGGGATTAATGTTGCTCCGTGAATAACAACAGAACGTCTTTCTTCTTTAAAAGAAGGAACATTTAAATACTCTTGAAAAGAATCAGAATCACCAGGAAGAAAAAACTCCAAACTTTCGTTTTCTGAAAGATAAGATATGGCTTCTTCTCGAGCCGCACGCTCAACTAAGAAATCATCATCACCCTCAATAACTAAAACAGTCACGAATATAAATAAATTACATTCGTTCAGATATTTAAAGTTGCTTTAATCCAATAAGACTCAATATCTAAGGAGGGATATTTAGATAAATTGGATGCAAAATCTAATACAGAACAAACGCGGTCTACATTATGATTTAGTTTCAATGCAGTATGGAAACATATTCTAGATATTATAGAACGATAATTTTTATCAGATTTCTTTGCTTCAATAATAGCACTAGGAATAATTGAAGACCTAGGGATATCAGACAAAAATTCAGAAACATCTGATGAAAATGAGAGTAGAGATTCATTATTTATTATCGTTTCATATATCCCAGGTCTGCCTCTACAAATATCCATGACGTTTTCATTTACGTCTTTAGATATGAAGTTTCGCATTTCTTCATTTGATAAAATAGACCATCTTATAGTTTCTCTAATTCGGCTCAACAAAGCTGAAGAGATATGAGACGAATCACTAGCAATAAAAATGAAAATAGACCAATCAGGGGATTCTTCACAGGATTTTAAATAAGCATCCTGAGCCTGAAGACTCAAAAAATCACCGTCATTTATGACTATGAATTTATAATCATTAAATACGGGAGCTAAACATGAAAATTTAACGGATTCTCTCGCGCTGTCAACATCTAAACCGGGAAAGAGAATATCTGTATCTGAATTGATTTCTGATACGAGTTGTTTTATATAAGAAAATTTACCTATTCCCTGAGCTCCACAAATCATTATTGGATTCGGAGGAGTTGGGGAAATTAAAAGAGATTTGATTTTCTCTTGTTGTTGGGAATTCCCGTGAATTTGCATCATTGATTTCAGTTATACTAACAGTTATTGAATACTTAGTATTACATTCGGGACAACTAAGTATATTAACGGTTCCTGTCGATTCGAGACAGGAGCTATCTTTCATGCAAAAAAAGTTCATATTGGAGATGTTCCTCCTACTGGAATGATCCAGGCATGTTTACATTTATGACATCTGAAGTGCACAATATTAGAACCAGGAGGGGAAAGAATCTCCGCTAAATTCCCGTCACACTCTTGGCCTGTGGTGGCTCGATCAGAACCACGTTTGCATTTCGCAAATTTGATCGGGTGCCCTTCAGCAGAAACCATTGGGTTGTCAGACATGACAAACTATACTAGGCGAAAACTACTTTGATTTCAGATCGGATTCTAGCAAGAAGAGACTGATCAGATTCAGATGGAAATAGAGGTAATGGTAAAAGGCTTAAAGCTATTGCTTTGCATTTTTCCCAGTCCTCACTCAGTAAACAATAATTTATTTCTATCTTTAAAGGATCTTTGATTATGAAAATCTCTCTTCCACTGGCTGAAAGAGTTGTTGTTATAGGAAGTAAACGCGGTGCTTGAAGCTGAATCCTAGCAATCAAAAGAATTAAACTAGGATACAGTTCTAATGCACGATCAAGAGTAGCTAGTCTAACAAGTGTCCCGTTAACTTTGTTGCCAGCTACCGTTCCATCCATTACATCATTCCTATAGATTCGGGGATTCCGAGTCGCTTCAATTTATCTTCTTTCGGCCTTGTAGGTTCTATAGAGTCAACATCAACATTTTGCTTTATGAGTTTCTTCTTCAAACTTTCGTATGGAGATTCTTCTGATTTAGGAAGAACACCTTGTTGTTCCATCCACTTATAATCAGCGAGCTTCCTAGAATCGATACCAGATTGATATCCTTCTTTTTCTTGAATCTTTTTCTGCTCAAGTTTTTTAATATCAGAAGGAGTAGTTTCACCAAAGAAAGCCTCTTTGATTCTTTGGTAATCTCTATATGACATTTCTCGGTCTATATATCTCCAAATTTCATCAAGGAGTCTTTTGCGAAGATCTCCAACAAACCCTGACCAACGTTTCTGATTCTTCGCATACATGTCAGGATACTTCTCTTTAAGAGCAGAAGCCTGACCCATATTTTCTTTAATATCAGAACCAAAAGACCCGACACCTTCAGTGAAAACTAAATCAAAAAGAGCGCGAGAATCAGGAGTTAAACCATTACGAAGATCATCAATATGCTCATCAATCAAGTCCATGAATTCTTTGATGGCGGCTTTGTCGTCCAAGGCTGCACCAAAAGGACTACTATCTCCAAGATCAGGAACGCGAGCTTCGCCGCCCTCCGGAGCCCCGCCGCCCTCCGGACGAACCCCAAAAGCTTTATCGATGGGTTTTTCTCGTTTCTGCTTAACAGTCTTCCCCATAGACCGACTTATGGCAGTAGTACGTAAATTAGTGTATATTTTATCTAGAGCTTTTTGCCATGTAGGAGAATCTTTAGCAAAGTCCCAAGGCTTAGGAGTTGTCCTTTTTAGGGGTTCTCCAGTGTCATCATCATAAGTGATTCTACCTTTAGCATCCGTTTCATACATAGACCCGACACTCAAATATGTTAATAAATCCTGAATGGCATCCATGGCGTCAGTGTCGTTATATTGGAGTTGCTTACGGGCGATTGCCATAAGTTTATGGCCTAAAGAAGCCGGTTCTATATCAATTTCTTGATCCGGATAATTTTTCTTCAAAATACTTATTAAGGATTTCCCAAATTGATCTTCAACCGCAGCATATAACTGAAACATTGCGTATATGAAACGGACAGATGCAGCAATTCGAGTACGGATCATAGGGGCCATACTCTCTATTTGACACTAAAAATTTATTCGAGAGAGATATACTCTTCTGAACTATTTCCAACTACTTTTCGAATTTTCCTCAAAGCCGAAGAGCGTATTTCTCGGACAGATTGAATGCTCAGTCCATTATTTCCGGCATATATTCGAACAGTAGACTCTGACAAATCTATACCAATTATAGTATCAACTTCTTGTTCATCGAGATTAGCAAGATGAATTATACTAGAAATATCACGACGGATTTCTAAGTTGGAAAACGCCGCATTAGACTGCATATCAACGAAAGTCCTAATCATATTAGACTCGTCATTTTCATCTTTCTCCCAAACTATGGAATCACTATCCATGGCCTCTGGAGAAATTCCGTCGTTCATGACCATGGAACCAAGATCGTCACTCCTAGACAAAAGTTTAAAATCATTTTTGACAGCGTTATCAATAACTGTCTTAGCGTATTTCAAAAGACCAGCTTCAACCCCCTGAACAGCCGAATCTCTCATAATATACAATGGGGTTGTTTTTATTTTATTGGATTTCTTCCAATCACGAAGAAATGGTTTGAGTTGACTATCATTCCAGCGTAATTTAAGAATTTGGTGGGCAACGGACGGATCTTTCCAATCATGAGCCAAACTTAAATTCTTAAGTTTTAAGGATAGCCGACCAGATTTACAGATAGGACAATCAGAAGATTTAGAACACTCGTGCTCCGTCATTTCAGACGGAAGCAGTTTTCCTTGACGATAAAGAGACTGAAGAGATCCGAAATGATCGAAACACCACTCCGGGCATTTCTTCGCCTCTTGCAAATTCATATTCTTCGGAGCATAACCGAGAAAATATAGAATCGTAGCAGTATTTAAAGTATGATTCTGAATTGAATAGTAATATCTTTCATAGTTGAAATTGGAAAATTCGAGAATATCAGATATTTTCCAAATTGAATTTGGATCGGTTCGATCTCCTTCGACAGGTTTTAAAGCATCATTAAAAACAATCCCGCCAGACTGAGATTCATTCAAATATGACTGAATGCGATTCTTAGCATCCGTATCATGTTGAAGGCGAGCTTGCCAACTACGAACGTCTCTTGGACGGATAAGCTGCTCACGTATCAAATTCTTGAATCTATGGTCATCAGGACAACCAGAATATAAAATATACTCAGCCTGAGTGCGATCCACATATTCGCCAGTTAGGTGTTTAAAAAACCATCTTCCAATGAAGTCTTTACTTAAAAGACGTACACGAACACCCTGAACCGTGTCAGGGACCCTCTCTTTATCACGCTTGAAATGTTTGGCGACCTGGGCATGAGTCCAGTTATGCCATTGTTTCAGAAACGACTGATTCGTCGGGATAGATACAGGAAATTTCATTGGAGCCTCCATGCGACGATCGACTCGTCGACTTACCGGGTGACCCAACTCGATGTTGGATTTGGAAGAATTACCTTACCACAAGGCAACTCTTCCAGTCAATACAAAAATAAATAAAAGATCTACGAACAATGAAAGCAAAATTTAAATGACACCGGTTCTCCACCACACAAGAACTAGTGTTTGAGTTTCAACGTAAGACGGGGCTCGATCCCAATCACAAACCACTTTACCCCTCAAACCAGCAAAAGCTCCTTCCCATGTATGGCAATTAATATAACCGAAACGAAGAGCTCTCAAAACACAATGTGCCCCACCTCTATAACTATCTAAAGTACCGTCAGGAAAATCCCAAGCAGCAGTACACCAACGGTGTACTTGAAAGGGCCCGCGAGCTTTACCTCCATCACATTGTTGACCTTTTGGCATTTGGTCACAATGCCCAGTTAAAACTAAACGAGCATTTTTCGTTTCCTTCCAACTATGAGAGATTAAAGCGGCTGCTTCTTCAGCAGAATGAGCTTCTAAATGAATTGCCTCAGCAACAGGAGTTAGTAATTCAATTCTTTCTTCATTAGTATCATGATCTAAACTCCATTGCGGTAACCTTAAAAGTGCAGCAAGGATTTTCGCTCTGGTCATTCCTGTGGCTCCATCCGTCGGATTTTCAAAAAAATCACAATTTAGTTTAATCTTGAATTGTTTTTTATTATATTACTTTTTCGGATTTAATTTCGGGGTCAATTCTAAATATTGGGTGAAACCGATCGGTTTTGTAGTAGAGTATTTAAGAATTTTTCGTGAAATGACATAATTTCCATTAACCTTACGAGAACGTTTCATATTAAGAGGATTCACTAAATTCATATCAAATTCAATTATTTCACCTTCTTGCAATACGGGAAATCCATCAACTCTCCATTCAATATGCTTCGGTAAATCAGTAAATATTAAAAACGTTGTTACAGCTGACATGGAAACACATTACAATGAAAAAACATAAAAGACATGAAATAGAATCTGAAGTAATACAATATTTAAAAAAGAACATCGGACTAGAAAAAGATACAGAATACTTCAAAAATATGATCGTTGATTTAATAATAAATAACGCTGTACCAATTGAATTGATAAAAAACGTCCCGCAAAAAGCATTAAAAATCGGGAAAACAAGATTCGACCAACTTTATGACGCCTCTATGAGTTTAGCTTTCCCAAGTTATGGAGAAGACACATTAAGTAAATTAATTTCTGAAAGCACTGAAGATACAAAAATTTGGAGAGCTATTTATCCTGAAAAGTATAAATTATCACATGTCTTGATAAGAGCCGTTTCTTATCAAGAAGCTTTTGCTCTGGCATGTGATTTCGGGTGTCGAATGTCCTTAAGAATGTATAGGACAATTCCTTCGGATATGACAATTAAAGTATCATTCATGTCTGAAAAAGCAATAAGAAGATACTTAAAGATAAAATGGGCTAATAGATTGAACAAAAGAAGAAAACTTCAACTAATAGGCAGAGAGTTTACCGCTAAAGAGATATCCGGAGCAAAATTAATAGCATTGGGGAATAAAGACAGTAAATATAGTATAGTCAAATATTCGGAAAAAATTGATTTAGCGAGAATCTCAAAAAATCACGGGCAAACCAGAGTTTCCAAAATCGAACAAGAATCTCTTAGAAGAAGAACGTAAGTGTACTGTTAAGCATGAAGACAGGAAAGTTTAACGTAGTTTTAGATCAAGCTTGGGGAAGTTCTGGAAAAGGGAAAATATCCACTTGGTTAGCTGACCATTATAACGTAACAAAAGTTTCTTCAGCTAATTTTCCAAATGCAGGGCACTCAGCAGTTTTCGAAAATGGGACGAAGTTCATATCGAAAGCTATACCAACATCAGCAATTCTTAAAAAAGTGATGGGACTCGGTATGGAGTGTTTCTTATCTCCAGGATCAGGGTTGTTTCCAAAACAATTAATAAAAGAATGGGATGAAACAGGAAGACCAAACATATATGTTCATTCTAGAGCAAGCATTGTAACCAATGAACACGCTGCTCGAGAAAGAGAAGGAAAAGACTCCACGAAGCACGTGGCTTCTACTATGCAGGGGTCAGGAACAGCCATTTCTGACAAAATTCTTCGTAAACCGGACGTTGGTTTAATGGATTCTTTCCCGAATCATGTGAATTTTTTAAATGCTACGGATCCAGATATCAACAAAATTCTTGAAAAAAATCCAGAAGATATTGAAAAAATAAAAATTATTCAACCGATGGAATTCAGGAACATCGTTCATTCAATGATTGAAGAAGGAGCAACATTGCTCCATGAAGGATCACAAGGATACGCTCTATCCATAGATCACGGGTCGCATTATCCTTCATGTACATCACGTAACTGCACACTTCAAGCCGCGATGGATTATATGGCGATTCCACCTTCAATGGTGGGGGACGTTTATTTAAATTTGCGAACTTTCCCTATACGCGTTGGGAACGTATATGAGGACGGTGTTCAAAAAGGATACTCAGGAGACTTTTACCCGGATTGTGAAGAACTGACTTGGAGTCAAATAGCAAAACAATCTGGAATGCCAGAGTCTGAAGCAAAAATTTTAGAAGAACGCGAGCGAACAACAGTCACAAAACGAGTTAGACGTGTTTCTACGTTTTCATGGATAGGATTGAAAGATGCCGTTAGAACTAACGGAGCGACAAAAATCTGCATAAATTTTGTACAATATTTGAATTGGAAAGATGCAGGTCTTAAAGGTGGGAGAAAAGTTTTCAATGATCTCTCAAAAGAGTCACGAGAATTCATTGAAAAAGTAGAAGAAATAGCCAACGTTCCGGTTGTCTTAATTGGAACAGGAGCGTTGCATAAAGAAGTGATAAACCTTCTAGATGAATAATCACAAACCTATTTGATTTTTCCGAGTCTGCGCTCTTTTTTTCCTTTTCATGTGTATCCCGATTTGATCGGGATTTCCAGTCATATATTTATATACTGATTCAAAATAACCTTGTATTGGTCTAGAAGCGTCTTTTAACATTAAAGATTCTAAAATCAATTTTCCATCACTGGACTTTGAAAAGATCCAATCTTCATCTATTGGAACATCGAGAGAACGTTGACTCCAAACGTTCCCGTATGGGAACATCAAAAGAATAAATTCCTGTTTTTCAATTTTCGGGACTGGAGTAGCAATAAAAAATTCGCGTCGTTTTATAGAAAGACATACACCATCCGGCAGATTTATTCCATTTGGAGTTGACGTAACCCATCTTTTAATACTCATCCATTTTACTTCAGGAGTTTTAATTTTCATATGTTTTCGACAAGACAACGAACAGTTATATAACGCTGAAGGGGATAAATTAGACTCCCAAGGATGGAAAGATTCAGGGACATTTTTAAACACATGAAGTTTCTTCATGTGTAAAATCTTAATGTTAGAAACTTCATCTTGGAGTGAAGGAAACTCTTGGTCCATGTAGTTAACACTACCGGAGAAAAATGAAAGTATCGTGCCTGACAAATGATGGCAACATAATCTCCATTAAGAACCAAATGGAGATATTGATGGGGTATGTAAAACCTGAGTCAAATAAAGAATGGGTGTTGGATAATATAAACGAACTAGTAAATATAGTTCTGAATATTGAAGGAATATCTATAATAGCAAGTAAGTATATAGAATCCTGGCAAAGACCGAGTTATTTAGAAAAAAGCACTAGAAAAGAAAAATTTTCATACGATTTCATTGTCCCTCCAGGTTGTCCTGATACAATGAAGAATTTTGCACTAAGATTATATGATTCATATGGAAAGTTATATGATTCTATTTCAGAAAAATACGCACTGGAACTGAAAACAGACATAGATGATCCTGCAGTTAAGCTAAAATCGTTTGACAGCGTACGACATCTACTACCTGCCGGAACAGGAACTAATGTCATATGTTCTTTAAATTTAAAAGATGCTAAAGAAATGGCCGAAAATTTACTCGGCCATTCAAACAGTGAGTTCATCGATATAGGAGGTGAATTGAAAAAAATACTAGAAAATCTTTTTGAGATTAAACCGAATAACATGTTGTTTCAGACAAGAAATTTAGGAAATTTAAGCTCGAAGTTTAACATATCTGAACCAAACTGGTATGTTGATATCTTTAAATCATTCTTAATAAACCCGGAGTTAATTTCAAAATCATTCGAATCTCAAGTGATAGATATGTACGGGATGAGTTGGGAATCATTTTCGAAAATGATGGAAAAAAGAGAAGGCCAAGTCCCGGATGTTTTTAAAACAATCAAAATAAGCTTTGACTGCATGATGGATTATGGGGCTTTTAGAGATCTTCAAAGACATAGGAGATGTGAAAAATTTTCAGAACTTCTAACGATCGATTATGGTTATGTAGTCCCAGACGAAATTAAAGGGTCTGAATTTGAATTTGAATATAAGAAAACATTAGAGTCTGTTGCAAATTATGAAGACGAAGAGATTTGTAATAATCAAACATATTTTCAGTATATGATACCACTCGGTTATTTACATAGATCTATATTTCAAATGGATATGAAAGAACTCTATCATATAATAGAAACTCGAATTAAACCAGAAGGACATAGTTCATATAGAAAAATAGTATACGAAATGTACGAATTATCAAAAGTTCTATTTCCAGAACAAATGAAATGGTGTAAAATACAAAGTATTTTATGAAGGACTTTTCGGATATATTAAATGAACAGGATAATCTGATCTTTCCCTTTCATTTAAAAATGGTTTATGAAATATTTTAGTTATTACAAAACGAACTTTTCCTGAATCTTCATCATAAGTCGGGACTTCTGCAATAGTCAAACAAGGACCGTTCTGGGCGGATGATTGTTTAGACTCTTCAGAAAGAATGCTTTGATCTATTGGGATTCTCCCATATCCACCTATTACTTGACATAAATGCGGATGATTTAAGATCATGAGAGGACTTGATCCAAACCGAGGACAAGTTTCCTTCACAAGACATTTATCACATCTCATAGCAAGTATTGCTGCCATAGAATACAATACGTTTTAGAAACCTAATTGGAAATCATTTTAGATGACTATCGGACCGTCAATCGACCCAATGAGCTCTGTTGAAAACGCCGCCGTAGAACTAATTAAAACCGGGGTAATGGGGACTTTATTAGTCCTTGTCGGTTCTTTTGCCATATGGGCTATTTATAAATGGAACCAAGTAAATGAAAAAAGAGTAGAGGACCAGCAAAAAATGACTTTAACGCTATTAGAAGTAGCTACAGAATGGAAAAATGGTATAAAAGACATGACAATGTCCATAAATAACTTAAAAACGGCTACCGATGATGAAAGAAGAACTTTAGATAAACTTGAATCTACTATAGACAGTGTAGTTAGGGATGCTGTAAAAAAATAAAGGTGTCGAAATGAAATTCCTGAAATTCTTGACGAAAAAAGGACTTGAAGAAGTAAAGAGCTCAGAAAAAAATTTCGATGAAGCATTAAATGGATTTAAATCAACGATCTTAGATATAGATTCTTTAAGACAAGAACTTCAGACAATTTCACAAGAAGTATACGAAAGAGCGAGTAGTATACCTTCAGACCCTCCAATAAGAAACGAGGGAATGGGACAAGAAGAGAATGGGACAAGAAGAGAAGAAAATGGAAACGAAATCTCAACTTATCGAATCGTTCGATCGACTAATTGAACCACTAAATCAAATTCTCGTAATGATGAAAAAAACGTTGATCGCTCAACGCATAATTACTATTCAGTCAATATTGGTTTTGTTAGGAGTGATTGGAGCCGCGTATTTTCAATTAGGATTATTAAACAGACTCGAAAATTTAGAAGCAAAAATTGGAGGAATAATATCTACTTCTTATGAATCAAATACGGTAGCGAAAGAAACTCAGAAAAAAGTAAATGAAACTGGTGAAAAAATTGAAAAAATTGAGGAAATTCAAAAAACTGACAAGATAATAACTATCCAAGTTGAACCGGACAAAAAACCATTTATAGTAAAACGGCCTAAATGACAACGTCTAGTACAGATTTTCCGGCTTGATCCGCGAATATCGGATAGTGCTTGCAATCTTTAGACAAACTCCGACCTTTTAGAAAGTAAGATAGATTCTTAGTCCAATCAGAATGAATTTTTAAATTCATGAGAATTTCCACATCTTTTTCAGACATATTAGAAATTTTATTTGTTATCATCAACTCGTAAGCCATGCGACTTAATCTAAAAATCTGGTCCATATATTCTACACTATGATCCGGTTGCGGGATATATCCAAAAATGATAGGATCGTAATCAGAGTGATATTTAATACTCTTTTTGAGCAAAGAAACGATTTCTGTAGACAAAAATTTATCAAAAGATAAATTTAGAAAACCATTTTCTACGTTTGCTTCATATCTATTCATATCTATTGTTACTACCTAGAAAGTTAAATTTACAATTATTCTCTATCTTTAAATTTCGGGGTTTTGATTTCAGGGAGTTCGGAACGTTTCAAACGAGCACTTTCCAAATCCGGAGCACGTCTTAGAGGCGGAGGCTCCGCCTTTTTCTTAGATGGGGCTTCCTCGCCCTTGGACGGGGTTTCCTTGGGCTTAGAACCACGAGGTGGAATAGTAGGAGCTCCTCGTGTATCGTTAACTTCGTCGGACCCCATGAAGTTTTCTATCTTTTCAAGAGGATTGGTTGAAAACCCCATCTCATGAACATCCTCGTCCTTTGTTAAACCAACATAATACATATATCCATCAGGTTTAATAGTAGCCTCAAAAACATCTCCGACGTTTATAACTAATGACCCATAAACTTCTTTAACGTCCCACCCTTTTCCTTCGAGCTTATTTTTCATAGATTCAAGATGCTTTTTAAAATCAGAAGTAGATATTCTAACAGGCGGAAATTTATTTAAAGAAGCTAAAACAAATTTTAATACTCTCGAAAATTCTTTCTTTGAAAATTCATTTATTCTTGAAGCTAATCTATTAAGGACATATGAAATGTTTTCAGGACTTGAAGAATGGAGCTTCTTTAATAACTCTTCACCCAATGCTCCTCCTCCAACAAATTCAGTGATAAATTCAACAGGATCTTCAATATTTTCTCCAGATTCTGAGTCTGATGGGTCATCTATACTATGAATTTCAACTTCATAAGAATACTTAATTTCTAATTCAATAAGATTCCCGTATGTGCCAGTTATGGCATCATTTTCTTTCTGAGGATTCCAACGATTATCTTTAAGCCACTTAAAGATTTTTTCAAATTCAATGATCGTTGATATACGAGTGAACATCAATTAAATGAAAGAAAAAACGGTTATTATAGGGATGATACTATTCCGTCAACCTTTCGATATAATTCTTCCAAAGTCGAATCATTATTTATAACAAAATCAAATTCAGAGTCTGGAATAGTTGATTGTTCAACTTCAGATCGATGATCATATGGGGGATTTGGTATAGATGGACGTTTGACCCTAACAATTATAGGGATAGTCTCTACTTTAGCCGGAGAATCAGGCCCATGTTTTCTCAAATAGGATATTTCATTTTTGTGCCTAAAATCTGAAAAAGTCGTAAAAATTTTTCCGGGCTCATTTCTTTTTATTACTGAGTATGAAATTTTAAGACCACCCATTCTAGTATATAAACAGTCACCTATACCCAATTGATGATGGATATAAACACCTTTTTGTATCCAGGTATTCGGATAAAGATCATTCATGAGACCCATATATTTTTGAAGGGCTTCCCTAGGAGATAAATAATATTTCGGGTCCCCTTCTTCAACACCAGGGAGTATTTCTTCAAATTTAGGGTATTTCATATCCCCAACATTTCTAAAATGACTAGGACCGAAAAGTTGTTCCTCAGTCCATCCATAAGTGTCAGCCATATGTCTTTTCCCAGGATCAGCAAGACCAGTATGGATAGCATTATACGATCTAACTAATTGACCGGAGCATTCGTCTTTACCAACACCAGAATACCCGGAAAAGGCAATGATATAATGTTTCATCGTTGACCGTCTTTCTTTATCTCTAAAGTTCCAAACGTACTGGCTGAATACCATAAAATCAAGTCTATGATTCCTAGAGGATAATCATACTCTTTTTGAATACTCAAACACATTTCATCACAATCTTTAAAACCCCAGTGTTCAGCCATACGAACTAAATGAAGATCAGGCTTTACACAATCAAGTATTCCAATATTCCTGGCTAAATGAAAACAAGTAACTGGTCCTACATGTGGAAGTTGTGCAAGAGTTTGTGGAGAGATCAGTCTGGTTGATTTAAAAGTTCCCCAATCGGAAAATTCAGAAGTCATCAACTTCGCCATCTTATGGATAGAAGAAGCCTTTAGTTTATTATTACAAACAGGCTGAATTCGAGACCAAGCAGTAGAAAAATCTTCATTTGCTAAAATAGCATATGAACCATAAGCATTTAAAAGTTTGTCGAAAAATTTTCCGACAGCTTTTGCAGAAAAGCCAGTAGCATGAACTACCCAAATATATTCTCGAAAAAAGAAATCAGGACTAACTGATTCAAATTTCGTTGAAGAAATACGAGTCAACTCTTCAGAATAAAACTCTTTCGCGAATATTTCAGCTTTTTGAAAGTAGGATGATGGCCCGTCGTCTAAATTCGGACGATATTTTTCAGTTCCAGACCCAAGATTCTTGTGGATTTCCATCTATTTCAAAAATTACAGCTTCGCTACTAGACCAATCTCCAGAACTGAACTCTACATCATCCTGAACATGATTCCAACACACAACACAGTACATGAAGTGAATATTCTCAGAAGTAAACCGACGTATGCAACTATTGCGACTCCCGCAACAACTACATTCACCTTTTTCAGGGCTCCAGAGGATTTGCCTCATACTTAAAAGACTCGATGAAAATCTAACCGAAAAAGAACACTGGACTGTTGATTGGAAATTAGCTTTTTGATGGTGCGAGAACTTTCTCGAGTGTAAAATCAAAAATGTCATTAATAGATTATCCGATATCGATTCCATATGGACAAATTATGTTCGATGGGACAATAGAATGTGAAGAGGACGAAGTAGCAGTCATAATACCAAAAAGCGTTATGACTGAAAAACGTCTAAAGTATATGGATTGGGTCAGAATTAAAGCCATGGCCCGAATAGATGAAAACCCGAAAAAGGAACACTCACAGTATTATCATAGAAAGGGCTGGACATGTTATTCAACATTAAGAGACATAGAAATAGACCGTATCGGCCCTGTTGAAACAATGCGAGCAATTAAAGATGCTCAAAATGCAATGAAGAGACATTATGAAGATTGGGATTTTAACTACGATAAAGAAACATTAATCAGAACAGTTAAACTTCTAGAAGAAGCCAGAGCTCAATTAGGAATTTCGTTAAATAACATAGTAAATCATGAAAAAGAAATGAACGCTCCGATTAAATCTGTTGAACTGAGCGTCGATTGAATGCGCATATTGCCTTGATACTAAAAAAAAATGAAACCCAATCCATAAAACTTCTAAGCATCAACCACGTCTTTAGTCAATAAAGTATCAATAAACTGAGAATAATTGTCTGCTATAGCAGACCAAAACGCATTGCTGCGTTCAGTATCAACACAGCCTATAGTTTTAAATTTTCCATCTGTAATTTCTACAGAAGATCCTCCGGTTCCATCAGAATGATTACCGGAACTGATAGTGATTAAAGGATTATCTTTCACATAAAAAACATCTGGTTGGATCGCAAGAATATGCCAGAAAATATTAATTATTTCAATATCTCGTTCCGGCCCATATTTAAATAAAAACTCTCCATCGAAAGTTAGAGTAAACTCTTGAGGATCAGGCCCCGGACCTATGATCTTAACACAACTGCCATTCTGAGAAAGATCGGACAAGTATGCCTCATTTCTTTTGTAGATTTTGAAGAGCTGGACCTAATACTTCAACGAGAACTTTTAAACTCTCTTGAAGATTAATACTAGGACTATTTGCAGTTTTAGGAGATCCAAGTAAAATATTTCTTCGTTTAATTTCATTAGAAACAGAATTTAAAATAGAAAATAACTCAGTTTCAGTATATTCAATAACAGGTTTTGTTAACATAAAACACTTTACATTATCCATCTATTACTGGAATAGAGTATAGCTCGTTAACAACCTGAATTGCATCTTCATAAGAAACTTTTTCATGTAAAGAATAACTTTTTACTATATTAAAGAATATGACTTTCTCCCATTTAGACAAAAACTCTTTTTCTGCATGGTCAGAAAGAAGTGCTATATTTGCACTCCCAAGAATGGTTACACAGATGTCGCTAACTTCATTAGCAATACTGTTGATGAATTCCATCCGGTTATAAGATACATCACCGGTAACATTAACAGCTTGTTCTATGGATATTCCGTCATAAACGGCAATACAAACACGAGAGTTATTTTTAAAAGTCAAATTGACCTTTAAAACACCTTCCATCTTATTATCAATAAATATTGATAATAAATTTTCTTTAATTAAGAAACCCATTAAACATGATATTTAGAAAATATTTAAATTTACGAAGCGTGGGTTGAATGACTATCTGATACAGGTCTACCACAAGATGGACAGGAGGGTATTTTAGAAATTTCTTCTTCCAAATTTTTCAACTCAAAATCAAAAGTGTTAAACGAGGAACACAAATCGTCCATTTCATCGGTGATATCTTTAATTTTTCCATTTAAGACTGACATCTTAGAAAAATTATCAAAATCAGCATCCGATTCAGGTACGTCGAGTTTCTTATTTAAGAAAATGATAGATTCAGCAACAACTCTGATTTTGTCATTTAGATTTGACATAGATTTAAATTCATCAAATTCCTGATTTAAATTTAAATCAGGAATGACCATAGACTTGTCTAAATCAGAAACCGATTGTTTTAAATCAGTATATCCTTCAAATCTTTGAACAGACTTGAAAGTGTCATACTCTTTTTCCAGCAAATCAGGAATAATTAATTTAGATCCGTTCCTAATAGAAATAACTTTATTCGCTGCGCTATCTATCAACTTCCAAAGGGAATGGACTTTAAAATAATAATCAAAAAGAGGAGTTATTTTATCGTCAGGAACATTAACACCGTCAATACTGGATAACGAGTTAACTTTGTTAGAATGAGAACTGATTTTTTCAATAAACGATTGACCTGAAAGGATTTTGCTCTCATACTCTCTAATAGAATTGGCTTGAGCCTCAAGGTCCAAACCTAAATTTATTAAATCATCGAGTTTATTTAAAGATGATATTTTATCTTTTGCGATTTGAACATCAAGTGTCTTAATCCTAGCTTCATCGAGTGCACTCTTTTTCCCTTTTAAACTGATTGAGATCGAATTTTGAAGAACATTTAAACGAGATACTTCAGAAATGAAGTCAGTTATGGCCGGGCCGGATTCATCCAACAAGAATATAGGAGAAAATTGAGAAGCCAACCAAGGATAAGTGTTTTTGCTCCCTACTTTAACAGATTTAAACCCTAAACTTTGAACTGGTTCTATCTGACCTTGACCAACTTTATCATATGATTTTCCGTTAACGAGATACTTTCCAGATCCTTTTTCACTTTTCTCCCAAATAAGTTCCCAATCATTAGAACGAACTAAAACAGAACAAAAAGAAGCACCCTTTCTGACTGCACCGACAACAGGGTTGTTTACTAAAGCTGAAGAAATAGCTCTAACAATGGCACTTTTACCAATATTAGATTTTCCGGTAATACACGTGAATCCGTATATTTCAAAATTAAGGTTATCTATAGATTGGTAATTTTGTATGCTAACTTCAATAGGATGTAAGTCTTGATTCATGAATCTATCTCAACTTGGAGAGCCTTGATATCGCTTTCTTGTTCAGGAGCTGCTTCAACAAAACTTGGCTCTCCTGAGTCTTCATACTCGTCCCCTCCTTCTTCTTCAGCAGAAGTGATTACCGCATTTTCTGAAAGTTCCGCAAGTTGAGCATCATCAATTTCTTTAAACCCTTGAAGAATATGCTCAGTACTTATAGAAAGCATGTCATTTAAAACATCTTTATCAGCATTAACTTGCATACGAAATTTTTCGATTCCGATGGTTTCTATAACCTTCCCAGTTGAAGGGGAAGTAAAAGAAAAAATATCTTGTTTTCTGCTGTTTTTCCCAGATTTCACAACACCATAAGCAAGAGCAACGTTTAGCATGGTCCGCATCTCATCAACACCGACCCCGTAACGAATAGTGATTAAACCTGAGTGTCCTTGACGAGAATCGATCTTATTTTTAATCATTTTAGCTTCAATATCATTCGATATTTGAACATCTTCATCTTGCTTTAAAAGAGGGTTGAAAAGTTTTGCTTTTGTTGATTGTTTAGGCTTAAGCATCATACGTATAGCGGCCCAAAACTTAAGAGCATTCCCTCCAGTGGTACTCTTCTTAGCTTCTTCAGTGTAACCCATGGCTCCGATTTTATCTCTGGTCTGGTTCAGAAATATAACTAAAGTCTTAGTTCGTGAAATAACTTGCTGTAATTTCGGCATCCAACCGGACATTAAACGAGGAATTTCAGCAACACCCAATTTTTCAGTTTCATTGATTGGATTTCTTGATATTTCACGACGTGAAACTAAACCAGCAACAGAATCGATAACTATTATATCGACTCCGTTTAACGCGGCACTCATGACAATAGCCTCAGTCTCTTCAAACGTGTGAGGAGAAGCGCGTAAAGCACGACCGCCTCCACCAAGTTCAGGAGAACGAAAGTCAACACCGAGTTTCATGGCATAATGATCTTTAACTGCACATTCTAAATCAACATAAAGACCGCATCCGTTCGCAGAAATAGCTTGCGCCATGGCAGTCAAAGCAATAGTCGTTTTCCCAGAGCTTTCTCTACCATAAATCTCGACAATATGCCCTCTAGGCCATCCAGGACAAACAAACGAACCGTCAGAAAGACGACTCCCACCGATGAGCATATTCATCACTGTGCTACCAGTATTTATACAATCAATCCGAAAACTCGGATTGACCATAACGTCTTTTAAGTTTGCTTGGCCGTCCACCATTTTGATGACACGAGCAAGTTTCGGGTGAAGAGCTATCTTTGATGCCATAAATCCTCCGGTGAACGAACGTACATTTCAAACAGATTCACTTTTCTCAAGAAACTTCAAGAGATTTTCGTCTATTTGAGTTTTAAGAGGAAGATTTAAGTCTCCATGAGGAACATGACTAAAACGAAAAAATCTACTATTTTCCCGAAATGCATAAGCAGTACGTTTAACTATTTTAATACCTGAAGGACGTTTAATAGTTTTCGTTCTTCCTATAAAAACCGATTTTTCCGTTTCAGATAAGGAATTTGGGTCAAGACTACCATTAACAGTATCTATCATACGAGAACAAAAACGAGCAACACAATAAGCGTCAGCTTCATTATTGTTTACAGTTTTCGTTGAATTCGTATCCATCATAACGAATTTTTGCATATCTGATTTACCGAATATACCTTTTTTATTCGGATCAGATTTGGCTAAATATTTTAATGTAGCGGGATCGAAAAGAACACAATCTAAACGACTCTCAAAAGTGGCCTCTAAAGAAAACATCATGAGACCAAAATGAGCTTCGCTAAAAGGCCCTCCTCCGTATGCCGGACTCTCAATCCCGACAGCCTCGATTGAATACTTTTTAATTATATCACGAACAAGAGCACGAAAATGCATAAATCTAGCAACAGGAACAATAGAATTCAGCGTTCCATCGTGACCACTAGCCACTAAACGAGTTCTGGGACCCGCTTTACTATCATAGACACACCACCCGTATGATCTCAAACTCGGGTCTAAACCAAGTGCTATCATGTATTTTTCAACAAATATTTAAGAGCTGATATAACCTAGAGCACGATGCTACGGAGCGGAAGATACTTCCGCTCCGTAGCACTAAATTTTTATCACTCCAAAAGTGAGTTGTATCCAGATGTTAGCTTTGGCTTCTCTTCTTCTCCCCCGGAGAAGGACGGGCTTGACCCGCTGAGACGCTCAAGCAACTTCTCCTTAGGCATGGCGTATCCAAGATTATCAGCCACGTGCTTATAGGCACGAAGACCTTGCTCGAGTACCCAAGTACGGATGGCCGGATCCACACCCTCACGAGCCCAAAAAGCAGAAGCTGCGGTCTCAATAGTCTGCTTCTGATACTTCGGATCACCGTCGAGCGTAACCTTCAGATCAAGAACAGACTTATTGTCCTCTTTGGCCGTGTTGTATGTTGCAACAAGCTTCTGGAATTTCTTCGATCCGAGTCTCCACACATAAACATTTGTATATTTACGTGCCTTGAGGAGATCTTCATCAACTCCGAAATTGGAGTCAACCGGGTAGGTCATGCAAACCGTAGCTACGGTTTGATCCGCGTCCCCGAACTTATCACAGCAAATTTCTTGCTTGAGAACATTGCTACCTTCATACTTGCTTAAGCATCGGATAGTCCCAACCCCATCACCATAATGGGTGAAAGAGTATGAAAACTTCGGATGCCGAATGTCAAGGCGGTCAACCTCAGTCAAATCCTTTTCGGACTTATTGAGCTGACCGGCAAGATTCTTCTCAATCTTAGCCAGATATTCAGCCTTCTCCGCGTCGGTTAAAGGAGAACCCTTCTGGCTGGTCTTATCAGCGAGGATAATATCGTGAATCTTTTTGAATGCTATCAAAGATACCCGATGCTTTTCACCACTCCTGGTCTGCTTGAAAAGTTCAATACCCTGCGCCTTAATGACCTTCGCTTCGTCAAAACTGAAATCAACAACATCTGACATTTTTCTATGTTCCTTCTACTTTCGAACTGTTACGGTGAACTACCCTTGAATGGGTAAGAGAAAAATTACACTGAAGACCACATTATTTAAGAAGATCAGAATAGTCAACAGATACAGGTTTCTCAAAATCACTAGACTGAGATTTTTGAACGATCGGTTCTGGTTGAGAACGAGAATAGAATTCTGCTATCTGCTGAGCATGAACAGCATCAACTGGTTCTGGGAGATCCGCAGGACGCTTATCCGGATCTAAAATATCTTTAGGGTCTATGATTCTCGATCGAACAACTGGAGGCAAACCACCTAAAACAGAACCATCCCGATCTTTAGTTGGTGGTTGATACCCATCATCTCCAGGGCCTATATCGTCCCGGACCATATTTCTCTGAAGTCTTATATCCTGATTGGTGGCTCGAAGATGATCATACTTATGTTTAATGATTTTTGATCCTTCTTCAACATTTAGAAGAAAGACTCTTAATTTAGCTAAATTTTCATGTTCATCTTTAAGTTGAGAAGCCGCTAAGGCTTTCCTATCTTCAATGCTAGGCTGTTTTCTTACTATTTGGTCATCGGCTAAGAGATTATTTGTTTTTAAATCAAGATCAAGTTCATATTCCCGAACCTGAGAACGAAGAGATTTTTCAGTTCGTTTAGCTAGTTGTAAATAATATTGGACTCTATTTAAATATTGGCGACATTGAGATAAAATACGTTGTAAGTATTTATTTCCCAATTCAGGAAGAGTTGGATCTTCTTCAAGCTTTACTTCATATCCTGAAATTTCCTCAAGGATTTGATCTATTTTTTCAAGAGTTAAATCTTGATTCATCAGTTGTTTTCCAGATCTTCGGTTGACCCATCAGCGACAGGAATTGGTTTAGAAAGAGCTTCACGAAGATTATCACAATTTTGACGAAGATCAGAAATTCTTCCGTTTGCTTGTTCCAAAGTCAAATATCCACGAACTAAAGCGTCATGGATAGTTGCAACGGCAACTTTGTAAGAAGCTTCTATGTGGGATAAAGGAAAATCTTCTACAGAAACTGGGTTCAAAAATTCAACTCCGGCAGATACGAAAGAAGAAGACTTTTCGCCCCCTCTATATAATTCCAAAGAATATGACACTGTAAAATTCTTAATCGTTGCTTCAGTCATGAAAAATAAATACACTCAAATCATGTTAATTTTTCGGGAGGAGTGGTATCTGAAAATTGAGAGGACGTTAAAGCAATTAGACCTTCGATTTGAGCCCTATGATCATCACTCAAAATTGGAAGGTCTGACATATCAAAATGTTTGACGGATAATGTATTGAACACAGAATGCTCAGTCTTACGATATTGCTCTTCGTCCGCAGTAAAATACCCTTGAATTTTTAACAAATGAACAAAGGCATCAGGATTACCCGCTAAAACAGCGGGCCAAGCTTTACTGAACCGATTGAACATTGAGGACAAATAAATCTTAACCCCATCTTCAATCGTATTTGATGCTCTAAAACGACTCACCGGATGATCAGGCCAAAAATAAACGGTCCACGTTCCATCTTTGTTCTTCGATTCTAAAGCTACGTTAGAAAGGCCAGAACCATCACTACGTTTCCCAGCATTATTTATGTAATGCTGGGCCTGTACCGGATCGTATCGCTCATCACATTTATAATATACATAATCATATCCATCACCATCAGAAGATTTAAAATTACCGACATTCCAACAATGACAACTCTTACCCCAACCCGTTTCAAGCACCCACTGGCAAAGAAGAACCAAAATTGAATTGATTTTGGGAACTTCATCGAACATATTGACCCATGCTAATGCCAAAGCATGGAACATCTGTTCTGGAGTGCAAGTCGTAATGACGTCAGGTAATCGTTTTGCCATTTATTCGGTAACTCAATAAACGACTGAATAATATATTAATCTATATCATCATCATCTTCTTCTAATTCTTCTTCCTCTTCTTCCTCTTCCTCGTCAAAATTAGGACCGTCGTCATCTACGGTTTCGTCATCAACGTGGTCTGAAACTTCATAATCGAGCTCCTCGAGCTCCTCGACTAATTTATCCTTTTGTTGTTCAAATTCGTCTTTATTTGAAAATTCAACCATTTTAGAAACAACGAAAGAAATTTCCTTCGACTTCTTCTTCTCTTCTTTTTTCTTCTTATTTTTGACCATGGAAACCTCTGAGTTCAGGAACTTTCTGGCAAGAGTTTATCGAAAGACAGTCTCAAGTCTTTCGATTTGACTCCATTCTTCAACGCCAACTTTACAGAGCTTTCAAATTTATTAAGAGCTTGTTGATAAACATGATGTTCGTAAATCCTTCTAGATTCTCCTCGGACTTTTTTTATCTTTTGGACAGACTCATTCGTTAAATCATATATTTTCTTAGTAACAGAGGGGGGTATCAAAATTTTAGATTAAGCTTTGGATTTAAATTATTTTTCCTAATCCCGATATCAATTAATAAATAATCTTTAAATTAGACCGAATCACATCTTTATCAGGCTTAAATGATCCTATATTTACCGATTGGCCGTCCACAAAAATCATTATTTGCCCACCTATTTTATCAAAACTAGGCAAGACCTCAACAGAAATTCGAAGAAGTTTTTTAGATATTAGATCCACTAGCGAACTGTACAATACATTATGAGACCGGAACCGTTACAAGTTTTAGCATCTGTCAGGAAGTGTCATGAAAAACTACAAGCAGAATTTGTAGGGTATCCTTTGAACGATAAAATAATACGTCAAATGAACAATTATGTAAGAGATGAATTTAGATCAGAGTGCTTTCTCAATTCCTGGGAGGACATGTCTAATAGTTTGAATGTGGAAAGAGGAACTATAGAAGACCCATCCGAGGTCCGAATCGTAACAGAATTGAATTCTAAACTCTACTATTTAATGATAGAAGGTTTTTCAATTGAACACGAAATTGCTGAAGTTGTTGATGGATGATCAACTATCGACAACTTGTGCGGTCTCAATTTCTTTCATTGAAGATTTTCTCAAAAGTTCAATGTTACAATTGAATTTTTTTACTGATGATAAATGCGAAGGACCGAAAACAAAATCCATTACAATTATTTTTGTTTTCGGTCTCATGCCTATTGCAGATTGAGAATATTTAAACGAAACTTTCCAATATGATTTCGAATCAGAATGATAAACATAAAATGAGAATAATTTAAAAAATATTTTCCAATAGAAAATCTGAGCTTTTTGCCAAAATTTAATAGGACCCGTTTGTAACTGCCGAAACCCGAGTATTTTCTTATTTGTAAATCTATATGATTGCCTCCCAAAAACCGCATAACTTAACCACCGTTTAATGAGTTGAACCATAGATATAGATAATTTTGTTCTTGATGAATATTTAAATATTATCCGCCAACTACAGAAAGAATTTTATGCTCATCATCTTCAAATTCTTTAGAGTGTTCGAAAATATCATTAATCATTTGATCGCAAACCGGACAAATTAAACTAGGGGTTATTCTTCCTCTAATAGGGTTAGCCATAGACTGAGCTAATTTCATTCTACCTTGAGGAGTACTTAAATAACTTTTTATAATTTCTTCTTTTTTCTCCTCTATAGTTTTCTTTGTTGACATATTCTAACCTTCAATCAAACACATGGTTTTTTCTAAATCAGTTCTGTGAGTAGGTTTATTTTCAATATAAACCGCTAAATTATAACAAATAGGGCATGGACCTAAACGAACTTTCCCCGAAATCCCTTCTGTTAAAAGATTAAATTTATCAATCGTTAAATCAACTGGTCTGTTAAATATTTCACTATCAACAAAAACATCTGTAATTTTTCCTTCATATAGACCATCAGTAATTCTTTTATCTACATAAAAATAACTATTTATAACACAGTTTGTTAAAATAATATTTAACATATATTTTACATTACTATAGTCATGAAAGAATTATCTGCTCAGTCAATTTAAGATCTATTTCGTCGAGAATTTTTCTATGATCGAAAGGTTCATTTGATTCATTGATTCTGAAATCAAAAATCAAAGGGTTTTCATATTTACGATGATTTGAATTTAAAGTCCACTCATGTGCATGGTCAGGATTATGATCATCTTTATATCCTTGAACTCCAATGTAGGGGCGTCTGTTATGGAATCTGATAGAAATTCTCACATACATACCTTTAAACCAAAAATACATCCCTTTACCGTGAGTGGAAGCCCATCCAACAAATTCATATCCATTCATGTTTAAATCAGACAAATCTTTGAATATATGATTCTTAACAGAATTGATTTCTTTCTGAAGAAGTTTAAAATTGATTTTCGTAAGTTTATTTATGACCATATTAGTATTTTGTAAATGTTTAAGATTAGCCTGAAATTCTTCGAGTTTATATTTCAATCCACTAACTGAGAATTCTGGAGGTATCTCCGACCAATGGCTCCGAAGTAATTTTTCTATAATATAGTGTCTTACTTTTGGTTCAAAATTCTCAAAACTTTGGATAAATAAATTAATTTCACCCCTATAATCATGTTTGGGTTTCATTTTATCGAAAACGATATAGGATTGAAGTTTTTAATTGTACAGTAAAAGTGGGTAAGCAGACAGAAAGTGCGACTTACCCCCTCAGTCGCCATCTGTCTGCTTACCCACTTTTTTTTCTTTTGGGGAGTTTAACATCAACAATTTGATTTTTCGGCCAAAAAATTCTTTCTTCAAGAACTTCGGTAGTAGTTTTTAAATTCTGCCACGCAGACATACTAAATTCTTCCAATTCTTTTTCTATTTTATCATTTTCATATTTCACCCAACGAAGTTGTTTTTCAAATTCAAATTCAACATCGATATTATATTCTTCTTCTAAATCTCAGAAGTAGATTTCAATTCCAAAACTGTTTGATAAAAATCACCCATGTCTTTTTCTATTTCAGTAATATCATCCGGATTCACTTCCATTTCTTTTCTTGCATCTTCAAGAAAAAATGATTTTAGAAGTTCTTCATCTTCTTGAGTCGGTTCAGCTTTCTTTTTAGTTTTCTTTACCATCTTAACCTTCAACAATTGAAGTAGTTTTTACAGAGTTCCAAGCAGAAAATACGGCTTCGTCAGACAAATCAGGACAGATTGAAGAAATGAAATGCTCAAGAAGAGCGACTTTTTGTTTTTCCGTTAAAATTAATGAACTCATATCAGCTTTAGCATAAGTATAATGACCTCCGACAGAAACATTAGATAAATGAGAAATAGAATCTTTTATTGTTTTAAATATAAAATTTCTAGCTTGATTTACTTTTTGTTTAGACACAGCGTTGGCTTTTTTAATAAATTGAGCTTTATGCTCATCAGATAACTTCAATATCGGAGCTGGCGCAATTCCTATTTTAGTAGTTGTGAGACGAGCAATGAACTCTTTCCAAAGAGACAATAATAACTTTTTGTCTCCAGAATCGGAAACTATGCGCAAACCAGAAATATTTCTACGAAAAAATCGGCTCCATGTTGGTGTTTTCCAACGTGGGTCAAGACTCATGATGAAAGAACCTGGAACGCCGTCACGAATAAAATGAACATCGCATTTAGTATAAAGAAATTTTGCTATATTAGAATAAGAATCAAATTTATCGCCAGCTTTAATGGAGGAGGGAGAAAGTTCATACCTACGATTATCAATACGAAAAGTGATTTCCACAAAAGCAGTTTACACTTGTTCATAGATCTTATAAAAGACTAGCAATCGAGTACATCCAAGGTCTTAATTTCTTCTTCTGTTAAAATGATCTTCATAGCATCTGCTATGAACTTTTCCGATTGATGAAGTTCGCACCCGGCAATAGTAGCCGGAAAATCTTTTTGCTTCAAATAATTTATCAATTTCATAGGAGAAAGCCATTCTATGTTGTTTATTAAACTAACCCTGAGAGTGTCCAAATCCTCATAAGATGTGCAACCGAGAAGAGAGTCACATGCTGAACAAGAACCATAACTGAAATTCAAAAAACCATAATACCTTCCTTCTTCTGCCCGAAAAATATAAAGATAATCACCTTGGTAAGAACCGAATTCTTGAATAAGAATTATTTCAGCATTCAAACCTTGAAAAAGTTCTTTATATGATGGACTATCAAAATAACTAACCCTGCTGCTCAAACCAGGAAGAGCTTCTTTTGTTGGAATAACTTTTACTTTGAACATGCGATTATCAACCATATAAATATACACACAAAATATGAAAATTTACCGAGAACGACGTCGTTTCTTTCCAACTAAGGCCGTGCTTTGAGCAACACGCATCCTTTCTATATCAACTAATTTAGATTTAATTTTGGCTACAGACGCCTCTATTTCATAAAGGCAAGATTGAATACGATAAGTGGTATCTAAACTATAATTCCTAAACTCATTAAAAACTACATATTCAAAATTTATGAGATTTTCTCTAATAGAAGAAACCTCTTCGAGAATTTCCTGATCTTTTAACTCATCTCCGCGAATGGCTTCAGACATGAGCCATTTTACATTTATTCAGATTCAGGCTTTGACGCGGGCTTTTCCGGGGCAGACTCTTCAACCTCAGGAGAATCAATTTCTTTATTTGAAAGCATTTTATTAGCCATGGAAAGAGCCTGAAGAATTCTCACAGTCTCATCAAGGGTGCTCTTAATGATTTCGAAATCTAATCCTTCATGACCCTCTAAATACTCGAGGATTTCTTTTTCTTTTTCTTCGTCAATACCATCCGTAACTCGGGCAAGAAGTTCTTTGGCCTCCGGAAGAAGAGTTTCCATGGCCTCGAAATAAGGATTCCCATTTTCGGACGAAAGAGCGACCGCCATAGAGTCATCTTTAGCTAATTTAAATATAATTTTCTTTATATCCGACGCAACTAAATTGCGATCTGGATTTTTAGAAGCCTTAATTTTATCGGCTATGACTTTTAGAGCTTGGGCGACCTGAACAGGTTTCATGTTTTTAAAATCGAAATAAAAATTTATTCAATCTTTAGAATCTATTTTGGCATCAACCGAAATAGATGAGTCTGAGCTATCCGATCCAGCGTCGGAAATCGATCCAGCGTCTTTAGACACGCCGGCATCGGGTTTTTTATCATCTTCCGACGAACTGCAAGCACAAAAGAGGAGACTGACTAAAGTTATGTAAGTTCTCATGCTGGGTGCAATTCATAAATACTTTAATCATTGGATCCTTAATATCGTCTAAAAAATATGAAAAATCTCAGATATTCTAAAATCGCCATTGTGATGCTCTTGGCCGGATGTTCAGCTAAAACAGTATCTGACCCGAAATCGACAAATTCAGACAGAGGAGGAATTCAAAACAGATTATCTGTTTTGAATTCCTGTTCATATGATATATGGGTTCAACAACAAGGCGTTTCAGGTCCTAGTGTTGTGCTTGTAAAAGCAGGCGCTATGACTACTTATGATATCCCCGCCGAAGGATTGGCCAGCACGCGATTTTGGCCAAAGAAGGGGTGCGATGCGACTGGTCAAAATTGTATGATGGGACAGTCCAGCTCTCCATGCCCGCCGACTGGATGCGCGCCTCCGCTCGATTCGAAGCTCGAAGCTACTTGGGGATGCACTTTAGCAGATAAAAAACAATGCGGGAAAACGCCCCAAGGCGTGTCGATGATAGACACATACTGGAATTCCAGTGCTGTGGACGGGTATACATTCCCATTCTCTATTGAAACTCACGGTGGAGATGGTCGGGCATCTTGCAAGCCTGTGGAATGTCAGGATTTGGGTCTCGCAAAATGCCCGACTGACGAAGATTTATCGAATGGCGGAGCGAATCCGACATACAAAAATCAAAGTCTCGTGGCCACGGGAAGCGCTGGGTGCTTCTCGCCTTGCATGAAATTGAATTATCCCGGTTTCGGTGGTGATGGTTTAAACGCGCCAACTGGTCCGGTAGAACAAATGTACTGCTGTCCAACGCCGCCGATCAGTTCTCCACAGTGTCAAGCGGGACCGGTTCCTAAGACGAAGTTTGTAGACCTCGTTCATAAGGCCTGTAAAGGAACATCATACGGTTATGCCTACGACGATGGTCTTGGTGGCCGGAACTGTTCAGGCGATACTGTGATTGCTATGACCATCGGTCCGAATTGCCCCTGATATGAATTTCTCTAGGATAGCGTCTAGAATAGCGTCTAGGATAGCGTCTAGGATAGCGTCTAGGATAGCGTCTAGAATTGCTAGTATAACTTTCTATAGCGATTCTCCGGCCGAAGTTAAAGAAAAAGAGGAAATCTGTATGTGTACAGATTTTCCTGAATAGTTGAAATTTTTTAGGAGGCGAAAGAGGAAGAGCGTAGAAAATGGTGGATTTCGAAGAACAATTCTTCCAACCGTCTACGTTTTTAGACATACATTCGAACAAATACTTTTCAGTGTTGTTTCGAGAATTTATAACCGGCTTCTGAAACCGCATTTTCGAATTCGTCATCAGTTAATTCAAATGGTTCACCATTAACTGTGATACTAGTAATCTCAACATCCCCGCCCTCTTCAGGGTAACTATCTTCAGGGGCACAATCAATTCTACCTGGATCATAATCGGAAATATCAGCTTCAATATCTACTTCAGTACTAACAAGCTCACTATCAGGATCATTCGGGTCTACGGGTCGTTCAATATCAATAGTAAAATTAATACTCCCTCCGGGACGACATCCTCGGTTTCTATACCCGGATGTTTTGATAGGAGAAATAGAAGAAATTATTTTCAACAAATCTTTTTTGACTAAAGACCGGTCGGGGTTAGACGAAGCTTCAAGCTTTGAAGCCATATGAAGTAAAGATTGAATGACTTGAGAAGGTTTCATAATTTATAATTTAGATAAAAAATCAAACTATTCAAGCCTCTAAAATCTCAAAAGCGATATATTCATCAAGAGATACTCTATCCGGATCCCAAGAATGATGTATGGGATGATCTTCACAACAACAATATCTTCTTGAGGACGCTGAGGTTAGATACTTTTGGCTATCGGAAGCCACTATATAAAAGAAAATAGGAGGACGAGAACATTCATTCCGTACGATCGTCCACACACGACCAAACCTTGGTTTCAGCCCGTGATTGGTTTCATGATACATACATGTGAACAAGCTATTCATGATTCTAAGACTTCTTGAGTGATGTATTCATCACGAGAGATTATAGAAAAATATGGATTAACGTCTCCCCACGGGGTAGATAGTTTTAAAGGATGACGGGCGCAACGAGAGTGCCTTTCACGATGACGGCTTATGTAAAAATGAACGGAAGGTTCGCGACAATAAGAAGTGTTATCAGTCGCGTTCATTATAGCATCGCAAAAAATTTCCTTCATTTCTAAAATAAAAGTTACAATTAAAAATAAAGGCTCCTGTGTAAATTAAAAAAAGATGATATATTTCATAATGATATTTATATTATTTTTGACATCGGATAATATTGAAAATAACCGACCGATTGTTTTGCCGACAGTAGAAGTGGAAGTGGAAATGGAAAGAATAACGGAAAAAGAAGAAAAGAAAGAAGAAAAACCGAACCTACATGTTATAGGAAAACAGGAAACGCAAATTCACGGAAGCGCGGAACGTATTTTAAATATTAAAAGAGTGGTGGAAAAATTGAACGGGGTGAAAATTGAACGGGGCGAAACGTTTAGTTTCAACGCGAGGGTTGGGGAGAGGACGAAAGAAAATGGATTCTTTCCGGCACCGGAAATTTTTATGGGAACGTTGACGGAAGGGGTGGGGGGAGGGACGTGTCAAGTGAGCTCAACGCTGTTCGGAGCGGCACTAAGAGCGGGAATGAAAATTGTAGAAAGGAGGGCACATTCAAGGCTGTCGGATTATGTGGGCCCGGGGTGGGACGCGATGGTGGCGTTGAACGAAAAAGAAAAATGCGAAAAAGATAAAAACGCGTGTTCTGATTTAAAATTCAAAAACGAAGGAGACGACGTTGCCATTCTAGCAAGGGTCGAAGGATCGAAGTTGATAATTGAAATTATGGGGGAAGAGGGGATGGCGACGCCGAAAGTTAGGATTGTATGGATTTCAAAAGAAAGAGAAAAATTCAAAACGAAAATGAAAACGAATGCGAAAATGGAAAAAGGGGCGAAAGCGAAAGAAGTGGAGAAAGGAAAAGACGGAATGACCGGTTTTCTTTTTATAGAACCAAGGAAAGACCGGGAAATCAGTATTTACAAAAAAGTGGATAGAGTTTTAGAAGTCCCGACGGGGTGGAAAGGGGATATGGATGTGGATGGAGATGGAGGAGTGAGTTTTTAAATTATCTAAAATAAATTGATTCCCAATCAATCAATTTTAACTTTCCGTCGTGACCCCAGGCGACATTACCGGGATGAAAATCATCATGCCCTATATTTTCTTCATCCATGCGTTGGAGTAAATCAATTTTATCATACACGATTGGATAGGGATATGGCCGTTGTATTTCATCAATATTTTCGAGCATTTTTTCTAATCGAATTTTTGCATCTCCCGGATCGTCCATGAGATCGTCACTACCTGATGGATCTATATTATTAAGCTGATTTATTTCTTCTCGAGTTAAGGGAGTGAGTTTCTCCATGACGATGACGCAAATATTAACATCAAGGGGCTCGGCATATCCACCTGTTGTTTCATATGCGTCTTCTTTAGTAACGGAGAAGGTGTCGAGATCGTAAACCTCAGGGACGGTGGTGAGATTGCGTCCTACGGCGGTATATGCGGATTCACAAGCGTTCGGTGTGTCAACGAAAGCGACAATATTGCCCTCGGAATTTTCAAAAACGGAAGAAAAATAACCGGATTTAAATGGTTGGGCGGAAGAAGGGATTTTAAAACGGGATTTTATATCGTCGGTAATAAGACGAGTGAGGGCAGAACTGTCCCCGACGGTTTCAACGCGAGCTATGCGTGAGGCGATTTTGTGAAAATTCATGATTCAGTCACCTATAAAGATTGGTTCCCAATCAATTAATTTTAGTTTGCCGTCATGGCCCCAGGCGACGTTGCCGGGATGGAAATCTACGTGGTGAACGTTTTCTTCATTCATGCGATGGAGTAAATCTATGACTTCCTTTTGAAAATTTGTAGGCTCTAAACCGTTGAGTGATTTAATCAATTTTTCTTTTTCTTCTTTAGGGTTTCTTTGGTTATAAGATAAAAATAAATCATCAAATGCCTTATAATCCTCACTGGAAATTGGAGTGAGTTTCTCCATAACGATGACGCAAATATCAACATCCCACCCGCCATAACTCTTACTAATATAAGGTTTGTTGTCTTTTTGTTTATTTACTGTGAAAGTGTCGAGATCGTAAACCTCAGGGACAGTGGTGAGATTGCGTCCTACGGCTTTATAGGCAGTAGAGCAAGCGTTAGGCGTATCGATGAAGGCAACAATATTGCCTTCTGAATTTTCAAAAACGGAAGAAAAACTGCCTGATTTAAATGGTTGGGCGGAGGCGGGGATTTTAAAACGGGCTTTTATATCATCTGAAATTAATCCAGTGAGAACTGAGCTATCGCCAACGGTCTCAACGCGAGCGACCCTGGCAACGCGTGAGGCTATTTTATGGAGATCCATAGCATTCTTCACAATCGACGATGCCATTTATAACTTTAACGGAATTTTCCGCGTGGTCCGGCAGTTCTGTGCGGTCGACTTCGCTACGATCGGTTTTCAGAGCCATGTCGTTGCCTCCAGGCGTCCCAGCCTCCCACGGGTTCTCGCGTCTGCGAAAGCTGGATGTCTTCGCCGTCTATCTTGACGACGGTTCGGTAGATGAAGTCGTCGTGGAGTCCGTTGAGGATCGGGTACTCGACCTCTTTGCCGTCGACCTCGAGAATCAGTTTCTTCGCTACGGTTGTTTCCATCAGTACGCGTCTCCTTGTCGGGGTGGTGGGTTGCCGCCGGGGGCATCAGGCACAAGCCCTCGATCGATATCTTGCTGGTCGAACTCGAAGTCAGGCTCTTCGAAGCTGCCGAGCGATACCTGCCGTTGCTTGAGCTCGCCACGCCGTACCGACCTGACCTGTAGGTCCTGCTGCATCACCTGCTTGGTCAGGGCCAGGACATTGCCGGCGTAGCTGGTGTCATCGTGGGTGAGGCCGAAGTACTCTTGGAACCGGGCACCAAGGAAAGAGGACATTGGGTAGGTTCACGTTCTCCAGTTTTATGGAAATTTTCAATATCGGAACACATAGGGCAAATTGAGGCGTCGCCCTGAGAATTCAAAATTAAAGAAGAACGGGCGGGGAAACCGCAACCGTCACAAGTTTTAGGTTCAGTGAGTATAGCAACGCGAGAGGCAATTTTAGAAAGATTCAACATTTATGACTCTCGTTCAGATTCCTCACAAAACTCTTCAAAATCCCAACCAGCTTTTGTCATCAATTCCTTAATTTCAGGCTCCAACCAATCCCCAGCGTCGCCCTTTTTGAGTTCTCCATCATGCCATTTTTTATGAATTTCATATTCTTCATCACCTAAATTAATTATTTCGTCAGATAATTTTTTATTTAACTCATCATAGGTTTTTTTGAGTGTGGGATAGTCCCATCTCAATTTGTTAAGAACACGGATAGAAATTCTATGGAATTTAGATTCTGAACTTGTTTTAATATTTAAATCGTCAGTGGTCCATTTCCCATCGAGAACCTTCCAGTATTTCACGATTCTAACAAGAAATAATAAATTTATGTGGAAGGGACCCAAAAAATTTTGGAAATGAAGTTTTCTCTCACAAAAAGGTTTATTTTATATGTATACATCTAAAAACGGAACTTTCAAAAAACCTTTCTTCAACAAATGGCATATAGATAGATATATCTAAAAACGGAACTTTTCAAAATTTTTCAAAATGGCATATATATCTAAAAACGGAAACGAGACCGCAAAAATTGAATCGGTATACAAACGGGTCGAAATATATTTTTTTCCGTATGCATGCGGTTCCCCATACGAAGAAATTCACCCGATTTACGCCCCCATCCCTATCATACCCTATACCCTATATGGTATACCATACCCCCTATACTCCACCCCACCCCCGATTTACGGGGTTCCCGTACCGGGACCCGATGGGCAGGTCCCGGTACGGGCGGAAGACGTGGATTTACAGCTGGGTGTCCCAGACGCGGACACTTCCGGCCGGCGTCCAGCAGGGCTCGAGAGGCCGCGTGAACTCGCGACGGGTCGCAGGCCGCTCGCGGCGAGGAGACGCCACGGCGAGGCGAGGAGACGCCACGACGACCGTCTCGGGCAGAACCACAGGCGAGACCGCGACGGGACCGAGCACGACGTCACCGCTCGCGACCGGAGGAGCGGAAGTCGGCCGTTGCAGCGCGACTGCAAGGAGAGCAGCGCCCGAGACGAAGAACGCGAGAGTCAGAATGGGCTTGATCATGCCACCGAATACGCGAGCAGCACCCAGACTTCCGGGGTCGTGACGCGTCGCGTCATTTCGGAGATCGGGCCCCTGGGCGCGTATCAGGTGATGCGCGCGGTGGTCGGATGCGGTGATGCCGCGACGCCCCCCGCGCGGAGATCGGGCCCCCGATGGCGTATCGGGGGCTGGGCGGTGGGATCGCGGCGGATGGGCCGCTGCGACCACACTGGCACCGACTGTCTGAATATCAGGAGCATTTACAACATGGCCAACCTCTACCCCTTCCTCTCCAAGTCCCAGATCAAGACCCGCATCTTTGAAAACGCCGAGTTCGCGCTCGCCTGCGCCGTCATCATGACGTCGCGCCAGACCGACTACGAGCACGAGACGAAGACCACCGTCAACAAGAACCGCCGGGGCTGGATGTCCTCGCACGCCGTGAACGGCACGAAGCTCACTGACAAGCTCCAGGCCGAAGGCCGCGACGCCCTGGAGCCGAACGAGATCGCGAAGCTCCAGGATATGGTGAGCCACTACTCGAAGCAGCTGGCGAGCCACTTCCGGGCCGAGGCCATCGAGGCCAACCCCGAGCTGAAGGCGATCGCGGACGTCTTCTCGGCGGGCTGACCCCGCGCTGAGGATGGGGCACCCCGGACAGCCGGGGTGCCCCATCGGCGTATCCGGAGTCTGAACTTCAAAGGGGAGATCTATGTTTCACTTGAAACAGCCCGGTATCCCCATCTCCCCGTGAACACGTAACCCGTTTGCCCGATCGCGTATCGGGTGTTGGAGGTGATTGATGCAAGTTGGGTCAAGAGCGCAGGGTCAAGAGCAATACGGCAAGATGTGCGTGATTCGCCACGGGCGGTCCGCCAAGCGAGGGCTCAACGCCCAGGAGAAGGTCTTCGAGACCAAGGTGCGCAGGTCCGCTCGGAAGGAAATTCGCGACCAGTTGAGGGCATAAAGATCCCTCTCAAAATCGAAAATCTGGGAGTTCTGGGATAAAACCTGGAACTCCCAGAATGCTTATCCAGTTTTAAAGATTGTCTACCAAATATATGGCATACAATTTTAAGGTACCGTATGTCTTTTCAGCCTGAAATTTTACTCAGGCTTTCGGGTATGCCATATACCTGTTTAAAGATTATGGCATAATGTTGTTCGCACGCATGACCAATACGAAAAGAAGGCATACCCACCCGAGAAGTGCCACGAATTCCTGGGTTTCGTCGTTCATACCCGGGGATACGCGACGTTTTGAAGCGCTGACGACTTTTGTTCAGGTATAGGGTATATTTTTTAAAGATTAGGCATATATGCCGAAACCCAAGCGATCCCTATTGCGTCGGGCCTTAGGGGCCGTCATCCGCCTGGGTGGCTTGGGTTACTTGGGTTATGAGGGGAGCGGGCATCACCCGCGTGGTTTGCTTCATTAGCGCACTCACCGATACAGCGAGGGTGGGCAGATCTGCGGCTTGAGTATACCATATATCTCTTCAGATTATGGTATACTCACTTTCAATCAGGTGGCTTGATCATCAGGGCCCGATACGCGGTCGGCACTCGGACTTCCGGCCTGCTCGTGACGCGCCGCGTCGTTTCGTAGATCGGCCCCCTGCCCGCGTATCGGGGATTGGGCGCGACACCGAGCGCTGCGACGGCGGATGGGCCGACGACGCAGCGCGGAGATCGAGCCCCCCGGTTCGTACCGGGCGTTACAAGGAGCACTTACAACATGGCCAACCTCTACCCCTTCCTCTCCAAGTCCGACATCAAGACCCGCATCGTCAACGACGTGTCCTTCGCGATGGAGTGCGCGCAGATCATGACGTCGCGCCAGACCGAGTATGAGCAGGAGGCGAAGACGACCGTGAACAAGAACCGCCGGGGCTGGTCGTGCAGCCACGCGGTCTTCGGCACGACCGCCACGAACAAGCTCCGAGCCGGTGAGGAGCTCGAGCCTCACGAGATCGCGCGCCTGCAGGACATGACGTCGCACTACAGCAAGCAGCTGGCGTCGCACTTCCGGGTCGAGGCCATCAAGGCCAACCCGGACCTGAAGGCGATCGCGGAGAGGGCGTGGTCCACACGGGTCGTCTTCTCGGCGGGCTGAGACCCCGGCCCTGAGATCGAGGGCCCCCGGCTTGTCCGGGGGCCCTCTCGGCTTATCCGACGTCTAACGTCCGGAGGGGCGGATCTGTACCCTGAACGTTTCACGTGAAACGTGGTCTAAATCAAAACCGTGAATTGTTGCTCGATCTGCATATCGGGCTTTTGGAGGTGCAAATGCAAGTGGGTCGTAAAGCTCAAGGTCAGGAACATCTCGGCAAGATCTGCGTTCAACGCCACAGTTCGCGCTCCAAGCGCAAGTACAACGCTGAGGAGAAGGCATGGGAAACGCGGGTTCGTCACGGCGCTCGAAAGGAAATCCGCGACCAGCTGAGGACTTGAGAAGAAGTGTCTTTGGGAGCTTGGGCCACCCTGGGCTCCCAAAGACTGTATTCACATAATCGTTTTCAAGAGCTGGATTTTAAATATATGGTATATATTTTTCAAAGATAATTCATATCCAGCCTTTGATAGGCGTTATCCTCTTCTGAACCCCGTCCTTCCCTTCCTTGGTACTTCCCTGGCCTTTGAAGGACCTGAGGGCTATCTAAGTAGCCCTCCCCCTTGATAGAGCCCTCTTCGGGGCTTCCATGGGCTTTGAAATATACCATATATTTGCTTTAGATCTATATGGTATATGCGTTAGAGCCGGGCACGCTGCCCGGCTCTTCAATGATGAGTGATCACTGCGAAAAGCAAACCCAACCAGCCAAGAAGACTCAAAAACTCTCGGGTTCTGTTCATGCTCGGGGATACGCGACGCTTTGAAGCGTTCACGCCTTGGGCTAGCGCAGGTATAGGGTATATTTGTGCTAACTACCCTATACCTCAGCCCTCGACAACCTCTTCGGCGTCGACCACAGATCGAACGTCCGCCTCCTCACTCTCCAGCCGAACGCTTCGATGGGCTTGGCGATTTACCACTTATACCAATACTTGCCGCAATGGACTCCGCGCGGATGCCGCACGCGCCCACCTTCCGAGCATGCACAGTGTCCGTATAAATAGAGCCCAGTGGCTCGCCATTTGGCTCTGTGCTCCATCCTGCAAGCGTTTCGCTCTGCGATCCACACAGCGGCACGATCGATCTGTTGCCTCCGCAGTCTCTCTCCAGCCTCCTCGACACTCTGATGATTATAGAGCCCGGTATCGCTGTGCCGGCCGCCGACCTGCCACGGGTACGGATGGGCGATTTCTTCTATTATGACCATGGCCACGTCCGCATCGTCTACGTGCAACCTCCCTCTGTGTCCGTGTTCGAGCCAGTCGTCCGGCTTGGGCTTAAACAATTCAGGATCTTTTGCCATTCAGCGTCCCTCCGTCGTTAAAGAAATATGACATATGCGAACGCCACCCTGGGCGTAAGCGTTCACGCCTTGGGCTAGCGCAGGTATAGGGTAGTTAGCACAAATATACCCTATACCTCAGCCCTCTTCGGCGTCGACCACAGATCGAACGCCTCACTCTACGCGACCGGACCGGGCACCTGCGGCTTTATGGGTTATCCCCGAGAAAGCCCGGCGAACGCGACGAAAGCCACGACGCCCTTGTACGTGAAAGCCCCGAGGCTTCCGAGCAGGGTGATGACCAGCGCGGTCTTGCCCGTGAAAGGCACCACGGCGCCGAGAGCGACGTAGACGGCCACCGAAAGAACGAGAGCGAGGATGAGTTTCATTGTTCGTAATCTCCACTGTCCGATACGCGAGCAGACCGTGAGTCTGCGGCTTTATGGGGACGGGGTTCGAACCCCGTCCCCATTTTTCAGATGGCCGTTGGACGGGAATGCCATTCCTTCGAATAGTCACTCATCGGGTTGATTTGCTTTCCAATTTGGAAAGCAATATCGCCATCATGATCCAGCGTCAAGAACACTGGTCCGGTGGTGAATCCGAACCGTCCTACGTAAACCGAGAGGCAATTGTCGATAATCATGTAGCCGAATTTCATAGACGGACTCCTAACGTTCATTGCGCCCAACACCCGATACGCGGGCAGACCGTGAGTTTGCGGCTTTATGGGAACCCTGCTTCAAGAGACAGAAGCCGGGGCGGTTTTTTTAGCCCCGGCTTCTGTCTCTTTTAGAGTCAGTCCCCTTCGCGTCAGACCTTCTTTTTCACTCCAACACCAAACGCGGAACGACAGACTTCGTCAACAGAGAAGTGGTCGTCGGGACAAACCGGGTACTCTGGTTCCTCGAACGAGTCGTTCAGAACCGGCTCGCCTTCAAGGTCCCACCACTCTCCCGCACCGTTACACTCGGCAAGGACCCGTTTACGGTCCTCAGAGAGCCGGAGCACCGAGTAGTCGGAACGGCCTTCGTAGTCTTCGGACACCAAGCTCCACTCGACCTTCGTTTTCTCCATGCGGGCGGATACGAGGCGGAACCCAAAACCTGCGGCTTTATGGGAACCATGCTTCAAAAGACACGGGCCGGGACGAGCCGCCGGAAATCGGGCCCCTGGGCGCGTATCGGGTGATGGGCGCGGCGGGCGGGCTTGCGACGGGCGTGGTGCCCGGCGCGGCTCTCTCTCCGACACCCCGGCCCCCAAGGCCGTTTACGCAGGAGTTACTCAAATGGGCATTCTCTATCCCTTTCAGTCCAAGGCCGCCATCAAGACCCTCATCCTCGAAGACGTGGGCTTCGCGATGGAGTGCGCGCAGATCATGTCGTCGAGGCAGACGGCCTTCGAGCACGAGACGAAGCAGACGGTCGTGAAGAACCGGGCGGGCTGGATGTCTTCGCACGCCGTGAACGGCACGAAGCTCACGGACAAGCTCTCTCAGGGCGAGGAGCTGGAGCCGAACGAGGTGGCCCGCCTGCAGGAGATGGTCTCGCACTACAGCAAGCAGCTGGCGAGCCACTTCCGCCAGGAGGCCATCCAGAACAACCCCGAGCTGAAGGCCGTGGCTGAGGTCTTCTCGGCAGGCTGACCTGAGCGGGGGGGGGGGGGGGGGGGGGGGCCCCATCGCGGCCCTCCCCTCGGCCTGTTCGCGGCGTCTTTCGCCTAAACGGAAAGAAGTATATCCTTCAAAGGAGGATCCCCTTGAAAGTTACGACTAAAATTCATCGAGAACTTGCAGCGATCTACGAGTCTTGGGTGCCTTACGAAGAGGCATCCCACGTTATCGTGGCTTTCTACCCAGACGGTTCTGGGGGAGGGGTTATGGCAACTGCTCGGTGCGAACTTGATGCGTGGAGATACGCCAGGACCTTCAAAAAGCATGGCTTCAAAAACGTCTCGGTTCGTCCTGAGAACGAGGAGACCCACGTCCAGGTCTCTCGTGAGTTGTCTTCCTGGATATAACTCTCGTACGCGGGGACGTGCGAACAAGTTATCACCTGACAGCTCTTATAATTTAGTTGACCCGTCGGTCAAATTTCTAAAGTTGATATATGCCATATATCAACGAACAACTTTATTTATGTCCTCGAGTGACAGGTAAATTGTTTTTGAGACAATTCGCGCCGGACGTCAGACCTGGCACAAATTGTATTGTGTGGTGACATAATTTCGTTGATGACTAAGTCAACATTGCTGAGTTATACCCTATATCTTTTAAAGATTTGGTATATACAATTTTTGTCACAGGACGGGCCCGTCCCGAGATTCTTTGTGACACGAGTATAGGGCATATATTCGTTAAATCTATATGTACCTTCGGTTTTGAAGGCTGTCGGCCTCCCTTTCGGGAGTGCGCGAAGCTAGCTTCACCTCGCGTAAGCACTCTCCCCTTTCAGGGCGTGGACGTACGTCCCACTGGCGTGCCGACAGCCTTCAAAACCGAAACACTCTTTGCGCCCGGGGAGTTGGCAGTCCTCCCCGGGCCAGCCTATCTCAGAGCTGGGCCTCCAAGAACTCGTCGTAGTCGGAGGGCTCGCGGTCCTCCTCCTCGAAATCGTCCTCCTGTTCGAAGTCTTCGCGGTACTGCTCGCAGGCGTCCTGCTGCAGCGCGTCCTCAGTCAGATCCTCGAAACGCATGGCCTCGTAGTCTTCTCGGTCATTGGGCATGGGCGTAACCTCCAGCCCCCGATACGCCACCGAGCCCGCGCCTTCCGGCTTGGTTATGGGATGCCTTGCTGAGACATGCCATATATCAGCAAGGCATCCCATGAATCTCAACCGTCCTCATCTTCATACACAACGTCGTCGTGCATGATCTTTCCGTCCACTTCCAGGACGAAACCGACACCCTCGAAGAGGTCTCCCTCGCTGAAGACGGGCATTTCGTAGCCCCAACTCCCTCCGTAGCTTCCCCCATCCTGAACGTGGTGCTCGAAGCGCACCGTACGGGCGTCCTTGGGGATCATCGCCACGAACTTCGGATGGGGAGAGATTCTGTATTCGATGAACTCTTCGAGAGTCACCATTTTGGCGCTGCTGTGAGCCTCGCCAAACTCTCCGTGCATGAACAGTGCGAGCTTCTTATCGGACATAGACGAACCTCCGCCGCCCGATACGCAGACCGGGCGGCGGGTTCCGGCTTCAGCCGTTCAGGATCTTGAGAGCGGCCGGTGCGTCGAGCTTCACGGTATCCCCACTGGGGGTCGTGACCCATACCTTCTTCCCTCGGATCTTGGCGACCTTCACGTCCACGAGCGGACCGCCAACCACCACCGTCACCCGATAGGAGCCCTTCTTCAGCTCCATGATTCGCTTCATTCTATCGGAAAAATTCAGATCATTCTTGCCCATTTATGTACCTCAAACCTTTCATATGAACAGTACAGTCGAGATATTGATATTTACAATCCTCGCCCTGAACCGGATTGCCGTCAGGCCACCAGCTTGAGGGTGTCGGCGTCCGACCAGTGGCGGTCGATGTCCCTTCCATCCGAAATCCACCTGTACTGATAGAAACCCTTGAAGACGCCGTGATCGAAGATCAGGATGAAGCTCCCATCCCAGTGGATTTCTCCCACGTGGACCTCGGTCGTTCCATCCGGGTTGGACCTGAACAGGCCGTTGCGATGTCCTCCTTTCTCGATCTCGAGGGCGTCGCAGATGGACGGGAGTTGAGGCAGGATCTTCTCAATGGCGGACTGTGCGATGAACATCGGAGTTTGAATCTCCCACATCAGATTTCCCTTTTGCCAAGTCCAAGAGACCTGGGCCGAAGAAGATCACCAGAATTCCCACGATGATCACGCCCGTGAGAAACACCCGCAACCATCGAACGAGCCGCTGTCGCTTCAAGGGAGAACCTCCGTACGGTCTGCATAAGCAACGGCCGTGCCGTCGATCTTTTTCACGTGTAGCTCCAGAGGTCTTCGCCCCGAGCGTACTTGGGCTCGAAGGAATCGAGGGCGTCGAAGTCCTCCTTCACGAGGACCTGGGTCTGCTGCGCCCGCGCCTTCCCGGTGTTGAGTCCCTTGAAACTGGAAGCCTTGCGCTTCCAATACGTCTTGGAGCGGGATGCGGTGCGGCGATAGTTGGTGTGCATAGGTCGTGTCCTCCGCTCCCCGATACGCAGGCGGGGACCCGACTCACACCTTGGGCGCATCACTGATTACAAACCAGATGCCCCCCGGGCCCATCGGGTTTGTAATGTCTAGGCTTCCAAAACCTTCTTGGTTGCTCTCAGATTGATGATCTGGCGTTTGACGGCAAGTCCATGTGTTTCCCACCAGGCTCCTGACATGATGGCTTTGCCAATGAGAGTCAGGTGTTTCTTCTTGAGGATTTTTTCTTCCTCCTCTTTCTCGAGAAGATGACTCGCCAGATTGGTCTTCCAGAAGAGCTTGTAAAGCTCCGTCAGAAACCACACCTGAACGTTTTCCGGCGGAGTTCCCGAGTTGACAATCCAGTACCGGGTTGTATCGGAAAACTTCCTATTTCCCGCCTGAAGGGGACTGAGATCGAGAAACCACTCTCCCACAGACGTGGGTGCGGCAGACATTAGCGTGAAATCCGCCGATGTCTTGCCTTCAAGCATTTTGCTGGAGATCTCGTAAAAATCCCCAGTCTCAACATACCACTTCACGAGACGATCGAGGAGAAGAGACGAATAACCTTCAGATAGCGTATTGCCGAAACCCATGGTGTAGACCTCCACGCCCCGATACGGCGACCGGGGCGTGGTTTGCGGTTTCAGGCGGAGATCAGCTGATCTTCGAGCGTTCCTCTTGAGAGCTCGTGTTCTCGAACCAGGAAGAGATCATGGGAGCCATATGCTCGTAGAGCGACTCTGGTGTGAAGGTGTCCGGTTCTCCACAGATGTGGTCCCAGACGTATTCACATGTGATGCAAATGAGATCTTGGATCTGGGAGACGCCGGTCTTCTCCTCGGACATCATCCTCTGGCAAACCATCTTGTCGACTTGCCTCATATTCCATTCAACCGTGTACTTGCACACGAGGTACACGATGTTGTCGATCTCCCCATCTGAGAGCCGGTAGTCTGCAGGAATGTTGGCGGTAATTTTGCTCATATCGCCCGATACGCGCGCAGGGCGCAAGTTTGCGGTTTCGGCTATGCCCTATATTTTTCCCATATAGGATACGTTGCTCCTGTATGGGATATCAGCGTTTACCCCATTGGATTTCGAACTTCAGGTTCTCTTCGTCTTCGATCATGACAACAGGATGGCCGAGTAGGAGCTTGCCTATTTGGCAGTACATTTCGTCCGAGACTTCGCCCTCGGACAACTCCTTGATGAGGATGTCGAGATAGACAGATGCCTCGACTTTCTGGAATTTTGTCTTTTTCACGGGTTTACCCTTCACGGGTTTATCCTTCAACAACATCCGAAACCTCTCGGTCCTCCTGGATGTTCACCCAGCGGTGTTCACCGTTATCGAGAGTCTCGCGACGGAAACGGAGACGCTTCATTTCTTCCTCATTCGGAACGCGATACTGGGCGAGGGCCGTCACTTTCGTGTTTTGGCAACAAGGGCAGGTTTCGGTCTTTTCTCCCTCGATCAAAAGAGAGGAGAAGTCCAAAATTTTGCCGTACGATTCGCCATTCGTGTCGTCCACTGAATTTACCCAGTATGGCATCGCGCCACACTCACAGTTGAATGAGTGTTGTACGTCTACGACATAAAGATGCCCAGCTTTACAAATGATCTGATCGTATCCTACGTAGGACATTTGAATTTCTCCGGTTATGAGGTCCAGGACTCTCGATTAGTTAGTCAAAGGATGTTTATTGGTGGCTCAGTCACATCCTGATAGCCCCTGAGTGGACTGTGCTAATCGAGAGTCCTGGACCCCGGAGGAAGAGAGGTGGGCTTCGGCTTTCGGTTCAACCACCTCTCTCCCTCCAAATCCTTACGACGCGAGGGCTGTCTTCGGGATCCAGCCGGTGAAGATGAGATTCTTGGTACCTTCACCGCTTTTTCCTTCTTTGTATCGAAGACGGCGCACTTCATGAGTTAGTCCTGGAGGCTCTTTCAGCCGATTGACCTGAACGAGCGCCTTCCTCTTCCCAGTCTTGAAAACCACCACATTATCTCCACGTCGGAGCAACGCCACCCGGTGTCCGCTTTTGCGGTTGCTCTTCAACGGCGTGTTGGTCTTCACCATGGTGGTGAAACTTGGATCATAGATCTTCATTCGTGTCCTCCACCGCCCGATACGCGGACCGAGGCAGAACTCACGGCTTTGTCTAACATTCTACAACTTCCAGAGTGGCGACTTCGTCGTCAGAGAGTTTGACGAGTTCGTTTGCTTTATAAGCATATCTCAAGTTTGAGGGTCTCCAACGAACGTCAATCTCCGGACCCAGAATCACCTCACCTTCATAGACTCCATAGTTCACCAGGCCTTCGACGACGCCGATACAGTTTAAAAACTCACGGTGTCTGCTGTGACATAGAGCTGTCACCCGGACGAGATCACCCTTTTTGAGTTTCATGTGCCCTCCGTCAAGAGTTTGTGGACGAGTACGTCGATCCCGTACGAGAAGTTTCGATTCTTCATGTACGTGTCGTCATCCATCATGTCCAACTCACGTAATGTGCCCTTCAGCAACCTCAAATAGGAAACAATAAAATCGTCCATATTGTCCGATACGGAAAATAACAAAAGACTGACGGCTTGAGTTTAACTAGTACCCCGGGAGGGAGTCGAACCCTCAATCCCTTGCGGGCGCTGGATTTTAAGTCCAGAGTGTATCGCCATTTCCACCACCGGGGCGTGATCTCTTTACGAAGCTTGTCTAAGTTTATTCAGAAAATCTTCCTTCTGTTGTTCTAAACAGTGGGCCCGGTCAGGATCGAACTGACGACCATCTCCTTAAAAGGGAGTAGCTACTACCAACTGAGCTACGGGCCCAGACACTATCTTAAGTTCAAGCTTCTAAGAGTTCAAGAGTCTTTACTTCATCAGGCGTGAACCTTACAACTTCTCCTTTCCCTTTTTCTTTCGAAAGTTCAGACATTCTTTCTAAATTCTCTAAATGCGTTTCACAAACGGTGAGAATTCCTTTGGTCTGAGAGAAAAAGTCAACATGAGTTTTTTCGATAGCAGGCTTTGAAACAGAAAGCTTTATTACTTGTATTGCCTTCTTATTACAAAACCAACACTTCTTCATAGAAGACTCTCTCGTTTCGTTATGAAGTCGTACATCGCAACGGTTGAAGCAGACGCGGCGTTCATCGAACGGACGCTTCCGCGCTGCTCGATCACTACCCGGTACGGGCAGAGTGCGAGAGTTTCCGCACTGATGCCAAGGCTTTCTGAACCGATAACAATCAGTGGGTTTTCAGGCCAGACGAACTTGGTGAGTGACACGCTCCCTTCCGTTTGTTCTAGTGCTACAAAATTGTAGCGATCTTGAAGTTCATGAACTGAGGTCAGATGGCGAAGCTTTGTGTAGTTCTGTACGCCCACTGCGCCTCGACGGTCCCACTGCTTGGTGCCGACATAGAAGACTTCACGAGCGCCCAGAGCATTTGCGTTGCGGAGAAGCGTTCCAATGTTGAAATCCTGCTCCCAATGCTCCATGAGCACGGCGAACGGAAGAGACTTCTCCGCAATTGCTTGACCAATTTCTTCATTGGACAAGCTCTTGTATTCATCGATCACGTTTCGATGAAAGAAGTCTTCTATTCGCGCTACGTTCGTCATTCTTTTAGTGGGCCCTGGCGGACTTGAACCGCCAACTATCCGGTTATGAGCCGGAGGTTCTGACCAATTGAACTAAAGGCCCATACAATTTTCTTACGGTCTTATGAAGACCCGGATTTACGTGGAGCGCATGTTTCATGATTTCGTGGCGCACAACGTTTCTTGCGTGTTCTCCTGTTGCATTCGTTGGGTCTTCAATCCAAGAAACCTGATGACGTTCCGCCCAGTCGCGAAGCTCCTGCTTCGGCGTGAACAGGAAGGGACGGACCACGTTCTTGTTCGTTACGGGAGTGAGCCTCGGGTTTCCGTGCAAGGCTGACATGATCCACCACTCAACCGCGTCGTCGAGATGGTGCGCAGTGATGACTGGCGCTTTCATCGCGTGAAAGAGAGCGTACCGCTCGTTTCTCCAGTGTTCTTCTACCGAAAGGTGGGCGGGACGGGGACCTGTATACCAAATTTGGTAAGCGAGTGACAGTTCTACCGCGCGCTTTTGGACGAACGCCTTCGCTTCTCGCCCATGTTCTGTTCCATGGTCGATATAGAGCAGGTGCGGCCTTCGCTTTCCTCGCAAGAGGAAGTCGAGAGCTACCATAGAATCCACCCCACCTGAACAAGCCAGGAAGAAGTGGTCCTTTGGTACGTCGCAAGCGAGATGAATCATGATTCTTGGTGACCCCATGGGGAATCGAACCCCAATTGCCGGATTGAAAGTCCAGAGTTTTAGCCGCTAAACTATGGGGTCATGAGTTGAGGCACTAGGAATCGAACCTAGATTCAGGGATTCAAAGTCCCTTGTCCTACCGTTGAACGATGCCTCAATGAGGAACCGAGTTCTGCTTCCGTCCCCGTTTGTACGCCCGAACTCAGTCGGTCTACGCCTTAGGCGTACAAACTAGGATAAGCGTTCTTGTTTTAATATGGATATCCAGCTCGTCTCTGTTTTAACAGGAAGCTGAAAGTCCACGAAAGGCATTTTATCACACTACAATCAAAAGGACAAGATTTGGAAGGTCCTGCAGAAGTTGCATCTGCACTGCCTGAGCATCTAAAACTTTTTGTCCCAACGCAGGAACTACTTCGTCTCGGATGGCGTTATCTCAGGCAGGACTACTCGGACCCTTGGATTTGTTTACTCGCTCGCACCCTTCATTTCCGCGGTCAGGCGAGCCCGCTCCTTCTTCGCTCCCTCGCCCTTCCCGAGCTTCTGGTCGAGCAGTGCGACCTGCTCCTTGGGTGAGCGCTTCGCCCGCTCCTCCGCCAGCTTCTTGGCGCTCTCCGACCTATGTTGCTGCGCCGTCCGTCCCTTGCCGCCATTTTGTGCCATTGTGTTTCCCTTTACTTCGGACACGTCCGAATTTTCAGCCTTCCACCACTATCGCAGCTGCGAACTCTTCTTCTGAGATCACCTCAAGATCTGATTCAGAAACCATGCGAGTGACTCCCCCAATTCTTTTACCTTGAAGGTAAGTACAGGAGTTGGGAAGATTCACCGAATGAAAATCCTTCATTCGGAAGTCGTGATGCGCTGTGACAACACCATAGAGCCACTGAGAATGGAAATGGCTATCCTTCACCCGGACTTTTGAACCGATTGGGATCATCCCTCCACAACTTCCTGAACGTTTTTGAGTTCCTGCTCTTGCTGGTAGTAGATGCCCTCGCTCACGTCTGCGAAGATATCCTGAATCTCATATTGGATGATGGCTTGCACCATGCTGTCCAGGCGAGCGTAGGAATCCTCGAGATCCTGCACGTCCTCAGACGGCGGCTCCTCGCGGTTTCCCGCATTGTACACCGTCTTCTGGAGACGATACACGTCGCCGTCTTTCCAAATGGTGTAGCCCAGCACGTGGATGCCGTCCTCATCCTGGACAGCAACCGTGTGCGAGTCTTCAAAGAACGCACTAATGTAGGCTGAGACGATTTGTAGGTCGGTCATCAGAACTTTCGTCCAAGACGAGAAGGACGAGGATTCTCAAGCCTCTTGAGAGCGAGCTCGGTATTCTTCCGATCGAGTTCTATGAGTGCCTCCTCCCACGAAGGAAGGGGAACGATTTCGGTTGGAATCTTGGTGTTTTCGGTCATGGTAACCTCCAGAAAAAATAGCTGTCTCTCCAGCTGCCACGCCCAGCCTCAGGTGGCGTTCCCCGCCCAAGGTATGGCCTGCGAAGCGCAGGACTGCCACCCTCGGGGTCCAGTCCACGATACGAACGAGGGGCTCGGGCTTCCGCCTTTGCCCCCCCCCCCATCGTCCTTCAACCGAAGGGTGTGTCCTTGGAGCCGTATTTGGAAGTCATCATGGCTCCGTAAGCGGCTCCCCCGCTCGTAGGGCATGATCCCGGTCCAAACCACCGATCGTTGGAAGAGGTCGTAAAACCCCTCACCTTCTTCGGAGGAATCCGGGGCGCGAGCCTGAGACCGTATGCCTCAAGCTCCCCGCGCAAGACGGCGACGGTCTTGCGAAGAGAGAAGTTGAGAACCACCAGATCTTCGTGAGAGAAGGTATCGCGCTCATCGTCGAGACAGAATTCGACGAAGGACTCGACGGAAGCACACTCGGGCGCGGGGTTGGTCATGCCGCCTGATACGACAACAGACCCCGCGCCTGCGGCTTTGACCTATAACTCCAGCTTTTCAATCTCCTGCACATCCGATCGAAATACCCCATAAAGACGGCCAGATTTTGTTTTCGCTGTTACCGCCATCTCTGTTACAGAGACGACCTTGCCTCGAAAGGATCTTTTCCCATGCGGGAACCGGATGGTGTCCCCGACGCAAGCAATATCTCCAGGAAGGTCCCCTCTTTCTTTTGACCTCTTCTTCAAATTATTTCCCTCCAGGTCAACGAATCGTTCCTCAAAGTCTTCTTGACCGTCTCTCCGGTCTGTCAAGCCGAGCTTCAGGTGGCTTTCCCCGCCCCAAACCGCGCCGGGCTTCGGCCGCCATTTGGGGATCTCATCCAACCCACGTCTCTGCGCGGCTGCCCGCGCCCAACCCACGATACGCGGGGAGGGCGCGGGCCTCCACCCTTGGGGCTAGACCCCGAAGACCCGGGCCGTTGCGGCAAGAGAAGGATCCCGCTCCAGAGCCTCCTGGCGGAAATGGCTCGCAAGCTGCTTGGTGTAGTGAGACACCATCTCCTGTGCCTTCGCGGTCTCCACCTCGTCGAGACCCTCCGTCCGAGCCTTGACGGCCAGGAGGGTGCCGTTCACGGCATGGCTGCTCATGAAGCCCCTCCGGTTCTTCACGACCGTGGTCTTGGACTCCTGCTCGAAAGCAGTCTGTCGCGAGCACATGATCTGGAGACACTCCAGCGCGAAGGCGGGATCCTCCTCGATGCGGGTGGAGATCTGGGCCTTGGAGAGGAAGGGGTAAAGGTTCGTCATGAGAAAAACTCCTGGGAGAAAGGCCGAGCGAAATTGCCCGGCGTGCTCTCGGATACGCGACAACTCAGCAGACTTCCGGCGGCCGTGGCTTGGTTGTATAACTTTGCAATAAATATCATTCAAAATATGCAGATACCCTCCGAGCATTTAAGCTGGCGGAGGGTATCTCCCATTTATTCAGTTTTAACTGAACTCGGTCCTCACCAAAGAAGTCGTACGCCGGTTCAGGGAAGCGGGACTCACTCCCGCTCGGTTATACCCCAGGTCATGACACACCTTTTCTTTCCCGTTATGGTTATCGATCGGCGTCTATTTGCTGTTTAGTCGGCGTTTATTGCCGCACTCACCGATACGCCGCGGATGGCACGGCTTGCGCCTTCAGGCCAAAATGATAACTTGGTAATGAGCTCGAGCTCGGGGCGGAAGTTGTACTTTCCGCCGCGTATTGAACATTGGAGGCACGCGTTTATGTCCCGCAATATCCGATCTGCTTACCGCGCGATGGCAATGGCGATGCAGGCTCGCCACGGGAAGACCACTACGGTTTTCCATGATCGTCGCCAAGGACGAGGCGGCCAGACCAACGAGGAGCGGAATCTTCTCGAGGAGTACGAGTCCGAAAAGGAACCGAAGCTCCCGCCCTCCGAGTGGGATAACGCCACATGAGGGTCTACACGTCGTGTAACTGCCGAATGTGCAAGACTGCCGATTCGAAAACCCGAGGAGAACATAAGAAGCGGGCGCATCGTGCTATCCGACAGGCTACTCGCCTGTCCCTTCTGAAGGACCGCGAGATGCCTGCGTCTTTTTCCACGGGATATAAGAAGTGAACAGATCTGACGCACTTCTCCGAATCCGAGCCGTTGCGAACCAGGTACTCCATACTTCGTGTATAGAGAGTCTACTGTGGATGTATATTGTATCTGCGAAGTATGTAAGCGATACCTCGTCAAACGGCAGGATACCGTTGTTTGGCTCTCTGCGGCCAAACCCGTCGATCTGGATACAGTCTATGAGGATGCAGTTTGCGCCCTCGTGGGAACATCGCATCATGTGGCAGACTCATTCCGCCACACGTTTGACTCTCTTCTGAGCGGAGAATCTCTCCGTCTTGTAGAGGTAGCTGGTTATCTAAATACTCAACAGAGAAGAAACTCTGAAGGAGATGTTAAAATCTTTGAAAAGATCCGGGATTGGATCAATTCTTACTCCGATCTCGAGTATCTTCGGGAACGAGTACACACGTACGAAGTTCTATCAGCATGAAAATCACAATCATCATCGAAGACGAAACACGCGTTGAGGTTTCGCGCGAGTTCGCCTCTCTAAGTAAAGAAAAATATCTTGAGGTGGCAAAAATCGTTTGGGAGAACGCTCACCCAATTATCAAAGAATTGGCACAAGAGCGTCATTTGGTCATAACTCGGGTTCCATCTAGCCTAAAAATTGCAGCCATCAAGATTCTTCGGAATTACAGCGGGATAACGTTGAAAGATGCCAAGGACTTTATTGAGCTCGGGCCTTGTTCTGGTGTTCCGAAGGTCTTTCGGGTCAGTCTGAACCCATACAACTCGAATCCAACAATAGAGGGTTGCGCATCGGAACTTATGCGATCCGGGATTTCCTGTGGTTTTTACACAGACGACGAGATCGCTACCCTTGAAGTCATGACTTCATGAGTACTAGTTATTATAGAATTTGCCTTGGCAGCTCCCAAGAAACGAGCCGCCGACCTTGGCCCGAAGCTTTATATAAGTTCGAAGGAATGGTTGGAGAACATATTCGCTCTGGAATGGAGCCCAACCGGAATGGGATCAACATTCATGTGGCTGTACTCCGTCTTGCCGACGGGCACACGGTTCATTGTCCGTTTTCAAGTCTTTGGGCGGCCTCGCCTGAAGAAATCGACGAATTCCACGCGTCTCAATTAATACATGCCTAATTCAGGTATGCCAGATATCTGAGCAATAATCCAGATACGGGTTGGCCCCATTATCCAATTGGATAATGGGGCCAACCCGTATCTGGATTCAACCAGTCTGGATTCTGTGAACCCTACAGAACAACCCTTTCGATCTTTACTCGATACACAATCTTCGCAGAACCAAACTTGATGTTCTCAGCCTGTGCCTCCTCCTCGCTCAGGACGGGCACGATCAGGTCGTCGCCATCCCAACTCAGACAACCGATACACAGTCCGTCGTACACCGAGCCATCAGCGTGATGCTCCAGAGCGGAGCTGATCATGACCAACACGTCGCCTGGTTTTTCTAGGTCCATCATCTCAACCAATGTGGGTTCTGTGAAACCCAGAGGCGCCCAACTTCTCCAGGGCGTGGAGATAGCCCTCGACGTACGACAGTTCGCCCAGCAGCGGCCCGTCCTCTTGCTTCGTCCGCTCGATCTCGTCCATGACGCGCTCCTTGTACGTCTCGACCTGCTCGGGCGTCAGGCGCGACAGCTGGAACGACTCGTCAGTTCCGCTCATGGCGAACCGATCGAGGTTCAGGGACCGGAGGTGATGCGTCACGACGCGATGCTTCGGGGCGGAAGTTGGATTCTTGGTCATTTTGGTTTCTTTTTGGTTAGTGTCGGGAATATCTTGAGGTTAGAGACTTCTTGGGTGGCGGCTCCTTGAGCCCTGAGATTGAGCCCACCAGAGTCTCGGCATCAACCGAGTGCACCTTCACTCGATTCTTGACGGAAGAGAAGAACTTCGGCATATACGAAGTATAATCCGGAAGTTCTTCGAATTCGACGTACGAAAGAGTTGATCTCCATTTCCCGTCGATCTTGACGAAAGAAACCTCAGTCAAGGCCTCACCTCGCTGAAGAAGCAGCGACTCCAGAGCGGGCTTGATGGACTCCGTGGCAAGCCTATCTTGGGCATCATGCAGAGCCTTCTTCATAGACTTTTTGATCGATTCAATCTCTTTACTTGAGAGAGCTTGATTACTCTTCTCAGCAAGATTCGAAAGAGGATGAAGCTCTTGCTTCAAAATAGGATCAAGCTCTCTCAAGCCCTCCTTCAGAGTGAAGACCTGGTGCTTCAGATCAGTGAGTTCCATATAATTTTCCTCTGCATCTTTCGCAGATATCTGCGACTGTTTCGCAGAACACGACTGTTTCACGAGAGCTTCGTTCTTTGCTCTGTATGCGTCAATCGTTGCCTGGAGTTCCTGAACGGTCGGGGTCTTTCGTTTTCTTGTCATTTGCATTTCAATCTTCTTGACGGTCGGGGTCTTTGGTTTTCTTGTCATTTGCATTTCAATCTACGAGGAAAACGTTGCTATTTGCGATTTTCTTCGTCCAGTGGTCGTTCTTCGCTCCCTCAGAAACAACCTCGTGGATAATCTTTGACCGAATTCGGTCGTGGAAGTCGTTAAAACTCCCACATTCGACGAAGGACCTCATGGAGTACAAGTCCACAACTTTTTCTCCCTCGTAATCACTAATAATGTATGTGTACTTTTTCAGTTCTTCCTGAATTCCCTCAGAGAGATCCGAGACCTTTATCAGTTCCCGAATAAGTGGGTCTCCGGACGTAAACTGGAGCTTCTTTCCGCCCGTATCGAACTTTGCCAGATCGATTTCTTTCTTGAATTCTTCGATGTATTCACGATTCTTCGGGACGGACCTGCCGAAGGCGGCTTCGATAATCGCCCGAGAATTGTGGTCATCGACGAGAAACGCCTTGAGTTTGTATTGAAATTGGGGAACGCTTTGGTCATATCCGTCTTTGTCCTTCAGAGACGAAGGGTCGAACCAAACCTCGTCGTCCACAACCCGCATGCATGCTTCTTTGATCATTCAGTCCACCTCGTAATGGGACGCGTCCCACATTTTCTTACGGAATTCATCAGACTTGGAGAACATGTAGAAGAAAAGTTTTCCATCTTCAGTATACCGAAGCGAGAGTTCCTTGGAACTGAAGTGCCGATACTCGCCCTTCTTGGTGACAGCGAAGTGCCCCTCACCCCGGATTGTCACCCTGTGGGCAAGAAGTACTATTTGGCGATCCTTCTTGTACATGTCGTTGTAGAAGAATTGACGACCAGATTCTTCTATCCCCGAGTATGGATCACCTGACGCGGAATCGGATGGGGACCCGGTGAGAAGCACCAGGTCCCCATCCGTGTGATGCAATTGGCTCACTTCTTGGTCTTCTTTGGCGTCGTGCCGAGGAGCTTCTGGACGGCCGCACGGAGTTCCGAACGCACGGTGTCGGAAATAGAAACCTCGTCTTTCTCGAAGTGGTGAAGGAGGTCCTTGGCCGCTTCGCTGTCTCCGAACATGACCTTCTCGGTCACTCGGCGCGTCATCTCCTCGAACATCTTGGACTTCTCCAAGTGCGTGTTGGCGGTCTTCACGACTGCCTCGTGCAGGCCCGGAACGCCCTTGTAGAGCTTCTTGTTGATCAGGTTATCCAGCTCCGTGCCCTCTTCGCCCACCTCGTTGAGCTTGGAGACGAGATCCTTGCGGTTCTTCTCGCGCTCCTTGGCGAACTTCCGGAAGGACGCGATCGTCATGTTCTGGTCCACTTCCGAGAGCGCCACGGGCTGCGAGATCTCGTTCAGGGAATTCAGGTACTCCTGCCCCTTCTTCTTCAGCGCGTCCCGACGGTCGATCATCTTCACCATCTCGGGCTGAAGAATCGACATTGCCTTCCGCACGCCCGGAAGATCCGAAAGAATGGCGTCCGCCCGCTCAGAAGCGATGGCATTGAGGTCCTCGGTGGATCTTCCACCGATGATCTTGTTGCCGTACTCCGTACCATAGTGAACGGTGTAGGCGTCGTGCCGGATGCCTGAAACCCCGTCTTGCCTGTTGTCGGTGATCAGCTCACCGCTGGCATGAGCCCCCGCGATGTGGCTCTTCTTGGCCTTCTCGACGATGTAGTACCCCGTCATGGCCAGGATGTATCTGGCAGCACGGGCGCGAGCGTCGAAGGTGTTGCAGAACTCCTTGCGACGATCGTCACTCCACAGGGCCATGGCGTCCTGACCCAACTGGGTCGCCTGGTGAATCATTGCAGTCGTTTCGGTTTCGAGCAAATTGTCGGTCATGTGTATGCGCAGCCTCCACTGTCCGATACGCGACGCACCGGGTCATTCACGTCTTCAGCTGTCCATTACTTCTTCAGCTAAAATTATGTCGATCGCTTGTCGAACAGCTTCAACAGTCGGAATTTGACTCCAATTAGCCACATATTCCCGCTGAAAATTTTCGTATTTGGAAATCGAAACATGCCAACCGGCTTGAGTTTTCATAAGACGAAAATCGGATTCATTCAACTGAAGCATTTGTTCTGTGAGCCCGGTGTTCACCCGAAGGATGGCTCGACGAATTTGTTTGTCGGTCATCTCTGTCATGACTTCAGCACCCACTCGGTTTGATCCTCGTCGCATTTATCCTTGTCGTGAAAACCAGCTTTTTGGTGACGACGCAAGATCGGCTTTTGGCAGAGTTTGCAGAGGCGCTGAGGCTTGGTTTTCTTCCCGAGAGACTGGCCATACCAGTCGAACATCCAATCACAAGGACGGAGCACAATATAAAATCGAACATGGCTCCGGTCCGAATCAAGAGCTATTTCTCGCTTATGCCAGCGTTCTTCTCTTCGAGGTATAGACTGCTGCATCTCCCGGAGGGTTTTCGTCCGGATGAAATGCTGAAAACAATCATCGACGTCTGGCAAAGATGCTCCAGTCTTTTCGCAGATATACTCCCTCGTGATCCATTGTATGCCATATGGGACGAGATTACGGAATCTATTTATGAGATCTGGACGTGCCATCTCCACTCCACGGTACGTCGGACGAGCGACAACTTGCGCCCCGAGCTCAGCTCACTACGAAGTTATAATCTCGTTCGTTATTCTATCATTTTCAAGTAAGGCCGACATATTTTCTTGAGCTTCTTTAAAATCCTTCCCTAGGAAAATTTGACGCTCCTTCCCTGGGTCTTCTATAGACCCGGACCAAACCCAATGGCCTCCCGCAGGTCCCTCCCCATATAATGATTTCCGGCGTTCCTCTTGGGACTCCCACCAAGCCCAAAAACCCCTCATGCAGTAATCAATTCTTTCGTCATCATCATATCCCAACCGACTTGAAGAACTTCGTCCGTGACTTCGTCCCGAGCGAGGAATTTCTTGATGTCCGCTTCATGATGTACGTGTTGAGTCGTGCCCCAAGGACTCTGCTTGAGTATGGCTATTGCCGGACCCCAAAGCTCTTTCTTACTAAGATCTGGGAGTTCTTCATGTTCGTTGAAATTATGAGCTCTTCTCTGTCCGTGTTGGATAAACGTATAGTTTCTCCCTCTGAGCATCTCTTCAAACCGCTTCATGCGGATATAAGCCATTTTGCCAAGGACTTTTACTGGCGTATCGATGTTCGTCCGGACAATTCCGTAGATCTTGTCCAGAATTTCTTCCTGCTTCCCGTCAAAAACAAAAATGCCTCCGACAACGACAACGATTGAAAGATTGAGACCGTCTTTCGCCTGTCCAATTTCAGCAGCCATCATCATACCGCTAGCATAGACCTCTTCACGACCAGTCTTGATATACCGATAAGCGATTTTCTTCAAATGCTCTCGGCATCCTTCTTCGAGCCTATTGGCGACGGCTTCTTCAACATCTTTGTCTTTACAAATTTGCATGTAAATGCGCGGGCCTCCTGTCCGTCCGGTACGACGGCAGGGGCTCGGCCTCCGCTTTTGCGTGTGCTAGTTTGACTTTTGAATGAGCGCTACATCGAACTCATCGTCGTCCGGTATCAAACCGAGATGCGAACCTGAATCCCAGCGGATGTGAACCGTGCCGAGCGCGTCGACGCACGACACGGTTCCCTCTTCTCCTGGCTGCAGCCGCGTGTATCGGTCATTGCACCGAATGAGACGGACGCGCGTGCCCCGCTCGATCACGAACGTCTCCGCGAGCGAAGGGTTCGCTTCTCCAGATGAGCTCTGAATTTCTCAGGCAGCCTTTCGTAAAGCCCGGCCGGAACTCCGACTCCGTAGACGTTTACGAAGATCGGGGTCTTGAAGTCTCCGAAGAAAAATTTATAGAGATTCATAGTCTTGTCCTCCATGTCCCGATACGTGGGCGACGGCGCGATTTGCATCTTTTATATAATACATGTGTGGCCAGGCTCTCCTAAAAGAAACCTGGCCACACTACCAACGCGCGTCGTGTCAGTGTCCTGCAGTTTCACTATTACATATTTATTCGAAAAACCAGCCCCTACAACCCATCGCAGCTTCGGTTGTAATTTACTGGAGATCCGGGCTCATTGCCAATCGCAACAGTGTCAACTACTTGTCATTACTTTACTCCTTATCAAGACTTTAATATGTCGTATACGGCCTTGTTCACGAGCTTCTTACACAACACCAACGCAAGTTTACGGATCTTGATTGGCTTATCTCTAGATATTACAACTGAGAAATTGAACCGTTCTTCAAAGTTACTGGGACCGACCCGGATACTAACATTAGTTCGATACCAATGAATGAAGAGATTGAACTTCTCCCCAGTTGCAAGAACTTCGATAGGAGTGCAAATCCCTTTGACATTAGGGACCTTATGGCGTTCCTCAGCATGGAGACCGGACTTCGGTCGGTTGATGACGGAACGGATAGTTTCGGTCACTTCCCGCGCCCAGGGATCGACCTTTCCATCATCCGGCGGACGCTTGGCCCGCTGTGTCGGCCAAACGTCTTCCCAATTACTTCCCATTGATCCCACTGAACCTCGCCTTCACCCAGCGCCATCCAAAGACGAGCCAAGGAAGAGAAGCGAAGAAAGCCGCGATCTCGTCTCCGCAGATGTGAAATGGCATGGTTCCCTACTTGAAGTGAATCTGAGTTTGGCCGGGAACCGTGTATGGACGACACGACACCTGAACAACATCCTGGAGCATCTGAAGCATGGCACGTGCTCCGACCGGGTTCCAAGAATGGATAATGACCTCTCCAGGGAGCTTGCTACTATCGAGCTCCCTGGCGATGAAACGAGCCACATCTTGACCCGTCAGCTCTCTTCCGTAGTCATCCTTATCCCCATCCTGGAGGTCCCCGAGATCGTGGTCCAAATAGACCACATCGAACGCCGGATTGTCCTGGAGAGCCTTTACGGCCTGGTTATGAGTATAAACGTGGATGAGAACGTGATCTGGATCCGAAAAAGCCTTACGGAATCCATCGTGCCGGTCTTGGTTGTCATCCAGAATAAAAATCCGCATAGTTGTGTCCTCCGATTCCCGATACGAGCGGGGCGGCCCGGTTTCCGTTTTCAGGCGTAAATCACTTCAGCGACCCTCACAAGAGATTCTATCTCTTCGTCAGTGAAATCTTTCCCAGACGAATCCTGGGCAATCTTCGCCAGAGTCATATCAACACTGGTTAGCAAGCCCACTTGAGTGAATTCTGGAACGGAGAAGAGTACCTTGAAACCGAGAATCTTCTCTCGAGGAGAAAGGCGGTCTCCGAAATTCACGTTAAAATACGGTCCAGATCTCCAAAGAAATTCATTCACAAGCTCTTTTGGAACTGGACAGCCTTTCTTAGCAGCCAGTTTTTCCAAAATCAGAGCCCGGTTTACAATCCCGGTTGCCGTAAACCCGTTAAATTTAGAGTTGGTCTTCCTTCGCTCAAGATAATATCGAAGAATTTCCTCGATAGAACAAGTGTTGCATGTCTTGAGATGGTTCGTAACAGCAATGTAGAAAACACTGTTATCGACCAGGAACTCTTTTAGAGGGCCAGTACGGGGCGTTTTAGGATTGCCGTATCGCCCCGAACCATTTCCCTTAACGGTGATAATACAATTCATAGACGAACCTCCACTCCCCGATACGCGGGAGCGCGCCCGGCTTGCGGCTTTCACGCTTCAGTTTCGACAGTAAACACGAGATTGGAAGAGTTCCGCTCCTTTATCTTTCGAAGAAGACAGTCTTGATTAGATTCTGACAGCCGATCGAAGTTGTCAAGAATGAAAACTGCTCCTTTAAATCTAGATTTGAAGTTATGGATGTCCACGGGACCCAATTGATCGCAAGAAACCACTTGCGTCGGCATTCCCGCAGATTCCAAACCTTTCAGTATGAGATCGATTTTTCCGGACCCTGGGGGTCCTTTGACTGAAACCCGTGGCATTTCCTAAAATCCGCCTTTGTACCGGTGTTTGTACTTCCCTGTGAGGAAGGCGTTGTAGCACTTCTGGTCCTGCTCACAGAGGTTGATTGGACGGATGAGCCTATCGAACTCTTCCTTCCCGTTCTGGACCATCAGAACGTAGAAACACTCATCGACGAAGTCGTAGTTGTTGAACTCGGCTCCCTCGAAGTCGATTTCGATCTCCTCATCCTGCTGGATGGGGTTCCAGTTCTTCTCGATCTCGTTCCTGAGCACGATCGCTGAATAACGATCCCCCAAGCGAGCCTCTTCCGTCAGGATATCCTTAACACGAATTTGAATCATAGAGCGGCCTCCTGCGTCCTGATACGTCGGGCGGGCTCCGGTTTGCGGCTTTAGCTAAACTTCCCCATCGTCATCAACGATAGCAGGGTTATCCCAATTCATATGTTGGTCATAATCGAGAATGGCTTTTAAAAGCTGGACCTCGAGAAGTTCCGGTTGGTCCATGTGTTTATCAGCTTCCATCTGGTCTACGAGTTTTCGAGAAAGAAGAATGATATTATTTATGTGGTTCATGTAGCTGTGACCGGGTACAAGCATCGGGGTCGACTTTACAGCTTCAATTAATAATTTAGTTAAGCCGCAAACTGACGACAGTCTGACGTATCATATACTGGCGGCGGGTGCCGTATATTCCACGGAATATCCACTCGCCGCCCACTAATTTACATGAAATGCGGTTCAGATGGATAACGGTTCAAAAGTCCGTACTCTCGTGCACCAAGTGGTGACTTGGAGATTGGACACGGGAAAGAATAACGAAAAATTCTCGTTCCCTCCGGGTTCTGTAGGGATCTGCTGTACCATTAACCCTCACGAAGACGTCACTGTTCGATTTAACAGAGGAATATTCGCTAGTTACAAGTTTGTAGCTCTTGAAGAAATTTCCGAAGATGAGTATCAAACTGCTCTTCTTCTTGATTCATGAAATACGGAAATTGACACCAATTGGTGTCTGAGTTTTAATAAAGGAGCTAAGATGAACCTGAAGAGAATCGCCAGTTCGCTCTCCCAGCCGCTCACGGAGCGTCGGGACTACGGCTCGTCCGAGCCGCTTGAGCCCGACGACGACCCCACGGGAGACGCGCACTGGGATATTCGACTCGGCATGGTGTGGGGCACGCTTCGCGTCGTGTTGGAACACGAACGGCTTTCGGTTTTCACGAAGCGAAACCAACACGGACAGATGGTCTGGGTACAAGTCCCAAATCCTCCGATGAGTGAAATTGCGTTTCATTTTGCGAAGTTGCTATCCGGTGGCCCCTAACATACGAAAAATCGCGAATCGAATCGCAAAAATCGGCAGCACCGTTACGGTATACGAGTCTTTTCAAAATTGCAATTATCGTATTGAAGCTTATATAGATCCAGATTCTTTCCATGTAGGGTCAGTCATTGACCTCAATACTGGAACCAGAATTTCTCCTCAGTCACTGATGGAGAGTCTCGGGTCTATCGGATGGAGTAAATTGAGACTCCGGGTGGAAAATGCTGCTATGGCCCGGAATTTAACGGGATTGGATATATAATCCAAAAATATACGGCATAAGACGGGCGGAAATCGGACCGGCCGCTGCGTATCGGGGAGTGGAGGCTAACCAGCTATGATCGACCCGACCAATATCAATATTCCCGAAAACAACGAACATCCCCGTACCAAGACCAACGACCCTCAGCTGACGGTGACCGGAACCATCAAGGCAAACAACGTCGGAGGGGAACTCATCACGTTCACGATTCCACTCGGCCCGTTTTTCTCGCTTGCCTGCATCGTGAACGTTCCGGCAGACGGCGACACCGAGGCCCCGGTCTACGTGAAGTTCAAGATCCGGAAGCCCTCGCCACGCGACTGAAGACTGTGCAAAACTTGCAGATTCACCCACTGGGAGTGTAAAACTCTTAGTGGGTGTCTGTGTTTTCGCCCCTGTAGCTCAGTTGGATCAGAGCAGGGTCTTTCTAAGGCCACGGTCGCAGGTTCGAGCCCTGCCAGGGGTACTATGCCAAAAAGAACGCGTCTAACGGACAAACATCCGACGAGCCAGAAACTCGAAAAGGTGTTTGCACTTCTCCACGAGCTCAATCTATCAGTTGAAATTAGGAGATATGGGACAATTCATATTAAGGATGGAGATTCGCCTGAATATGAAATGATGGACGCTGATAACGGCCAGCCCGTCTTCGACTTTCCTCCAAATTTCGAGTATAAGCTCGTCTACGACAATTACGACGAAGACCACACCCAAGAACTTCTAGAAAGCTAGTAATTTTCTCGCCGAGGCGGAAGCGCGTCGGGTTGTCGCGTATCGGGGAACGAGGTGCCACGCATGCCCAATCTATCTATCGGTGAGACTGTTTTGGTCCAGGGTTCCGCCCGGGATCCCTATAAAGTGAAGAACGTTGACGGGGTTATTTTCTCGTGTACCTGCCCTGGATGGAGGAATTGTCCAGGGACGGTCGATCAAAAGGCGTGCAAACACACGAAGCCCTATCGTTCGGGGACTCCCGCCCCCGCTCCAACCCAGGCGATCTCCACGGCGACGTCCAAGGTATCTGGAGGTACCAGTCGAGGCAACTGTCTGCTTGCCCACTCTTGGGACGGCGAAATGGATCCGAAGGGCTGGCATATGTCGGAAAAGTACGATGGGCTTCGAGCCATTTGGGACGGAAAGGAGTTCTGGTCGCGCGAGAACGCTACGACGAAGAAGAGCAATATCTTCTACGCCCCCGACTGGTTCAAGGCCGGGATGCCGGACTACGCTCTCGACGGGGAACTCTTCCTCGGAAGAGGGAAGCTCCAGGAGACTGTCTCTATCGTCAAGACTCAAGATAAGTCGGATCGCTGGAAAGCCATCACCTACATGGTCTTCGACCGGCCGGTGCCGAATCTCCCGATCGAGGACAGGTTCGCTCTCCTCGCGAAGGAAAGTCTCCCGGCTCACGTGAAGGTCGTGGAGCAGGTCCCCTGCGCGGGAGTCGTCCATCTCAGGCAGGAGCTCGAAAGGATCGAGTCTCTCGGCGGAGAAGGCCTGATGATTCGCAAGCCCAGGTCGCTCCACGAGATGGGGAGGTCTCATAACATCCTGAAGGTGAAATCCTTTTTCGATTCTGAGGCCACCGTCACGGGACATACGGCGGGGAAGGCCGGAAAGACCGGGAACCGCGTCGGAACGACAGGCGCTCTCGAATGCATCACCCACGCCATGCTCCTGAAAGTTGGAGGAAAGACCGTCAACGTCCCTGCCGGAGTGGTGTTCAAGGTCGGATCGGGTCTCGACGCGAAGACCTGGAATAATCCACCAGCCATCGGCTCCAAGATCACATACCGGTTCTTCGAGCTGACCAAGGACCAGGTTCCCAGGAACCCGACGTTCATCATAAAGCGGGATTATGAATAATCCGTTCTGGGGTAACCCTGACAAAATTAAGGGTCCGATTATCGGAATAGTAAAATTCCGAATAAAGGAACGAAATCTATATCCCACGGGGTGGGGGTGGCGTGTTGATTTAAAAATAAGAAACGCGTCTTATCGAGTAGGTTTTAGTTTAAGAGAAAACCTGACTCCATTCGATGCGGCTTATCGTCTTCTATATGAAGTCGGAGGAGTCCAAAACGAACACTCTGGGAAAGAAATAACCAAACGATTTGCCGCATATATCGTTTCGATAAAAACTAAGCAGATAACATTTCGTGAACTTCAATTGAAAACTTTCATTGAACAAGAGATGGCTAGAGAAGTTGTCGAAGGTTAACCAGATCATGAGTAAAATCGACAAAGGACCGATTATCGGACTCTTAAAGTTCCGCGACAAGCAACGAGGACTCCTACTCTTAAGAGTAGGCCGAAATTGGGCTAATCGTTCGGATTTATTAGTTCCAATCCACCTCGCCCATGCAAGTCTTGCGTGGGATAAAGTTTATATGGGTAAATATAAAAAATATCAAGATTTGACGCCACTCAGCGCAGCCAATCATCTCATATCTCTCGTTCACAGTTCCTACGTTCCGGAATTCTGGATCCAGAGACTCGCTGAACAGATTGAAGCTTCGAAGACCAGTCAAATCATATTTCGTGAACTTCAAATTAAAAATCACATTGAAATCTGTGAAGCTGAGGAAGTTGTAAACGCATGAATGTCAATCGGATTCTGATTCAGTGCATCTTCAATAACGCGAGACGCAGGCTTTTCGAAGCCAAAGGCGAAATCGAAGGTTACTCTATTTTAGATGACATGGCGAAAGAAGTCGGACAAATTACAGGTAGCCCAAATATAAACCTTGAAACACAGGGTAAAATAACCCAAGGGCTCAAGTCAGGAATTCAGCAGTCGAAATCAATTTACGAAATACTCGACCACCTCGAGTACGCCATGATCGAGGCGGAAGATACCAATAAATATAGATCAGATATACGCTATAAAGCGTAAATCTACGGCATGCACTGCGTAGAAAACAAGATGAAACCGAACCGCTCCGTCGTCCCCTGTCTGCTGTTCGTCCTGCTGCTGGCGCCTGTCGCGGCGACGGAACCGAGCGGGCGGGAACAGGCATCGCGTGCCTGCTCGTCGTGCGTCGCGCAGTGCCAGGGCGACGTCCAGTGCCGTTCGCTCTGTTACCGCGTCAAGCAGGCGTGGTGTCGGCTGGAGGGACAACCTCCTGGCGGCGACGTCTGCAACTGTGGTTAGATCAGGTCCCGAATATCCAGTATTGCAACGACTCAGGGCCGAGGAAGGCCGCAGTAGTCGTGAGGGACGCTGAAGACATCGGTAAGGCGAGAGGATCTGTCGGACAAACGTAAAGGAACTCGCCGTTTGCTGTTATATTAGAAATGGCTAAGCCGCCATTTAGCTTCAAAACCAATTCTTGAGAAGTTAAATTTTTAACTAAAATTATTCGGGCCGAATTTACTGAACCGAATGGAATGGCCAAGGCTGTTGCTGGGGCCGTAGAAGCGGGTATATCAATCTGCCCCACGTTCTGTGCATCTAGTGACACCGGGACCGTTAAACTAACGGTTCCAGAGTTGGTTGGAGCTGAAGGAGGGGTATAAACAATACTTACGGTAACGGTTGCAGTGCTCGCCATACTCCCATTCTTTCAAAGAAAATTTAACTATTAATAAATCCGGTTTAATACTTTCAGAAGTACATTTGAAGCCCGAGCATATGTCGGATCATTCATAGATACTCCTCGAACTTTTAAGACATCTAAAGTTTCAATCAGCGATTCAACAATTTCCCAATATTTCAAATCCTCTAAGACCAAAGAAACGCTTGATTCATTCCTATCCAATATTCCACAACGAGTTAGAACTCGACTCTCTACTAAATCCTTCTCATCCCGGTTCACTTCTACTACTACTTCTGGATCTCTTATCGTTTCACGATCAGACTTCGTTTCCGTTTTTCTTTGAAAAGCGAGACGAAAAATTTGAAAGGAAGAAAATAAAAGAAAAATTTCTTTTTCTTTCCCTAAGAAAGAACGGGTTTTTCACCGGTATCTTTAGGGTGAAATTTAAAGAGTTAGGTTCAATCACTCTTTAAATTTCAAACTGTCTTCTCGATCTTCTTGGTTATCCTCTGTCCTCAGGAACTAGGTAAGAAATTGAATGATTGAAGATTCTAATTGCCTTACCAAGTCGGGGTCTTTAAACCCCGCAGTTCTTCGTCTTGCGAAGGAACTGTACAACGAAAACCAGGAAATCGGAATTCCGAAAGTTTAAGTTATTCCTTTGACTTTCCTTGGCCTTTCCGCTCCGAAGGTATCGAAATAGCCCATATGCTTCAAAAGACAAAAGAAACCCCAAAGGAAACTCAGGAAAGGCGCAAGCCGGGGCGCTGGGCGCGTATCGGGTGCCGGAGGTATTCCATATGAGCCGTCGAAAAAACTCTGAGCCCAAACCCATCCTTCCGAATTCTTCATATTACAAGGTACTCACGATTCTCGGGAGTGTCCCGGAGTCGAAGGAGATCCCGGAAATCCTGAACCATAGAGTCAGAACTGCCAAAATCGTGGGATATACATTCCATGTGAATACCTGGAATGCCACCACAACTCATCTATTCAAGATGCGAATGGAGACGGATATCGTCGAGGACATACCTGTTTTCGTGGAACGAAACATTTCGTATGGATCCGTAAAGGAGCCCTTGAAGGCGGAGCTTAAAGAGAGCATCACGCCCATCTGCGAGCGCATCGTCCGAACACACTTCGGTCAGAAGGATTGCCCTACTTACAATTGTAAGCGTGAAAAGGTGGATCTGGCGAAGTATCTCTTTGACCAGTGGTATGGAGATGGCCTGAATGAGAATTTCGTCAACAAAGCCAATGATCTCGAAGCCGAAATGGCACGTCTTGAACAATCCGAGGAATTTGCAAAGAAAGGCCGGATGGCATTGTCACGCCAGGCCATGGAAGAGATCAAGGCGTCTCTCAGGAAGTATAAGGAGGTCTCCGAGGATGTTGTCCAAGAAGCAGTTAACGAATATCTCTGCGAAAGAGTCGTTGACAGTTAGAACTTTTATATGATTGTCGTCAGATTCAAAGAAGCATGAAATTTAATAATGGTGACCCTGTTCGATTCGAAAAGCCTGCCTTAAGGGACTGGGATGATAAATATGGTCGTATAAACGTGAAAACCCCAAATGGTTATTCAGTATTTATATGGTGGGGTGGTCGTATTAATCCAATAGAATTTCGGGAGCATGAACTTGAAAAAGTTTCAGAAGAGTATCGTGCGAATGAAGTACTCTCTTCTTAATGTATAATTCGACCAATCATATGGCAAAGACGCAAGCCGGGGCGCTGGGCGCGTATCGGGCGCTGGGCGGGCAGTCCGCTCCTTTCACAAAGGGACACTAATCATGCTCAGCGGTATTCACGAGGTTGATCAGAGCACGCTCTTGGACGTATACAAGTTCGGATGCAGGACGGGCGCAAACATCATGGTCTTCGCACCGGCTGGATCCGGCAAGACCCAGATGGCGCAGCAAGCGGCCGTCGAGACGGGGAACAAGTACGTTTACGTGGATCTCTCCGTTCTGGAGGCCCCTGATTTCATCGGACTTCCGGTGATTTCGGAGGACAAGAAGTGGGCAGATTATGCCTCACCGAGGTGGATGCCGTGCAAGGACGCCCTTGAGAAGGACGCCGAGCCCGTCGTGATCATCTTCGACGAGGTGGATAAGGCCCGTCCAGAGCTGCAGGCTCCCCTTCTGGAGGTGCTCCTGGAGCACAGCATCAACGGGCGGGCTCTCAACATCAAGACGTGTCTGCTCACGGGCAACCTCCCCGACGAAGGTGCCTTCTCGCAGCCCGTCTCCCACGCCTTGACGAACCGGTGCTCCGTCTTCAAGATGCAGCCCAATTTCGACGCATGGCAGGGGTGGGCCGTCAAGGCGGGCATCAATCCCCTCGTGGTGGGTTTCCTCTCTCGAAACCCGGACCAGCTTTTGCTGCCCCCGGCTGACGGAGATCCCACGGCGTATTGCCACGCCTCCCCTCGCAGCTGGACGTTCGCAGCCAGGGATCTCGACTCCCTGGATCGGAACCAGGACACGACCTTCCAGACCATGCTCGTCGCAGGACGGGTTGGTATGGGGTCCGCTGCCAAGTTCCGGGTCTGGCTCGACCACTATCGTCACATCGAGCCCCTCGTGGACAAGCTCCTTAAGGACGGGACTGAGCCTCCGGACATGTCCATCGACCGCCTCATCGTTTGCTGCATCTCTGCTGTCGGAGCCATCTCGCAAGAGTGTCGCCGCCAGGATGAGGCTCACAAGACGAACAAGTCCAAGAAGGACCCGGATAAGGTCTACAAGATCTCGGGGCACGTTCTGAAGTGGCTCTCCAAGCAGGACACGGAGTTCCAAATCGCCGCAATCAAGAACGCGTTCGACATGGATCTCATCCGAGACTGGAGTCTCACGAAGGTCCCCGGTTTCATGGAGTGTGTCAACAGGACCCGAGGTGTCCTGAAGAGCAAGTGAGCCTCTTCTGAGCGCTCCGGAACAGCCCCGAGAGGATTCCCTCTCTCGGGGCTGTTCCGTATTTTGATATTATATAGTATCTTTACATATGGCTAAATGGTGGCTTGTAAATGCATAATTCTTCTGTGTATTATATGGCAAAGTCGCAGGTTCGGCGGTTCCGCGCGTATCGGGCGGTGAGGAGCGCTCTCTGTCCCGCGCTCCATGGAGGCACATCATGAGTCTATCAAAGCTATCATCCCGTCTACAGGACCCATCCGGGGTCTTGAAGGACGACCCGGCCCGAATGGTCCGGCTCCAGGAGTTGGTCTCGAAGGCGATGACCCAGCTCGCACAGCAGCCCATGAACGGAGGTCACCCATTCCTCTTCGCGCTCACGGCTCCGAAGCCGCATGAGATCTGCACGAAGATGAGCGGGGGGCGTGAGTTCACGACAGCTGCCACTGACGGCAAGAGGTTCTATTGGCACCCCGACTTCTTGGAGAAGCTCGGTGCCATGAGTATCTCCACGGTCATGCAACACGAAGGATACCACGTCCTTTTCAGCCACGTGCCGCGAGGCCAGGGCCGCGATCCCCAGGTTTGGAACTGGGCCGTGGATTACGTCGTGAATGCCGTCATTGAGGCGGACCATGACGAACAGAAGCGCAAGGGAGATCTCTGGGAAGGGGCGCTCGGCAAGCCGCTCTCTCTCAAGGATCTCCTCGATCACATCGACGGCAAGGACACCCTCCCGAAGGATGGGGGGTTCATCTTCGCAGACAAGACGATGAAGGGGCGTTCCCCGGAGTCCATCTATGAGGAGATCCAGAAGCATCTCAAAAACTCCCCCCGGAAGTGCCCGGCCTGCGGGGCCATTGGAGGTCCTAAGAAGAAGGATAAGTCCCAAGCCAAGGGAGGGGCTGGAAAGGACCCCGGCAACGGGGAGGGGAAGGGCGATAAAGGCAAGGGCCCTGGGAAGGCTCCTGGAGCCCCTGGGGATGGTCACGGACATGGGGATGGGGATCCTTGTGACTGTGGTGGGGAACATGAAGGAGAGGGGGAGGGGGATTCCGGCGGGGGATGCTCCACCTGCGGCGGAGGTCTGGGAAG